CTCAACCGTTGTAGTTGGTTCAACTGTTGTAGTTGGTTCTAATGTAGTTGGTTCAACTGTTGTAGTTGGTTCTACCGTTGTAGTAGGTTCTAATGTAGTTGGCTCAACCGTTGTAGTTGGTTCTACTGTAGTACTAGGTTCAACTGTAGTACTAGGTTCAACCGTAGTTGTTGGTTCAACTGTAGTACTAGGTTCAACCGTAGTTGTTGGTTCTACTGTAGTACTAGGTTCAACTGTTGTAGTTGGTTCTAATGTAGTTGGTTCAACTGTAGTGGTTGGCTCTACTGTAGTACTAGGTTCAACCGTAGTGGTTGGCTCTACTGTAGTCGTAGGTGCAGGACCTATTTCACATTCTTCTGGGTCAAACTCAACACTACTATTTATCTCATAACTCTCAATTGATTCATTTTCAATACTTTCAACATATAAAACAAAAACACTAAGTAATGCTTCATATTCAGAATCAGACATATATGACAACTCGTCTGGAGTTGGTATTGGATATTGATTTCCATCATAAGTAAAATAACCATTTGCAGTATCTGCTGATGTTGGATACGTCTTAGGGTATCCAACATCAATTACACCACCACTGGTTTTTGTTATTGTAATTGATAATGACCTTTTATATCCTGAATATTCTGACATACTATATTTTTATTTTATTTTAATATAAATACTACCTAATTTAAGTTGTGTGTATATTAATAATTCTATTTCATTCCTGCTAGATTCTCAACAGTAAATACATCATTTGTATCAAGATATGTTATTTTATAATTATTATTACTAGCTTTTAAAATTTCACAATTATAATCCTCATAAGCATGTGCCATTGAAGTGAAATTAATTCCCACAACATCATCTTTTATTGTATTATTATGAAAATCATCAATAGTTAATGAACTTTTAAAACCATTTGCTATTGTATTATTAGTAAATCCAGTCCCAACTTCAACACTTTGAAAATCATTACCAATTGAGTTATTAGTAAAATTATCACCAATCGCATCATTTCCAACAAATTTATTACCAATCATATTATCTTGGAAACTATCAGGAATTACATTATTTTTAAAATCATTTCCAATAACATTTTTCTGTGCATTAGTATAGATCATATTAGTTTGAAAATCATTACCAACTAAATTATTATTATTATTATAACCAAAAATATTACCGTTAGAATTTTTCCCTATTATATTATCAGTAAAAGTATTACCAATCACATTACTATTGAAGCCATAACCAAAACTATTTCTCTGTACATCACCACCAATTGTATTATTATTAAATGAACTATCAATCACATTTTCTTGAAAACTAAAATTAATTATATTACTATTAAACCAATTTCTAATTGTGTTTTCCATAAAATAACTACCATCAATAGTATTACATTGAAAATATCCACCAACATTATTATTAAAAACTGTTGGTAGACCATCATCATGTAAAATAATAATGTTATTAGGTAATATTGAACCAGTTGAACTATTATCATCATCATTTCTACCTACAAAAAATGAATTTTGAAAAACACAATCATCATAAGCACCATCAGTAGAAACAAATGTTAATGAATCATCATAATCATTAATATCTTGTGCATCATCAGAATTTAAACACCAATATTCTGTTGTTGTATAATCAATAATTTTCGCCCAATATGTTGTAGCACTGACTGCATTATCAGTATTGGAGTCAGCTATTGAAACATAAGCACCATCACCAGATACTTGAACATTATCACCAAAACTATATGTTGTTGTACCAGTCCAAATTGGATAATCAGTTTGATTTAACACCCATCTACGATTCATTACATTACGGAAATCATATCCGAAAATATTATTATTTTTCGTATCTTCCCTATAATTAATTACACCAGTAAATCCAGTCACAACTTCTTCATCGCCACCACTAAAACCTATATCAGACAACCAATTATCAGGATTCCAATCATAATGAATAATATCATTTGGGTAATTTTCACTATAAGCTATTGTTGATATCCCACTAACGCTTATTGCACTTACTAGTAATGGTTCAGTATCTCCACTATGAACTGCTGTATCACCTGTTCCACCTTCTAAAACTACATCAGCGTTATTTCCATCAATTAAATAATGAATTGTTTTAAAATCAGTGATTAAATAATTTAATCCTTGATTTAAACCGTTTGTTTGAATTAGTGTAACTAATTCTGAATATGTTACATCTGTTGTTATCTTTGCCATAATTGTTTCTTAAATTGTTATTAATTCATTAATCTCTTTAGCATAAAGAGGCTCATTTGTTTCACTTAATACAACACTTGCTTGTGATACTGTTACATTAGTTTCACATCCTTGATTATCTAAAAAATTTAAGGTATATGTATCTTCGTATATATCATCAAAAGTATCTTCTGATGGTATTGTATTATGCACATTACTTAATCCAGTACCAACTAAAGTTACTGTAATTGGAACAAATCCACTTGTTACTATATATCTAATACTAATCATATCTTATTATTCATTTAATAAATACATCACAACTTTCATTTTGATAAAATTATATTTTAATATAAATACTATTAATTTATAAAATCAATATTATTAAAATATTGAAACCATTTTAGATTTATTGTTGATAATATATCCCACCAATATCAATAACAGTATTGTCTGGGTCAAGAGGATAATTCGGATTCCCATTATCGATACATGGTGATAATGGATTAAGTGAAAAATCTTCATTTTCAGCATCAAGAAATAGTGGGTCAGTATTTAATGAATTTGAATCTAGTCCACTATATGATAGATATTCATTAAACTCATTATATTCAAAATTATTATTAGAGGGTAAATTTGCTATTCTACCCGAAGATTGTTGATAACAATTATAGTTAACAGTTAATTCTGATAATGTCCCATTATCAATATATATGATAGAATTTTTTGCTTCACAAAAAATATTATTTTCAATAATCATATTAGTTACATTACTATTAACCGCCCAAGCACAGACATGTCTTCCTGATGGGTCAGAACGTTGACTATTCCCCCAACCATATCCAGCATTATAACAAGTATTATTAATAAATTGAATATTATCGACTTCTGACTCATTATTATGATAAAAATATTCAAATGAATATTCACAATTCCAAACAATATTGTTTTTATAAATAATATTTGTTTGATTTCCAGTTGTTGTTGCTGCTCCTTGATTTGTAAGTGCGGCATCATATATTTCCCATAATTTACAACCTTCAACAAGATTATCATGAGAAGCAGCCCAGAATTCAACACCATTACCACATCTCACAGTACCATCACCATATCCTACAAGATATTTTCCACCAAGCCATGAAAAATCACAATCCCTTATTGTAATATGATGTGTATTACCACCAGCAATTCCATATCCACCACAATAGTTTAACCATAGATTTTCATAAGTTATATAATTTTCATTTGATTCATTAAAAATATAATTCCCATGTAATAATCTAATGTCACTATAATAATTTGCTGGATTACCATTAGAATACATTCTCATTCTATCAATTGAAAAATCAAACATAAAATCACCCTGAATTGTAAGATCAGTAGTATTTGGATATTTAACACCACATGTAGTACTATCATTAAATATAACATTACCCACATCATGACTAAATTCAATATAACTAGCAGTTTCCCATATATTAGTATCAACTTCTATCCAATCATCAGTACTATTTGCTAAAGTTGAAATATGTAACATTGGTTTAGTTCCTGAACCATAAGCACCATATGTTACATCACCAGATAAATCACCACTACTTGATGTAATGCTACCAAAGAAACTATCACCTCTTTTAAATAGAACACTATACCCTGCTTCAATTGAAACTGAGTTTACTTTATCAATTGTTCTCCAAGGAAATTCTGGTGAAGTGCCTAAATTCGAATCATTTCCAGTATTACTTACATAATATGCATTTGTTATAGGTTCAATTGTGGTCGTAGTTGTTGGTTCAATTGTAGTTGTACCACTTATAGGTTCTAATGTTGTTGTGGTAGTTGTTGGTTCTAGTGTTGTAGTTGGCTCAATAGTTGTTGTCGTACCAGTTATGGGTTCTAGTGTTGTTGTGGTAGTTATTGTGGGTTCTAATGTAGTTGTAGTAGTAGTTGCAGTATTACCTGTAACTACCTCCATTGAATCATATGCATCGAAAAAACCAATATCATCAACAGTTGATTCTAAACCAATTTTCATATGATAAATTGCTGTTAAATCAGGTATTATAATATATTTAATACCTTCAGTTGTTGCAGTAGTACCTGTTGTTAATGACTGTAATATTGTTTTTTTTATGAACTCCATTGTACAGCTTTCTTTCTCATTGTAACACTAATGTCTTTTTCTGGATATTTAATTTCAAACATAGAATCTTCTGTTGAGTATATAGTATTATTTATTATATTAATCTCACCAGTTGTTGTATCAAGAATTTCCTGAGAAATTACATTACTAGAGTATAATCCACCTGTTTTATTATATGCTTTAAGTTCAATAATATTAATAACTCCATTAGCTTCAAGAATTTCTTTTTCAAGTTTACCCAAGAAAATATCTTGATTCATTTCATAATTATCAATATCCATATAATCTTTTACAATATTTATTACACTATTAGCAATCTGATTATCTGATAAATTCTCAATATAAATATCAATATCGAATGCTAAATTAAATATTTTCCCATCTGTAACTTCAATATAATCATTCATCATTCTAAACTGACTCAAATATTCAGTAATATTTTCTTTCAATAAACTATTACTTGAATTAGATAATTTACCATCTGAATCAATATCAAGAACTGGTATCACTACTTTATTATGTAATTTAAGAGCATTACCACGGAATGGTGAACCGAACTTCCCGGGCATCTTATAAATTTGCAATAAATAATCAGTTAATGTTACATCTCTTTCTTGTGATGAAAAATTATATTTAATTAATTGTCTTATTTGTTCAACACTTAAACCATCATTACCACCAATTGCTGGAATTGGATTTGAAACACTTAAACTCCTAACAACATTTTGTTTATAATCCTGACGTGAACCATTTGAAACTAAACTATGCCCACCCATTTGAGTTAATACCTCAGAACCAATATTTGAATTTGAACCACCACCAATTCTATATTTAATAAATAACGTATAATTTGCTTTAAGTTTTTCACCTAATGCTGTATTATTTAAAAAGTTTTCAAGAAAATATTTATTAGTTACACCTTCACTTAAAAAACCATCTTTAAATGCATCAACATCAGAATCACCTGACCCAAATGTTAATTTACAATAACCATTTTGTGTGAATTCTTTAATAAATTTCTTAGTAATATCCATCCAACGACCAACTTTAGCACCATTTGCAATTAAACTAGATGATGAACTTTGAGTGTTTTCAACAAAAATTCTCTGTTGTGCTAAATAATTTACTTCATAATATCTATCATCTGACGAATTAAATTCATCATTTGTTGGATTTGAATTATTTGTTCCTTCAACCAAGATTACACTATCAATTTCTATTACATCTGGGTCTGGTAATATTACACTATAAAAAGGAATAACATCACTACTTGATATAATTTTCTTATAAATATTTGAACTACCATTTATAACTACCTCTCTTTTAGTAACAGTATAACTAACAATAATTCCATTTGAATCTAAATTAGGGATTATTGAACGATTAGGGTCACCTAAATTACTCATAGTTGAACTCCAATCAATAACATTCTGAGTTTCAAAAATTTTACCACCACCAACTACTTGTGCTCCAGAATTTAAAACTGGATAATATGATGCATCAGGACTATCACCAAGTACAGGTATTAAAACTGAAAAATCAACAACAGTTACCGAAGGTCTTTTAGCTGGAATATTAAATCCCATATTCTTAGCAATATTCAGTATTGATGCCTTTTTTTGTGCATATTCAATTTGTGTTTCTTGAAAAGTTCTATCAGTATTTACACTTAAATTATTACCAACACCAGCATTTAAATCAATTAACATAGCACCAACACTACTATCAGTAAAATCACTTAAAACCTCTGGATAAGTTTGTTTAATTAACGAGACTAAATCGGTTCTCATTTCTCCGAAAGTTCTCGAACCATATCTAATTATATTGCTTGCTGTATCTGTTGTTGCCATATTTTATATATTAAAAATTCAAATCTAATTCACCACTTTCATTAAATACGTCTTCACTATAAGTAAATTTAATATTTACATTTAATTGTGTCTCAGGAATAGGAATTCCATCATCATCAAGATTCCAATTAAACGTAACTTTATCTATTGTAAGTGCTGGTATATATAATGAAACCGTTTTTTTGATTTCCTGTTCTACTTCTGATGATGTTAATCTATCATTTGGTTCAAAGATATATTTCAATAAATTAGTACCATAGTCTGGTTCATAATATCTTTCACCCTTCTGGGTTAATAATAATAACAACAAATCAGAACTAAGCGCATCTTTCGTAACACTAGTCATTTGAAACAACTTGTTTGTTGTTACGTCATCAACAATTGGAAATCTGATATTATATGAATTCATTTATTAAGTATTTCATATAAATACTTATAAACAAAAAAATCCAGACTAACAGTCTGGATTTCCTATATTATTATATTTAATATTGTTTATGCTTTAGGTTTACGCCCACGCTTACCCTTTGTTAATGCTTTTATTGCATCTTCTTCTTCTTTTTGCTTAATATATAAACTTTCGATTGATTCTTTAAGTACAGTAAGTTCATCATAACCATATTTTTTTATTACTCCACTATGTGCAAAAAAATCTGGTTTTGTTATTGAAAGCGTATCACTTTCACTAATTTCAACACCTGCCAAACATTTATCAATTTCCATTCTCTGTAAATTATCTGGCATTACATCAAAAATACTTTCATTAATCGTAATAACGAAATTAATTCCCTCTGTTAATAATTCAATCACTTCATTTGCTTTGCTTAATTTACAAACATCTTTTTTTTGTTTGTTATTACACAAAACTTTAAATTCTACCCATTGTGGAATTGTTGTTCCATCACGGACTTCATCAAAAATTTTAACTACATCTTCTGATGCTACTTCAAGTTTTCTCATAAAATAAAATTATTTGTTAATAAATGTATTATATTTTGTCCTAATTTTTGTTATTTTTTCTTCTAAATCAACAAATATAGGATTTTTTTCTTCGAATTCTTTTTTGAATTTAGATAAATTTTCATCTGTAAACTCAATCATATCACTTATGGTTAACTCAACCATTTCTTCAATTTCAATAAGAGTTGCCAATTGTTTATTCATTAAATCAGTCAATTCTATATCTTTAATTTTTTTCTCATATTCTGAATTTAATTCAGCAGCTTCTTCTTTAGAAACTGTTTTCACATTTTCACCAATACGTTTATTAATCAATTCACTAGCATTTGTTTTTGAATTAGCTAATTCATTAATTTCATTTATTTTCTTTGCTGCCTCTGAATTAAATTCACCAGTATCTACAGCATTTTTTAAATTATTTAAAAAACTATTTTCATTCTTCATAATTTCAATTTTTAACCCACTGTTTCCATTTCAATTCCTTTAAATTTCCAGACTTCATGGGTATCGTTATATTTTATTCTTTTTACATATTCATCAATTCTGTAACCAATCATTTCACCATATTCATCACTAACAAAAATACTATTAATATTTATAATTTCATTAAAAATTTCAGAATTTTCTTCAATTTCACCTGTTTTAAATTTTATTGGAATGAAAAACTCAAACCGTCTATGTTCAAAACCAACAATTTTAACATGTAGAAATTCAGTTAATTGTTCAATTTTATTTAAAACAGTAATATCATCACGAGACACTTTAATTGGGAATTCAAATTGTTTTGATAACTTAGAAATATCCTTTACTTCAAGTTTATCATAATCGACATTAATATCTGTTTTAGTATCCCCACTTATAACAACCTCATGTTGATTTGTTTCTCCACTAAACACAATTTCATCATTATCGACATTCTGTAAATAATCTAATGCTTTAACAAAACCAACTTCAACAGGTTTATTATTAAATATATGTTGAAGTTCAAAATCATCATCATTTGTTCTTCGTTCTTTAATATCTAATTCAATAGATTCTGCAATTGTTTTACCTGCATGTTTGTGTTTATCATCAAAAAAACCATAATGTTCAAATCTTCTACCATATATGTCTTTCTTCCCATAACTACTACCATGTTTATCAGCAGCAATTGCCATTTTACGTGGAGTTGCTGTTTTTATGAACTTATCTGCTTTTTTTAAAACATCATAATAATCTTTAACATATTTTTCATCAGTTTTACCAGCATAAAATTTTTCAAGTAATTGATTACGACTACGCATTCTTTGAGTGTGTTTATTACTTTCACCCAAATTGTTAGGGTCTGCTTTTAAAATTTCATGTTCAGTGTTAAATAAAGCAATACTAATTGCTGTCATTACCATATGAAATTTTAAATAGAACCAAAGGAGTATGTTTTTTAAAAACTTTGGCATTATTCAGATACTGTTTCTAATGATTTTTCTTTATTAGTTTTAACTGCATTTTTATAAAACTCTGCACGTTTTTTTGTTACATTAGCTAAATGATAATCTTCTTTAAAATCTTCATGTAATTGTCCACCAATTCGTTTTCTTAAATCAGCATCAAGTATTAAACTTTTTAAACCTTTTTTCCAATATTTTTGTGGACGTTTTACTGATGGAATTAGAATACAATTCTCCATATGTTTACCATGTACATTATATGGTGGAATATCTGAACAAACAATAGGTAATTTTCTTGTCCAACATTCAACTTGTTTTAGATTGGATTTCATCCTATTAAATGAATTATCAGCTAGTGGTGCGATAACTATATCTGTTTCATCTAATACGTTTGCATACATATTAGCTTTTTTTGTCCAACGTCTTCCAAAATTACCTTCATCTTCATAAGATACATTTCTTTCGAAATTCATTAACCATTCTAAATAATCAGTATTAGTAATAATTTTATGATTATCAGTTAATATTTTCTCATATACTAAATATATACTTTCTTCAGATGTGATACTTCTTTTGTTTGTGTTAAATATTTTCCCTCTATATTTTTCTCTTATTTCATCATTAATATTTGGTATTGAATCAATATCTCCTTTTGACTTATTTATTGCTTTAATTACTTCATTCGTCCACAATCCTAAATCTTTTAATTCATCAGCAAATTCTTGATTAAATGTAATATCTGTAGTACTTCCCTCAGTATCCCAACCAGCAATAATTATTTTAAATTTACCTTTAGTTGCTATATCAGTATCCAACATATTTACAACATTTTTTAATTGTGCAATATCAATCATGTGTGATGAACCTGCCATATATGTTATTCTAACTTTACCATCTGGGTCTGGTTTCCAATTATTTCTAAATTGTTTCATCCATGATTCATCAACTGAATTATATAACACTTCAATATTATCTTTACCTGTTACTTTTTTTATTTCTTCAGCAAAAATATCTGTAGTTGTAGTTACGTAATCGCAAAGTTGTAAGTTTTGTATGATTGGAACATACATCTTTTTCTGTAAATTCATTTCATAAAATGGGTGGTCTTTATGTAAAACCCAATAGTCATCAACATCAACCATTAATAATGTTCCAGATGATTTCAATTCTTCAGCCAACTTATACATCTCTCTAATTTCAGGAACAAGCTGACGATGATAATGTATAATATCGAATGTTTTTAAATATTCAATAACTTCAGGGTCTTTAAAATCTAATGAAGGGTTAATTTCAACGTGGAATTCATCTGAATGATTTCTTTCAAGTTCCATTGCTGGTGTTTGTGTTCTAAAATAATTTACACCTGCACCATCTAAATTGTAAAATAATATTCTAATTTTATCGTTCATGTTTCTTATAAAATTTTATAAATTTATGTAATTTATTATAAATACTAAAAATAATACAAAATAACCACATTTGAAAGAATAAGTAAAAAAAAGCCAACATATTGTTGGCTTAATTAAATCAATTGGTATTATTGTGTTATTAGGATTATTCTTTATCTATCTTTTTCTTTATTTTTGTAGATTTAGTTGTTACTTTAGGTGGAGTTTTTTTTCTTACCTTAGATTTAGGTTCGTTATTCATCAGATTGGCAAATTCAGCATCACTAACTTCTACTACGGTGATTAAATTTTCAACTCTTAATTTACGTACTGACATCGGTAATGATTTTACTGTTAAATAAATTGATTTACCTGCCTTAATTGTAATTTTTTTTAATGTTAGATTATCAACATAACTAATTTCCAATGGTGAATTATGTTTAAAATCACGTTTAGCACTAAGATTTGTTATATTTGTTATTTTATATATATTCATAATATTATTATTTTAGACCTTGTATTAATGTATCGCCATATTTAATCCCATCAAATCCCATTTTCATTGCTTTTTCAGCTATTGCTTTATTTTTTAGATTTACTGATGGCATATTATATTGTTGACTTAATTGTTCGAAATTAACATTAGGAAACCATATTTTACTTAATATTTCAACTGGTTCTTGACTATCTTTATATGTTAAACCTAATGAGTTTGTATCAAGAAGATTATTAAAATCAATTTGATATTTAGTAAAACCTTTAGCTGGATTTAATGTAAAAAAATTACCAACAACAGAATTTTCTTTAATTGGTTCTTTTCTATAAGCAATTATTGATTGTTGATTAATGCTTGGTTTTTCTATTTGAACATTAGCATTATCTTCTTCTAATGTATTCAAAAATTGGTTTTCATCACCACCATAATTATTAATAGTGTCTTGAACTACTACTTCTTCTAATTCTCTCGATTTTTCATAATCAAAAATATCTTGAATTTTATTTAAAACTCTACAAGCATCAGTAACTTCCAAATTAATATGAATTGCTTTTATTGGTTTTTTTACAAACATTGATTTGAAATATCTGTGATGTCCATCACAAATTCCCATTCCATCTTCTTTATTAGCAAGCCATATTGGGTCTTTATCATCAATTTCACAATTTCCAACTTCATCAGAATAAACAAAATTCTGTAATGGTTTAATATTATCGTCTTCTGTTGGTGTTATTTCAATTAATTTATAATTAATACCTTCATCATGCAATCCTTCCAATATTACACTGTAAGGTGCTCTTAATTGTGGTAAATGATATGGTCTTCCGTTCTTTAACATTAAATTATTTTTATATAAATACTACACTATGAATTTTTCAATTTCTTCATTAATAATATTATTTAATTTCTTTGATGATTCCATTAAGGAAATTTTATCATTATCAACTAAATATAAATTATACGATATTTCATCAGGTAGCATTGTTTTAATTTTTGTATATTCTGCAATCTTCTCAGGATTTTTATCCATATAATCATCATAAACATTAATTTCTTCTAATTCTTGATTATATTGTTCAATCTTTAATATCACATCACCCTTACCTTCATTTCCTCTTTTTAAAATAATATCATCAACAACAATTCCATGCATATTAAGAATATTTGTAACTTGTGGACGTAATTTTTCCCTTCTCGATGTTAATATTATAACATGAGTATCTGGAGTGTTTTTCTCCTTATTTAATTGTGCAAGCACAGTTGGAAATGGGTTAATTTCAAAAATGTCTGTGTTAAGACTTTCCTTACGACCCCACCATCCAATATGTGGGTATTTTTGTCCAGTTTTTTCACTCCAAATTCTAATTCCTTCTTCTTTAAGTGGACTATCAATTAAACATCCATCAAAATCGAATACTGCTAATCTTTTCATTATTTATAAATTCTTTTATATATTAATTTTTTAAAATCTTCAATAGGAACTTTCACTATAAGGTCTTTACGTCCCACTCTACTATATCTTCTATAATATTTCAAATTAATTTTACTACAAAATGTAATTGCTTCACCATCTTCTTCATCAGCTTTTTTTATTCCATTTTCAACTAATTCTAATAAATCAATTCGTTTAACAAATTCAAAACAATCTACATTTTCAAAAGCAATTGTATCCATATATTCAGAACGAATCCACCCTGTTCTACCTATAACGTTAACTAATTCAATCCATGCATAACCTAAATTAGTTCCTTCCTTCAAACTTTTAACATCAAAACGTTCATACTTGTTATCCTTAACACACACAACATCCCAATGTTCTATCATATTTTGATTTTTTGTTGATAAGAAAGACTTATAATTGTTATTCCCCATCAATTTACAAAATAAAAGTTCACTTTCAGTTCCCTTTCTAGTATCATTAACTATTTTATTACTTAACCAATTATTCACTATCCAGTACTTTCAATAAATTCAATTGCTTTTACTGGTATATCTTCAGGAGAAGCATATCTTTTACATGCTGCTCTATGTGTATAACAATAAAAACCCTTTTTATCTGCACCTAATGATACACCAGCAGATTTTGATGTTTTTTCTGTGAAACCTTTTGGTTTACTTAAACCATGAACTCTACCACCTTCATGATAACTTGAACCACCAGTAAGATATTTAGAAATTTTTTCCTTCATATCTTTACTAATGTTTTTTGATCTCATTAAGGACTCTTTAGTGTTTTTATATTTTGTTTTTTTCTTTGATTCTTGTAATGGTTGTGATTTCATTATTTCAGTCACAACACCTTTTAATTTAAATGAAAACTGAATCTTTCTCCAATCAGTTAATTTATTAGACATAAATGGTTTCCCACCATTTTTTGTGTTAACAGCTAATGTTACATGAGGTATTTTATTATTTGTTGGGTAACCTGAAACTCCAACTGCCATAACTTTATCATCTAATCCATAATTAATAACATTAAGTTCAACTTCCTTACCTAAATCTTGTTCATATTTTGGGTCAATTCTACCCATATTTAATGTCATATGATGTGCATACTCTTTCCAACCTTCAGGAATCATTTTACCAAACACACTTAACAATTGTTTATGTGATGTTTCATCAAGTAATACACAACTATATAAAACATCACCATCCCAATCAGATGATTCTAACATTGTTTCTTGTTTTGATTCATCAAGTTTTAAAATTGTTGCATTTTCTTCTTTTGTTGAAAAAATTAATTCATTACCAACCATTTCATATTTTTTTGTAAAATCTTTAACATATTTTTTACCTTTACCTTTTTTCACATAAGCAATAGTTATATGTGGATGATAATTTGGAAATGTTGAAACATTTGGCAATTTTTTCATCACACTATTGATTTTATTTAAAAGTTCAGATTCTACATCAAATTTAACAACATCAAAATCTTCATTCTCAAAAATTGATATTTTATTAACTTTAATCTTAATTTCCTTTAAGTCAAAATTTTCCTTATATAAATTGAAAACATCATCATTAGTTACATTATCTTTAAATCCATATAATGCAGTAACATGTGGTTCATTTTCAATACCAAATTCACCATTAACCTCATAAATATCATCCTTATCAATTTTTGATGTCAAGTTACTCCATTTAGGAATATCAAGTGACAACATTAATACACCATATTCAACCTTTTCAGTTTTTGATTCATTTAATGTGACACTAGTAGATTCATTTTTATTGACTAAACTTAATAATTCTTCTTTATTATTCAAGACTTTATCATTGTAAACTTTCAATAATAAAGATTTTTGCATATCACCAATTTCTTTTCCTTTTAAACCAGCATTCATTAAATCATTACCGTTAACGGCTAATTCAGCAGTAGTTTTAGGGTATTTACCCTGTAATAATTCATTTGCTGCATTTTGTAATTCAGTTGGAATTATTTTACTTTGTAATGATTTTGGTGAAATGACGAACATATTATGAGCTATAGACCTTGCACTAACTTTATTAGTTACATCATGACTAAGACCTAAATCTAATGCTCTAATTTCTTTATATGTATCAATATCACCCTTCAAATTATTTTTATAAAATTCAGCAGGATTTTCTAATAATCTAGTTAATAAATAAATAAACTCACCCATTGTTTTCACTAAATCAAATGGACTTCTATCTATTGTAGATTGTTTAATGTCAAAACCAAATATATTATTAAATAATCCAGTATCTTTTAATAATTGTGCACCACTTCTAATATTTCCTTTAGTTACAATTTTATCAAATTCAGTAATAACTCTTTCTGGTGGAATTTCTTTAATTCTTTCAGAATTTTTTTGAATCATACCCATTGTATTTGGTTCAATCGTAAAATTGAAACGAGATGAAAATTGTACAGCACGTAACATTCTTAATGGGTCATCAGCAAATGCTTCAGGATTAACAACACGAATTATTTTATTTTTTAAATCTTCTTGACCACCATATGGGTCAATAATATCACCATTAACATCTTTAGCTATCGCATTAATGGTGAAATCTCTACGTTCTAAATCTTTCTCAATCGGTAATTCATGATCTGAACTAACTTCAAAACCTTTATGACCACCAACACCTGTTGCCTTTTCTGTTCTTGGAATGGCGATGTCTATATCTTCTGTCGAACCTTTAGGTTTAAATTTTAACACCCCAAACGATTTTCCAACAGCATCAACTCTACCATATTTTGATAATAGTTGTTCTAATTTATCAAAAGCAACACCAGTTATTAAGATATCTAAATCTTTAGATTCTTTACCTAAAAAACCATCACGTACAGCACCACCAACTGAAAATATTTTCCCACCAAGTTCTTCAACTTCACCCTTAAATGGTAAATCTTCTAATGACATTAAATCTGCTTCATCAATCGTTTTCATTTCATTATTTTTTGCAAAGTTATCATTTTCTAAATAACTATCATTATCTTTTGATATTTTTTCATCAAATCTTGCTTCAAAACCTTCATTAATTAAAACATTTCTGAAATCATATTTAGGGTTTTTTTGTTTTGCTCTCCTTAAAAATTCCTCAAACACTGGCTTACCTTCTTCAATTTTTGGCACATCTTTCCAATATGGGTCTTCATCAAATCTATCTTCTGGGTCTTTCATCATTACATTAGATTCACCAAGAAAAAAAGCAGTAGAACTACCTAATCTTTGAACTGTGATAAATTCAGTAGGTAATTTTTTATCCCAACGTTCTACGAAATTTATTAATCCAAGTTTATCTAATTTATCTAATATTACATTATGAACAACATTTGCTGATTCTTCAATATATAAATTCCCTTCTTTATCAATTACACCTCTCACATATTGACCAATATTATCCAATGTATTAGGATTTTTTATGATTGTAACATTTTCATCCTTATATACAATCTTTTCACCATCTTCACGGTTTTTTTGTGATTTAAAATCTTTTTCAAAATCATCAAACTCTGGCTTCATTCCATGTCTTCTTTCAAGATATTTATCACCAACACCTTCAATATTTAATTCAGGTTCAAGATTATATCGTTTATTAACATATTTTTGTATTGATTCTTCACTATAATCCAATAGTCTACCAATTTCGATAGTTATCTCAGGTGATTCATTTTTAAAATAACCACCATAACTTTTTAAAATTTCAACTAATCTTTTAGCCTTTCTTTCTGCTTCTGGTGTATCACGATAAATAATTCTTCTATCATCATTATGGTTTGTTTGTTCAATTGGTATATCTTTAAATTGATTATTTATTATCGCATATTTTAAATAAGTACTATTAATTCCCTTTAAATTAAAGAAACCAACATCTTTTTTACCATTAACCATTGCAGCCATTGCATCTTTAGCATGATATGCTTCCGAAGCATCTATTGTTTCTTTCAGTGGTTTAATATTAAGGTTACTAATATCTCCTTGATTACAAGCAACACTTGTATTACCAAGACCACCTAACTTACATTTATCTTTTACTTCAACACTACTACTACCTTTCATTGAAGAAGTAATACGTTCACTCATAATAAAACTATCAGAAGTAGCATCATCAACATGGTTATATTCTAAATCTTCAGCATACATTGCAGAATTTGCTTTTAAATCATTTTCAATTGAAGGTGATGTGTCAGTTATATCATATGATGGAAAACCATCATTACCAATATTACCATCTGTAGAATATAAAGCAGTCCCATCTTCATCAACATTTAATTGTTCTGGTTGTTTATCTGATGTATTATAATAATTTCCAAATCCAACATCAAAAAAACCAATACTACCATCTTTTTTATAACCTAAATTTTTTGGACTATAAAAATCAGTACTTTCAGAACCATATTTTTGTAATTCCTCAAATATTTTCAACAAACTAAAAAAGAATGTACCATCTTCGGTATTCTTATTAAAATAATTATCAATATCACTTTTATTAACTTTACCAACATATTTAGTGTTATGAAAATATTCTTCAAGAGCAATTCTATAATTAATATTAAATATATTATCAAACACATAATTCAATCTGTTTAACATTTTTTCAAAATATGGTACGTCTGTTTTTAGCTTTTCTAAAATAATCACATAATAATCTTTATCACCTTCTGTTTTTATTGAATAAACTTTATATGGTTCTGCAATATATTTTAATTCTTTGCCAATCAATGATAAATTCTCATAAGCTTCACTTCTATCTGATGTTACTTTTAAAACTAAATTATTTCCAATATCATATGCTGAACCAAATGAACCTGAATCCATATATTCAAGAGTTACACCATATTTTTCAGCAACTACATTAGCTATTTTATCAGCTAAATTCCTTTCAATACCTTCATTAATTGATTTTTTCTTTTCAATTATTTCAATTTTATTTAATGGTTCTCTATTATAAAATCCTAATTTAATTAAATGATCTTGTAGTGTAATTAAATTATTATAAAACTTTTTCTTATCTTTCGCAACATTAAGATTTTCTTTAATATTATTTACAACAGCATGTAAATTTTCAACCATATATGGGACAGCACCCAATGGTTGTGTAGTTAAATTATCATTGTTTGATACAAAATGTACAAAATCTTCATTAATCACACTATCATTATCACCATCATCAACACTATATGGTACTTGCGCCCACATTCCATGACGAACTTCCCAAGTATTCCCTATGTCTGAAAGTATATCATCATTACCATCAGCAAAATTATATAATTCATACATTTGATTTTTTTTATTTCTTAATGGATTATAATGTGTATTATATACTTCATCATTTAAACCATAATCAGTTAATACTATTGTTGGTTGACCATATCTTAATACTTCACCATATGTACTTGGTCTACCCATATCACCAACCTCTTGGCTATAGTTATTAACGAATTCTATAAGTTCCATAACAAACTCATTCTCATGCATTTCTTCTTCAACACCAGCATCAAGAGTAAATAAATCCTTATCTCTCCAATTTTTTTGGTCATTTCTTTTTAAATAATAAAGTAACGAGTTTAAATCTGGAATACCTGTTAATTCTTTAATTCTACTTTGAGTAACTTTTTTTGCTTTTTCTGAAAGAATCCAAGTATATTGATTTTCATCAAAATCAAATACTTTTGTAACTATATCTTGAGTATCTTGATATGTACCAGCACCAGATTCGGCTTCATTTTGTGCTTGACCTTTAGGGTTTTTTGCTAATTTTAACACTACCTTATCATCAATATCATAAACTGCTCTACCAGTACCACTACCAATTTTAGTTAATTTTGCATTAGCATGTTTTATCTTACCGTTAAACGATCTAATATTTTGGATTTCGTTGATAAAATTATCAACATATTCATTATATATCATATTAAATGTATTATACAGATAAATACATTATTATAGATAAAAAGAGAAATTAAAAAAGCCAGATAATTATCTGGCTTTTTTAATTTTTTTATTTCTTTTTGTTTTTTGCTTGTATTTCTCGAATTGTTTCCATAACGACTGATTTTATTAAGTCTTTATTTTCTTCTAACACTTCTTTAATCCTTTCAACTGCATACATTTCAAGTATGGTACTTTTTATTGCTTCCTCTACAACAGGACCGAAATTTTCGATTAAATAATTATTCACAATACCTTTAACTACCGCCTCATTCATATTTGTTGGTTGTACCTGTTGTTGTGGTTGATTTGGATATTGTAAATTATTAGGTTGTTGTAAATTATTGGGTTGTTTATGGTTAAAACCATCAATACTTTCAGCTATTGTTTTTTTCCTACCTTTTTCAAATTCAGCAAATAATAATTCATCTCTTTCTTGTGATGCACCAATATTATTATTAAATGGTGGAACTACTGTTGTTTTTTCAGGTATATTATTTGCCACTTTTTCATTTATTGGTAATTTTGTGTCTTCACCATTTTTTTCAGCAACTTTATTTTCAACACTTTTAACTAAAACACTAGATGCGGTATCTTTTCCAGTATTTAACGATTCTACTAATCCATGTAAAAAACTATCACGAGGTGCTGTATTAGTCACAGTTTCCCCTAATTTAGTCGATACAATATTTTTCCCCATTTTACGGGTATCTATTTCTTCCCTAAGTTTATTCAGATTGATTTTTTCAGTCATTTTATAATTTTTTACTATTTTTTATAAATACTTTATTATTTGAAAAAAGTCTTTTTTTCATAAGGTATTGTTGGTGATTCGTTTTCTTTTAGTTTATTTAATTCTTCTTGTCTTTGTTTTTTTGCTATTTCAGAACTATTTTTAAAGAAAGAATCCTCTTTAGGTGATTTTTGTTTAACTAATGTATCAAATAAGTTCGTTAATGTACCCACAATTGCATTTTGAGGTACTTTAGTCTTATCTTTGATGTTTATAATATCGAAATCATTTCTATTGTTAATAACAACTAAAAAGCTTCCTCTACTTTTCTTATAAACTCTACTTGCTATATCTCTAAGTTTTAATACATCATCAGCAGTTATTTTCCTATTATTTTTATTTCCACGGGTAAAATCATCCCATTTAGTTTTTCTAATTCCAGCTTGAGTTGGTTCTGTTGGGGCAGTTGGTTCTAAAACGGGTTCATTTTTAGATGAAACATATGCAATAATACTTGACATACCTTTATCTGAACCTTCTTTATATTTTGGTGGAATCATTACTGAACCATCATTATTATGAAATCTTTTACCTGTTGGGTAAACTTTTTCAATTTTATCGATATTAAACATTCGCCACCCGGGTTTTGTCCCACCTTCATCAGTCCAATAATCATGACCATAACTATCACTACGTGTTGGTCTTGTATCAAATGTGTGACTGTTTTTTTTATTGTCTTGCCATGCTCTGATTACTCTATTGCCAGACGTTGACACACCAAGGACATACGGTCTAATTGTTCTATACCCTTTTTTATTTTCACCATCACCTGAATAATAAATATACAAATACTCGTGGTTTTCAATATATTTAATAATATCGGCATCACTAACACTCTCAGTTAGTAATTTACGAAAATTTTTAATGTTGTCAAATAGTATTTTTACCTCTGTTAACATTATGCAGTACCTGCGTTATATTCTCTATTTTTATTATATTTATTTTTCGTTATTGATGATTGTCTGGTTTTAATGTCAGTTGCACCACCTACTTGCCCATTAACTTCACCCTTTCCTGCTTCATCACCAGTAGATAAAGCATCATCATGACCTGACACATAAACATCTTCTTTATCATAATCATTTCTAGCTACTTCTCTTTCTCTGTATTGTGTACTAATTTCTTCTAAATTGCTCATGTTTTATTGTTTTAGTTTAATATTATCTAATTATAAATACAAAACTATTCATATTTTACAAAAACCAGCGTGATATATTCTATTAAATGTGGTACTGTATCTAAATAATCAATTTCACTAATGTCATACCAACCATAATTGGTGTTCTCTTTATCTAAATTTATATCAGAATCATCACCATCAAATCTACAAGCAAAAATATGTTCAATACTATCAGAATTTCGTTGTATAGTGAAAGATTTAACAAATTTATTTATTTCTAAATCAGTTTCTTCTTTAATTTCTCTAGCACATGCTTTTTCTGGTCTTTCACCTTTATCAATCCCACCTCCAACTAATGACCATTTTTTCGGCATCCAACTTTTAGGATAATCTGACCTTTTTAAAAGAAGAATTTTATTATCCTTATTCATTATAACTGCAACCACATTTTTTGTTGGTTCTTTTTTCTTTTTCTTCTTTGTTGTTTCAGTTAATCTTGGTGTTTGATGTGGTTTTAAATCAGTATTCGGATTTCTAGTTATCTGTCTTTTAGTATCTTTAGACCTATCCACAGCATCTCTATCAGCATTTAATGTTCTATCAATAAATGATTTCATTAATTCACCACCAGCTAAATTATATTGAGCATTATTATCATTATCTGAATTATAATAATCAAAAAAGTTTTTCAATCTTTTCATTGATTGATAAGTAATTTCACCATTTTTTAACATAAATTTAGCACGTTTAACGCCCTCACCATTTGGATTTGATACTAATGTGGTTTGAATTAAATTCAATATTTCAGGTGGAATCTTATATGTGTTATTATATAGTTCTTTATTAGCCATTACTATTATTTTCTAATAAGTTAATTATTTTATCTGCATCTTTTTTATCCAACTTTTTAATCCAACCAGCAATTTTTTCCAATTTTTTATCACGAACATCATTAGATTTACTTTTTTTTGTGATTTCGTTTTCTTTCTTTTTATCAACTAAACTATCTTCACTAACAACAGTTTCATCTATTTGCTTTGGTGCTTTAAATGCTTTCTCAAAATGACTTTCAACAATTTTTATTATTTTTTTAGCATACGTAACATTCATTTCTTTACGTGGGTCAATACCGTCAGCAGATATTTTTCGATAATCTGATTTTAATTTCTTTGGGTTTTTATAGTAGAATTTAAGAATCTCAAGATATCTATCATACATTAATTCACCTAAATCATTAAGTAAATTAGTTTGTTCTTCATTTTCTTTACCTTCCATAAAAGGCATTAAACTAAATCCAAATCGACCCAACATATCATACCTAAATGGTTGTTGTCCAATTTTTGCATTCTTATCTGTTGTCCCACCTGCTTGACTTTCCAAATCTGAACCATTTTTAGGTATAGCATCATTACCAATTAATTCACCATTACCATCTATTATTTCTTTTATCTTTTTCTTTTTTATTTCCATTTCGAAATTTTATTATAAATACTATTAAATTCCGTAATCAACTTCAAAATCAGAATTATCTGGTTCATTTGCTTTTTCAACTTTATCAATATACATTTCAATCGTTTTAATTACTTCATCACCCATTGCTACTTTTAATTTATCAAAAGTGTCATATTCTTTTGGTATATTAAATGCTTCAACAAATTCATTATAGAATTTATCATAATCATAGACATAGGGTTTCTCTACCTCAACATCTGGAAGCACATTATCAATTTCAACTGTTTTTATTTCTTTTAATTCTTCAATATTTTCATCATTCTTAATATATTTCTTATCTAATTCAATCTCAATATCGCTTTTAGGTATTTCTATATCTGACCTAACTATTTCCATAAATATCCCATTATACGCACCAACATGATAAGCACTACCTTTTTTAATTAAAACTAAATCACCCTTAGTGTAATCATCATTTATTGATTTAATACTAGGCTTCTTCAATTTTATCATCTTTTCATTAAGAAATTTTAACGCATTATCATAAACTTCATAATGAACTTTATAATCATCATACATTTTAAAACCATCCCACACTTTTCTTGGGTCATAACCACTTTTATTCCAAAAATCAACTTCAACATGTTCTAAATGTAATGATTCATCAACACTATCTAAATCATAATTTTTCAATTGTAATTGATCTGAAGTAAATAATTCTTTAATTAAATCACCTTTATTTTTACCCTTTTTTTCAGTTCTAATTAATATTTTTTCAGCAATTTCAGGGTCAAATCCTGAAATCAACGAACCAATTTTCTTCGAAGTATAACCAACTCTACTATTAAATGCATCAAGATATTTCTCATAATTATAAGTGCCAGTCATATTTGGGTTTTCCAGTAAATCTTCAGCACTAATTAAAGCTGATGCAAATCTCATTTCGCCAGTTTCTTTGTCTTTAATCATTTTCGAATCACCATGTGATTTAACATAGCCTGTATTAATATAGTAAACAGTAGAATCTAATTCTGGTTCAGGTGGCATATAATTAATGATTAATTTCATTTTATCATCAGGACTTAGTTCACTATCATCAGCATTGAATCCAATATCACCTTTATGTTTTTCAAATAATTCAACCGCTTGTTTTTCACGTTGTTGGATTAATAGTTCCATATGAGCTTGCATCCCTTTTTCTCTACCATTTTTATCTTTTCCCCTATGCTTATATGCTGTTAATGTTTGTTTTACTTTACTCTTACTTGCGATTTTTTTCAATGGAATTTGCATGTATCTTATATCCTCAACATACTTATGATAATAATCAACAAATTCCTTTCCTTTACCATGTAAAATTAAATCAAAACCATTATCAAGAAATTCTTCAATATATTCCGACATAGTTTTAGATTTAATGGTATTACCAGTTAATTTGATTTTCTCCTTCATTTCACCAGTTTTTTTATCCTTATATTCTGAAAGTAAGGCATAATTAATTCTAGCAAGATTCAAACAACTAATAAATTCACCATCATCATCAACTGCCATATATGGTTTAGGCATTTCTTCCTCGTTAAATTTTTCAATAAGTGCTTGAATACCTGTTTCACCTTTATATTGCCACATTTCATCAATAGGTCTTTCATTTTCTTCTATTACTGTTTTATCATCTCTAACTCTAATATTTGATAATTCAGGAATTTGGAAATTTACACCATCAGTTACCGCCAATAATGGAATACAACCATAATCATTAAACCATTTAATTGCATGTCTCAATTGAATTCGTGCAACACAAGTAATTCTACCAGCACAAATATTATCAGACCAGTTAAAACTTATGTGAGAACCTAACGCACCAAATAATGAGTTATTCAAAATTTTAATCGGTAATTGTTTAACTTTAAATTTTGCTCTATCTTCTGGAGTAAGCGTACCTTCTTTAAATTTAATATATGCTTCATGGTCAATCTCTGCCAATAATTTTATTTCTTCCTCATTAAGTTCAAGATATGCTGCTAATTTCTTATAAATATTACGAGTTGTTGTCATATATAACAACATTTTTTCCATAACAGCAGTAATATCAAACATTGGGAATACCCTATCGGTTAATTGAATCATTGGATACAATGATGCATAATCAATCTTGATAATTCTTTCTGAATAACCCTTTTTAAATGTTCTAGCTAAACCACCACTAAAATGTTCATAAGTATCAGGTATTGGTACAGCTAAATCATTCTCATAACTCCATGCAGTCAACAATAAATTCCAAATAGATGCAGTACCCATCGTACATACACGATGAAAATTGGTAGGAACTATTTTAGCCAACATAAATGATGATTGATTATATAATTCATCAACCTGTTCAGTTTCCCATAAATCATCAAGTAGGTATTGTCTAAGTAATATTTTACCACTAATAAACGTAATTTTTTTATTTGGTAGTGCTTCTTTTCTAAACCACTCAACAAATTCTTTATCAGCAGAAAGATATTTCTTTTTAAATTCTAAATGCTTTTCATCACTTAAAATCTTTTTATTAGCTTGAAGCTTATACATTTTCCTGCCTGTTTCTTGGAATTCATCAGGAATTTGTATGTACTCATTATTACTTTCATTAACCAAAAAAACTTTATTTTCAGAATAAAACTTACCAATTGAATTATCTTCTCCTTTTATGTAAGTCCTATTTGGTTTAGCAATTTTTTCATATTTTGCGATATTTTTTAAGCCAACTGATTTAATTTCAGTATTCATAGCAGCAGTTTTTTTTGCTGCGTGCATAATATCAATAATTGAATAACCCCACATTTCTGTAGCAGTATATTTATCAGCATTATTTCCGTACTTAACAGAAGTATTTCCTTTTCTACGTAATTTTGCTTTTGGGTTTAATCCAACAGGTAATGCGTTAATATCCATTCCTAGAATTTCTGCTCTACCCAAAATATAATCAAAATCAAAATTTTCTGAGTTATATCCTGCAATAATTGCAGGTCTTTTCAATTCGATTAAATTAAAAAAATCTTGAATTAATCTGATTTCTGATTCATCATCATCAATTTTATCGACCTCTAACACAATATTCAAATCTCGATTATCTTTAACACCAATAGCAAACATTCTCGAAATTTGATATCTTAAACCAGTTGTTTCAATATCAAAAGTAATTCTATGTACATCTTTATATTCCTCTAAACCTTTAAATAATCTTGATTTAGTTGAAATAAAAAATTGGTCAGTTGTTTTTAGTGTATGAAATAAATCACGATTTGGATAAACGAAATCACCATTATTCTTTTTCAGAAATTTACCACGTTCATCTTTAGCTTTTTCATATGGATTTATCCCACCATTTTTAATGAAATCAAGAATATGTTTATATGATTTATTTGATGTTAATTTATAACAATATCCATCAGTTAATCTTTGCTGATTACCTGTTTTTAATTTAGTGATAGTAACACCAAACAAATTCTGCATACTCTTAAAACGTTCATCAGAATATCCATCATAGAATTTATGACCAGTTTTGGATAAATCTTTCATATACATGAAAGGTTCATATCTAACATCTATAATTTTCTTTTCTTTATTAGGTTCATGAATGACGCATTTTGCAACATTAGTCCTAGAATCAGTTTCTACATTAACTAAATATTTTAAGTCATCATTATAACCTTCAAGAAAACCTTTTATTTCACCTAATACATTTAATTTATCCATTTATTTTATATATAATTTTCACTACCAATTAGACATTCTGAATTACTTAATGAAATTGAAATCTTATCCGACTTTATTTCAACACTAGCATCACCATCATTTGATGGCATTGGGTCTGAATTATATTTTGATGATTCTTTATTCAACATTTCTTCTTCAGCCATTATTTGTTCTCTTTTTTTCATATAGTCCTCACCATTTTCATCGACAACCCTATAACCATGTCTATGTATTTCATTAACTTTGTCATGTAACATTTGTTCCTTGTAATTTTCAGGATAATTATTAGACTCATAATAATTAGTGGAAATTATTGTTTTACATGGAATACAACAACAACACGGTTTATATTCAATAAATTCATTATCTTTTGTTGATTCAATAATACGTGGATTTTCACAAGTATATATTAAATCCATATATTTTTTCGGTAAATCTTTAGCCATTTGCCATTTTTTCATTTTTGATAATGGAAACACCAAAGGTATCATTTTATCACAAATAGATTGATATGATTTATAAATTTTTTTTATATCATTTAAATATGGAATTGCGTCATCATTGGAAACGTATCCAATTTGTATTTCATCCACCTTTAAACTTTGTAAAAAAACAACACCAAACATCCAAATTGGTATCTGTTTAAAATATAAACTATCTTCACAAATATTAACATTCACACTTGCAGCATATTCAACATCATGTAGCAACTTTTCATCACATTTATATGTATCATCATTAGAATTGAATTCATCTTGAAATTCTTTCATTAATAAACCAACACGATTCTTTTCCATCATGACTTTATTATAATTGTTTTGAATTTCAATATAAATCGGAATTACAGTATTTCCATCCTTTAAATTTTTCCATACCAAATAGGTAGAATCTAACCCACTTGAAAATAAAATAGCAACTCTTTTACTCATTTATTTAAATATTTATTTATTATTGTGTTTTTCTTTAATTATTTTGATTACATCACTGAGTACTGATTCATTCACATTAGATTCATAATCTTCATTGTCCATTACTTTAACTATTTCTTTTCTTTTACCTTCTATTGATGAATAAACATAATCATCAATAGTATCTGGAAAAATTGGGACATATATATTAACAGCATTCTTTTGACCAATTCTATGTAAACGATCACTAACTTGGTCATATTCACCAACTGAATATGGTAATGTTGTTACAAATAATTTACTTGCTGCTGTAAGGGTTAATCCATAATTACAAGTCTGAATACTACCAAAAAATGCTTTAATTACACTATATAAATCTTGAAATTGTTCTACGAGAATTGCACGTTCTTCAACAGTTTGGTCACCAGTATGTAATGCTGACATTTCACCAAATTTTTCAGCTAATTGATGTAAACTATCTTTAAAATAATCTACCACAACAACCTTTTCCCCTGTTTCAATAATATTTTCAATTAAATCAATTAAATGTTTAACCTTTATGGATGCCAAATATTGTCTTAATCTAATCATTATTGTTAGTGGATTCCTTGTAGGGTGTTCAACAAATTCATTAGCTATTCCAGATTCAATTTCATCATATATTCTTTGTTCATTATCAGTCATTTCTAAAATTACTCGCTGATATGTTTTATCTGGTAAATCAGTTAATACCTCAGATTTTCTTACTCTATGTGTAAATGGTGCAATTTTATGGAATAATTCTTCAAATCTTGTCTCTAACTCATTAGTAACATAACCCCAACCACCTTCAATATCATATGTCATACCACAATAATACTCATTGAAGTATTTCTTTGTTGCAAAATCTGTTGGTGATATTTGATTTAAAACAGTATATAACTCATGTGCTCTATTTGGTGCAGGAGTTCCACTTAAAAATATTTTACTTATTTCATTATTTTTAAATATTGTTTTTTTAAACGTTCTATTGAAATTCTTAAATGTGTTAGTTTTACCATTTTTTAATTTTTGTGATTCATCACAAATAACAGCATCAATTTTACCAATATTTAATTCTTTCCATTTTTTATCAAATTTATCTTTATCTTTAGGATTAAAATAATCGTAATTTAATATAATATATTTAGCATCATCAATACTACATTTATTTTTTCTCCATTTTACAATATGTGAATTACTTTTTGTGAATTTAATTACTTCACCATAAAAATTAAATTTTAATGAATTTGGTGTAATTACTACTACTTTCCTAAAATTATTCATTTCAGCATAAAGTATTGCGCTAAGAGTATTATGAGTTAAAACACAATTATCCATCACATATAAATGGTCGTCAGAGTCAATTGAAATACATTGTGCTTCTTTTTTACCGACATATTTAACATCAACAATTGCTCGATTTGGTAAATATTTTGTTGGTGCTACAAATGTTTCGATTTTTCTTTTTAATTTAAATGGGATAAATTGTTGTGGTAACTTTATTGTGATTCTCCAATAAAGTTTTCGTTCATTATTATAATTAACATATTTAGGTTTAATTCTACCAATACCACCCAATGATTGTACTATAAATTGTACATCATTAATCAATTGTTTTGATGCTAAAGTTAATTCAATAATTGAATCTTTTCTTGAATGTCCATCAGTATCTAATATCCCTTGTAGTATTTCAAGTCTTTGTTCTATTGATGAAAACTTATAATCATCAGGAATAAATTTTGTGTATGAATTACAACCTTTTAAATTATATTTTTTTAATGCTTGATTAATATAGTTATTTTTACCATCAGCAGTTAAATAATAATCCTTCACTGATTCACCACTTAAAACCAAATTATGTTTTTCTGGAAGTCTTAATTTTATTTCATTAATTATTCCTTCATCAATTGATGAAAAACCAATACCATTTTTCACACAAATACAACCATCACCTAACAAACAACCTAAAACATATGGATTTATCTTTAAAACACGTTCTTCTAACTCAATTGGTTTAACAATTGGTATATACCATTTATTATTGCCATTTTTAAATTGTAACCCACCATCAATTATATCACGTAGCGTTTTAGTTAAATATGGATTTTTTCTCCAATTACGAATATATGTATTAACATTCCACAAATGTTCATCACATGATTGTGCAGTAGTTCCATCATTAAATGTAAGTTCATAAATATCTTTTAAACCTTGCGGATAAACACCATTTACTTTTTTTACTTTCCCATCACTACCAATAACTAAATCACCAACATTAACATCACCCATTCTAATCCATCCTTTTGGTGACAGTATTTTAGAATCAATCGGATTTGCTTTACCCAATCCCATTTCGTGAGAAATAAGTGTGCTACGAGTGATATTCATAAACATTGCAGCAACAATTTGATGTGGATATAGAACAATACCTTCGTTCACAAACGAATGCATTTTTTCAGTATATTTTAGATAATTTGTTTCTAATTCTAATTTATACTTTACCCAATTTTCTTTTTTTATGTTTAATTCAGCAATAAATTTACGCTTTTCATCTTCATCTTTTTCAATCTTTTTAATTTGATTGATGAAAATCTTTCGACTATCTTCATTACCAAAATCAAAATGAATTTTGGTTGAATTCTTATATTTTCTAATTAAAAGATATAGCGATGAAGTACTAACTTCCCATGCCATATTTATGGGACTCCATTTACGGGTATCCTCTGGTAGGTCTTTTATTCTATTTATTAATTGGTCGTTTATTTGAAATCGTAGAAAATAGTATTTTCTTCTTCTTATTCTTTCACAATGAACAACAAAAATAGGTGTTTGTTTCATCTTAATTACTCATATTAAGTAACAAAGATAATAAATTCTAATTAAATGTCAATCAAATTACAGTAGTTTTGGTAATACTATCTGAAATAATAATATCAACATATCCGTTTATTGGTAGTTTTATTTTACCACACCCCTGTTCACCTAAAAAATCGATAACGAATTCACCATTAAAAATTCCTGATTTTTTTGTATCTTTAAGTTTAAATTTATATGTTAACGTATATAATTCTTCATTAGGAAATTTTGCTCTATCATCATTCAATACAAGATTAGCAGGAATATTTGCAATACGATACAAACCAGTATCGCTATCAAACATTGAAAATGTTACCGCAACATTTTCAAGCATATCATCAGTAATCTCATATTCCTCTCTTATTTTTTGAATAAGTGGATATTTTAATATTGGATATGTACTATCTTTTTTTATAAAGAATTTTTTTATATTAAATGTTGAATAATTCATTAGTTACTTTCCTCCATATTATTTAAATATAAATAGTAATTTATTGTTTTTATAAAAATGATTTAAGTTGACTAATATAATTAACAATACCTTCTCCACGTACTACATAATTATTTGCTTCTTCTATAGTAGTAAAACTATCAATTTCTAAATATGCTTGAGTCCTCATTAAATTAAGTGAATTAACTAATATAATAAAATCAGATGGAAAAGAAACTTCACCAGTACGTAATGGGTCATATATATTTTTTACTGCGCTTACTATAATTGATACTTCTTGTATTATTTCCGAAACCTCTAATTTATAATTTGCTTGTATTTCTTCTAATGTTGGAAATATTATATCAACAATTCTGTATGAAAATATTTTATTTATTTCATCCCAATACAAACTACCTAAATATTGTGTGTCAGCACTATATGATGGAATTATTAAATCATAGTAACCATATAATTCCCATAATTCAGGTAGTTGATTTAAACCATGAATTATCTTACCATATGTTACCCCATTATATGTGAACTGTTTAAATTCTTTTATTATTTTAGGTGTTCTAGGTATTATTTCAAATGTATTTATAATACCGTTCTCTAATCTTGCTTTCATAATATTATGGTTTTAAATTTAATACAATTGCTGTTCCTCTATACCAATTAGCATAATATATATCATCAGTAGGTACTGTACCAGCAGTAATTTTTAAATTATCAGCACAAACGAAATTAGCTTTACCAACTGGAATAATATTAGAATTAACTGAATATTCATCAATACCAGTAACTGCATTACTATTATTTGGAAAAGCGTTGATAAATAATGTTACTAAATTATTTGATAAGGTAGTGGTTGTTGCTGGTACAGTAAAAAAACTATTAAAATTGCTTGATATAGTTGTCGTATTACTTATATCAAAAGGTACTCCAGAAGTCGCACACCCTGAAAATCTATACATAATACCTGCTGTGGCAGATTTTGCTGAAGGTGTATTAAATGACACCAAACCTGATTCATTTCCAGTAGCTCGTTTCCAAAATAATCCTCTACCCCATAATGAATCATATGTATTATATATGTGATTCCAACCTGTTGGTGGAGTAGATGATATTGCACCACTATATTGACCAACTAATGCTATTAGTATTTCATCCTTATATAATTCAGTTGGATAAGTCGCACTCATATTATAAAATAAATTAGTATATACACCACTCCCTCTATAAACTGGATATGCTGTTGGTATATAGGGAGGTTGTTTCTCACTTATCACCATTAACATTTGACCTATACTTGGAATACTCATATTGTTTAGTTTTTTCTCTGAAAATTTTATATCTTTTCTGATGCAGTTAAAAACACGTCTTCTGTCCCAGAACTAGCATTCCATATATCAAAATATAAATAATATAATCCTGCTGCTGAATAATCAACAATATTACTTGATTCATGAACAAAACTACTTGAAACACCAATTGTATAACCACTTAGGTTAACAAGAAATACTTTCTGTGTTTTATTTTGTTTTAAATTTGTAACCACAAAATTTATTGGTCCTGTTGGTGTACATGAAATAATCCCCGAAGTTGAACAATCAATTGTTCCCGTATTATCTATTGTTATTTCTGTTAAATCAGTTCCAATTTTATTGTATGTTACTGAACTATCAATTGGTGTAGCTGTTGTTGCAGTATCAGCACTTAATGCATGAGTTGCAGTATTAGCACTAGATGCCGTACCAGTTAAATCACCAATAAATGTCGGTGCTGTAACATCACCAGTAAATGTATCCCCAGATAAATTAGCTTTTGAAGATAAATCATTAGTTAAATCAGTTACTTGATTTTGTGTTATTGTTATAGCAGACTGAGCATAATGAATATCTGTATTACCAGTATGACCATCAATTGATTCGGTGTTACCTGTTATTCCATTATTTAATATTCCTAAATCATTACTTAAATCAGTTACTTGATTTTGTGTTATTGTTATAGCTGATTGTACATAATGAATATCAGTATCACCAGTGTGATTACTAACCGTTTCTGTTAAACCAGTAACATCACTAGTTTTAGTAAATCCAGTAATGTCTGACATTTCAAAGTGAATGTTTGTATTACCAGTATGAGTTTCAATAGTTTGAGTTAATCCAGTAACATCAGAACCTAAATCATATGTAATAAATTTAGATGTTGCAGCATCCCAATAAGCATAACCACCATCTAATGGTGTATCTTCTCTACCAGCTATAGCAACTAATGTATCACCACTCCAACCAACTCTCAACATCCCATCATATGTTGCACCAAAAACTGCTGTTTTACCAGAACCATCAACATTAAGCACAGCTAGTCCTGAAACCTCACCAATTGCAATTGGTAGTGTATTTCCACTACGCATAAAAATAAAATCATTTTCAGAATAAATAAACTCACTATTCACAACATTTATCATTCCATCAACATTTAAGTTGCCTGATAAGTCCATTGATGTACCATTAATTTGACCAGTAAATGTTGCACCAGATAAATCAGCTTTACCTGATACATCAGCACTAAAATCACCTGTAAGTAAATATTGTTTTCCCGTAATTAAATCAGTTGTAAGTATTGACATAATTTTATTTTAAATATAAGTATATATTGCTCTATTATTCCAAACAAATGTTGATGTTTGAAGTCCATTTGGAAATAATGTAATATTCCAAACATTACCAGTTTTTTTTATTTTTTTTATACTCCAAACTGGTCTACTCTGGGAATTACCATTATTAGAAACACCAATATAATATTCTGTTGATGATACTTCATCTATTAATGTTATTGGGTCATAAGTTTGAATTACTGAACCTGAATCTGATATATCTGTCATGTCTGCCATTTTGAATATTTTTTTATTTGTTAACCTCTTTCATCCATATGATAATTTTCATCATAACATTCATCATGAGTTTCCTCATAACATTCATCATTATAATTATCGTAATTTTCAGACATATATTCATGTCTATGTTGATTATTTCCTAACCCTTTTACTCTTTTTTTAAGAGTGGCACTTATTCCATCACCAAGTAATCCTAAAGTTACTGCATCAAAATTACCAAAAGGATGACCACTTATTTCAGTGTAAAATCTAAATAATATGTATGTACATAATACCGTAGTTAAATATCTACGCCAATTATCCCTAAACCAAAATCTCCAACTCCATTTTTTTGGTGTTTTTCTGCTTTCTTTATCTCTACCACTTGTTTCAGTTAATCCATAAATGAAATAACCTATAATAAAAAACCACATATAACCAAACATTACAATCATTGTAACACCTTCACCAAACATTATTTGAAATAATTCATTTATTTCATCGTTATTAAACATTTTATTTAAATTTAATTATAAATACTAATTTATATTATTATTTTGATTTATTTTCCAAATAAATCACACCATTCGAACTATCTATTAATGCTTGATGTTCAGATTCAACATAATTACAATAAATAAACATATTATCACCAAACTGTTCAATTTGAAGTTTAAGTGTAACTGTTAAATCGAATAATAATTGTGGATATGAATTAATTAATGAAATTGGTGCAACAATTCTCATTTCACATTCATCATTATGCCACTTACATACATCAAATTCACCATTTTCTAAAGCACTTTGAGCATCTTCTTCATTATCAAACCAATACCACCCATCTATAGGAAAATCATATGTATCTTTTAATTCTTTACTTAATTCATAATCTCGTGCTATAATAAAATTAGCACCATAAATTAAATTAATTCCATCTTCTGTTTTATAAAATCCATCTGTCATAATATTCAATTTAAATGTTATCCAGCTATTGTCCAACCCTTATCTGTTGCAATTTGTCTTTCAGCAGCAGTTAATAATGCTGCCCCATAATTTCCAGTTATTGTAATTGTTTGTGATGTTACACCTGATGCTAACCCATTAAATATATCCACCAATGCTTCTTGACCTAATAAACAATTATTATAACTTATACTGATTGATGTCCCACTTAACACACCAGCAGATAATGAGAAATTATAATAAAACATATTTGTAAAACTAGTACCTCCTGATGTATTTAACATTGGTATTGTTTGTAATGAAGTACAATATTGAAACATCGAATAAAATGTTGTTGCCCCTGATGTATTTAAATATGGTATGGTTCTTAATGTTTGGCAATATGTAAACATATTACCAAAATATTGAACATTTGATGTATCTAATAATGGTATTGTTTCTAATGAATTACAATACATAAACATATATGTTAAATCAGTACCTTTTGATGTATCTAATGATACTAACTTTTGTAATTTATAACAATAATAAAACATATATTCAAAATCTGAAATATTATTAGTACCAATAAATTCGAATTGTTCTAATAGACCAGTTTTAGTATCATCATCAGATATTAAAATTTGAGTAAAACCAGTACCTGCCATTCTAATATCTAACCAACCATTACAATAATCAACAGTATCTTGTTTAACATTTAAATAACAATTTGTTAAAGTTTCACCAGATTGTGGTGTTACAACAACAATTGCCTGTCTATATCCTTTTGAGCTTTCAGTAGTTACATCATAATCACCATAATTTAAATAGTCATCATATTGTACACCACTAGCAACATCAGTATCTGACACTAAGGAAGATTTATTATAAACTTTTACATTATATGCACCACTAAAATCTAATGTTAAAAAAGTACCATTTTCATAAACAGCATGTAATCCAACAAATATTTCATTTCCTTCAACTATCGTATAACCAGTTGTAATATCTAACCAATCAGTTGGTCTAGTATATGAATTATCATATATGTCTTGCCAATATTGCTCAGTCCATTCTGGTGTTGTATCTCCACCACTTCCTATCATTGGTAATTTAAAAGTTCCTATTGCCATTTTATTTAAATATATTTATTGTTACTGAAATATCATCTGTTGGTTCATTCATTGCATAAAGTTTAACACTACCACTACTTGAAACTGTTTTAGGTAACACATTAGCTGTTTGAATAATTGTAACACTATCATTATCAGGAATTACATCAACAATACTACTTGATGTAATATTTCCATTAGATAAATCATATTCCCAATATCCTGAAACTAAACTCCAAGATGTTGATGTTAATGTTAATCCTGTAACTTGGGTTGTAGTAGTAAAACCTGTAATTTGATTCATTTCAAAGTGAATAGATGTATCACCAGAATGTGAATTAAAATTAGTTTCATTACTAGTTATAGCATTCGCATATTCAACACTTTGTGCTTGTAAATCTGTTGAAGTATATGGCACTGTTGGTACAACCGAAACATTACCAGCAGTTGTTGCTGCTCCTACTGCCCCAATTATCTGACTGAAACGTGTTCCAGAAATTATTTTAACTGCATTAATTCGATATTTCCCTGTAGTACCATACGATGCTGAAGTACGAATTGTAATTCTTTCAACAATTACCATTTCAGCAAATAATGATGTTATATCACCAAAATATAATGACTGTGGTTCTTCAGCTAATGCTGCTGTTGCTGTTGCATATGAAAATTGTGGACTAACAACAATAGCTCGATAATTTTGACTACCAACATCACTAGATACTGGCACTCTAATCACATAATAATTTGCATATCTATTGTTTAACATTTCTGTTTCAGTAAAACCACTACCATCCCAAGTATAATAATTAGGATAAGTACCTGTAACTATAGCATAATTTGATTGTGTTGTTTGGAAATTAGTTTCACCACTTCCTGTAAAATATAATGTAGTATAACTATCTTGTATCCAAGCATCAATATTAGATTTTAAGTCTTCATCAGCAATAATTCCTGCTTCTAATCCAAATGTATTATTAGCGTTAGTTGGACTTGATGGTTGAATTTCATATGTGCCATCAGTAAATCCAAATCCTGAAACTTTATATGTACCAGTAGTTCGATGACTTTCCTCATGCGAATTCCAATCCATTGTACCATGTATCTCTCTAGTACCAATTGTAGTGTTTTTGGGACGTATACTTACCATTAAATCAGTGAAATTCCAAACAGTATTACTCCATACAAAATTTAATCCATCAGTACTATAAAGATACCAATCTAATGTATTTGCTGTGTGTCCTGATGAAGTCCAACTTGTACCTAAAGAATATCTAACTCCTTTCCAATAATAAACGATTTCAGTTCCATGAGTTAAAGTTATTGTTCTATTTGTACTATTATAACTAACATCAATATTTTGATTATCAATAAAACCTGTCAACAAATTAGCTTCATCATTAGCTGTTTCTGTTGCACCAGTAATTGTGTTTATTAATTCAGTATTCCCTGTTATACCATCATTTAAATTTGATAAATCAGATTCTAAACCAGTCACTTGTGATTGAGTTATTGTTATAGCTGATTGCACATAATGAATATCAGTATCACCTGTGTGATTACTAACTGTTTCAGTTAAACCACTTAAATCATTATTTAATGAATTAATACTTTCAGTATTTCCAGTTGTTTGTCCAGATAATGTGTAAATTAATTCAGTATTTCCAGTAGTTCCAGTATGTGTATGACCCAATGCAAACTCTTGTGCTGTATCACCAGTAATCCACGCAGGTTTATTAGTTAACTCATTCCAATCATGGATTGTCGTTCCACCACCTTTTGGCATTGAGCCGAACTTATCAACTTCAATAAATTGTGCTTCAAGAGTATTACTTAAATCAGTAATTCCACCTTTAACAATTATAAATGCCCTAAATAAACCATTGCTAGACATATTATTTTCCCATTGGAAGTTCTCACTATACATTCCATCAATTGCGTCACTCATAGTACCATACTCACCCTGTCCATATTGGATTCTTATGAGATTAGATGAAAACAATACTGCTCTTTGCACATAAAAACTATTTGTTTTTGTAACAATACGACTCCCTAAAGGATTTTCCCAATAATTAGTGTCAATTGAATTAGTATCACCATATTCAGTACCATCACTAAGTCTATATCTTAAATTTGATGGTGCTGTTAATGATGACATCATTTTCTGGTGAGGATTAAAACCATCATCAAGATAGAAATTAACACCACGCTGAAAAAGTATTCCAGCATTTTTATCAATTTGTAAATTACTACCATTTGAATTAATAATATTTCCATCAACATTAAAACTCTTTAAACCATCCAATAAATCATTAAATTGCGATTGTCCATCTGTAATAACATCAGGAAGATTATTCACTGCATTAACATATGTTAAATCTGAATGTATTACTGCACCAATTATAATATGAGTTCGTCTTTGTATTGGAGTAAATTGTGTTGTTTGTTGAGCAATTGTACCACCCGTTGTTAATCCAATATATGTGATAATGCTTGAAGCAATATAAGTTAAAGTAATCCCAGTTTCACCACTATAATTAATAATATTTTGAGTTGGGTTATTTGGGTCAGTATGATTATCGACAAGCAATCCTTTACCTTCACTAAGATTAAAAGTAGTTCCACTTGCCCCATTCATTGATAAGGTAAATCCAGATATTACACCATTTGCACCAAATAATTTAATTTTGTTTATTTCTGATGTATTATCAATAGTAACACCACTTACTATATTTAAGTCTGATTGTAATTGTGCTGTAGTACCTGTATCAGTCTTTCCAGCTAAATCATTAGTTAAATCAGTTACTTGTGATTGAGTTAATGTTATAGCAGACTGAGCATAATGAATATCAGTATCACCAGTATGCGTTTCAACTGTTTCAGTTAAACCAGTTAAATCTAATAAATCTGCTTTACTCGCTAATGCAGATTCTAAACCAGTCACTTGTGATTGAGTTATTGTGATAGCTGATTGTGCATAATGAATATCAGTATCGCCTGTGTGATTAGTTACAGTCTCAACTAAATTAGCCGAAGTACTACCTGTAAATTGTTCTAAATTTAATGTTTCTCCAGATAATTTATAATCAGCAAATGAATCAATAGTTCCCTCTTGTTCAATTATTAAATCACCAGATATTCGAGTTGTTCCCGATAAATTTAATGTATCGCCTGTAGTTTGTTCAAACTTACTATTATCTAAATTTCTTTTAGTATCAATCATTTTATCAAAATATTATATAAATAAATACTTAACAATTATAGTGGGTTTACGATATTCCAAAAATAATTATTATATATAAATGTAAATGAACCATAATCAGTATTAATTACCCCAGATGTTTCATTATTAATCAAATTACCATTACCATGAACAGTTATTGGGTATGTTCCAGCATTACCGCTTATATCTGCCACCACTACTCTTTTCTGACCAGATTCTGGTGTATCATAGAGATACACATTAGTAGAACCAGTAGTACCAGAAACACCACTAATTCCTACATATTCATCATATTGTGCCACATAAAATGTTGACCCAGATGTAACACCAGTAACATTTTTCACTGTTAGACTTGTTGCACCAGAAGCAGCACTAGTATGAACAACCACATTATCACCAACAACACATACATTTGTATCACCACTTCCAATAATTTTTCTATATTGAAATGTGTTTCCATCCATACCACTATACACACCAACACCTAAAGACCCAATATTTTCACCTTGATATGTTGAAGCTGATAGGTAAATAAATGCTTCATCTTCTCTAAAATTAACTAAATTAGGTGTTTCACTTTTAAATGATCTAAATTTCAATAAATTATCTTCAGTAAAGGAATATGGTCTTACACCTATTGTAATTGTATCACCTGTAGTTATTGAACCTTCAACAGCATTAACTACTGCATTTGTCCCATTATTATATACTGTACTATCAGTCCAACTCGTATTTGCATAAGGTAATGATGTACCACCAGTATAATAACGAGGTAAATCAGTAGTTTGAAAAGTACCTATCAATTCAGATACATCACCATCAATAAATGTCCAACCAAGTAAATCAGACCCTGAAACATATTCACTCCAAATCCAAGATTTACTAGTGCCAGTACTATAATATGCACGTTTATTTATACCATCAGAAGGTGTACCAACATGAATAATCCCATCACTACCCCTATAATAATTATTATATAAACAAACATAATCCCCATCAAAACTATCATCAGCCAATTGGTCAATAGGTAATGATTGTAAACCATTAAAACCACTAAAATATCCAAGATTAGTAGCACCACTAATATAATCACAAATAATACCAAATTTCACAACAAGATCAACATCATCAACACCATCTTTATACCAATACTCGATATTATTAACTAAAACAGTTAACCCAACATATCTTTCACTTATTGGTAATTCAGCATTTGCTGCACTTGCTGATAAATATGAGGTATTACCACTACTTAAATACTTAGAATCAATTGGTTTACCTGCTTTTATTTTTATATTGTCATTTAAAATTATTCCCATTTTGTTTAAGTATTTCTAAATTCAATTATTTCGGTTAATTCAGTTTGATAATTACTAATGTATAATTGATATGTTTGACCACTCCAATATGTGGTAGACACACCAGTAACAGAATCTAAATCAGGAAATAAATTACCACCAGAAGACACCGAACCACCAATATTACCATTATTTATTGTATCAACATACCATTTAGTTTTAAACGTACTAGCAGTTGGAATTGCAAACCATATATAATCATCATTAGTACTATTATAATCAATACTAATTGTTCCATCGCTTGTTTCAAGAACACTTGTTCCACCAGTAATTAATGCTGCTGTAGATGATGGTCGATTAAGACCTGCACCAACACCACCACTTGCTACCTTACCATAAAAATATGGATAAATACCAGTAATTGTCAGTGTTGACCCTGTTGTAACACCAGATGGTAATGCAGTACTATATGTACCACCAGTACTATTCAATGGTTGTTCACCTTGACTATAATAAACATTATTTAAAATAGTATTACTACCACCAGTAATACTAAATGAAATATCATATACTGAATTTCCAGTATATGTAATACCTTGTATTATGTATTCATAAGTAATCGCCTCACCACTCGTAAAACCACTTGTTCCATATGGTGGTGTTATTGAACCTCTATCAAATACCGAAGTACCCGTTATATTTATAATATCACCAACCTGATAAATTAATGTTGTTGGGTCAATACTAAATGTGCTTGATGGTTGTGTTATTGTTGGATATAATGTAGGAACTAACATATCATGAAGAATATCAACAATTTGTTGATTATATAAATAATAACCAGTTCCAGTAACACCACTTACATTACCAGTAATACCACCAACATCAACACTAGCATGTTCATCATAAGGATAAAATCCACTACCACCAGCAGTTGCTCCAGAAGCTAAAACAATTTTTTGTAGATCATGTCTGTAAGTTAAAACATACATATTGGTTGATGAACTTGCACCACTTGCCGTAACAATAATATTACCACCAGCATCATTTGATAATGTAAACCCACTAGTTGACAGTATTTGAGTCTGACCAGATAATCCTAATAATACATCTGTTGTTTGTTTAAACTGTAAGTTCTCCAAATTTGGACGACTAAAAAAACTCATATATTTATTATTTTTTGTTAAATTTATTTAAATTTCCTTGTAACTAACTGACCGTACCCCTAGTTACCAAATTCAAACTTTTTAGTTTGAATTCATTTATAATAAATACAAAAGTTTTAAATTAAAATCATCATTAACAAAAAAAACCCGTAAGAAATTTCCTACGGGTTTTCATAAAACAAAATATGTTTTACTAATTCATTATAATATGTGAAATTTAATTTACATACTAAATTTATCTTGTTTCCTAGCTTTACGTCTTAATTCATTTACTTCTCTAAAAGCATTTGGATTAAACGTTTCTTTTTTTACAATCGATACCAAATGATTAAATTCGTTTTCAGTAATAACCTGACCAACATAACCATCATTCTTTAACACATAACTTTTTGCTCTTGAAGTACTACTATTCCCCTCAGAATCTAATGTAGCATCAAATGTAAATTCAAGAAGTTCTTGAACTTTTTCATGTACACTTAAAGTAATATTTTCTTTAGTTTTCTTTAATGCTTTTTCCATTAAATCAAGAAAATGTTCACGATTACTTTTTTTCAAGTTATTATATGTATCAGTAAATTCTTGTTTCGATGTTTTATCTTTCACTTCAGATATAATTGCAAGCGAACCATAACAATCACGAATCATCATATCCCATACTTGTTCGGCATAACTAAACGATGGGAATTTATCAATAGCAACAATTTCTTCATCAATTAATACTATAATACCAATCAAATTTTTTGGTCTTTCAAAATGAGCAATAAATTGTTCAAGTTTTTCATCATACTTTTCGAAATATTTATTCAAATAATTACCAGTACTAGAAACAGTGTCTTTACCCAATTTTTCAATAGCTGGATAAATTCTTGAATAATCACCATTTTCACCAATATTATCGAACAACATTTCACGCATACTAACTGGTATCATACGAAATTCTTGAGAATTTCTAAAATGACCTGTTTCAGAACCTTGAACACATCCAGCATCATGATAAGTAACAGTTTTATTCTTATCAATATAACCACCTTTAATCATTGCATGATTTTGCGCTTTTTGTTTTGTGATAACTGCCATTTGTGTTGGAACTATCACTTCCTTATTTTCTTTATTAGTCAAATCCATTTGACCATAAGAACTATTACTTGATACCAACGCAGTCAATGGATTAGCAAAACGAGTATCCAATGAATATTCAGCGTCTGTTGTTAAACAAACAATCTGCATGTTCATAATTGATTGAACAATTATATTTCCATCCACATCCTTAACTGGACGACAACCTTTTAATAGTTCTGTAAAATCTCTTGTATTCATATCGCTAAATTTTTATGCGTTTACACTTATTTTATTATTTCTCTTAACTGATGATGTTGAAATACTCAACACTTGATTTTCCAACCAACGTTTTGTATCAATTTCAAGTAGTCTTGCTTGAATTTGTGGTTGTATTGCTACTGGATTATTAACTGCCATTGTAACAACATCTGAACCTAATTTCCTAACATCAGCACCCATTTCAGCACTAGTTATTGGTGAAATTTGATATATTGGGATATTGCTTCCAGATTCATTTCTCCAAATAGAAATTACCTCATTAGTTAAACCATCATATGAATTTTCATATCCATCAGTTAAGATAAAAATTGCATCATATGGTTTTGTTGCATCTTCTTTCTTCAACAACCAAATAAATGTGCTTGCCAAATCAGTAGTCTCACCCTCAGTTTCACAAAAATTAATATTCTTTGTTGACTTAGTTAATACCCTTGCAGTAAAATCTGCAATTGCTCTTGGTGTATTTTTTGATTCTACCTTGTTCCCATTCATTGAATTACTTCTATCTACAATAACACCAATATTTTTATAATAGAAATCTTTAATTTTTTTCTTTTCAGCAAGATTATCAATAGCTATTTTTAATTCTTCTGTCCAACCATTTTCATAACCTGTTTTATATAATGCAAGAAAATCAGTAGCTTTTTCAACATTTACATGTTTTTCAACACCCAATTTTGCTGTTGATTTAGTTTGACGAACTTGTTGATTAATTGATGTCACTTCAACATTTTTTCTGATTAAAGCCTTTGTTGCTTCTCTCTGAATTTTTGTTGACCACATTGAATGATATTGTGGGTGTTTCGTGCTTGAAACCAAACCTATCAATATTTCTTCAGGAACTGTTTTAATTCCATTAATATCGGTTTTTGCTTTTTGATAATCACTTAATAATGGAAAATCAGCCACATTATAATTTAAATTATTATCCATTTTAAATAAAAACATCAATAATTTAAATGCACGAAGTGAATCGCCATTAAAATATTTCAAAATTAAATTATTTGCAATAGACATTTCTTTAGCATCACTAAACAAACCATTATTAACTGCTTGTTTACTAGCAATTGAAATTAAAATGCTTGTCTTTTTTTGACCATAGACATGTTTTAATATTTCAGCAATTTTATTACGATATTTCAATGAATAAAATTCAATATTTGATTGACCCCAAATATATCCAAGTATAATTTTCCTTGTTCTTTCGTTGTTAACTTTTAATTTTTTCAAATCCATAAACAAACGAAGCACATATGGAATACCATTTTCACCAAGATTATTCAATGCAGTTAGAACTGCTTTATCACAAACCCCATTATCATACCAATCAATTGGATTAACAATATTACATGCACCACCTTTTAACGTGTTTTTAAACTCATTTAACAACACTTCAGATATATAACGACCAGTTGCACCCTTTTGAGTTGCAATAATCAATGGTAGCTCCTTTGAGAGATTATATTGACTATTAATCTGTGCACGTATAGCATTCAATTGTTCATCTCTACTGTGATAGTAAGTGGCACTACTCTTAGCACCAGAAGCAATTGTTAAGCCGTCTATCAAAGACTGTTTGATAGAACTAAGCATTCTCTGTGTTAATACCAAATTTTCCATAGTTACATTTTAAACTTTAATTATTAATAAAAATAACATTTACGAACAGTATTATACGTATTCGATTAAATAATGTTACAAAAATTCAAAAAAAAAAATGAGCAAAAATTTCAACGTAATTAAACATCAAATTTCCCGCCCATTGCTCTTTGTTTAAAAAAAACATTACTTCCTTACAAATAAAGGAAAGAAGTGTGATTGTATTTTTTGTACGTTTGTGTCGCCACTATCTGGGCGACAAATTTCAATTTACTGTAAACACAATAAGTTCTTCCATAAAACAAATTTTTTGAAAAAAATCAATATTTTACTATTGATAAAAACCATTTTTAACCTACACATCATTTTACTGATGATTCAAATGTTAGGTGGGGTGATGTTTTTATAAACATCCAAAAAACTTTGGGAATATTTTTAAAGTATTTGTTGCTTTTTGTGTGCAAGTTTTAACGACTTGTGACTTTACCGTTTGTCTATATCCCCAATTTTATTTTTTATTGGTGGGGATAGAAGGATTCGAACCTTCAATAATTACTGTAAACACTTATAGTTTTCCCTTAATATCTTTAACCTATTGAACTGTGTGTTTATGTGAGGCACTACTTGGAATGTAATTTATCAGTTTTACTAGCCTTTTCATGTTCATTCAATTTAGGAATCCGTTTCCATTTTGTTTGGATTCTTAGGTCAAATTGTGGGGAGAATCGGATTCGAACCGATAATCTATTGATTTCAACTCAATTGCTTTAACCTATTACTGTAAACACTAATAGTTCTCTTTTAAAGAGTAATGAGATAGTATTATTTGTTTTTGTTTTTGCTATCTCCCCATTTATTAAATCCTGTAATTTTAATTAATACTTTATGTTTCTCTCTTTTCAGTAGCGTACATATCTCGTTAATCCTAAATTACAGAATTATTTTTTTAAATCTAAGCACCATGCCATTTCATAGGTATTAAAACCGCCAAAATTGGGGGTCTGCTTAAATTTATTTCATTATTTTAAAGAACTTTAAGCCAGTTACGTTTACATAAAGTAAAGAGGCTTTACTGACTATCATGTAGCGGGAGAGGGATTCGAACCCCCGTTAAACCTTATTCAGGACTCCGTGCTTATGAGACAGGTGAGATACCGCTTCTCCATCCCGCAATATATTTTTTATAAAAGGATAGTTTATTTGTTATATGTTGTTTTTACAAAGTTGGATTTGAACCAACGGCATACTGCTTATAAGGCAATCACTCTAACCGACTGAGTTATTTGTTACTGTAATAACAATTAGTTTCCTTTAATATTTTCATCATTTTATATGAACGTTTTGTCCTAAGACGATACAAATGTAAACATTATTTTTTAATATACAACACTTTTTATAAAAAAATTTAAATTATACGTCTGGGATTATAAATACATAAATAATTTCAAAAAGTTTATAAATTTTAATAAATTTTTATTCTTTTTTTGTAACCACTTGATTCTTACGTTCTTCGATTAGTCTATCTCTAATACTAATCTGTTTTGAATATATATCATCAGGGTCAATAAAATCATCTTCGGAAACCTCAACAATTGGTTCAGTATTGTTTTTTAGTTCTACTTTCTCATTTTCAATATTAATTGACTCAACATCTGACTTAACAGTTTCATCCTTAATAAGATTAGCACCTTCTTTAATTGGTTCATTTTCTTTTTTTATCTTATTATATTGCTCCAACATATCATTTAGAGGCTCATTTACTGGTTCATTTACAGTATCATTATTTGCTTTACCAATAATTTCACCTTCAGTAATTTGACTTGCAGCAACATGTACTTTACTCATATTACTTTCTAATTTATCAATATCTGTAGAATCATGATGTTTTTTACCTTGATTTAATTTATCGTATTTATATCTATCATCTTCAATTCTAATTTCCATTGTATCATTATTGAATATACAATTTTCAAAAGTCTGTCCATCAGCAGCAAACCTAGCTTTAATAATTCTAATATTAGCTAATTGTGATACTTTTTGGTCTGGAGTTTTTGCAACACTCATAAAAAAGTGAGCTTTTTGTATTCTTTTAATACTACCACCACTTTGATGTGCTTCAACATATTCAGCATCAAAACCTGAACGATTAGATTGTATTGCAGTCCATGCTGGAATATCGAAATCAGAAGATAATGTCTCAAAACCTTTAATAATGGCAAGTTCAGCTTCATTCCTGTCTGCGGTTTTTTTATGTGATTCAAGACAATCAAGATAATCTAACACCAACATATCGAATTTATAACCAAATTTTTTCTCATGCGATAACATCCAATTACGTACATCAGTAATTGTTGTATTTTCTTGACTAAATTTCTTGATTATTAATTTACCTCTGTTTGTTTCTTTAGCAACACCATGTATGATTTCTTTAATTTTAGCATTTTCAATATCATCATCCATTTTACTTAATGCGACTTTTGACCATATTGTATAATGCTTACGTTTTACCTGATCTTTAGTATCTTCAAATATGATTTGTGCAACATTATATTCACCAAGATATGCTGTATTTGCAATTTTCGTTAAAATTGTTGTTTTACCAACACCACTAGGTGTAAGTATTACACCAATTTCACCTTTACCTAATCCACCACCAGTTAATGAATCTATAACTTCAATACCTGTTGGTATTGTTTTCCTAAATTCTTTTCTCAATGTTCTATCAATATTATCGAAAATTTCCTCACAATCATCACCAACTTCACCAATTAATGATACTTTTTGAAATTTTTCTTCAATTGTAGTTACTGTATGTTTATTTTTTATTTCACCAGATTTGGTTTTATCGATAATAAATTCACCTAATTTTCTATATTCTTGTTGTTTAATGAAATTATTGGTAGCTTTTTGTACTACATCACCATCATTTAATGTTTTTCTATTAATAACATTTTCATTCCATAATTCAACCTGTTTTAAAACACCAAACAATACTTCACTTTCAATTTCATTATTTGGTGCTTTATATCTATTTATTGCTTGGCGTATACTCTTATTTTGATAATTTGGGACTTTTTCAAATTCTCTATAAAATTCAATAATTATAATAAAAAATCTTTTAATGTTTGGGTCATCGAAATATTCAATTGCTAATGATGGTAATACTCTTTCAGCGAATTCTGGTTCAACCAATAATTGCCAAATAAGTTTCAATTGAAATTCATGCCCTAAATATGAAGTAATTGTATTTTCTGATGTTTTACTCATGTTATTAATAAATTATGTATGAAAGTGACTGCTGATATAATTAAAATATCAACAGTTACAACTGAATCTTAAAACTAGTACGTTTTAAGATTTTTCAAAACATTTTGTCGTCTTGAAAATTGGAATTCTCTAATTTCACCAATTGAAAAACCACCATAATTTATCAAATCGTAATCATCCCAAATGTTTTTTAAATCGCTTGTTTTAATTTTAATAAAAATTTCATCAACAATATCATCAACCACATCAAGAACATCTAATGAATATCTTGCAACAGGATTAAAACCATCAACATAAAAAATTCTCTCAACTATTGGTTTTTGATTAATATATAAACCAATTTTACATTCAACACCCCTAATCACCTTATTATTACCATTTGAATCTAAAACCTTATATGTGATAGATTGTGGATTGTATCTCATACTACGTCTTTGTTCGTATGGATACAATTTAATCATATTTTGATTATATTGATAGAAATCCAATTCATCAGAAAATACTGTCTCATAACTATTTTTTGATAATATTTTTTGTAATCGAGTTATTGCGCTTGGTAAAATGTCCCTAATATCAATCGAATATCTAGTAAGTGGGTTAAAGTTATCAGCATTAAAAGCACACTCACATAATAACACACCCTTTTGATGAAGGGTAAACCTAAATTTATTGTTATCTCTCTCTGTCATTATTAAAAATTGATTATTAATATCTATTACAAATATACCTTAGAATTTTATTAAAAGAAAGTCTTTTTTATAAAGTAACTTTATTATTTTTCAGATATTCCATAAGTAATTGTTTCTCATGTGATATGACTGTATAGAATGGTTCAACATATTGTACAAAAGTACTACCATACACACTTAAAAAGTCATCTTCCATCATCATTTTATATAAATTCTTACTTCCCCTATCTTCAGGAGATAATGGTAATTCTAATGATAGTAATGCTTCATCAGCATTTTCATCAAGTAATGGCTCACGTAAATTAACTAATTTAAAATTAGTTTTTAATTGTGGTACACCATTTATTAAATTTTCAAAAACTTTTAATGGTTTCTTTTTATTTAAAACTCTTTCTTTATTCAAAGAATCTGCCTTTTGACAAATTTCTCTAACAGTCATAGTTTTAAACTTTAACTCTGGGAAATGTTTTAAAAGTGTATTTTCACCCATTCCTTTTATTCCATGCACATTATCAGCGGTATCACCACAAAGAATTTTCATAATTAATGCATTAGTATAATGGTGATTAAAATGCATAATATAATTTATTTTAGTCACAGGTTGACTAATATTTGGAAATATGATTGTAATATTTAAATCAAGTAATTGTGCAAAATCTCTATCATTTGAAAATAAAAATATTTCCTCAATATTATTATATTTTAAACAATATGCAGCAATTAAATCATCACCTTCAATATTATCAACTTCAATTTGTCTTAAAAATAATTCTTCAACATATGCTTGAACTCTTAATCTTTGTTTTAATATTGATTCTTCCTTCTCTTTTTCCTTGCGTATTTCAGCAGCAGTTAATTCAATTTTCTTATGCCAATCCTTATTTTTTCGATTTGCTTTATAATCTCTATCAATACGATATCTATAAACACCACCACCTTCACCATCCCAAGCAACAACGACTTTATTAATCATATGTTCCTTAATTAACTTACGTGTTGTGGTTATGAATTGATATAACCCACCAATATGTCCAAATTTCTCAGTGTGTATATCTTTAGCACCATGATATGAACGTTTAAGTAAATAAGAACCATCAATTAATAAAGTACGTATTTTCATTGTTTATTCTTCAGATTTATCTGTTGGTTCTCTATCAATAAGACTTTCACTAAATGTTTCCTCTATAACATTACCATCTTCATCCATTGGCTTTGACTTAAATTCAATATCATCAATAGTTAATGAATCATTATTAAATTTCTTACGGAAAAAAAGTATATGTTCTTTCTTATAAGCATTTTCATTATCCTTATCACCATAAATAAAACCATGTGGTGTTGAAATAATTTTACCTTCTAAAGAAATACCACCCCAATCACCATCAACATGGTTCTTAGCAATATTAACTTTATTTTCAAAACCATAATTTAATTCACGTTTTAATGATGTTGCTGTTACTCTACGAGTTCCATGAGTTAAAATACCACCAAAATGATAACTAAGTCTTGAACCAAAATAAGATACTTCACCACCTTTATGTTTAACAACCTTATTCATTGAATCATACCATATCTTCTGAACTGCTGCAAGTGTTGCTGTATATTCAGAATCAACTTTTCTAGTGCTTGGAATTGCGTGATTAAGTAATGACATAAATGTTTTCTCAAATGCTCCAGCATTCCACATATTATTATCTGAGGTATCTTTTTCTAATGCATCAATTGTTTTTATACAATTTAATGTTCCGAATGAATCAATTGCGATAAATATGTTTCGAGGTAATTCCCCACTTTTTTGCATATCAAGAAAATCATAAATCGCTTTAGATAAATCTTCTATACTTGCCTCTTTTCTATCTTTATTTTGTTTAATTCCGTAATTATCAAGCAAATATTTATTATTAACTAAAAGATATTCACCATCCCAATCAAAACCCATTAATGTTAATCTTTTGTTACCTTCATCAATATTGTTTTCAGTATCAATTATGATTGGGAAATCACCCATTTTCTGTGCATTTACAATTGATTTCATTAATGCTGTTGACTTACCAGTATTGGAATATCCACGAAAAAGTGTTACATATCCTCTTGGAACTCCGGGCATTCCAGTTGCCTCACGTAATCCATCATCAATCGGAATCCAAACTAATGGTTTAGATGGAACTTTATCAGCACCAATTTTTTTCTTAAAATTATCTAATGAGAATTTTTTTTTGGGTGTTGGTTTGCGCACCTTATCATTTGTAGGCACAGTAATTGTTTTTTTTGCCATATAATTCTTTTTATATTATTAAAAAAGGGAAAATAAATCCCCTTTTTTAATTATCATTATTTTTTAAAATGGTAAGTCATCATAATTATCTGAATCGTTATCAGATGTATCATCAGCAGGTACAGTATCTATAGGTGTAGTAGCAACTGGCTCAGTTTCCGCTAATACTTGCGCTTTAGGTTTAGTTTCCGCTAAAGCTTGTGCTCCAACATCCATTGCATCATCCTTATATTCAGTCACTTTAGATTCAGTAATTGTACCAATAGTAACATTATTATTAGTATGTGTTGCAGTAAGATCAGATGCTTGCTCAAAATTCTTATCAGTATCAGCATCAAGATTACGACTACGATTATTTGCTAATTCTTCCAAATCTGGACGACCCGGGAATACCCAACGTTTATTATTTTGGTCAGAATCATCCCAATATGGACTTGTACCACTAACAAGCATCTCTAAATACTCATGAGGTGTAACATTAGGTGCTTTTTTTGGTAAAAACACATCTCTCCAACTAATATCATCATCCAACCATTCTCTTGCGATTATTGGGTCTGTATGTAGCTTAGATTTACCTCGATATGTGATAGCTGAAATGGTTTTATATACATGACCATTAAATTCACTGTCAGCCATCATAATAGTTAAATCAGTTCCATTTTCAGGGTCAGAAAAATCTGCCTTTTGAGTAGAATAATATTCTTCTAAAATTGGAAGTAACTTATCTAATGAACCTTGATTTCTATAATTGTGTTTAAATCTCCAGAATTTAACACCATCTTTTTCTAATCCTTTATCAATTCCACGAACAATATAAAATTTCTTAGCATCCCATTTAATTGCTTCTTTATAAATTTCATCATTTTTCGCTTTAACTTTAAGTTGTGCATCATTCATATTTTCTTTCTTAATTCCCTTCAATGATGGGTCTTGTTTTGAAAGAAGTTCTTTATGTTTTGCACATGCTGGACATGGTGCTGGCACTAATACTTGATTACCATTCATATCCAAAATAGGTTTACCTTCACCATCAAGTTTTGGTACTTTTGGGTCATTATGTGCTGGACAATAAACTATTGTCCCATGTTTTTTCTTTCCACCTGATGCATTAGATGTTACCACATGGAAAAATGCTTCTTCAATGTGTCGTTTACCTGCTTTAGGTGGTAAAATTCTAAAAATTTCTTTTGGTTTTCGAGGAACAAAATATTTAGCTAATAAGTCCTCTCGTGATTTTCTTCCACCGCCTTGAGTTTGTTTTTTTTGAAATTCGGTGAACATTTTTTTCAATTGAGATAAATCACCACCTTGGGTGTTCATCTGGTTTCCATTTTGATTTTCCATAATTAATATATTTCAGTATTATTATTTCAGTAATTAAACATTGCTACAAATATAGCCTTCATTTTATATAAATACAAGTGTTTTTAAAAAAATACTTTGTTTTTTTTATTCGGTTTTAAACATTTAAAATCCCATCGTTAACGACTGTAAATGAGAGGGTTTCTTTATTTTCATAATAGTCACCATTTTTTAATCTAATCTGTAATTTATAGTCTTGTGGTATTAACCACGAAGTATCAAGATTAAAATAATAACCACTATTTGTTCTGTTAACTTGTGTAAATGGAATGATATCTACCTCATATTTACTACCAACTGTCATAAACAATCGATATTCAATATCTAAAGGTAAAAAAATATTTTGATTTGGATATAATTCTTTAATAGTTAATTTTATCTTTCTTATTCCACCATTTCTAATTTTTTCTCTTTCTCCAATCCCCCAAAAATAAAAATAATAATTATCCATTACAATTTGATTAGATTGGTCGAATGTTAAATATTTATCTTGTGAAATTAAATAAAATTCACCATCATGTGTTGTTTCTCTATTATTGTTAGTAATTGACCATTCATCTCTAAATATTACTGCATCTGGATATGAATCAGAATCAACATTAATAGTAACTTTATAAACACCTTTTTGAACATTAACAATTGAATCACCAGTTATTGTTGTTAACAAATTATCTTCATTATCATAAATCTTCACACTATTAACTGTAACATTTTGTTTAATACCACCAGAATTAACATATAAATATAAATCATTATCTTTATCTAAATAAAAATAATTTCTATCATCAACAATTGTATCATCAATTGTTGTTTCCAAATATGGTTCATATGCAGTATTAGTTTCTTTCGCATGGAATCCAACAGCTTGTCTAAATTCAGTTTCTATTTCTTCATAAGCATCAGGAAATTTAATTCCAACACCATATGAAGTTCCAGTAAATATTGTTGTTCCAGTATATCCAGTACCAAATAATCTTTGATTAACATAATCAGTTATATCAATATCAATATTCTCATTTCCCTTTTCAAATCTTTCAGTCCCTAAAATTTTAGTAACTCCTGAACTATATAAACCATCAACATCCCAAGAAACACCAGTTTTTCCTGAATACCAGTTCGGTACTTGTTCTTCTAATCCAGTTGTTAAATAATCATCATAAACAAAATCATAACCACTACCTTCATCCCAATCTTGATTGACATTAAATAACTCTAAATCAAAACTTGATGCCCTTTCAATAGTATCTGAATATGATTTTTGACCAATATATTGAGAAGCATAGCTAATTGTATTTGTTAAGTGTAAAACATGTTTTTCAATATTATTTGGATTAATTAATCCTTGTATAATTCTTTCCCTAAGATTATCGAAATCAATATCTAAGATAAATCTACTAACCTGCTCATTTAGTGTACCGTATGATATCTCAGTAACTGGATTCTGAGAATTGTTCGTGATATTATTTTCTATCAGCGTAGCATTTTTTGAAAAATATGACCTAAATATTGACATCTTCTTTTTTCATATAAATACGATAAAACAAAAAAGACTACACTTGGTAGTCTTTTTAATATGATATTTTTAGATTTTATTTAATATTATTTTTAATTAAAATTTGAACTGCTTCTTTTTTTGACATACCATCATTAAAACCTCTATTATTTAATACCTGTCTTGCAGTCTTTATTTCTTCTTCATTAATTAATGGTTTATCATCATTTTTTTCTTCGGTTAATTTTCTCATAAAACCTAAACTTCTAGTATCAGTTTCTTTTGTACCTCCTTGACCCCTAAGAGTGACACCACCTTTTACTTTCCCATCAACAGAAAATTCATTTCCGTTAGCATCTTCATATCTATCACCAACATTACCTTGATATTCCTCATAATTATCATCTTCATCTATTGCTTTATTAACACCCTTTTCATCAGTATTTAATTTAGATAAATCATCTTCAGTTCCATCATTATCTAATATATCACTCAATGGATGGTCATCACCTACGTTTTTTGGTGAATATCCAAGTAAAACATCTTCCATTTCTTCTTGTGATTTATCTGAATCATTACTAATTTCATTTTTATCAGGTTCATCACATTGACCACTTTCCATTTTATCTAACTTAGTATAATAATCTGGAATTTCAGTTAAATGGTCAATTGCTATCTCCATTGCAATCAATGGGTCATCAGTATGTTCTAATTCTACAGCTAGACCCCTAATTATTTGTCCTGTATCAAATTCTTTAGCAGATTTATTATCACCCAAACCACCACTTAATTCATCACCAGTTTCTTCTTTCTCTTTTTCAATTTGATTAACTTCTGGCTCACTAATTTGAACTTCTAGCTCATTTTCAGTATCTTTTTGAGCTACATCATCATCTTCACTGATATTAACACTAGTTTGTGTTTTTTTCTTTAGTGTTGGATATTTTGTTTTTGATTTAAATTTTTGTCCGATTGGGTCAGGGTAATCACTTTTTTGTCCAGTTTCATTTAATCCTGTACCACCCTCATTTCCTGTCGCTAAAAAATTCTCGTATATTTTAATTGATTCTTCTTTAATTTTTTTTAGAAATTCTTCATGAGTAAAATTTTTACTAGTCATACCATATTTACTCAATTCATCATTAATATTATGAATTGCTGTTTTTATCACATATTGTTTTTGTTCTTTAGTTAAATTACTCATATGTTTTCTAGCACTATAACCAATAATATTATTATCATCTTGAGTAGCTACATTATCTAAATTTTCATTAGTTGACGATATTCTTTTAATTTCATCATTTATTTCAGAAGTTGTTAAAGAACCATGTGGTCTACCTTTTTTTCTGGTTAAATTATCAATTGCATTATTTATAATTGCTCTCTTATTCTCAGGTAAACTATCAACTGGTGAATTATTGTTTTCATCAACATATTTATTTAATTCAGGTGCTTGTACTCTAACATCAGGATTTGTTGGTTTTTCATCAGCATATGCTTTACCAGTTTGTAATCTATCTGAACCACCACCAAATGGATATGAATCAATCTTTTTTACAGCATTCACATATTCTTCATCAATTTCTGGTTCTTTTTCATCATAATCAATATAATCATCAATTATATCAAATAACTGACTACCATATTTAGCATTAAAATCTTTCAAATCATTTTCTTCCATATCAACAGATTCACCACTAGCAATATCATCAAAACTAAAACTAGTTAATATTACATCATTAACATTATATACACCATCTTGATCTCCCTCTGTAGCATTTGATTTAAATGTAAATGTTATATTATTACCATTATTATCTAAACATAATAATTCTACAAATGTATCATCATCATTTGTTTGTGTATTACTTTGTTTAACCTTTATTTTTTTTGATAACAATCCATTAAATGCAAAATCTAAAACGCTTTTAGAATTTAAATTATTAGTAGTGTTACCCATGAATTCATTAACACTTATTTTATTAACTCTTTCCATCATTTCGAAAAGACGTTCTTTACCATTATTATTTTTTTTATGTGTTTTCATTTTATTCAAATATTATAGGATTATTTTTACCAAAATCTCTCATTAATACTCCTGCAAGAGCATTTGCTTCATTTTCTTCATCACTACCCGTTTCTCCTGAATTCGGATTTAATTTACCTTCTTTATCTTGTTTATTGTGAATGAATTCATGTGCAATTGTTCTTAAAATATCAGCTAAGTTTCTATTTATTGCAATAACAATAATTTTATTATCTTCAACCTGATATTGCCCAAACGATTTCATTTCTTGAGCTAATTTTTTATCATAGGAAAGTTCAACGCTTGGAAAATCACCATTTAATTCGAGTCTATCATTAAGAAATTTAACAAATTCAGTAACAATTTCATCTCTTTTTTCAGTTGATAATACTTCTTCGTTTAATTTATTAACTCTTTTCATCATTTGAAAGAGTCTTTCCTTAGAACCATGTGAATGATTGATTTTCATTATTAAACATCATTAAAACTATTCTGTACATCACCTTTTGATTTTAATGGTAATTCATCAAAATCAGCAATATATGTACCATCAGGTAATTCTCTAATTCCTTTACTTGCTTCTTTTTCACGTTGTTCATTAAACCAATTCCCAGACCAAAAATCATTCAAATTATAATAATATGGATGTGAAACATTTTTCTTATCTACAAGTTTTTCAGTGTTTGTTGGTTCACGAACTTCTTCCACTTCAGCACTTAAATTAGTTAATTTACTATCTAATGCTGTTGTCATACTATTAAGACTTTCTAATTGGTCACTAATGCCCTTCATTGCCTCAATATTATGTTTAATTATTTCGTTTTGAATATCATCAACTTCTTCTGCTGGTTCAGCGTCTGGTATTGCTTCAACTGGTGGTTCTTCACCTGTTGATTGTTCTTCACTACCTTGGTCAAATTCAGGAACAGGAGGTTCAGCACCAATTGGTTTATCAGTACCTATAGGTTGGTCATTAGATGGTTCAGGGGGTTGTTTTCCACCATCTGGTTTAGGTGCATCTTCTTGGTCACCAACTTCAGTTAATGGTACATCATCAAATTCATCACCATCTTCAACTAATGGTTGATATTTAGGTGATTCATTAATTTTATAATCATAATTATATTTAATCTTTCTAAGATGTTCTTCGAAAAGATTTGATTTTTTTTCAGCTTCCATTTAGTGAATATTAATAATGTTCTCTTAATAATTGTTTACCGTTTTTTGTAACGTAAATTTTATCAACACGCTCAATTAATCCTTCTCTTTCGTCAAGAATTACTTTTTTTGGATTAACTGTTTCTGTTTTTTTACCTTCAGGAACACCAATAAAATCACTAAGTGCTTTATCTACATTTTTTTCCATAGTACTTATTATTTTAATATAAATACTATGTTATAATCATTTTGTCAAAAATGTGATTATATATCTTTTAAGTTGTTGGAATTTTGGAAGTTTTTTGTAGTAATTTTGATATGTTTCACCTTCCAAATCATCATATATATCTGTGGTTCTTTCACCGATTCTAGTTAATATTTCATCAATATTAAACTTAAAAAATTCATACATTTTAAGATTAATACCAGATATTTGATTCCCCTCTTTAAGGTCAATACTAGATGTTTGACCACCTTTTTCATGTTTTGATAAAATATAAAGCATTTCATTTTTATAATTATATATTGTATCAATTTTTTTAGGGAGAACATCCATAAGGTCTTCAATATATCCTAACTGAAAAAAAACTGGGTCTAAATTAACGTATGTATATTTTGGAGTAAAATAAAATTGAGGTATGAATTTAGTAAAATTATCTATCCCTTTAACATGTGATGATCTATTTTCATCATAACTAAACTCCCAATATAACTCATTACCTACAATTTTGTTGTGTAATATGTTTGCATTTTGAATAATATCATTATCAGGATTACATTTTTTCATAAACAACCATCCAACATACAAAGTTGGTAGTGTTTTATCGATTTTATCATATTCAATTGGCTCATTATAGTAATTAATATAATCAACTTTAGTATGATTAACTAAATCCTTTTCGTAAATAATATTAGCTATTTTCATATTTTTCGATATATGGGTGACAAGATAATTATTTTTTAGTTAAAATACAAGGTTTATTATTTTGTTTCAAACTTATAACCATATTTATCAATTATTAGTTTATCTCTTTCCATAATAATTTCAATTGTTTTATCGTTATGATATTCACTATAATGTGAATGTTGTGAAGTATTTATCTTTTTAGTGTTATATAAAATTTCCTTTTGTTCTTCATTTAATGGAAAATTATTTTCATCAAAACATTTAATTAAATCTTCTTCTAAATTTTCAAATCTACATATAAAATCAGGATATATATTAAAGACTTTATTATGTCGAAAAGTATAGACACCAATATTGTCTCTATTACAAATATTCATATTTATATCATGTAACATTCCCTTTTGTTCATACAATAATTCCATAAATTCTGGGAATGTTTTATTTTTTGAAAATTTACCATGAACATTAACACCAAATATATACCATGAAACATACCAATCAAACGGATTTCTTATTGTTCCGAAAATAAATTTATTTTTCGGTCTAACATTTAATCCTAAATGCTTTTGATGTGGATTCCACTTTGTTTTTGAAATATTATCATCTAAATATGTGCTAACAAACGTACCAGCACATTTTTGTAAATGAACATATATGAATTTTGGATGTCTAACCATAATTTATTTTTCTCTTAATATTTTACAAATTCTTTCAGCACTATGTCCATCACCAAATGGACTGTTATAATTAATCTCATAATCATTAATATGAGTTTGAAAAGTATCAAACAAATCTTCAGGTTTATCTATCATAAATGTACTTTGTCCTATCGCTTCTGGTCTTTCAGTTACTTTTCGACATGTTAAACATTTTTTATTAAAAAATGAACATTCTTCTTGAATCCCACCACTATCTGTAATAACTAATCTTGTTTTAACTAATAGTTTTAATAATTTATCATGTGACATTGGTTCAACCACTTTCACATATTTAAACATTTCTTTATATTTTTGTACATTAGGATTTGGATGTAATGGTAGGATGAATTCATAAGCAATATAATGTTCAGCTATTTTTTCTAATTCCTTAAACCATTTTTCCATTTCAACATGATTTTCACGTCTATGCATTGTGATTAATATTTTATTCTTATATTCACAATCTTTTTTATATGGTAATAAATTATCAAGAACTGTGTTACCAACATCATATTTTAATCCACCAATTCTTTCGTTATTTAAAACTTTTACTGCATTAAATGTTGGACATAGATGAATATCAGTGATTTGTGATACTAATCTACGATTTTGTTCCTCTGGATATGGATTTGAGTTATCATATGTTCTTAAACCTGCTTCAAGATGAATTACTTTTATTCTATGATGAAATGCTGATAATGCGACAGCTAGTACTGATGTTGTATCACCCTGAACTAAAACATAATCAATGTCTTCTAAAATATTAGAAAATATTGACATTATAGATTTTACTATATTATCTAACCTATTATTATTATCATCAATAATATCGATATGATAATCTGCTTTCTTTTCTTTTAATAAATCTTTATGTTGTCCAGTAAATAGTGTAATATATTTAATATTATTTGAATCAAACTCATGCATTATTGATTTCAGTTTAATATATTCTGGTCTTGTTCCGTATGCTATTAATATCATAATTTGATTTTTAATTCTTTTATTTGATTATATAAATCACCCAAGTCAATTTCTGATTTATTATTTAAATTATATTTTTTATCTGTTGTTCCACAACCACCACTTCTATTCATTATCAAGTCAGTTGTTATAATTTCATTAGATAATTTATCAATATTAAATTTTTTGGAAACCAAATCGATAAACTTTTCTTCATTACCTAATATGTCTTCATGAAAAACAATTATTACTTTTGATTCAAATTTATTAAAAAATTTAATATAATCAGCAATACCTCTTAAATAAATATCTATTATTTCATTTTCTGAAAATCTTCTCCATTTTTTAAATGATGAAATAAAATTTCCACTTTCTTTTAAAACAATAATAAAATTTTCACCTAATTCTATATTTGGTTTACAATGTTTAGTTGCAATGAAACTGGTTTTAATGTATGAATCTTCAACATTTTTTGGTTTTTGAACTTTAGAATGCATTGATTTATAATTATTATCTAAATTATTTTTAATTAAAAACTCAACATAATTTGTTCCAGTTCTAGGTAACCCATATATTTGTATCTTATTCATCATTCAATTTCTTTAATATTAAATAAACAATATTTAAACCACTATATGTTTCATTCACTGCAACAGAATTACTTCCATTCAATATACTCTCAACACGAACACATTTTTCATTCACTAATTCTTCTATTTCAGGAAGATTTACCCTTGGATAATCAAAAGTAAGAATTAAATAGCCATTAGTTTTTACCTGTTTAAATAAATTATTAATTGCTTTTTTTCTTTCTTCTTCTTTTGGTATATGTTCTATTGTTGACACATTTAAAACAAAATCAAAAGTGTTTTCAAATTCTTTATTTTCTGTTGTAATATCATAATAGAAAGTATCTCTAACCTTTGATTCAGAAATATCAGAATGAACACATTCACCAATTTCAGTTAACATATCTCTAAATATAACATGCACTCCTTCAAAACCCCAAGAACTATTATGTATTTTTGGTTTTATCCCATTTTTATTTTCATTAATGAAATCATTCACATATCTATATTCATATGGTCTTGACCACATTTTAGGTCTCACAAACTTTTCATCATAGACATCATTATTTGATGCAAATCTAAAATCTATTACTTTAAAATTATTCATCTTTTTATATTTTATAATCCAATATGCCACAAAAATTTTTTATTTGTGTCAAATTTTATTTTTTCTTGCCAAACTCTTTGAGGTGGAAATGCTTCCCAATTATCAGCTATTGGTATTACTTCATCATTTAATGGAATTCTAACCTCATAACCCAAACCTAAATAACAATTAGTAAAAAGTGTTTCAGATTGACCAACTCCTGCATAATTTATTAAATTATTTCTTTCATCATATGGTAATTTACCAAATTTCTTTTTCACTTTTTTCAATATTTCTTTAGTTGAAACACCAACACCACCTGAAACATGTTTTCTATTTAAATTATTCTCGAAATTTATAGATGTCAATGCTAAAAACCCTAATTTTTCATCAGAAAACTCATTAATTGCAATTTCGTAATATCTTGGGTATATTGTAATTAAATCATCTTCACAAAAAAACCAAAAATCATAATCATTTTCAAAAAGATCAAAAGCATAGCTATATGCACCTAATGAACCACCTTTATTTTCTCTATTAAATACCATTATTTTTCCGCTTGGTATTTTTTTATTGTTAAGGGATTTAAGATATTCTTCACATTCATTAGTAATTTCATTTGATTGATTATTAATAATTATAACATCCATATTCTCAACACCAGAATTCATTATTATATCATTATTAATATTTAACTTTAAAACAGAAAGTGTTTCATCAGCATTTGCTGGACTAGCTGAAGCAATCCCCCTTCTCGTCCCAAAATAAGTACAATAAATTTTACATGTTTTCATAATCGCTCACTAATATTGACATTATTTTTGAATTAATCCACTCACCATTCTTTAATACTTCATCCCTTTTAATACCTTCATCAACAAATCCAAATTTTTTATATAATCTAATTGCTCTTTTATTTGTTTCCAGAACCTCTAGTGATATTTTATGTAGATTACATTCATTAATAATTATAGGAATAAATTGACGATATGCTTCACTAGCATATCCTTTTCCTCTATAATCTTTATGGATATCAGCACCAATATAAATATTTTTATTTTCTTTAGACCAATTGCTTGTTCTGAAATAACCAATTGATTCACCATTTAACATTATAATAAAAAATAATGGCTTTGTATTAAAAAACCAATCGTAAGTTTCTTCTAATGAAAATTGACAAGAATTGTGTAAATATTCTTCACAACATTCGTTTCTAACCTCATTAAAAAATGGTATATCTTTATATGTTAATCTTCTAATTCCTATTTTCATTTTACTATATTTTGAATCGGTGTTATTAATTCATAATTATTTTCACTATCACAACTATAATCAATAATATTTCCTAAACTAAAAAAAGTTACACGATATTCATCTTTATAATCTTTAAGTCCAATATTATTATCTAATAAATATTTTGAAAAATTTAATTGATAATTACTATCAAACCAATCATTAAAATCAACAGTTTTAATGATTTTTTTTATTGTCTTACTTGAAATAATTCCATTGGATATCCTACAATGGAATGGTAAATTAAAAGATTTATCATCACCAGCTAATGAACATAAATATGTACCTTCTTCATATAAATCAATCAATTTTTCATCAAAATTATCACAAGCTGGAACATAATCATCTTCAATTAAAATATGATAATCAAAATCATCAACATAACGCTTTAATGCTGTTAACCATTGTCCATATGAAAAATATTTATTTTCACAATCAACAATTTGTATTCTATTATCTTCAGGAATATCATAATAAGAATTATTTACTTTTGATAATGGTTTCATTATAGTTATTTGTGAAATATTATTTCTCACATTATTTATCTGTTTAATATGATTATTCAATACTTTTTTATAATAAATCATATCAACAGCAGGTTTCACCCTTCTACCATTCCAAGTTGCAATAATATAATTAATTCTCATATGTATTATTTACCACCCCTTTTTTATACAATCAACAATATATTCTCTTTCTTCTTTAGTTACCCACCAACCAACAGGAATACTTATTAATCTTGGAGTAATTTTATCGAGATTAGGAAGGATTGTCTTATAATCCCTAACACATGTATGAATATCATTTCTTTCATGAACCTGACTAACCATGATGTTACATTCTTTCATCCAATCCATGAATTCTTGTTTTCTATCAACATACATGGAGTAAATCCAAAATGCTGAATCCATTCTTGTGTCTCTTTCAAGTAATTCAACACCATTCACACCTTTCAATGCATCATCATAATATTTAGCGTTTTCTTTATGTTTATTAATAACATTAATATCTACTTCTTTCAAATTCTCCATACCAATTGCAGCATTCACATCATTCATATGAAATTTATAACCCCATTCTTCTATGTCTGCTTCACATCTAAAGTCTTTTTTATTATTATCCCTATCAATACCATACCAACGTAATAATTTTGCCCTTTTATATAGATTATTATGTGGCAGTACTAATGCTCCACCATCTACGCTTGTAAAGTGTTTAATGGCTTGAAAACTGAAAGTACAGATGTTTCCATGACTACCAATTGGTTGTCCCTTAAATTGACTTCCAAATGCATGTGCGCAATCCTCTATAACACTTGGTTTAAACCCAAAATTAAATTCTGACCAATTTTGTATCTCTTTAATTCTATCAAGATCAACAGGGTAACCACCCCAATGAACAAGCATAATTGCTTTAGTTTTAGATGTTATTTTTCTTGCAAGATCATCTAAATCCATATTTAATGTTTTAGGGTCAACATCTACCCATTTAATATTTAAATTATTTGCAAGAATTGGAAAATTACTAGCAGTGCATGTTAATGGTGTCGCAAGTACTTCATCACCATCATTAATACCATCCCAATTATGATTAGTTTGATAATTATCATGTACCTGCATTCCTTTAAATGGTTTTTTTAATAAATGTAATGCTAGATGTTCAGCAGATGTTGCTGAATTAGTTGTTACAACATAATCATTTTTAAATCTATCTTTTAGTTTTTCTTCAAATTCATCTACTTTCGGTCCTTGACCTATGTAACCTGAATCTAAAACTGCCCCTGCAACATCTTTTGCAGTATTTGACATATAAACCTTAAACAATGGAATTATCTTTTTCATCTTATTTTATTTTACCAAACACATATTTTATTTAATGTTTTTGCACCTACATGATATCCTCTTGTTGGTTTCATTCCCATTTGAGTATCTAATGTAGAACCGATATCAATATAAGTATTATTTTTATTCATAAAAACCCATAACTCATAAGTTAAGATATTAGCAAGAGGTCCTGCTGCAAAAAGAAATATTTTATCTTTAGAATTTTCATAATCTTTCATTATTTCACTAAACACATTATAATCCTTTAACCATGCATCAGTACCAACATGATATGTTTTTTCAACATTAAATGGTAATAATGAAGTATCTGCCTTATCATTTACAACCATTACAATATCATGATTATTCATTTCTGGAACAAATTCAGATAAAAAACGTTTATAATTTGAATTAACATAAATATTTGCCCAAGTCAAATGTTCTTCATCTTGACATGACTTAGTTTTCATATATTTATATTTTTCCTGACCAACACAACAAGGACATGCAATACCAATATAATATCCATCATCAGTTGTCGTATATGAATATTCTAGTTTATTTCTAACACCAACATATTCATTCATATTTGGGTCATATCTAAATTCACCATTTTTTTGATTCCGTAAATCAATAAATTTATTTTCTAATATCATTAATTCACCATCACCCCATCGTGACAATGAAAAATGTTCATTAGACTTAATTTTATTTAAAAACTTATCAAAATCACCACCAAATGTTTTCATCTTATTTAATTTTATTTACAGTATCCCAACCACAATCAATACAATGAAAACAAACCTTATCTCTAACACCATAATGTGCGTTTTTTGTCCAAGAAGCATTTTCATCATTACCAAATTTCATCCCAACTTTAAAATCTGAACTCCACAAATTTTTATTACTAATTGGATGTGGTGGGACAAATGTATTAATACCTCCATACTTTTGTGCTAAATATGAAAACATAATATCTTCACCATTATCCCAAGTAAAAGGTTCTTCATACCATAAATATTTTGCCCATTCTTGTCTAAAAAACCAAGCATGACCAACTAAATCTACACGTTTTGTTTTATTTAATTGTTCACCATTCCATCCAATTTTATCGAAAGGTAAATATGATTTCCCTTTAATAATAACACCACTACCACCAAGAATACCATTTGTTTCAGGATTTTCAATTGTTTCAAGACAATTCTTTAACCAATCTTTTTGTGGTATTGTATCATCATCAAACATCGCAACATATGGAGTTTTCAATAATAATGGAACTGTAAATCTTCCAAAAAATTTAGTATTCCAATTACACGTATATGTTTTTATTTCTTTATCTTTTGGAAGATATTGTCCAACATCACTTTTATTATACCAAACATGAATATTTTCACTCTTTACTTCAATTGATTGATCTTTAATTGCTTGAATCTGTTGTTCAAGTGTGTGTGGTCTTTTATAAACATTTAATATTACACTTACCATAATTTACCTATATATTTTTGAGTATATACACCACCTTGCCCATCAATTCTAACATCACCATGTAATTTTGAATCACCATTACCATCATGATAAACTAACGAATTTTCAGTTCTATATATCTCGTTATTTAAATAACCAATTGCGTCACCAATTTGAGTCCAAGCACGAACAGGGACTCCAGCTTTACAAACTTCATCAGCATTAACCTCAAGCATTTTATATTCCATAAACTCAATTACATCAATATCAATTAATGCAATTCCATCAACAAAATGCTTATTTGACCACCAACTTTCGAATTCAGATGTTTCATTAAATGACCATAAATGTGGTGCTATCGCCATTATATTGCTGTTTTTTTCTTTTTTATTAAAAAATAAATCTGTTAATACATTTAAGAAATCTTTTGATAATATAAAATCATCATCCATCTGTAATACAGCATGACATTTTACTTCTTTTAAAATTTCCCACATCTGATTATAACAATACCAATGCAATACTTTTCCATTTGGTTTTTCATTTTTTATATAATGAATATTAGGATAAATATTAAGTAAATTATCATATCTTTCATCATCAGAACCATCATTTAATAATACTAATTTAAATGTATATTTTGTTGGTTCATTATATAATTGTGAAATAATTCTTTCTACTTTTTCATATCTATTATATGATGGAATACATATTACAACATCAAAATCAACAAATGCTTTTTTTTGATATGGTGTTGGCATTAAGTTAACAACAACATCATTTTTTATTTCACCCCTAAATTCTTTTTGAATTCTAATACCTTCCCTTCTTTTATTTCGTAAAAAAGGATTGGGTTGTTCATTCTTTAAAATTGGGATAGGTTTAGATTTATCTCCAAAAATTCTCCTACGATTTCTTTCATTCATGTTGTTCTTTTTTTCGATATACAAATTTTTATCATGTCTATGTTGTATCTTTTTAAGTATTAGTTCTTTTTTGTCAATTTTTTTTCTCATAATTATAACTATATATTTAAATAGTTATAAAGAATGTTTTCGTCTTAATGCTGCTAATCCACTATCTGTTCCTTTAGATGTTATACCTGAGTCAAGATAATAGGCATAAAATTTAAGATTTGGAACTAACACACCTTTTCCTCCATTTTTCACAATTGTTAACCAAATATCCCAATCTTGTAATCTTTTTAAATTTTCATCAAACATTGGAAAATTATCTCTCCTGATTAAAGACATTGTTGAAATATAATTCATTCCTTTTAACACTTGTGCATTAAATGGTCTTGATGGAATTTGAAAATTACCATGCATAGGATGTGATTCTGGATGTAATACAATACCATGATAGCCAGTATATGAAAATGCTGCTGTTTGATCTTTTATTAGCTTTTCATATAATGATTTAATGTAATTTTTCGGTAATAAAATATCATCATCACAGAAGAATACAAAAGGTTGTGTAGATTTTTTAAATCCATCATTTCTTTTCTTTGGTGCTGTACCTTCATTATCATTAATAATAATTTCCATTACATCATTCGCTTCGATTAATGGTAAGACCATATTTGTGAAAAAATCCCTTCTACTTTTACTTAAAGGCACAATAACACTAATTGGTAATCCTTCTTCTACTTTATCTACTTTTATCATTCTTCATAATTTAATGGTAAATCATTTTTATATTTTTCAGCAAATTGCTTTCTATTTACTTCCCATTGCTCATTAGTCATACCTACTGACTTATGTAATATTCTAATATCAGTGGTTACACCAATATTACAACCATCTAAATAATTAGGTATGCAAAATGATAGATCATATAAATGAAAACCATTAAAATCTTCATCAAATTTATTTTCAATATTATTACAATCAACAGCCATAAATAAACCATCAACAAGAACAACTGGTTTAATATATCCTGCAACAGGTTTTGCATATTCATTCACCCATGTATTAATACCATCAGTATGTTCTACAACACCATACATTTTAGACCTATCATTCCACCACACACCATTTTCACCAAGATGTGGACTTCCAGCAACACCAATAATATCGAAATCAAAATTATTAAATTTATTTAATAATAATTTACCCCAATTTTTAGTTTTAAATACAATATCATTATGACAAAACACCATAATTGCATCACTATTATTATATTCACCTATTGCTTTGTTATAAATTTCTGTTAAACTATATTGATTAAAATTTTGATAACCATGAACAGTACATTTAACTTTACCAACAGTTTCTAAAACATGATGATTAAATTTATGATTTTCTTCTTCAGTAAGATGTGAAGAATAAATTACAATTATATTATTTTTCATTTATTATTAATTAAAATTATTGCAATTACAAACTTACTAATTAATAATTAATATATCAAGTGTAATTTATTGTGTTTTAAATTTAGTTAGAATTGCTTCATAATCAGCCTTAACCTTTGCAAGTGGGAATGGTATTCTAATTAATGCATTATCTGTAATATCAAATTCTGATACATATTCTGGATTTGCATATAAAATAAGAAAATCATAAAATGGATTTCCATAATATTTTTGTGATAATTTATCTAATCTACTAAAATCAGGATTCCAATTCTCATATTTATCACTTGAATTAATTGGTAAATTAACAAAAGGAATATCATCTTTTGTACCGTCATCATTTTCTAAAATTGAATATCTATTATAATCAGTATATGGCATCTTTTAATTTATTAATTTGTTTAATTTTTCTTTTTCAGTTGCCAATATACCTTTCATATAACTTTCTTGTTTATTTGCAACATCAGATGGTAATTTATACATACCTTCAGAACTAAAATTAGAGTTAGCATAATAATTAAATGATACAGCATTTTGAAGTGCATCGATAGGTCCTTTCAACGATTGACCACCCATTACTTTCATACTTAATGTAACATTTGCCATCATTGGCTGCATTCCAAATCCTTCTGGATTCATATCCCAAGGACTATCAACATAATCAATATTTAAACTTTCAATAATTACTTTTGTATAAAAGAAATCACCAACTCTTAAAATACAAATTGGTTGACGACCAAAAACTGAATTTTTTGCTCTTGTAATATTATTATCATCAACTTGCACATCATATCTTAATGCAGCACCTTGTCTCATACATTGCTGTAAGAATGTTAACCTTTTATGAAAATCTTCAGGAGTTTGTGAATGAAATGCTGGATAAAAATTATTTTTATTAATTGAGCTAAAACCATTTAATATTGCACTTTCATCAGCAGTTCTTTCATTCATTAAACAATCCGAAGCATTATTTTTTTGTTTATTTTTCTCATTTTCTAATCCAACAATTTCATTATTGATATCATCAATAGTTTTTTGTTCATCAGCAGTTAATGTTTTTGAAATATTATCAACTGATTTATCATTTCTAACTATTTTTATTTCTGAATATCTATCTTGTTTAGCTGATTTAAGAGCAATTCCACTTACTGTAGCACCATCATCACTAGCTTTAGTACTACCTAAACTTTCTGTTGTAATTTCAACACCCATTTGATCTGGTGTTTTTCCAAATAATGCTAAAATTTTTCTTTCAATAAAATTCTTTGCAGCATCTGCCCTTCTTTGTCCTAATAATTCATTATATTCTGAGGTATATAATTTTGATGCTGACCCAATAATTTCAATTTTATAATATTCTCTATCTTCTTCGTTTTCGAAAAATCTTTTTAATTCAGAAATTAAAGGAACTGTATTACCAAAAAAATCAGTTTCAAAAACAGAAGTATATTGTGAATATGAATATGGTTTTGAAACTTCATAATAAGTCTTCCCACTAACATTTACAGTATTTAAATCACCAATATAAAATATATCTTTATTTAATCCATAATGAGTTAAATCAGTAGTTGTAATAATTTCAGGATGAATATCATATGAATTATCATACATAGTATCAATAATTGAACTTAAATTATCACTTACTTTAGGTACATCATTTGGAAAATATATAGTAAATGTTTTAGAATTCTTATTTAAATTTGGTTGAATTGATTTATTATCGCCAATAATTAATTCTTTCTTATTTTCAAGTTCTTTTATTTTTGCCTCTTGATTAGTTTGTGGTGTAATATTGGTCAATTTATCACCACCAAAAGCAAAGAATTCTGCAATATCTTTATGTGATGTTTTACTATCTTTATAATTTTTTACATGTGGTGGATAATCAATTAATAATGAAAAATTAAGCACAGCACTTCTTTCAGAATTTTGATAATTATACATCGGCTCACCTCTACCAACCATAACTGTTGATTCAAATTTAGCATTAGTTGTTTCATTAATTTCTAATGCGTATGGTGGAAACCACATTATACGTCCATTGAAAGGACCTACTTCACACACAGGAATTGGTGACCCAAATTCATCATCAATTATACCAACTCCATCTTTACTAATAACTCTAACTGCAAGATTTTCAAGACTAAACATTAAATCTTTATTATTAATGTTTCCTTCTTTATCTAATATTGGGTGTATTCTAGGTAAAACTGAATCATATATTACAGAATTTTCATTTCCACCATATACTTTATTCCCATTAAATCTTATTGTTTTCGTAAATTTATCATATTGGTCAATTGCTGAATGTTGACGAGTACCTCTAACACTGGTATTATCACTAGAATCAGCATATGTACTATCATTAGATTTAAATAAACCTGAACCATTAAAACCTGCAATCTTATCACCTTTCATAAAGGCTTTTCTTGTCATATCAACAATTTCACCCTGAGAAGCAATAACTAAATTTCTAGTATACTCTAATAAACCAGTTTTAACATTAAAATCTGTCTCAAATTTTGATTCATCTACAGTAAATCCCTGATAATTATCACCCCTATATTGTGCACCTACATTATTAGTAATATCATCAATTCCATCTCTACCCCAAACAATTTTATTTTCATTATTATTTAAGTTTCCTCTAAATTCAGTTTCATCACCAATCCAATCATTTTGTCCAAATACCGAAGTATATGTATAATCTTTTTTTAATGGATTACCCATCCAATCAATAGCATCATCATTTGGTGCATAATCACCATTACTATAATCTGCTGAATTAAACATGTTTTGATTAGCTACATCATTAGAATATTCAGAATTATTTAAATATTGAACAATAAACGATTTATATGGATAAAATCTATTATTGTTAAAATCAAAAAATTTCTTATTGTTTGATAATAATATATTTTTAGTTCCTTGTATTGATGTTTCTGCTTCATCAGCCTTATCATAATAAACAACATTATAAGCATCATTATTAGGTCTAAATCTATTATTATTTATTGATGTAAATAAAAATTTTAATTGACCAGTACCTGTATTATTTAAAAAATCATTATTATCTGCATCCTTAGTAAACGGATAATTTTTATTTGGGTAAAAACCAGTTACACTATCAATAAAATTACTAAAACCTGTTTTATCTTCTTTTTTAGTAATATTATAATTAATTCTTTTAGTAAATAATTTAGTGTCTTTATTTCCATCAAACAAATTAGACACATTCATTATTGGTAAATAATCTTGAGCAACACTTGAACCAGCGTTCATAGCAAATTGTCTACCTAACATCACTAAACCAATTTCACTTAATGGTGTTCTATTAACAACCAATCTACCATAAATCGTATTTTCAAGATTATATGATTTAAATGGTGTTAAAAGACTAGTAATACTACTAATTGCACTTACTGTTTTATCAACAGCACCATCATCATATGTTGGATACTCAGTATATGGAGTATATAAATTTCTAGTTACTAATGTATCTCTTATTTGATTAGTAGTAGTTAATAGATTAGATGTTGTGATATCTGATTGTGTTGCCATTAATATCTTATTATTTTTAATAAATACTTGTAATATTAAATTATTAAACATATTTTTACACTGCCAAAATCTACCCAAACCTCAACGCACAATATAAACTTATTTATCCTAAAACATTGTTGGGTATTAACCCAAGTGAAAAATTGAATGATAATAACTTGATCTAACCAATCCAAATCAAAAGATTTGGATTTTTCCCTTAAATTGAGTATAATAAGTTAATGATTAAAATAGCGAATTTTAATGAGCATAGTATTCCTATTATTCAAATTGTTATTAGATTTGTAAAATTTAATAATCAAGTATGTAATTTTGTTTATTAAATTCGTAGAATTGAATAAAAAGACTTTTTGTGTATAAAGTGGACTGGCTTATTAGACAGTTTGCTTTATTAAACGGAAAGTTCGTCAAAGTTACAAGAATTATTTTTAATAAACAAGAGATTTTTAATTAAATTCAAAAAATAAAATTATGTACCTGTTCCATAACCAATTTTAGCATCAACTTGTCTTTGTATTGCTGTTACTGGACGATATATTTTTTGCATAAATTTTTCACCATCAATATTTAATGTAATATCACTAACTACTGCTACATTACTATCAGCAAATTCAACTTTTAATGGTTTTTTCAAAATATTTGCTAAGTCAGCTAACATTCCACCACCTTTTGTATTTACTTTTGATATTGATTCGACAGCATTTTGTATTGCGATATAATCTTCTTTATTTCCAGTTAATACTGTGCTAATATTTTTAAATGCATTACCAACTCTTGAAATTGCATCAGCATTTTTTGATATTGTTTTCATTGTTGCAGCAAATGTTAATAATCCTAATGCACCAACTGTAAATCCCATCATTGAAGCAGCTAACATTCCAACTCCTGCTCCTACTTTTATCATTGATTCACCAGCACCATTACTTTTTTCAATTAAATTTCCTAAACCTTCAGCCATTTGACCAATTCCCCATGCAGCAATTCCAATACCAGCACCAACACCTAAAGCAGCAGCACCAAAAGCTAACATTGCTGGTGCAGCAGCAGTACCTGCCGTAGCAAACGCAAACATTGCAGGTACTAAAATTGCAACCATAGTACCACCAAGAATACCAATAGTACCATTCATCATTTTTAGTTTATCTACATCAACATCTTTAATTGCTTTTGCTAATTCACTAATACCTGCTGATGCTACACCAATACCAGCACCCACTCCAACGGCAGCAGCACCAACACCTAATCCACCTTTCATCATACCTGCACCTCTACCAGCAGCTAATTTTCCCCTACCAGCCATTTGTGAACCAGATAAAGCAGAACCTCGACTTCCAATTCCACCAGTCAATTTATTTGCAGCACCTGATGTTAAATTTCCAAATCCTTTTAATACAGTTTTCCATGCTAAAGCACCAGCTAATAATATACCACCAGCAGTAGCAACACCACCCCAACCACTTCCAGCAAGAGTTGACATCCAATCAGCAATAGGTCTTACCCATTCTAATGTTTTATTAACACCTCTTAATAATGGTAATAATGCACCTTTTAATGCATTTATTGTATTTTTGAATACTTCATCAAATGTTTGTGCTTCTTTTGCTCTTTGTTGTAATGTTGTTTGTTCTTTCTGAAAAGCATTTGCTTGTTCACTAGTTAATTTACTAATATCTGTCATATGACCAGCAAGCATAACTTGGAATTTACCAGTTTTAGAATCCATCGTGGCAGCACCTTTAAGTAATTCCTTTTCACGCTTAGTTAATCCTCTACCAGCTAATTGATTATCCATTATAGATAAATCAAGTCTTCTTTGTGCAATTTCAAACATTTCTTCTTTAGCAATACCTAAAGAATTTGCAACATTTGATAATCTATCAACATCAGCAGGACTTATAAATTTTTCGAAGGTTGTTTTACCATCAGGACTTATTATTTTCCTTAAAGTATAAACTCCTTTAGTCATATTTGATATTTGTTCTGTAACCTTTTCTGGTTCATTACGAACCATATATAACCAACGGAGTGGGTCCATTTTTGCAAAATTACCACCCATTACTTGTAAATTAGCACCTAATTCAATTACTTTTTCTAATCCTCTTGTTGCTTCAGCTACATTAAGAGCAGTTTCCATACTAACTCTAGTTTTTTCAGCATCTATAGCCATAGTACTGAATGCTTTAACACCGTTAATAAATGTAAATGTTGATAATTTTTTGAAGTTTTTATTAATATTTGAAAGAATTTTAGTTGTATTAAGACCCATAAGTTCAGATGTTTCTACAACACCTTGAACAAAATTCATAGTTCTTCTAACATCAATTCCCATATATTCAAATTGTGCAGCTAATTTTGTTGCTTGTTCAACACCTAAACCAGTACCTCTACCAATAGTAGTTATATCTATCAGAGTTTCAGCCACTAAAGCACGTGCTCTGCCAGTTTCATCAGCAAAACCTTGTTGCATTGTTCGAATATCTTCTAATGAACCACCTAAACTTGAAACGATTCCAACCGATTGTTCGAATGATTGTCTCATTAAATCAGCTTTTGCTCCCGACATTCCTAAATTAAGGATTGTTGATTTAATAATTTTATCTGAAGCTAATAAATAATCTAAACCAAGTTTAAATTGTCCAACAGTGAATTTTAATATACCTAATAATTGTTGTCTAGTTCTAACCTCTTTTGAAACTTCAGAATTAACATTTCGTTGTTCATTTACAATTTTAGTTAATTCTTCTTTTTCTTGAGCAGTTAATGATGATGCTTGTTTTCTTGATTCTAATACTAGTCTTTCTTGTTCAGTTTGGACTCTTTTTTGATTTGCAATATATTCTTCTTGAATTTTTATTCTATCATTAAAATCAATAGCAGTATTTAATTGATTATTATAATCAACCTGTAAATCCCTCAATTGTTTTAAAAATTCTAATTTATCTGCCATTATTAAACATTTACATATAAATACAATAGTCCAAGTTTTTTAATGACTTGGACTATTACTATTTTTTAATCTTGCAGCTTCCTGCATTTTTTCGATTTCTTCATTTTCTTTTTGTAATAAAAACAAAAAGTGTCTTCTTCTGTAAATTGGCAGTCTTTCTACGTACTCTGCTTGAAACTTAGCGTGTTTGGTCAAAATATAAATTTCTTCATCGACCATTTTTTTGTAATCACCCGCTAGGTGCTTGGGAAAAAAAAATCTATGCCCACACTTAAATTCGTTTTAAATTTATAACCATCATTAGTCATAAATTCATATGCCATATCAACATCTGGTTTAACATCCATGATTTTTTTACGAATAGTGTACGCATCTAATGCTGGCATAGCATCAACAAATCTATCAATATATGATCTGTCATCTTTTCCATTAATTGAAACAATACTTGCTTTTAGTTTTAACGTACTATATTGACTATAATCTTCACCATATGCTAATTTAATTTCTTCGGCTGATTTATATATTTTTGAATCTTCACCATGACTAATTAATCTAATTATAACAGTTTTTTTACGCATTGGTATTTTTACTGAGAAATAACCTCTTTCATCAGGTTTTTCTTCAACTATTTTATATCTAAGTTTTAATAAATCTACTTTTGAATTAAATGGGATACCTGTTCTTGGGTCAACAACTTCTACAGAATAATCTGAACCATAACTAGATGTACGTAAAAATAATAAAAGTGCATTTCTATCACCTTCTAATAAATCTTCAACTATAATTCCTTGAGATTTAATTTTTCTTTTTAATAACACATCTAAAACAGTACCATTTTCGATTAATGATGGAGTTGTTAATAAATCTTCATCTTTAGATGTCATATATTCGATATTAACTTCAGAAACACCATTTGGGTAGTATAAACCATTTGATGGTAATTTAACTATTTCATATGATGTAATTAAATCAGGGTCAGTTTCTTTTGACATAGTTTTTTCATATTCATTAGCATTAAAGTTTGCTTTTGGAACAGAATCACCAACAACTGGGATATTATCGCCTGATTTATATTTATTTAGTGCATCAGCAATGCTTTCTTTTTTTGGTATATTATCAATGTTTTCGTTTCCCATTATTATAGTTTTTTATATTTTATTATTGTTTTTAATAAATACTACAAAAAAAATTATTGAATTAATCAAGATATTTTATTTAAATACGTATAAGTTAGTAAATAGTAAATAGTATGAAAAATAATATATTAGTAATTTATGTTGGTGTAGCTGGTATTCGTGCTGAAGATATTCCTGAATATGTAAATAAGGTAGCAGCTAAAATTACACCAGTAACTTTTGAAGGTGAAATTATTTACATACCAATACAATCAAATGATACTAGAATAGAATGTGTAAATCCTAAATATATTACTGATATTGAATTGATTAATGAAAATAGAACAAAAATAAAAGAATTAAATGAAGAATTAAAATTTCAAATAAAACAATTAAAATCGAATAAGAAATGAGTAAAAAAATAAAGGTTGGTATAGATATAAATGAAATTTTTAGAGCAAGATGGCTTCAATTTGATAGATTTTATGCACAGGAATTTGGTGAAGATGGTGTTCCTGATACACAACCATATGTGTATGATTTATTTAATAGTTATAAATTTGAAGACACAACTGAAACAATTAAGGAATTAAAAGAACCTGAAGATTTTCCTGAAAATATTAATCCAATTGATTATGAACTTAATGAAGAAGGTGAAGCACCAGCAGATGCTTTTTTATTTAAAAAACCTGAAGTTAATAAATTAACTGCAAAAGAAGTTTATAATAGATTTATGTATGAAGATTTCCTTTTTGAACTTCATGCAAGTGCACCAATAATGTACAAGGGTATGGATTTACATGTTAATAATTTTTTAGAAAAATATAAAGACTCATGTGAATTTATTATTTATTCTGTTGAAAATAAATTCAGTATTCCACCAACATTATTCTTTTTAAGTAAAATGTCATGTAGATTCAAAAATATTAAATTTATCGATAAATCTGTTGATGCTTTAAATGATGTTGATGTGTTAATTACTACTGACCCAGAAATATTATCATTAGGTGTTCCTTGGGGTATGAAAATAATTAAAATGAGTAGACCATATAATAAAAAATTAAAATCAAATTCTATGGAAGCATTACAAATAGCTGATTTAATTGATAATTTAGAATTTGAAAAAATAATTAAATACAAAAAATAATAAAAATGAGTGAAGAATTAAATATAGCAACAAAACAAGCTGATTCTGAAAAAATAGAAAAAGTTAAATTATCTTTAGATAAAATAAAAAATAAAGAATCTAAATTTTTATTTTGTGTACCAGAATCACAAAGTCCTTCAGCAAGTGTTTATGAAATTTATTTTCATGCAACAGTTGTAAAAAATATGGGATATAATGTAACTATTTTGGTTGAAAAAGGTGATTATGTTGCACCAAAATGGATTGAAAAAGAATTAACACAGCATGAACATTTATCTTTAACAGACCCCAAATTAATGGTCGGTCCTGAAGACGTGATGATAATCCCTGAGATATATTCAAATGTAATGGAACAAACTAAAAATTTACCATGCGTTAGAATTGGATTTTTACAATCAGTGGATTATATGACAAATAGTTTAATTCCCGGGACTGATTGGGCATCATTTGGAATTCATGATATTATTACAACATCACAATCGCTTAAAGAACTATTTGAAACATTCTATGGGGAAACTAAATATAAAATTCAAACATATAATATTGGTATTCCTGATTATTTTGAAAAATCAGATAAACCTCAAAAGCCAATAATTTCAATTATAGGTAGAAATCCAAATGAAATTTCAAAATTTGTTAAATTATTTTTTAGTAAATATCCACAATATAGTTGGGTTACATTTGACCCAATGTTAACTAAAAGTAAACCACCACAATCAATGCGTAGAGTTGACTTTGCAAAAAGATTGAAAGGAAATTTTGCAGCAGTTTGGATTGATAGAATATCATCTTTTGGTACATTTCCATTAGAATGTATGAAATCTGGTGTAGTTCCAATTTGTTTTAAACCAGATATTATCCCTGAATATTTAATTGAAAGAGATGAAAAAGGTGTTGCTAAAAAAATGGTTGAAGGTGCTGGTGTATGGACTGATAATTATTATGAATTACCAGTACTAATGAATGATGTTTTAGTTAAGTTCCTAGATGATTCAATTTTACCAACACTATATGAATCAATGAATAATGTTGCTTCAAAATATACTCAAGAGGATTCAGAAAAACAATTAGTTGAAATATATCAAGGTTTTATTAATCAAAGAACTAGTTTGTTTGAACAGGCATTAACTACACCTGCTGAAGAAGTAAATGAAGTAGAAAAAAATAATAAAAAAGAAAAATAAAGTAACAATGAATATATCAGTAATAATTCCAGTTCATAAATATGATGATAAAATTTCAACATATTTAAATAGTGTAATTGAATCAATAACAAAAAATGTAGGTGTAACTGAATTACCTCAAGTAATTATTGTTTATCCACCAGATATTGAAAAAGAAATTATAGGATTTAGAGATAGTCAAGTCCGAAAATATGGTGATAAATTTTCTGAAGCTAAATATACTTTAGTGAAAAATGAAGATAAAACTGATTATCAATCACAGGTAAATTTAGGTGTTGAATATGTAAGCACTGATTATTTTTCAGTAATTGAATTTGATGATGAATTTAGTACCACTTATTTTAAAAATGTTGAACAGCATATAAACACATATCAAGATGTTGATATTTTCTTATCAATGATAATTGAGGTTAATGATAAAAACGAAGGTATGAAATTAACTAATGAAACCGTATGGGCGCAACAATTTGTTGGTGAAAATGGTGAAATGGGTTATTTGAATGCAAAATCATTACAACAATATACAGATTTTAAATTATCTGGTGCTGTAATAAAAAAATCAGAATTTGAAAATATTGGTAAATATAAATCAAATATAAAACTATCATTTATGTATGAGTTGTTGTTAAGGGCATTAAATAATGCGTGTAAAATATATACGATACCTAAAATCGGATATAAACATTTAGCAACAAGACCAGATAGTTTATTTGGTGAATATTCTAAATCAATGTCAATGAATGAAAGAAAATTTTGGTTTGATACAGCTAAGAATGAGGCTAATTTTATTAATGATAGGGTTATTGATACATCACGTATAACTAAACAAATTGTTACATAAAAATAAGACTATTAATTTTATGTAGATAATGAAAGAAATTAAAAAAAGTACACCATATTTTGCTGAAAGGGAAGAACAAGCTGTAGCTGATTATATTAATTCAAACTCATTTGAGGAAAAGAATAAAATATATAATGAGATACTGATTGAACCCTTTCGCAAAATGATTCAATCCATATTAAGAAGATATCCAATACATATTGGAAACTATGATATGGCAGAAGTAGAATCAAATGCATTAGCACATTTGATAGACCATATGGTTAAATTTAATCCAGATAAAATCACAAAATCAGGAAAAAAAACCAAGGCTTTTAGCTATTGTCAAACTATAATTAGAAACTATTATAAAGACCATAGTAAAAAAAGTTATACTGAAAAGAAAATTAATCTATCTTTTGATGATTATGTTGATGAAATAAATAACAACAATGAATTTGCATATGAAATTGAATTAGAATCACAACATCAACTTGAAAAATTGATTAATGAGGTAATATGTGAGATGGAGAAAATGATTGATGGTGAAACACCGATGAAGAAAAATGAAATTATTGTTGGTGATGCAATTATTAACATCTTAAAATATTGGCATTTATTATTTTTGGAAGATAGTCCAGATGGGAAATATAATAAAAAAGTAACTAATAAATTTCAAAAAAATAAAATATTATTTTATCTTAAAGAACAAACAGGATTAACAACTAAAGAAATTCGTATTGCTATTAAACCATTTAAGGAAATTTATTTCTTAAAAAAAGTTAGTTATTTAGAGGAATAAATAAACATACAAATAATAAATTCCATCTAACTTGTATTTATATGTACTAAAACTATTATAATGGCAAGACCAATAAGAAAAAGAATAAAATTTGATGAAGATAGTGTTGAAAACTTACTTCAAGAAATCTATAATGATAGTCATAACATTAAAGCAAAAATAACTAGGTTATTTAATAAATGGGAAACTAAAGTTAAAGAAAATGGCGAAATTGCTGCTATTGGTGACCAGATTGTTAAATTAATAGCAGCAGAAGCAAAAAACCAAGACCAAAAAATCATGTTATTAAAATACTTAAAAGAAGTAGTGTTTGATAAGACTGGTGGAAAAGGTGAAGTAGTGAAGACTGATGGTGAACAAACAATCTCTGCTGATAGAAGAAATGAATTATTAAATATAGTTCAAGAAGAAATCGAGAAAAAAGAGAAAGTATCTAAATAATGAGTTTATCTGACGACAAAAGAAATGTTTTTACTACTATTGGTGCTTATACCTCTTTTATGAAGCAGGAGAAGCCACCAAAAAGGGGTGAGATATATCCATCAATTAACAATAAAAATGATGTAGTTCCATTTCTATTAGATACATTAAAAACAATTGCAGGTAGTGAAGCATTAAAAGGTTTAATTGGAGGAATGTTTACTGAATTAATTGATGATTCAGAAGCAAAGATGAAGACTGTCTTAAAAAAACAATTCATTCAACCAAATTCAGATGACCAAATTCCTGCTGATTTTAATAATAATGGTATTGATGTACCTGTAAAAGATATTGATGTTACAGGTAAATTAAAAATAAATCCCAATTCGGATAGTGGAAAGATGTTGTTTGATAATAATAAACCAAATTTTGATAAAACAGCATATGATGCAATATTAAATAATGGTACTACACAATCTTTTGCTGGTATAGATATTAATTATAGTGATACTACTGATAGTTTTAATTTTAAACCAACTGATGGAAGTGTTAATATTGGTCAATATTTTACTGATTATATTGATAATACTGAAATAGTTAATAAAGATGAATTATTAACAACTGTAATGGATAAAATTTATGGTACATTATCAAGTGAAAATAATAAAACACCTGATGAAGTATTACAAGAATTAGAAATCGATAAATTATTAAATCAAGCACTAGATGCTGATGATTCTTTCGAAATTAGTCCAGCAGATTTTGATGAACTAATAAATACTTCAGAACAAATATCAAATGGTGCTGTAGAATATGATATGGGTTGTGGTTTATTATCATCATCACTATCATTTGATTCATTAAAGGATTTATTAAATAATTTTTCAGGGTCAACAGACCCATTTTATATTGGTAATATAATTGAAGATACTATTGTTCAAAGTTCAAGTGGTGATACAACTACTGAAGAAACAACAGAAGAAAATAATGCAACAATAAAAGATGGTTTTTTTCAAAAATTAATTAAATTATTCACAACTAAATTATTATTTTTTTTAACGGCATCACCACAAATTAGAACACTATTAGCTATTTTAAGTTCGTTTCAAAATAATGGTACTGTTATGATTGAATCAGCTAAAAATGATTTAAAAAAATTTAAAACATTTATTCTTTGTTTAGCTAAAGAAATATTAAAAATGGTGAGTGAATTTATTTTCATGTTAGCAATTGGATTGTTGATTGAATTATTAACACCAGTAATAAAAAAAATAGTAAAAGAAAAGGTTAATCAATTTGTTAAAATAATAAAAAGTTTAACTCCAGCGAGTAAAATTATTGATACAACATAATATGGCAATGGATTTTAGTAATATAGATGATATAGTTGGTGGATTTACAAAAGTATTAAGTCTTTCCTCAGTAGGAGGTCCGCCACCAGTACCAACACCATTAATATTAATTGGTGTACCTTTACGTACTGGTTTATCACCAACTAAAATTGCGTCAAGAATTATCGCAAGAAAAAGTGAAGCTGGATTACCTGTTGGAGTTTTACCATCGGGTAATGTTAATCCAGATGAAATAATGGAACGAATTAGAGTTGAGGAAATTATTAATGCGTTTCAACAAGAAGCTATTATAACGGTGGCTATACCTCCCGGGATTACTCTCACAGCAGCAGGTATTTCACCAACAGGACCTGTATCAGTTTTTGGGTCAACTGTAATATATTCAAAAGGTTATGGAGTAATACAATAATGAAAGATTTAAAAAAATATACACCAACAGAATTATTAAAAATGATTAACGAAACTAAAGATAATCATAATAATTTAAAAGAAGAAATAGTAAGTGATACATACAAAATGGATGAACTTGAAAAAAATATTAATTCAAAACTTGATATTTTAGATAAATATGAAAAAGATTATATTACATTATTAGAAGAAATAAATAGTAGATAATGGCATTTGATAAACATGAAATACATACATCAAATTCTTATAAAAAAGAAGGAAGTATACATAAAATCACCAGAACAATATATTATGGTGAGGTAATTTCTATTGATGACCCAACTGAGGGTGGTAGGATTAAGGTAAGAATTCTAAGTTTTGATAATAAAACAGCAAATGCTGATTTACCTTGGTGTTACCCTATGTTACCTAAATTTTTCCATATATATCCACAAATTGGTGAAATGGTTCGAATTTTCATTGAAGATATTAAATATCCTGAAATGAGTAGATTTTGGCAAGGTAGTGTTATATCACAACCACAAAAAATTGGATTTGATTCAGTATATACGGCATTATCAACAACTAATTATCCATCAACTAATCCTGAACCAGCACCATCAACTAATCCTGATGCTATTGGTGTTTTTCCTAGAAAAGATGATGTTGCACTTATTGGTAAAGTTAATACAGATGTAATTTTAAGGACAAATGAAGTACATATACGTGCTGGTAAACATGAAAACGGTGATATTTTAAAATTAAATACAAAAAATCCTGCTCAAATTACTATGGTCTTCGAAAGTGTTGAAGATAAGGATGAATATCAAAGCAGTACAATTATAACTAGTGATAAAATAGCATTATTATCACATACAGGTAATCCACAATTTAAATCAACAAAATTAGAAGCTAAAGATAGAGAAAGAATTTTCAATGAGGGTCATTCATTAGCCAGAGGTGATGTTTTAGTTGAAGCATTAGTGATAATACGGAATGCATTGATTAACCATATTCATGGATATTCTGGTGTTGCTGCTGATAAAACAGCAATAATTAATGATTTAGAAAAAATTGATCTTACTTCAATACTTCAAGAAAATATTGTTATTAATTAAAATTTGAGTATTTTTGTTTTAATGGATATTCAATTAGAAATACCAACCGAGTTATTTACGTCATTTAACGAGGTTAAATATTATGATGAACCACATAAATATTATGTAGGTAATAAAGAATTGGTTTCAGTTACAACACTTCTACATAAATATCAAGAAGAATTTGATGAAGACTATTGGTCTGAATATAAAAGTAACCAATTTGGGATAAAAAAGCACCACGTTTTAAGAGCATGGGACTTTATTAATAAAAAAGGTACAATTAAAGGTTCAGCAATTCATGATTATACTGAAAATTTATTCATTAATAAAAAATTTGAATACCCAAGACAAAAAATATTTAATGAATTTGGTTTTGACCCTGTTACTATTGAATATGAAATAACAAAGAAACATGTTGATAAATTTTATTCTGATTCGTATGGTAAATTAATTCCAATTAAAACTGAATTAGTTGTTTATGATAAAATTGCACTTATTGGTGGAATGGTTGATATGTTATTTTATAATGTAAGAGCTGGTGAGTTTCAAATTTTTGACTGGAAAACAAATAAGAATTTTACAAATTCAACTAATAGAAGATTAAAAAATAATTTATATGTTTTAAATGATTCTGATTTAACAATATATTCATTACAATTAGGATTATATAAATATATAATTGAAAAATATACATCAATTAAATTAGGAAAATCATATTTAGTATGGTTTTCACATAATAATCCAACATATAAAATAATTGAAACTAAAGATTTAACATATTTTGTTGATATTGTAATACAAAATAGAATTAATGAAATTAAAGTAGTTTAAATTTTTCACGTTTACGACTTAAAGAAATATTAATTGAATCATTATATAAATATTTATGAAATGTATTTAAATCTTTTTTATTTGTTATTCTTATTTGTGATGAAAACCCACCTCTACTAGTTATTATTCTTTCTTTATATTTATTAATTCCAATTTCATTAAATAATTTAATAATAAAATACCAATCTTGTTCTTTATGTCCAGTAAATGCTATTGAATGATGTCCTTTAGGAATTATTGTAACAGAACCATCACCATCAAAAAAACCTCTAAACCATAATTGCTTTTCAATATTATTTAATTTTGATAATATCTTATCTGGTGATTTTATTTTATTTCTATAATTATTTTCAATTAAAAACTCCCCTAATTCTCTATTTGAAGTCCAATTTACTTCAAGAATATTATTTTTTTTAGTAAATGACCCTTGATTTCTTGTCTCATAAATTCCCCAATCACCAGTGTTAAGAAAAATTTTTCTAAAAAAAATATTATCTTCTTTTTTTGTTGAATGTTTAATTTGTGGTGTTTTTGCTTTATTATTAGCAAAAATGACACTACCATCTGCCCATAATAACCCAAGTAAATATGCGTGTGATAATGTTTCCACATTAATAAAGTCAATTGCTGATACTTTTTTTATTTTCATTTGAAATTTGTTTACGATTCCCATTTATATGTTTAATTAAAGCCACATAAAGTGGCTTTGATTTTTTAATTATTATATTAATAATTAGAGATTTAAAATACATCTCCAAGGTTGTAATTCAAGAGTTATAGTTGATAATTCATCATTACTATAGTCATTATCACCAAAATCAATTGAAGTTATCATACATTGCTCTAAGAAAAACTTAGCAACTTCAATACCTGTTGGGTCTAATTCTTTTAATAAAATATTTTTCTTGTAACCTGCTGCATAACCCATACGTCCTGTAAGTGATTCTGCATGTAAACGAACCCACTCCATGAGTTGTTGTGATGTTGAAGGACCGATTGGGTCTAAGAACGTCACACTCATTGATTCCCAAGTATATCTACCAGCTACGTAATTTTGTTCATTCATAAATGGTATTGGGACAGAGTTTATTTTCATTGTAGGTCTTTTAAATTTTTGAACCTTCCAAACTTCAATTCCTAATTCATCAGCAAATTCAGCGAAAAATCGGTTTATTCTTTTTGGTTCATATTCGAATGGGATACCCCTTATCATTTCTCCTGCCATAATATATCGTTTTAATTGTGTTTTATTTTAATATAAATACTATGTGTATCGAAAAACATTTTAATAATTATATCAATAACCATTAAATAATAAAAAAGAGCAACTAATGCTGCTCTTTTTTATATTAATCAATTTGGTGTAATTATGCACCAACATCTGAGAAGGATGCTCCAGATGGAGTTATTGTGAATGTAATTCCAATAAATTCAACTGCTCTTGTTGGTTTTAAGAATATTTCACCATATAATTCATTTCTGTCTTTAGATTCAGTAGTATTATTACTGTCATCCATTTTTATCCTAAATTCTTGCAAACCTCTTTCTCTTTTTATTGTATCCAAAATTGGTGTTGCTTTAGATAAGAATTGGTCAATAGTTGTTTGGTCATTTTGTTCAAATACTAATCTAATTGCAATATTAGCAATAAGAACTTTAATTTGAAGTAATAATCTACGAACATTAATTCTATCAAGTGCACTTTCTTTTACTTGAAGTGTTTTTTGTCCGAATATTGCAGTACCAACATCAGCATAATCAGCCATTGGATTGATTCTACCTTCATATAAAGTATCACGTGCTTCTTGTGAAAGTTTATATTTAGATTTCCTTGCGTTTGTAACACCACGGTTTAAACCAGCAGGTGAGAACCAAGGGAATTTAGTATTATCAGTAAATGCCATTGCTCTAACTACTTCACCTGTTGGTGGAAGATAAACATTAACATTATTCTCGGTATCTCTCATTTGAATCCAAGGAAAATAAGTACATGAATAGCTTGAATCAACATCAGCAGTATCGAGTAAATCAACAATATCTTCGGAAGCAATAACATCAGCTTTTCCACCATCACCAATAGTTAATGAAACATCAACATCTGGAGAATCAATAATATATAAACTATCAGTTCTTTGCGTTTCAATCATTTCAATAATGTCTTGAACCAAAATATTTTCATCAGACCAATTAATACCCGGAGTTGCAAACAAATTAATTGTTATTTCTTCTGGGTTAGACATAGTATTTACAGCAGTTTCCCATGCTTGGAAATCATTTGTTGGGCTTCCGTTTGGTGTTACACCATCATAAAGACCATTTAAACGATATAAATCACCAGTTGAACGTTCAGTTCTGTTTTCATCCCAACCATCAAAACCTTTTGAAGGAACTAAAGTAAATTTTCTAGTATTAATATCATAATATTCAGCAGTTGCATCACTTATTACATCTTCAACAGTTTGGAAATTACCATCACCACTATCAAAAGAATAACCATTTGATGTAACACCAGATGCATCAACATCCATGTGGAAACCTTTAGATTTTACGTGTGTTCCAGTACTTTCTTGTCCATTAAAATTGAATAAATTTTGGTTAATTCCAGTTCCAATTACACCTGTCGCATCATAACCGTTTTCAGAAACACCTAAATATACTTTTTTTACTCTTTCATCATCATTATATTTAGTTTTATAGAATATTTTTGGTGCAGTACCATCAACACTTCCACCAGTATTAGAAATTTCATAATTATTCAACATATATCCTTCAAAACCAGCAGGGAAGTCAGTAATACTTAAATCATCAGCAACTTCAATCATAATATATTCACTCATTAAATCGTATTCACCATCAGTTGTACCTATTCGTTGTGCAATATAATTAGTTTCACCTTTAATTAAATTACATCTAGTGAAGGATTCTAAAACTGTAACATCATCATCAGTATCATAAAAATCACGGATATATATATCAAATTCTAATGTTGATGGATTAATATTTGCAATACTAATTTTAATTTCCTTATTAGCATCATCACCGTCTGATATACTAACAAATTTAAATAATCTACTTACTGCACTACCTTTAACCTGAGAAACAACCCAAGGTGTTTCAGGAGTTTTAAATTGTGTTTTATAATTAGTGAATGCATCTGTATCACATTCGATTAAAGTACTTGAAATACCAAATCCATAAGATGAAAGAGTACCAATTCCATAACTAGTTAATCCTGAAGTACCAGAATAATTAAGTATAGAATCACCATCAGCATCCAATTTTTTTATTAAATCAGGATAAACTGCTTCAACCCATATTTTAGTTGTTTTATCTTTAGGTTCACTACCAATTACATTAGGTAGGTAACTACTTGAATCAGGATTTAATGAAACTGTATGTGTTTCTTTAGTTGTTCCACTTGTTGCAGTTATTTTGAAAGTCTCAAACATGTCCCCAATTCCTAATATTGTTGAATTTCCTGAGATTGCAACAGATGTTGTATCGAATTTAGTTGTCGGTGATGCGTTAAGATTATCAATAACATAACCTCTACTTCTAACAATAGCTAATACCATATTACTATAATCAGTATTTTCTGTTGCTGTAAATGTTGTTGCTGTTACAGATACTACACCAGCACCAGTACTTGCAGAGTATGATGTGCATGTAAATTGATATGATGTGCCAGTAAAATCAGTATCATTAATTTTTTCAAATCCAGTAAATGTTGTTCCAGTATCGCCAGTTTGATTAATACCGACACCTAAATATTCGTTATCAGTAAATGATGCAGTTGATACAGAACTTGTACCACTACTTATTGTTGTTGGGTCAACACCAGCATCTAAGTTAATAGTCCATGCTTTACCAGCATCATAACCACTAAGTCCCAATATTCTAGTTACCCACAATTGATTTGATTCTTCAAGATATGAATTAGCTACATATGGTAATTGATATTGAAGATTTCCATTTGAAAATCTATTTACACTTTGACCACCAAATCTATTACTGAAATCTGTTTTGTCTTGTATGTAAACTGGTTCAAAGGCAGGTCCTTTAAGGGTTTCTCCAACAAGACCTAATGTTGTTATTCCTACATTACGTGTTACAAATGTTAAGTCACGCTCTTTAAATTTTACACCCGGAGAGGTGAATACAAATTCTGCCATGTTTATAAATTATTAGTTATTTTTATTTTTTTATTTTAAATCTAATTCTTATTCGAATCGTTTAAAATAAATACTGAAAAATAACGCAAAAGGTGATTTATTTTAATTATTACAATTCTGCAACACTACGTCATAACTCAATTTTCTCACTAATTTCAAGTTTTTATATTCAAATTTTTCATTTTTTTTGATTTTTTAATTTAAATTTTGATTTATTTTGTAAATTTTTTTTTTTAAAATAAATCATTAATGTGTGATTTTTATTGGTTTAGTATTTATAAAAAACAATAAAATAATGAATAAATCACAAAAAATACTTTTTAATGATAGTGTCAAAGGTAATAATATGCACTTTAAAGTTAAATTGGAACAAAATGTTAATAATGTTCAATTTCTCAGCATGGATGTAAGTACTGAAGATGTATATCAAGATTTTAATTCAGATTATGGAGTTTTAGTTGGTAGAGTGATTGCCAATGATGGGATAGGTATTCCAAATGCTAAAATTAGTGTATTTATTCCGCTTAGTGATGATGATTCAACAGATAGTGAAATAAGTAGTATCTATCCATATAAAACACCTAGAGAAAAAAATAATGAAGGAAAAAGATATAATTTATTACCACGTGTTTCTAAAATAGACCCAATAACTAATCAATGGAAACCAAAACAACCATTTGGGTCATTACCAATTAAAGAAGAAATTATTACAAATCCAGAATATCTTGATGTATATAAAAAATATTACAAATACACAGCATTAACAAACAATGCTGGTGATTATATGATATTTGGAGTTCCAATTGGAACACAAACTGTACATTTAAGTGTTGATATTACTGATATTGGTGAATATAGTATGAATCCTGCATCTATGGTTGTTAATTTAGGTTATTCAGCTAATTTATTTACTGATAATAATACAAAAATTAAAGAAAGTAAAGATTTGAATGATTTACCTAATATTGAAACACAAGAAATTTCAGTTGAAATAATTCCTTTTTGGGGTGATGCTGAAAATTTTGAAATAGGTATAACACGTCAAGATTTTAGGATTCGTTCTGTTTTAAATAAAACATTTGTTTTATTTGGAACTTCTTTTACTGATGGAAATGATTCAATGTGGGGTCATGATTATCGTAGTGATAGAAGTATAAGAGAATTTTATAGGATTAGACCTGATTGGATGGATAATTTAGGTATGGCAACCAAAAGAACAGCGAATGTAACAGAAAGTATATATTATTATCCACCAGAAATTAGTGATGAAACTATTGATGGTTATAGTGTTGACCCTATTAATCAAATGAGAAAATTAGATTCTTCAGAATATACTGTTCATAAAAGAAATGGTGACTTTGTATATATTCTTAGTTGTAATAGAAATAGAGTAATTACTGGTGAAAATGGTGAGGAAGTTCCAGTACCATACGATTCAAATGAGGGTGTTTTTACTGAATTTAGAGGGTTCGTTGTTTTAGAAATAGAAGATTCTGAAGCACCAATGGAATTTTCAAGTAAAATTGGAACAAATGCAGTATTAAAGCCATATAGATATAAATTAAAATTTCCACAACATGCTGGAAAAAATCAAAGCTTCGAACCAACTGAAAGTCGAACTAATGATAATTGGAGAAATGAAAATTTTAAATTTGAAGGCGGGAAAATTTATAGTTTTTCACGATTTAATGGGATTATATATAATAATGGAAATACTAGTGATGTAGATCAATATAATGATTATACTGATAATTTTTTTGGTGGTGATAGACATAATTATTTAAGAGGAAGTATTGAAACTAATGTGAATAATGTCGGTATTATTATGAATTCAAGTTTCACTTATGATGATGAATATTATAATCATGGTCAATATGAATTTCCAACAAATTGTGTTGCTTCTGATGGTTTTTCTTTTTTTGGTGGAAATTGGATGAATCTATGTGTTCATTTTCCACAACTCGGATTTTTAGAAAGGGGTAGTAGTGGAACTAGAGATACTTATACAGCAGATCATTTTGCTAGACAAAAAGAAAATGATGAAGAATATAATTCATTTTATTTAACAAACAATTCACAAGATATTGTCGGTGGTTATAAAAATACCAAATTTTTTGCACGTGCAGATTTTAATTGGACTGATATAATAGAAGTCCCAATTACTGATATTAATTTAATGATTGATGAATCTAAAGGGTTTATTGATACTGGAAGTACTGTATATACTGGAAGTACTTATAGAAATGGAATTAATATTCCAGATAGTGGCGATTGGGTAGAAGCGTGTCCTTTTGATGGTGGAAAAATAAATTGTATTCCAACTAATCCTGTAGACCCAAATACATATTTTTATAAAGGATATGATGAATCTGATTGTATTCAATATTTGATTGATTTAGGTATTGTTGATAATTAATATTTTGGTATTTATATTCAATGGATAAGCAAATTAAAATATTACTTAATAGTGAACAGAATATTGATTCAGTTAATCTTGATATGCACGATAAAATTGAATTAGGTGTATTATCTAAAGAAATTACTGAATATAATATTAGAAATGTTGTTAATGCTACGGAAGTGTTTGATGATGAAAGAGAAGCAAACCCAATATATAGAATATATGGTAAAATTGAATATTTGTCATTATTAAATGGATTAAAATTAGATTATGATGAATTTGAGGATTTTTTTCTCCCACAAACAACTGATAGTAAAAATATTTTAAATAGTTTTGATTTTTATTTAATTAGACCAGCATCATCAGGATATACAAACACAAGCGAGAATGAGTATATTCGATATTTTGAAGTTATTGCTACACCTAACGATTTTGAATTATTTCCAGTTGGTTTTTCAAATAATGTTTATGGTGAACAAGGATATTCATTTAATTATAGTGTTGATATTGATGTTTCTGAATATTATGACCATTTTGGTTTTCCTGTGACAGATTTATTTTTATATGCACAATATAAAAAATCACCAAACGAAACATTATTATTTACTGATTGGTCAAGTACTGGTACTACTCAAGAAAATATGATATCTAAAACATTAAATGTTGGTGATTATGTTGAAACATTTAATAATTTACGTATTGGTGATTTAATTGAATATAGTAAATTAATATTTTTACAAGAACAATTAACAGAACAATCATTTTATATTATAACCCCATATTTAATTAGTGGTGTTTCAACTACATTAAAATGGGAATATAAACCATTTATAGCAATTAATCTTAGAAATTTAAGCAATAGTTATTATAATGCAAATACAGGCAGTACATCATATGAATTAGTGCAATCAATACCTTCATATGCTACAGATATTGATTCAGGAAATTTTGTCTGGAGAAATATAATGATTGAAGATTATATTGACCCTCTAACAGGAATTGGAACTAATCATCCATTTGTGAATAAAAAGAGATATGTGTTTTCATCTATTATTTTAGATATTATACCTGATTTAACTGATGATTTAACTAGAATAGCATTTGATGAAGTTTGGTTTACAAGAAATAGAATTGGAAGTAAAATAACACCATACGGTGATATAGATAATATTGGAAAACCATGTTTATAAAACAAAAAAAATTAAATAACGGTGTTGATGGTTACATAAAGATTAATTTAAAATCTAGTAACGATTTTCTTGGTGTTCAACAAGAAATTGACGATTTAACAGAATTTAAATCTGTTGATTTAATTAATTCAGCTACTGATGTGGAAAAATTGAAATTTAAATTAGACCCAACAATTCCTCTAACTGTATTAATGTTTCAATTTAGTGGTGTAACTTCTTTTTTAAATGCAGGTTTTACTGATGTTGAGATTTCAGGTGGGAGTCAGAATATCCGTAATAGTTTTTTTATTTTAGATTTTTATGATACGTTTGACCAAAATATACAAACAAAAATATTTAAAACATATTTAACAAAAATTGATGATGAACCGATATATAATGTTAGTTCAAACACAAGTAATCAATTGTATTATTGGTATGTACCTGTATCACTTATTGAAAGTAATACAGGTGATACAACAATTGGATATGTGAAATTTAGTTTTTATAATGCAAAAACTGGTAGTGTTGCATTATTTTATAACAATGATAATTCATTATTAACTACACCAGAAAAATATTATTTTAAATCTGAATTAAATTTTATAAATAGAACATGGAAATTTGTTGACTCTAATTTAGTTGTCGGTGTTGAACAATCTTATAGTAGTTCTAATAACTATAATGATAGAGTTGATGATACATTTGATAAAACAGAATTATTAACTGAGGTATTTCCAACTGGTGATAGTTATAATTATAGAACAAATAAATATGAAAATATTGATGAAAACGATACTACAACTAGTAGGAGATAATTACGTAATAGTGTAACCAATTTTTGTTTTCCTAACTGATTTAGAAATTTCGAAATCTTTTTCATCTTGTATAAAACCCATTACTTTAATTGCGTATTTAGAAACAAAATATCTATCACCATCAATATTTTCAATTGGATTTGATTCCGCAAATCCTTCAAAATTTATTGGTATTGGATTTCCTTTCACAAATAAATAATCTTGACGTGATGCAAAATTTTTCAACACTTGTTCGTCATATTTATTTACATCAACTCTATATTTAGTAAATAAAGTTATTTCAAACACTAAATCAACATTTGTTGGTTCAGGCATTTTAAATAATAAATATATAACTTCACCATTATCTAAAATAGGAACATTTAAATATCTAAATTTACGTGGTTGTGGAATTCTATATTTAGTACCTAGTCTTGTCCCGGGTAGTTTATTAATTCGTCTAACTGTAACATATGGTGTGGGTACATTTTTATCGTTATCCATAAATTTCCAAGTCTTTGAAAATTCACCCCAACGGTCATTATCTAAATAAAATGTTGGAACAGGTTTATTATCAATAACTAATTTCATTCCATCTAAATTCACATAATCAAATAGAGCTTGATCTAAATCTTCAATTAATATAGTTTTAGGTAAATATTTAGTTTTAGTATCAGTTTCACGCATTAATTCTTCAATGCGTTCTACACCATAATTAAGATATTCATTTCCAACATTAGGTGGATTAGTATCATGTGTTATTTTAACTTTTTTCGGAAGTGACATGTTATTTTTTTTATATAAATACTGTTTGTTTTTAATTATTAATTGATTATATTTGTTAAAAGATTAATTGATATGCTAATAGAACGTAAAGAATATTTAGATACCGATGGTAGTGTTGGTTACATCGAAGCAATTTTTGATTCAACCAATATTTTGAGAGTAACATTTTTTCCAAAATCTGAAAGATTGTATATTGCTTTTAGTAGAGGCAATACATATTCTTATCCAAATTTCACTGAAAAGTTATACACTGAATTTGAAGAATGTGAATCACAAGGTAAGTTTTTTAATACAAAAATTAATAGAAATAAAAACCATCCTTCACGTAAAGAATTTACACTATATCCTACAGAACTGTTGGAATTAAAAGAAATAGTGAAGAACAAAATAGATGATGATGATTAAATTTAGTGTTAATGAGTATTATAATTTAGTAATACTATTAAAACAAGCATTATTATTTTATGCTGATAAAGAAAATTATGGTGAATCTAAAAGTTCACCAATATTAATTGATAGAGGTTCACAAGCGCAATTTGTTCTTAAAAGTATTACTGATTTAGAAGAAATGTATATGGATACAATAAAAGACCATAAAAATTTATCAGAATCAGAAATGTTAAAAGATTTTAGTGCTAATGATGAAAATGAATCATTGGCGAATTTAATTAAACAATTTAAAGAAGAAAAATAATGAAGATTAAAATTATCATGTGTTTATTGTTATTTTCAATAACACCGAGTATTTATTCTAAAATAAATATTATGGTTGAAAAAAAATGTTTAAATCCAGAATGTAATAAATTATTTTCAGTTATTAATAGTAGAAAAGATTCTGCAAAATTTTGTTGTAAGGAATGTGCTAATTTAAATTTAACAGGAAAACCAAATACAATTTGTACTGAATGCAATAAACCATTTCATTTAAAAGAATCATCAAAAAAAAGATATAAAAGAACTCATGGTTATTTTTGTTCAACTAAATGTGTTGCTGATTTTAGAAAAAAAGCATATCTTGGAGAGAATAACCCTAATTTTAGAAATACTACTCATGACGGTGGTTATTTATTAAGTAATTTACCTAAATTTGGTAGAATAAAATTACATCATAAAGTTGTTTTTGAATTACTTAAAATTGATAAAATACCTGAAAAATATTGTGTGCATCATAGAGATTGTAATATAAATAATAATGATGAAGAAAATTTAGTTTTATTAACATTAAGTAATCATAGATGGTTACATAAAAATTTTGGTAACGCTACATTATGGGCATATTCGCAAAATAAGATTTCATTATACGAATTATGTGATTGGTGTAAGAATCCAGAAAAAGCAATGAGATTATTACCATTAAATATTATTAAACAAAAAGAAAATATTCATGAAATTATTAGTTAAATATCATAATTCAAATTGTCATTTAGAGCAACATGGTAATTGGGTAGATTTAAAATCAGCAGAAAATATAAAAATTAAAAAATTTGAAAATAGATTAATTTCATTAGGTGTATCAATACGTTTACCTAAATATTATCAAGCAAATATTGTTCCCAGAAGTGGAACTTATAAAAAATATAAAATTATTCAGGCTAATCATTATGGTATTATTGACGGTCCTGATAAAATTTCAGATGGTTATTCTGGAAATAATGATATTTGGATGTTTAATGCAATTGCTTTAGATAATGTAGAAATTAATAATGGTGATAGAATTTGTCAATTTGAAATAAGACCTACAATGGTTGCACCTTGGTTTATTAAATTAAATTGGATTTTTAATAATAAAATTAAAATTATTGTGGCTCAAGATTTAAAATCTGATGATAGAGGTGGTTTTGGTAGTTCAGGAAAATAAAATAAATAAAAATAATATAATAAAAAAATGAGTGAATCATATCAAGTACAGTATGCGGACATTTTAGATAAATTAATAAATGAACCGAGAAAAAAAAGACCATCACGAATAGGTAATATTCGTAGTAATTTTGTTGAATTAATGCGAGTTGATTTAACAAAAGAATTCCCATTGATGGATTTAAAGAAAATTAAATTCAGTAATATTTTACATGAATTACTATGGTTTATTCATGGTGATACACATATTAAATATTTAATTGATAATGGGTGTAATATTTGGACAGATGATGCATATAGATATTATTGTGAACAACTAACAAGAAAAAGGGAAGATTATGTTGAATTATATGGTGATAACCCAAATCTTGCAGGAAAAACTCCTGATGATTTATTTAACCCAATAAGTAAAGAAAAATTCATCAAATTAGCAATAAATGGTAAAGGGGAAAATCATTATGGTGAGTTAGATAGGGTTTATGGTAAACAATGGCGTGAATTTAATGGTAAGACAGATCAATTACAAAAATGTATTAATACGTTAATGACGAATCCTGATGATAGGAGAATGATTGTTTCTGCACATAATCCAACTGATATTGAAGATGAAATTGTTGGATTACCAAGTTGTCATAATATGTTTCAATTTTATACAATTCCATTAACATTTGAGGAAAGATTGAAAATCAAAGAAGAAAAATACCCAATTGATACTGATGATTTAGATACCGAAGAAAAACTAGATAGATATAAGATTCCAAAATTTTATCTCTGTACATGGTTTAATATACGTTCTAATGACTTTTTCTTAGGACAACCATATAATATGGCATCTTATGCGTTATTAACTCATATCGTTGCTAATGTTGTTAATATGATACCTAAAGAAGTAGTTTGCACTGCTATTGATTGTCATTTATATGAAGCACATATTGATGCATCAGAAAAATATCTTAAAAGATTTGAAAAAATTATGAATGATAATCATATTTTTGGTAGAGGAATAAAAACTACACCAAGTGATGTGACTTATTGTAAATCAAAATTACATATTAAAAGAGATTTAAAATCAATTGATGATGTAACTGCTGATGATATTAAATTGATTGATTATAATCCGCAATCATTTATTAAAGCACCATTATTAACTTAATTTATCATGTGTGAGAAATTGACAAAATAAAGTCATCTAATGTTATATCTAATAATACTATTATTAATTATAATAGTTCTTTTATTATCATTAGGTCTATTTTTCTTTATAAAGAAAAATTTATATCTTTCTGATAAGGAAATTGAATTTATTATATTCGTTATAGATATATATGAACAATATAGTGATGATTTAGGTATACAGTCTAAAGAACAACATAAGAAACTTGTACTTGAATTAAATAAAATAAAGAAAAAATTAAAAAGATGATGGATAATAATAAAAAAAGACATGTTTTTAAAACAATCTCATGGAGAATTATTGCCACATTGACTACAATAATTATTTCAGTTATTATCACAAAAAGTATTCAAATTGGTTTAGGTATTGGGATTACTGAATTTATTGTGAAAATGTTTCTTTATTATTATCATGAGAGATTTTGGTTTAAGAAAATTAGATTAAAAACATAAAAATGGAAGAAGCTAAAATAATAAAAAAAGTGCTTAAAGAATTAAAAATTCAAATTAGTGATGTTAAATCAATTAATATTAAATGGGAAAAAGTTTTAAATGATAGAGCATTTCCGAATATAGAAATAGTTTTAAAATAAAAAGGAGGGTATTGATACCCTCCTTTTTATTTAATTCCCTTTTGTTTCATATAAAAATGGAATAACATCCTCTTTTACTGGAACACCAGTGATTCGTTTCCAATATGGTTTGAATCCACCAATTGTTTTCTTTGTTTCATCAGTAATATTATTAGCACTTTCAACTTCATAATATCTATTTTTTTCACCACTCATATTATATTCAACAATATCACCACGATCAATTTCAATTTTTTTTTCTTCTAATTCTTTAAGATAAACACCGAAACTAATAATACCAGTATCATCACGACTAATCCCACCTTGAGCAGCACCATAATATTCTTGTTGCCCATTATCAATATTAACCATTACGCTTATGCGCACTGGTTTCATAAACTTTTTATCTTTAGCTTTTGCTTGACCATATAGTGAATGAGATTTAGTATCAATTATGTTTATTTTATGAATAATAACTTCCTGTGCATTATCTGTTTGTAAGAAGTTTCGACCATACATAACATCTAAATCAAACGAATTATCAGTCATAAATAATCCAAATCTATCATCTTCCAAATTTATTACTTGTTTTTTCTTTCTCATTATGAAATTATTTTATACCCATCACTTTCAACATTATTTAAATCTTTAATAAAATTTCGATATTGTTTATTTACAGCATTTGGTGGAACATTAGACCTATCAATACCAGTTTCAATATCATTACGAATTCTTTCATTACATATTTCAGGGTCAACATTGAATATTTTCGCAAATGCATCAAAATCTAATTCAGTGTTTTGTTTAATATAATCTAACATTCGTTTTCTATGAGAAGAATTAACATTAGTAGCATCAAATATCACACTATTTCCATCATTTATTGCTTTAATTGTTCTTTGAAAAGCAATTGGAAATACATCTTTATTTCTTGATTGGTTTGAAACATCACCAGTTAATTCTCTACGAATATCATCAGGCGAAATAATTTCATACCCTAAATCTACAAGAGATTTAATCCATCTGGACTTTCCACTTCCAGAAATACCAATAGGAATTATAAATTTTGGTTTAAAATTTTCTATCATTTCAAATTATTTACATTTATTATCTTTTTCTTTCAACAGGCACACAGGCTTCACCATTTTCATTTAATAATTTACTTAAATCACTAGCATAAATAAATCCCTCTCCATTCACACCCCAAGTTTCACCCCATGAATTATGTAATCTTATTATTGGGTCTGATAACATTTCCCAATGCCAACCATTTCTTTTCCTTACTTGAATTCCATTAGCTAAAATAGCATGACCACCAGCTAATTCACCAGTTGGATAAATAAACCCATCATCATCAGTATCAAACATTCCACTATACCAATTCACACCTAAAACAATAGGACCGTGATTTGATAACGTATTCATCACATCCTCAATACCAAATGCCCAACGATATTCACCCATAAACCCAATGCTATTTATTGTTTTAGCACCAGCAATAACACTAGTTCCATCATATTCAGTACCAGCCCAAGAATCCCATTGTTGAGCAGCATAATAGACAGTTTTTGCTGTATTATTAGTTACTGGTATTTTATATGGTATAGCATTTAATTCATGACTCCAAGCAAACCCAACACAAGCACCTTCACTTCCTTGGTCTAATAGTTCTTTACATTTCCAAACCTTATTTTTTAATTTTGTTGATGTTAATACTGATGAAATTGGGTAGTTTCTACTTCTATCATCAAATCTTACTTCTCTATCTAATTTTCTTTTCATATCTATTAAATTGGTATTATTGGGAACATTGGTGGTTGATAACCACGTTCTTTATTTACATTTTCAGCAATTTTTGCTCGTTTTTCAGTTAAATTAACTTGACTAATATTATCTAATTGTTCTAATATTTTCTTTTCAGTATCTTCTTTTAATTTAGTACCTTCATCAAGTAAATGACGATAATCCATCGTTAATTGCTTTTCAGCAACACCAAGTTCACCAGTATAAAAACCTCTAATTCCACCGATTACCATTTTTACTTTAGCAATCAAAAAATCTCTTATTTGTTGACGTGCAACATCATTTAAATTAGACCATTGTAACACTTTTGTTGGTGCATCAGATGGTAGTTTAACAATATCACTATTTTCTTCTAAACATTTATCTCTATCACCTTCACCATTAATATCATAATACCAATACCAAACCTTTCTACCACTACAATGTTTACCCCATGATGAACCAATTTCATGACGATCATTTGGCATAGGGTACAAATGTAACATTTTTTCGCCAGTCGCCAAACCTGTTATACGATATGTTAATGTTGATTGTAAAACTCTCTGTTTCATTCTTCTGTCTTGTGCAGATAATAAAGTAGAAAATGTTGGTTGAACATATAATGCTGGTCTTCCTAAATATGACATTCCCATCATTCCAGCACTCCAAGCATTCAATGCGAATGGGTCAACCAAACCACCATCAATTGGTGGTGGTGTTTCCCATAATACTTCATTAACTTCACGTCCTTTTGGAATAATATAATGTTGAGTGAATTCAGTAGTAGTAATAAAATCTCGTTTTAATTCCCAACCATAGGCAGATGGTGAATTAGTACCCAAGCCAACTTGTTTTGAGTAAGCATAAGTGAATGATTCCATGTATTTGTTTGATTTAGTTGTAAAAGCTGAAAGAAAATCACTATTTTCTTTATCTAAACCTTCCAAACCAATCCATTGTTGTTGAATTAACCAATCATTTAGTATTGATGAATAATCTTCAACTACCATTTCTAAATATGAATCCATCATTTCATCCTTTAATTCGAAAGGTCTCAATGGAAAACCTAATTCATGTTTTATTTTTAGGTATAATTTATTTTTATCAACTGTTGTTATTAATGCCATAATTTTATATCTTTGTGTTCTTTCTTATAAATACATTAAGAGTTACATTATGCATACAATTGAATATGAAATAAAATTAAATGACCAAAAAAGACCATATGTTGAGTTATCTGAAAATTATGAGGATAAACCAGTAGATAAATTTTTTGCGATTGAATTAGCAACATATTTGATTAAAAATTCATTCAATAATAATTCACATGTTCTTGATGATGAATCAAGAAATGAATTAACAAAATCACTTGAATTTTTATTAGATATTGGTGATAAAATGGCTGAAATTGTTTTTGATGATATGAAAGCTCTTGGTGAGTTGGATTTATATTTATTTAAAAGTTATCATGTTAAGGTTAAATCACTTGAAGAACGTAATAATATTGATGAATTTGTTGCATATAATGATAAAATATTTGAAAAAAAAGTAGGGTTAAAAGTATTTGTTGAAGACGAATCAACAATATTTATTTTAGAAAGAAACAACGAGGGTGAATATTGGGAAGAAGTATGTAAACAAGAAATTAACCCACCACATTTACAAAACCTAAAAAATAATCCAGATTACTATACCCCAAAAGAATCTGATTTAAAAGTTGGTGATGATATTATTATAGGAACTTATGCTTCAGATTGTCATGGTAGTCCAACCATTAGATGGTTGGAAACAACAATAGAAGGTTTACCTTTTTCTCAATATTATAGTGGTTATGTTACATGTAGAAAATTAATTAAATAATGGGTTTTAAATTAACACAAGAACAAATAAGAATTTTTACGTTTGTTGATAAACGACACGAAAATATATTAATTAAAGCATTTGCTGGTACTGGTAAAACTTCAACTATTGTTGAAGCAGTTAAACTATTACCAAAAGATAAATCTATAATGTTTTTGGCATTTAATAAACATATTAAAGAAGAATTAACAACTAAATTACCTGATTATGTTAGATGTTATACCACTTATGGTTTGGGCGTGTCAGCAATTAAACGAAAATATGGTGATAGTATTCAATTTGACGAATTTAAAATTGATAAAATTATTCAGAAAAAAGCAAAATCTTGGAAATTAGATGAAGAATTTAAAGATGATGAAGAAATATCAATTTATTTAAATTCCATAAAAAAATTAGTTAATTTATGTAGATTAACATTAACATTAAAAGCAGATTTTATTCCATATATAGCTGATAGATATGAAATAAAAATTAAGAAGTCAAAAGATATTAAACGTGTTTTAAAAGTATTAGATACAGCAACAAACGATAGAAAGTTTTTTGATTATACTGATATGATCTATTTACCTGCAATAGATAATTCAATTTGGTTTTTCCCTCAAGATTATGTGTTTGTTGATGAAGTACAAGATTTAAATCGTTGTCAAATTAAAATAATCGAGAAAATATTAAAACGTGATAGAAAAACAAAAAAACTTAAAGGTAGATTAATTTCTGTTGGTGATTTTTTTCAGGGGATTTATGGTTTTAATGCTGCTGATGAAAAATCATTTGAATGGTTCGAGAAATTCCCAAATACTAAAGTATTACCATTATCTGTGTCTTTTAGATGTTCAAAAAATGTTATAAAAAAGGCACAAGAAATAGTACCAAATATTAAAGCAATGGATAATGCTCCAGATGGTGATGTTAGAGAGGGTGATGTACTTAATGAAGCAGAAAGTGGTGATTTTGTCGTGTGTAGAACAACTATGCCTTTAGTTAAACTATTTTTTGAATTTTTATCACAACATAAAAAAGCCGTTATTAAGGGTAGTGATATTGGTGTGCATTTAATTGAATTAATTGGTAAGATCAATAATCTTGATAAATTAAAAACATTCTGGGAATCAGAGTTATTTAAATTTAAAGAAGAATTAAAAGCAACAGGTATATTAAACCCAAGTGAACATAGTGGATATGCTGTTCTTGAAGATAAAGTAATGACTTTATTGTTTTTATCTAAAGTAGCTAACAGTATTGATGATTTAAAACTAAAAATTCGCACTATTTTTACTGATGAAATTGAAGGGATTTGTTTAAGTACAGTACATAAGGTAAAAGGACTTGAAGCTGATAGAGTTTTCATTATTAGACCTGATTTATTACCAATGCAGAGTGCTAGAAGTTGGCAACATATCCAAGAAAAAAATTTAGAGTATGTGGCATATACTCGTGCTAAATTAGAGTTAATATTCGATAAAAATTGGACTGATGAAGGTTAAATATTTTAATAATGAAGTGGATAATTAGTGTTAAAGACGATAAATCTAAAAGAATTTCAATTAATTATAACCCAATTGATGAAATTTTAATATTTATTGGACAATGTAAATTAAGTAATGCTGGTTGGACTGATTTTACTAGTCATTTTATCCCAACTGAGGATATTGGGTTGAAAAAAATTCAGGATATGTTAGTTAGTACACATAATAAACTTATTGAAAGATTTGATATATATACTAATCTAAATAATGGATTGAGTATTATTGGTGAAGTTGATTTTTCTATGAATGAGACATAAAAAAAGTGGTCAAATTTGACCACTTTTAATATATATGTTAATCTACTATTGATTACTGTAAGTCACCTATTCCGAATGTTTGAAGTCCATCGCAATAGATACGTCCATAGTAACGGTTTAATACCATTTTCTTAGCATAACGAGTCATGATACCACGTATTGGTGTGAAATCGAATGGGTTATACATTACAGGTGTTAACTGCATTGGCACGTAAGGTGCGTAAATATAACCAGTCTCTAAAATACTTGTTCCTTTATGACCAATAAGCACAGTGTTAGCTGGTGAATAAGGGTCACGATATACTTGATATCTACCACTAAGTGAACCGATTTTCTCAATACCCATGTTGTATTTATCTTGCTCTGGAGAAGCATTAGATACATGGAAGTATTCAAGGTCATCAAATACTGCACTAACCTCTGGAGAAACAACTACCCAAGATGCTCCACCACGAAGTGTTGCTTTATGGATTTGTGCTGAAATCTGGTTAATTTTAGTAATCAACGTTTGATTCCAATCTTTTTGTGTTCCGTAATATGTGTTTGCTTGTCTACGAAGACCATTATAATCCCAACGAGCAGTCCATGCAGCACCTCTACGTAAATCACGAAGGATTTCACGGTCAATCTCTGCTGCCATTTGTTCTGATAATAAAGCAGTTAATTCTGCTTCAGCATCAATGTTGTGGAATGCACTAACGTCTTGTGCTAATTCAGGAGTCCACATAGCTCTCATTTTACGAGTTTCTACTGATACAGTTACTTGGTCAAGTTGGAAAGTTACCTCTGCCATTCTTGAATCTTCTTCCATATCAGAATAAGTTCTATATTCGTAATTAAATGTTACACCACTTGTTGCAGCACTTAATGCTTGGTAACCATTTGTTCCTGCATATTGTACATCAACTACAAGTGTAATTTTACCTGTTGTATCAACAATTGCTTGTCCATATTTTTGTACTTTAATATTGAACGGAAGTGAAGTTCCAGCAGCAAGTGATTGGTCAGTAAATCCAGCAGGAGCACTTAATGCTTCATCAGCACTAATTTTTAAACTTGCAAGGAATGATTCAGTATCCATTGGAACACCAGCAGGTCCTACCAATTTACCTGTATCAGACACTAAGAATCCAGTAATATATACTTGTGCGAATTTATCGCCAATTTCATAAGCAGTAACAGCAGTTGTAGCACCAGTATGAGTTGTCATATCACCTTTTGAACGATCAAATAATGATTCACCTTCTTCAGCATATTCTGTTGCATAGAAAGAATCGTACAATGATTTAGTCTCAAATTGAGTTCTTGATGTTTCAGCTTTATCAGCAGAGTTTCCATAAGCACCATTTGGTGATGTGTGTTTATCTCCCGGAGTTGTAGTAGTAGTTGAACTTTCTACTCTAGTACTTGTTTTTGGGTTGATGTAATACAATTTACCAATTGGTAAGTTTAACGCTTGTACTGATACAATATCATTTGCTAAAAGTTTAGCAAATACCCTACGAATTACAGGGAATGCAACAGTTTCAAATTGTCCACTGTTTGATGAATCTGAAGACTCATTAATCATATGAGATAACTGGTTTTCGAATAACTGAGCACAGTTTTCTTTTACGTTACCTTCTAATCCTTCTAACAAACCAATTTTTTCCCAACGGTTTGTAGTAATTTCTCTTTGTTCACGAAGTTGTTTTAATCCAATATTACCAACATCCGCACTTTCCATTAAAAATCCCATTTTTTATTTATTTTAAATTTTGTTTTAAATTATTTTTTTACCTCTATTTTCTACGTATTCGATAAGTTTTTTCATTTTATTAATGTGTTCATCATTTTCGTAGGCTTTTGTTTCTACAACTTCATCAAGTTTTTGTTTTGATGATGGTTGAATTGAGGTTGATACTTTTGTTTCAACACTTTCAGTTATTGTTTTCTTACTATCTTTCATTTCTGAAAGGAATGTTTTGTAAGTTTCTTGTGATTCTGAAATTGTTTCAACTTTTTTAAATCCATTGATGATATTAATTTTATCATCTTGAGTTAATGCTAAACTCTCATTTACTAATAGGTTATTCACATGAGCCAAATTAGTATTGAAAATTGCCATCTCTTTCAATTGGTTACGATACTTTCCAAGTGCATTTTTGTAGCTTTCAACTAATGTTGAAACAGATGTTTTATATTTTTTAGATTCGTTTAATTTTTTTGTTAATTTTTTGTTTTCTTCAATTAAACTACCTAATTTTACATCAGATTCTTTAAAACGTCTTCGTTCTGTTTCAGCAGTACTTAAATAATCAGTTTTGGGAATCACACTTTGTATTCCTTTACCTGCTGAATGTGATACACCATGCGCTTCATCAACTTCATCAGGTGTAGCACCTAAAACTGCGTTAATATCATCATCAGTAATTTCATCTGTGCTTTCTTCTTCTTCTAAACTAGTCGTTACTCCACCATCAACAGGACTCACCACATCTGTATTAATTTCTTCAGATTCAGTTTGAGCACTACCCATGTTTTTTATCATTTCATCTAATTTATTTCTCATGCTAATTAATTCAGAAAACGGGTCACCATTTTGATTTTCAGGTGAACCAATACTTACGGGTTGAGCACCAGTATTAATTTCTTCGCCCAATTCTTCCATTTGTGTTATTTCTGATTCGATTTCATCAATTGAGATTACGTCATCATCATCAGCATTTTCCAATGCGCTACCTACACTATTAATATCAAGCTCTGATATATTAAATTCTTCTTTAATATTTGAAATTGGTTTTCCGCTTGTAGGACCTTTAAGTTTCTCTTTAAATGCGTCACCTTTAGCTGTTTCGCCTTTAGCTTGATTTGGAGTTTCACCTTCAACATCAGCCATAAATCCTTTTTCACGTTCTTCTTCGATAGGTTGTTTCACTTTTGATTTTTTTTCAAAAGGGTCACTTTTACCAACAGTATTAGTAACTTTAACATCTTCCTTTACTTCTTTTGGTTTTTCTTCGAAGGGTTCACCATTTCCAACAGTGTCTACGACCTTTACGGTCTCTTTAACTTCCTTTGTCATATCAGATTCTTTTTTTGATTTAGTATCATCCAAATTGGATTCTTTTGCTTCATCTATTTTTTTATAAGACTCTTTAGCTATATTATTTTTATTTAATTCTTCATTTAATAACTCATTAAACTTTTCAGGAAATTCAGTTGACAATTTTTTTAATGCATTTTTATCTGCTGCTTCCTTTATTGCATTATAGTCAGCTAATGCTTCTTTAATTATTGTAGTTTTAATTTCTTTTGCCATGTCGTTAAATATCGTATTGTAATAGTTTAATTTAATATAAATACATATTCTTTATAAAAAAGTATGATTTTATGTTAAAAACTTGTTTTTTTAATTTTTTTTATTATGTAATTTTTATAATAATAAAAATTTATCAGTCGCTGTAATTATTTTAGAATCATCTTCTTTAAGATAAATTCCATTCTTATTTTTATATGTTTCACCGAAATTTGTCACACCTTTTTCTGCTGGAAATAAGTATGCTCCGGGAGTACTAGGAGTTGCAACTAAATCAAACCCAATTAATTCGAAATCATTTTGAACTAAATTTTCACCATTGATTTCTTTAAGAGTACCAACACCACGTGATGATATACCTAACTTAATTTTATTTTGTAAGTATAAAATTATCTTATCACCAATAACTGAAACGATTCCCATTTTAATAAATCCGGGACTTACAATAATTTTCAATTGTCCATATAAAACATTCTCATGTTCACCATTTCCCCACCAAATTTTAGTAACCATGTGAGAAATGTTTTGTAATGAAATAATGCTACTATCTGGATGATCTGCTTCAGATACTGCACTATTGTTATTTACTAATTGTTCATATTCTTGAACTTGAGCAATTAATACATCTTTAGGGTAAATTCTACCATTTTTATTTTTAACTCCCCATTTTTGTAAAATACAATTAATTAAAACTGGCTTATTTGGTTCTAATACAAATGATTCATTTATTAATGTTGGGTTTAAATCTGAATTTATAAATCCAGCATCATGTTCGATTAATATACCAAATCCTTGTTCACCTGATTGTAATATCTTGCTCATGTTTATTATCTTTCTATATAAATAGTTCGAATTATTGCTTTTTAACTTTTTCTGTTTTAGTTATTTTCTTTTGTGTGTTAATATCTTCACTAATACCACTATTGATGAATAACTTAGCCTCTAAAATCATTGATAATTTATCAATGATTGAATTGATTTCATTAAGTTTTTTTAATTTATTCATCATCAATACTTTTAACCCCAAATCTTTTTATTATGTTATGAATTTCATTTAGTTTTAACATAATTTTACTCGATTCAACATCAGTTACTTTTTCGTTTAAATCCAACAGTTTTGATACACCACCCAATACTTTCAATGTTTCTTTTTCTGATTCGAACCACTGACGACTACGTTCTTCATCACGTTTATTTGAATTAATTCTAATCTTTTCAATTTGTTTAATATGTATTTTACTTAATTCATCAATTCTTTTAACATAATTTTTTTCAATTGAAATCCGTTTTTTAGTTGCAGTTTTATTATACAACATAAATGAAACCATAACTAAAATTGTTATAATTACAAGCATAACAAATAAATAGATAAATATTTCTTGACAATTTTGGTTTTTTATTAAATCTAAAGGCGTTGATAAATTCATATGTATATAGTATTATAAGGATAAATAGTTTGAAAACTCTTAATAGTTTTTGATTTTTTACTTATATTGTATTTATATAAAAAAAATGACGAACGTTTTAGAACATAAAAGTATAATGTATATTGATGACCCAAATGGTATCAATGTAAATACTGATATAATTAATGGTATTCCACAATATCAAGATATGCATATATATGCTGAACTAACAGCAGTTAGAAAAGGTAGAAGTGTAATTACTATTGGTGATGATTTTGAAACTGATGATACTTTTAATGTTAATTTCATTGGAGTTAATCAAAATGAAGATAATCCAAATAATATGAGTTTTAGTACCAATTACTATGACGGTAGTACTGGTTCAAATGAAAAACAAATGGAATCGTTTGGTATTAGCAATATTAAAGTTACAGTTAATTCATCATACGTTCCACAAATTAATATACAATTTATTGATTTTAGAGGTTTATCATTTTTTAATCAAGAAAATTCACCATATAGAATATTATTTGATTTCCCACCACCAATATTCAACTTAAAAATTAAGGGTTATTATGGAAGAACATTAGAATATAATTTACATTTAGTTAAATATGATACTGAATTTAAATCAGATAATGGTAATTTTATTATTGATGCACAATTTGTCGCATTAACATATGCACCATTAACTGATATATTATTTAGATATATTACAAATATGCCATTGACTGTTAACAAGGAATCGTTAACTTCAAATACTAGTGATAAGCCAAAAAATACCAATGAATTAATGCTGAAAATACAGAATTTATATTCTGAAGCAAATAAATTAATTGATAAGTCAGAAGAAAAAATAAAATATGATGAAGCATTGGTTGAATATGGTAAGATAGAATCAGCAATTAATCTATTAGAAAATTATAAAAATATTTTAAAAGAAAAAGGCACACCAATTTTATTTCAAAAACACACAAAAGGCACATATGATTCATCTATACCAATCCTTGATAGTGATTTTGATTTGATTGAAGGTTATCCAACAACTGTTGGTGAAATTGAAAAGTTAGAAAAAATAAAAGATTATAATTCAACAATTAAATCACAAAAAAATTCAGTTACATCAGATAAAACAAATTCTAAATTATTTGTTGGGTATTTGGGTGCAGCAAATAATAGTAAACAAAATGAAATGTTGTTGGAATTTAAAAATAGATTATCATCATCATCAATTGCTTTGGTTTCTGAAAATAGTATCGGAAGTCCTGAAATTATTAATGATGCATTAATACCAACATCAACAGTAACAATAAGTTCGTATTTTGTTATTGATATAACAACATTTTATGTTGAATTATATAGAAAGAAATTAGAAGTTATTGAAAAAAGGAAAAATTTATCAAAATCAATTAATTTGATGATAAATAATTCAATTTTACAAAATCTTGGTATGATACCAACGATATATAATATATTTAAAATTATTTTAGATGATGTTGATGATTTTTTTGATATATTAAAGAAAACATCGGTTGATGCTGAAAATCATCATAATAAATTTAAATCTGAAATTATTTCTAAAATAGCACCAAACGATAATCAAAGTGGTTCTGAATATTTATATCCTTTTCCATTGATTATAAAAAATGAAGTTGGTCATTGTTTTAATAGAGAAGTAAGGACATCACCAAAAGAAATTAATGATGTAATATCTGAACCATTTCCTGAAAGTAAATTGATAATGGAATTTATTGAAAGTTTTAATAAACAAAAACAATTTGCTATTGATTTTAAAGCGAGAACAAACGTAAATGATGATGGTACTGCAACATGGATTCCAGTTTCACCTTTAGATTCAACATTAGGTGATGTAAGTCCTGTTTCACCATATGCTGGTAGAGTTGGAAATATCGATAATGTTCTCCAAACATTATTAGAAAGATTTTATATTCTAACACAATATTCAATTGGTAATGATTTTTATGATACTAACGATGTTAGCAATCCAAATGCTTCTAAATATTATATTGATTTATATTCATATTCAGAAGCATTAAATATTGCATTATCTGTTAGTAATACAAATGTTTCAAATAATTTAATTGATTTTGCTAAAAAATATTCAAAAGAAAATAGAATTCAATATTTTTATGATTATTTAGATAGTAATATAAATATTAATAACTACAGTAAACTTGATAATTATTACGTTATTGATGGAGTTTATTATGTTGATAAAAGTAATAGTTCATATAAAGGGACAACTCTTTATCGACCTGAGATTCAACTACAAAACATACAACAAGATGATGATAATCCGCTATCAGTTTTTTTAACTGAGGTAAATAAAAAACAGAAAACAGGTTCTTGGTTTTGGAATAGGACTAAATTACCTGAATCAGCATATTTATTTACTAAAGAAAATGTACTTTACATTAAAGACGCACCAGTAAGTGGTGGGGAAATTGATGATAATCCAGATATCGTTTCTACTAGATTTTTAACAAAAGCATCATTAATTGAAGATATTGGTGAATCTAATACTGGACTTCCTGATTCAATAAATAAAACATTATATGATGGATATGTAAACATATTATTAACTGAAGGTAATAGTGGTTTTAGTAAAATTCCAAATACTAATAAAAAAGTGAATATTAGTTCTAGTGATAATTTCATTGTAAATAATTTTATTAATATGATTACTATTTGGTCTAATGAATTAGGTGTAAATGATGGTAATTTATACGATGATGTAATTAATAATTCTAGCGAATTAAGTGCAACTATTATATTATCTAATTTTGGTTTTACATTAAGTTGTTATAATTTATATCCTAAATATTTAAATGAAAGCATATTTCAAACACCAGCAGCAATTGAAGTACCTAGTTATATAGCATTATATATTGGTTCACTAGTTAATGCAACAACTAATGGTAGATTAGATGAATTATTAAATTATTTTTCTGGTGGTAGTGGTTATAATTTAACTAGTAAAGGGTATTATATTTTTGCCGATATTTATGACATTAATAATTATTTATCTGATGTTGATAAAACTTATTATAAAGATTTATACGATAATTGGTATTCTAATGGTTATAGCAATATTAGAGAAAGTCTAAAAGATTTATATGATGAAATATATAATAATTCATCAGCAAGAAATAATTCAACACTTAAAACTTCATTATATAAATATGCATTAAGTCCTGAACGTGTAATGGCTGATAAAAGTAAAAATTATTATGATAATATTTTAGCACCACTATTAGAAAGAAGGAACATCATTGTTTATAGTCAAAACACATTTAAAAGATATATAACAGACAATAACACTGTTTTTGAACCATTAAAAACAGTGAACGATAATAGTGTAATTGGTGATGGGGTAAAGAAAAAAGCTAATGATGTATTCTTTGCTAATTTTTTCACTAAATTAGCAGAGATATTAACTGAAAAAAATATCGATATTGCTGAAGAAGATAATGAAAGGAAAAAAATATCTGGTGATGAAGATGTAACAACACAGTTATATTATTCATTTAAAAATATTAATGACAAATGGTTAAGTAATCCAAATAAAAATTTTGGTGGGTCAAGTGGTTATCCTTCAAATAGAGATGGTAGAAAATTGATTGATTCGTTTGCGTTTATTGATAGAGCAATGAACCCTATTGGTGATACTATCATAAACCCTGAAATATTGTTAGAATTGTTTGAAGATACTAATGTTTCAGTTTTTAGTGTGTTAGCTCAATTATTATCGATGAATGGTTTTGAATTTTTTCCGCTTCAAAATTTTATGACTCATAGTAGAGAAAGTTGGGGGGATTCATTCAAAATTGACCCAAGTGGTCTTGTAACAAAAAGAGATGCATTTATATGTATGTATATTGGTGGTAGTTCTAGTTATCCTAGTAATATTAGTAAAAATGGGTTTATTAATGATGGAATTATTGATATTACAGATACTGATGCAGTTGATTTTAACGTAGAAAGTACAGATTGTAATACTAAGACTGAATATGATAATCAAGTTGCAAATAATATAGATTTTCCATATCAACAAGTACGTGCATTTAGAGTGAAATTTGGTGAACAAAATCAGTCTATGTTTAAAGATATTAAAATTAATAGTAAAGAATTTCCTGAAACAAATGAATCATTACAAATTTTATCAAGATTAGCAGGTGATTTAGGAAAAACAAAACCAATACCTAAAGGACAAAATTTATATAATTTATATGAGAATCGTGCATATAGTGCAGCAATAACTGGTCTTGGTAATGCAATGATTCAACCAACACAGTATTTTCAATTAGATAATGTGCCATTATTTAATGGCGCATATTTAATATTGTCTGTTGAACATGATATTAGTCAAAATAAAATGTCAACAATGTTTTCAGGTACTAAAATATTAAAGTATCCAATCCCAAAGGTTACGAATCCAGCAGCAGTAATGGGTTTTGATATTGGTAGTTCTGATGTAACTGATTGGGATGCATTAAATGATAGTACACCAACAACTAATGATGGGAATGAAGATTTAATATCTGAATCTACTCCTGAAATAAATGGTTATATTCAATTAAATGCACCAATTGCTCCATCAAAAGTTAGATTTACTGGTGATTATGGTGATGTTAGAAGTACTGGTCATATACATCGTGGACTTGATTTTGCAGCAAATGCTGGTACTGAAATATGGGCAGTTGCAGATGGTGAGATAGTACTTAAATATTATAGTGAAAGTTATGGTAATAATATTGTAATTGACCACGGTAATAATCACTATTCGCAATATGCACACATGTTAGATTCATCACCAAATGTTAGTGTTGGTGATGAAGTGGAGGCTGGTGAAACTATTGGTCATTGTGGAACAACTGGAAAACCGAGTACTGGAACACACTTACATTTTGAATACAGAATAGGTGCAGGTGGTGGTAGCAAAACAGGTACTAAACAAGCTGTAGACCCAAAACCATATCTACAAACATCAATGAAGTATGTATGGAAAAGTAATAAATTAACAATATAAAAAAAGACCTGCATTGCAGGTCTTTTTTTATAATATTTCTTTTTTTAATTCATATAGACTTAAAATATCGTTATCAACATTTACTTTATCATATTTCATTTCTTTTATTTTTTGAATTGCCTTTTTAATGTTATCTTCAACATTTTCATTATTAGCACCTTCTAATAATTTTAAGTTTTCATCTTTTAAAGATTCAAGTAAATCTTCCTTTTCAATATTATTAAATTTTATTAATTTCTGCAATAATCTTTTATCTTCCTCATTTAAACTCCCATATTTCTCATTATATTTATTAATTGCAATTTCAACAATATTTTCGTTAATGAGGTCATTTTTACTGTTTTTTATTATATTATCCTTTGGTGTTTTTATATGATTTAAAACGAATGAATAAGATTCGTCAATTTTATTAACATCTACATCATTATTATCAATTAATGATTGTTCAATTAATGTGAATATTGACTCATATAAAGTAATCTTATTTTCATCATCATAATTTATATTTTCATTTAAAAATGATTTCAATTTTTCATGTTCTTTTTCAATTTCTTCAATCGTATAGATTTCAAATAAATTAATATTATTATCAATATAACGTGATGCAGCTAAATCATCATCAATATGTTTATTTTCAATATTATTAAAAATTTTAAATTCTAATTGTAATATTGGTGAATCTTTAACTATTTCAAAAAATTCAGTGATGTTATTTTTTGATTCATCTAAATTCTTATTAAAATAAGAATCTTTTAGTTTATTTGAAATTATATAATTAATAATCCCTATGTTTAATTTTTCCATACTGTTGTCTTAATTTTAATATAAATACTTTTATTAGTAATTAAAAACGAATCTTGTTATTTTTTTTCAATATCATCAACATTTAAATCATTTAGATCAACATCTTCGATATTATCAGTTTTCTCAACAGTATTAATACTGTCTGAATTTTCTAATAAAACATTTATCTCATTAACCATATTATTTGCTTTATTATTTAGTTTATCGTTTGTTTTCTCATTTTCATTAATAAGTTTTTTATTGATAACCTCATTTTTTGTCTTATTAGTTCCAGCAAAAACTAATTTTTCAACATGATTATTAAATTCTTCTTCACTTAATTTACTTTGCACTTCAGCTAATGGTGATATGCCTCCTGCTGGTTCACTACCAACCATTCCTCCTGCTGGTGGTGCATCACCCATTCCACCACCTAATGGTTCATCACTCATAGGTGCATCACCTATTGGAGCACCACCATCTGGTGGTAATTCACCTTGTTCTGTCCCACCTGACATTTCAATAGCACCTTCTGGTTCACCAAATCTTTTATCAATATCACTAAATAAACCAGTTTTCTTAATAATTACTGGTGCATCGGCTAGTTCTTGTTGAACAACTTTTTCCATTTTTTGATGCTTTAAATCTTCAACAATTTGATTATCACTCATGTTAAAGACTAATCGTTTTGCATTTGTATGTGACATGGCAGCAATACCGCTTTCACCACGAGTTAATTCAGTATATGTTTGTGCCTTATCACGCATTAACTCAGATTTCATCATTTCTTGTTGAGTTGATGGATTGGTTAATGTTAGTTCAAAACTACTCACATCTTCCCCACTATAACCCAATAAATATAAATGAATCATTGCCATTTTATTGAGTTCTTGAATAATTGCTTGTTGAATTCGACTTACTTTTTTCGCAAAACGTATATCATATTGTGCCATATTTTTACCACCACCAGATGCATCTTGGAAACTTAAAAATGGCTTTGGAACACCTAATCCCATAAATAAATTATCACGAAGATATTCAATATCCTGTATGGCATCTAGGTTTGATGCCCCCGGGAGAGTATCAATACCTGTTTGAGTATTTGCGTTTCTTACTGGTAGAAAATAATCTTCATCATTACCTAATATGTTGAAACGATAATCAATTTGACCATCATTCGGTGAAACTTGAGCAACTTTTTTAAATTTGGTAGCAACTTTATAGATATAATCCTCGATATCGTCTTCATCAATATTACCAACATCAATTTTAAATACTTTTTTCTCACCAGCACGAATAATACGATAAGTTAACATAGCATCTTCAGCCATAACTAATTGTCTAAAAACTCTACGAATTTTATTTAATACTGATGAACCATATGGTAAATATTTATCATCACCCAATAATCTAAAATGTGCAATTTCAAAAACATTAAATTCATCACCAGTCATTCTTTCTTTAAACATAACCGATGGTTTACCATTTTGAATTCTTTCAAATCTTTCTATTTCATAATTAACTAATTGTTTTACATGAGTAATTCCTTTTTTTCTTTCACCATAAAGTAAAACAAAGTTATCACCATACTTTACAGTATTTCTAACCCAAAATGGTAGATTAACATTCACATTTACAATATCATAGAAAAATTCTTCTAATAAAAGTTTTATCCTTTCTTTATTTGAAAAAATATTTAACATTTTCCCATTAATCCCAATAGTTGTTGCTTCTTCCATAAATAAATCCAAGGCACTTGAAATAATTGGATAATATTCCATACCCTCATAATCAATATATGCTGGAAGTCTAGCTGCTTCATATTGTAATGCTTTTTGGAATCCTCTATCAGTAGTACGGAAAAATTTATTTTGGAGTTCTCTTTTTTGTTGTAATTCTAATCCTTTTTTATGTATATCTTCGGGACTATTACCTTTAATTATAATTTTAGCTTCTTTTGAAGTTGGTGTTGATTTTGATACATTTGGTTGTGCATCTGGCGTGTCAAAACCACCCATATTAAAGAATTGGTTGATTTCTTGATATATTGTTCCCTTTTTTTCTTTATTAGCCATTTTATAATTTTTTATATTTTTTTATAAATACTTTCATTTTTGCGAAAAGTACACTTTTAGATAAATACATTTAAATTTTAGTTTTTCTTATTTAATCCATCAAACAACCAAGCATTAGTAATATGTTGATTTAAAGGTGAAGTACTATTTAATGATGATAAATTACTATTTTTATTTTTATCTTTTTTTGACATTTGACTTATATCATTATTTGTTATAATAGCATTTAATAGTTTTTCAGTTATTCCTTTATTTTGTTTAAATCTAGCCATATCAAAATTTAAAACAAACAAACCAATAGATAATCCCATTATTGAATCATCATGGAATGAACGTTTATGATCTGCAACCCTATTTCCAGCCACTGTAACGAATGTTTTTAGTTCATTTAATAATCTGAATGATCTAATTATTACATCCTCTAAATGGATAGCTCTCTGCAATTCAAGCAATACTGATGGTCGATTATTACCGATAAAGAATCCGGGTATTAAATCAACATTCACAATAGCACCATCTGACATTATTTTTTGACCTTTTTTTATGTAACCTTGTAATCTATCTCTCGATGGCTTATGTGATACTTCAGCATAATGGACGTTTTCATAACCAATTTCAAGTAGTTTTTCAACTGTTTGAACACCATAACCACCAGTAATATCAACAACACAATATGCATCATTATATCGTTTTCCATATTGATATGAAATTTCAGCAAGCATTTGTGGAGTTACTTTACCATAATATTCAGCAACTTGTTCAACTTTATGTCTTTTTATTTTTACTTTTTTTGTTTTACCATTTTTTGTGATTTCTTTATTTTCAATAATTTCAATAGTTTTTAATATGTTAATTGTTGAATTATCCTCCCCATGTCCCGGAGATGCATCAATAGCCATTATATAATCTTCACCAACTATTGAATCCTCCCAAATCCACATATTTTTATCTAAATATTCTTGACGTATTGGTGGTTTAATTTCATCATCTTGAATTCTTTTAAGGTATTCTTCAGCGATAAAATTATCACCAGACCCAAGGAATGAACATAATAATTCTTGTGCAATTTTACGCATATCACCATTTGCATCTCTAACTTGTTCTTCAAACCAAGGTGAACTTGCTTCCCAACCTTCATCAGCTAATTCAATTCTTCTTTCATTATCCCAACCTTCATCAGGTAATTCAATTACGTTTTCCTTTCCTTTATTTTTTAACCAAACTAATTCTTTATTATATCGTGGGTCATTATACCACCATAATTCAACTGCTTTAAAATTATTTTCACCTCTACGTGCACCATCAAAAGTTTTATAGAAAACAGCATCTAATCCAGATGGTGTACTAACCATAATGGCAGAACCACCAGTTTGTAATGTTGGTTTTGCTGATGTCCAGAATTTATCACCTTTTTCAGTCCAAGCAGTTTCATCCCAGAATAGTAATGTTGGTGTATAACCACGAAGTCCTTTAGATGAAAACGCACCTAATGATGAACCATTATCATATCTTTTTAATTTTTGAGTATCTTTAAATTTATCATCAGATTCTTTACCTGTTTTTGGTCTTAAAAAATCTGGACATCCTTCGATAAACATAACAACATCATTCATTAATTCATCACGTGCAGTTTCTAATTTATCAGCAACGATAGCAACACTACGATTTAAGTTAAACATCACATACCAAGCAATATATGCACAAGTTGTTGTTGAAATACCTGCTTGACGATATTTATTGGCTACTACGAATCTATTTTTTGTGAAAGTATTAACTAGTTTATTTTGGAAATCGAAAAGTTTAAAATTAACAATCAAACCTGAAATCCCTTGTGTTTGGTCAAAGATTGTTAAATATGTTTCAATGAAATATACAGGGTCAGTAGCGCATTTCACAAATTCACGTTCTTTTTCATCAATAGTTAAATCACTAGCTTTAACAGCAATCCCATCACTATTAATTACAATTGGCTCAAGTTTACCACTTTTTTTTCTAATATCCTCTGCTAATTTTCTTCTTGATTCTTTTTCTTTTTCTCTTTGAAGATTATATGGCACAACTGGAATATGTTCAGGGAAACTATCATCTTTAATTGGAGTGATTTTTTCTTTTCTACTTTCCATTTATAATTTTTTATAATAAATACTTAAACTATTTAAAACCGCAAGGCACGTTATAAATCCATTGTTATAACGTGCCTCGAAAACCTTTTCTTCCTAATATGGTAAGATAGGCAAATAATAAATATGATATAAATTTTTAAAAATTAAAGTATTATTGATGATGTTTCAATAAATTCATTACCTTTTAAAATAATACTTCTTGATTCAAGTACTTCTTTAATTGTTTTCAATGTCATTCCATAGTGGAAAACTAATAATGGAATATCATCATTATTAGTATCAGAGTTAAACATTTTATCATAACTACTAACATTATGATTATCATCATCTTTTTCAGTTTCATAAGCTAGGGCATGAATATTATGAAAACCATGCATATATTCTCTATCAACTGCTTCGTGTAAACAAAATAAATCAAAAGATTTTGTTTTTAAATTTAAAACATCATTTATATATTCATCAGTTGGTGGTATTGCATTATCACAAGCAGGTGAATTATCCCAACACCAACCTTCTATATCAATATTTGATTCATCAAGAGAAAAAATAAATTCATATAAACCCTCATTTTTTGAATTATAACCAATTTTTAAAACATATATAAGTTTTAGTTTATCATCACTATATTCCATGTTATTTTTTTTCATAAATACTATAAACAAAAAAAGCTATAATACTCAAAGTATTATAGCTTTTTTATGATTGTGTTTTATGATTATTTTTTTATAACATTTTTATAGTTATCAAATTGTTCATCAATTAATTTATCTAATTTTTTTAATGAATCAGATTTTTTATCTTCATTAATTACTGCTTTTCTTAAACCTGCTCTTTCTTCAAGTCTTGCCCTGATATATTTTCTTACTTTTAATTCACTTTCATTCATTGAAATATTAACAGATTTATCAGGATTAACATTAATATCAACACCTGTTGTTGGTGCACCATCTGGTTTAATAACACCACCACCTAATGGCTGTGCTTCTGGAGCAAACCCAACTTCATCAGTTTTATCTTCAATAGCATCTAAATCAACATCATCTTCTTTTATCATTGGTTGTACTTCAATACTTGCAGGGTCTGTCATTCCTTCTCTTTGTAATCCACTACCTGCTGTAGTTCCACCAACATTAGCATCTTTACCAGTTCTAACTTGATTAGAAATTCCAGCAATTAATTTTTGTGTGTCAACAGGTTCTTGACCTGCTTTTGTTAGTCTTGTGTTTAATGACGCAACTTGTGACCCTAAATCATTAGCTAATTTTTCTAATTTTTGTATTTCACCTTTAACTTCACCACTATGGTATGTCTGACTAATTGCTGTTCCAGCATCTTTAGCTGCTTGAACACCTTTTTGTGCTGCACCACCTATTGCTTGTCCAGCATCTTTAGCTACACCACTTATTGCTTGTCCAGCACCTTTAACTGCACTACCAACTGCTTGTCCACCTTTTTTTATACCACTAACTGCTGCACCACCTAATGATTTTAATCCACCAAATAATTCATCTAATTTTGCTAAATTTTCATCATCATTACTTTCATTCATTCCATCAACATATGGTGTTAATTTTTCAGCATATTCATCATGACCATATTCGTTTTTTAATGAATCTAACATGTTTGGATTAATTACTTTAATAACTAAAGCAACACCTTCAAGGTCACCATCATTCATTCCATCATTATGGGCATTAGCATATCCACTTACTAAATTATTCACTTCATCTTCACCACATTCTCTAAGTGCATCAGCACTTCCATAACCTCTTGATTCCGCATATTTTCCAAAACTTCCACATTCACTACAACTTTCTTCTTCAATTTCATCTGGTGGTAATGTATCGCCTAAATCTTCCATATCTTCAGGTGGTACAACTTTAAGGATTAAATTTGCAATTTCTTTCCTGTCTTCAATTTCAAGTTCTGGTAATTTATCTTTAAATGATTGGATTAATGATTTAAGATATGATTGTGATTGTGATGGTTCTAAATCAGTTTTTCTAATTGTATTAGTGATTTTCCCAATAGATTTTTCAAGTTCTCTTGTTGATTCATCTTTTTCTTCACCATCAACATTATCTGTTGATGTTTCTTCACTATCATCTGTAGTTTCTTCACCTTCTACATCGGTAGTTTCTATTTCTTCTTCACCAGTACCACCATCAGCAGGTAATCCCGTGTCATCATTAGCTGGTTCAGTTTCCACACTATCAACATCAGTAGTTTCAACATCTGGTTCACTTACATCAGCAGCAGGTAATTCAGCATCATCACTAGCTGGCTCAGACTCAAAACCAGCAGCAATTTCATCGCTTGCTGGTTCAGCATTAGCAGTAGCTGCATCTAAATCATCTAATTTGCTTTCAGCATTACTAATTTCAATATCTGCTTTATCTTCATTTAATTTTTCTTTTCCACCATTAATATTTGGTTTAAGATTATTGGCTTCATTAATAGTATGCATAAGCATATTCCTATTTTTATCAGCTTCATGTAATGATTTATACTGGAAATTGGTAATGTTAGACAATCCACCAATATATGCGAAATCAGATACATTTGGGTCGGTTTTTGTACCAGCTTTTTTTATGAAGTAATTATGGTTTTCTTTAATTATTCCATAATTTATACCATCTGCTGCTGTTTTATAGTCGATTAATGTACCTAAACTACGATTTACTGATTCCTTTATTGTTTTTTTATTTACTTCAGCTAAATTTTTAAGTCTGTCGTAATACGCATCTTTTGATGTATGTTTTTTCATTTTTTTGTTTTTATATTGACTATTATATGATTTACATTTTTTATAAATACTTAATTGATAATAAAAAAGTTATTTTATTAGATTATTTCATAATTTTCATTCATTATGTTATACTTGACTAACATATTAAAAACTCTGGGAGTTATTAAATCTTTTCTTTGATAATTATCAATAACTGATTGATTTACTTTAGTCTGTGAAACATTTTCATTCAACATTTTCGAGTTTCTATGTAAATGCTCCAATATTTCATAAAAGGTATTATCAGATTTCTTCCTATCGATAAATTCAACTAATTGTTCTTTTTTAACTATAAACTTTTTCATTTATTAAATATTGAGTTCATCTAAACTTAATTCATTTTGTAGATAACCATTCTTTAATTCAACCATTTTTTCAAGATAACCAGTATTTCTTAACACTTTAAAAACTAGATTTTCAACAGAATATTCACCACCATTTTCTAATCCTGTTTGTCTATATTTTTTTATTTTATCTTTAATTTGTTCATATTTTTCTAACCAATTATCTTTATTTTTATTAGACTCTAAATCGTCAATAGCATTCATAAAATCTGCTGATTTTAATTTAATATTGGCAGTATCAATATTGACAATTTTTTTTGTTGGTTTGTTAATCCATTGATTATTCATTAATGAATAGATTCCTGACGAATGATGCAATTCGCTTTTATCTTGAAAATATAGTTCAACATCATGCCCTTTTACTTGTATTGGAAGTTTTTCTTTCCATAATTGTTTTTTTAGTTTAAGGAAATCAGCAACAAATTCTTTATTTTCGGATATTTGTGAATAATCTAAAACAATATGAATATCTAAATCTGAATTTTCATTATAATTAAAGTTAGCCATACTACCAGTAAGTGTTATATCATTAAATTTTAAATTTTCAACATTTGAAAACTCAATGAATCTTTTAGCATTAAGCAGTAATGTTTTTCTAACATCAGATTTAAGTTTATCATCTTCCCAAATAAGTGGAGATAGTTCATCATGTAATTGGATAGATGTTACATCAACACTATCAGGTTCAATCACTTCTTTAATGATATCACTAATGTTTATTTTATTCATGTTTTCTATAATTATAACACTTAATATAATCAGTTATTAACCAACGGTTGGAATAGATTTAACAGGAACGTTAGGTTTAGTTTCATCTAATTCTTCCTTATCATCATCTTTTTTTTCTTCTTTTGGTTTTTCATCATCTTTTTCGTCATCATCCTTTTTCTTATCAAAATTCCACTCTTGTAGATTTTCTTCAGGAGATGTGTTATTATCTATTTCAACACTTGCTTCTTCTTCTTCTTCACCAGTTGCATCACCTCCATTAACTAATGTATATAATTCTCCAACTTTTTCTTTTAGTTCATCATATTTTTGCTCAATTGTTTTTTCTTCAACTTCGGGAGTTTCAGTTGCATCAATTTCAACACTTGCTGGTTCTGCTGGTAATTCATTATCGAAATTTTCGTTTAAACTAGGCTTAAATGTTTTATCTAATTTATGCATTACTTCGAAAAGTCTTTTTTTATCGTTTTTTTTCATAATTATGATTTTATATTTTTATTATTATAAATACACATTATTGATGAATTTAACCCACTATTCATCTATTCATCATAATAAATGTGTGATTTTATATAAATACGCAATTTTAAATTAAAATCATATAGTATTTATTATAAATTCTTGAGTAAAATGAGTTTAGATTGTTTAAATAGTATAATTACAGATAATTTAGCAATTCACATTGACCTAACTGACAGTAAATCATGGAATTTAAATACTGATTTAATTGTTAATAGTTTAAATAAGTGGAATGAGGCAATTTCTGATGATATTGATCTAATTGACTTTGGATTAACAGGTTTTGATAATGGTAGAGTGGATTCTATGAATTCAGGAATAACATTAACTCAAAATGATAATAAATTAACACTTAATAGAGTTGGGTATAATGATATTAGTGGTGGTACTTATTATAGTGGATATACTGTTACATCACATAGTGGTGCATCAGTAGGTAATTATTTTTCATTAAATGGTGGATATCTTCAAGGTTTTTTTAAATTAGAAGATTATGATTTCGAATTATTTCCACCTCGATATAATAGTGGTATTACTATTGAAACAGTGATTGAAATATTACCAGAATCTGAAGGTACATTCTTTTTAATGGGTGTTAGAGCAGAAGATAAATATAATTCATTTTTTAGTGGTGAGACAACAATAACTGGAACAACTGAGGTATCATATGGCGGTAACTCAACTGGTCAATCAATTCAATTTAGTGGAATCACAACAAGTGAAGATAATTATTTGGTATCATATGATGAAGATGAAGTAAATCTGAGTTCGTTCAAACAACCAGAATATAAAGAGTTTACAATATTTGATGAACCAATACAAGTTGATAATATTGGAAATAATATTATTTCGTTTGATATAACTGATTTAAAGAAGTTAAAATATAGATATGTTAATTCTGACGGTATTTTAGTTCAAAATGAATCATCTAATTCTATAAGTAGAACTGGTTGGACTATAATTGATATTGTATTTAAGCCATATTCGATTATTAATGAATATGACCCAACAATTTATAAATGTTATGATAGAAGGAAAGGTGATCTTATTTTTTATGTAAATGGTAGAGTATTTTGGAAGATAAAAGATTTTGATGAATTTTATTTTATTGGAATTAATAATGATAAAGAAAAACAATTAGGTGTTCCATATAATATTAGTTGGGGTGGTGGTTCATTTGGTTTGAAACATTCTTGGCATTTTAATAATTTCAATCGTAATGAAATTATACAAGATGAAACAAAAAATGATTTATTTATTGAAAAATATTTTAATTCATCATTTATTGGAAACATACAAAAATTAAGAATATATGATACAGCATTATTATCAAACGAAATATTAAATAACACAATTATTGAATCTAAAAACAATACTTATTATAATATTTCCGTTTCTAAAGGTGGTAGAATAATATATAGATAATAACAATCACTTGACAACAAAAAAAATTATAGTTATTTTTATACAAAAATATTAATATGACAATATTATCAGAAATATATGCAGGTTGGAAGAATTTCATTTTCGAAAATCCAAATGTTGAAGCCGAAGCAAAAAGAAGAATTGAAATTTGTACAGGAAATGAAGAAAAAAATATAAAAAAGTGTGACCACTTTAGAAATAATAAAACTTGTGCTAAATGTGGTTGTTATATGCCAGCTAAAGCTAGAAGTCCAAAATCTCGTTGTCCTGTTGGTAATTGGAAGTTAAGGTCTGTTTAATGTTATTACATATGTGTCTTCTAAGGACACACCTTTAAATTCGTTGGATTTTAATGTTGTTTTATTAAATGCGTCAATTATTACAGTTTCGTTGTTTACTTGTAGTTTAAGTTTTCCACTTACACATATAATAGTATGTATATAATCCCTTTTTTCTAATTCTAATACAGTACCTTTTGGGATAAAATGAAAAACCGTTATATCTTCTGGTTTTTCATTATCGTTTATTGTTTTATATCTAATTTCATCATTATGGTTACAATTTTCCCAATTAGTAAAAAATCTAATAACAATCCCATCATCAATATCATGGACGCTTGGAATTTCTATTTTACTTAAAAGTTGTGCTTCCTTTTTATCAATTAAAAAATTAATCTTATCTAATATTTTTTGTTTTTCAACGTTCATATTTTAACAAAATTGAGATATTGCTGATTTATTTATATTATCACGTATGTCCATAGTAGTTTCAGTTGAAATAAAACCACTTACATATTCTCTAATAAATAAATTTTTTATATTTATAGGTGCTTTTTCAAAAGCTAAAAATTTTAGTTCCTCACCATCATCACTAAATAATGATATTTCGATATCCTCCCAATTAATATAATTAAACCAAGCATTACCTGATGGTGGCGTATTATAATCACCACTATCACTTTCACCACTTGCTGTTACACTAATATTACTACTATTAAATTCTAATGCTAGTTTTATTGGGTCTTTATTTGAATCATATAAATATTCAATATTAAGTCCATATTCAATAGTAATATTATTCATTTCATCGTAACTGGATTCAAAATCTCCACCTATTGATGCATTAGTTGTTTCAATTATTTTAATTTTGTTATTTTGCCTTAATAGCGAGTCACAAATAAATTGTTTTTGTAATTCCTCATTGTTAAGTAAGTCAATGTATTCTTGATATTTAACATTTGTGTCATTATTAAGAAAATCAAAATTGTTGATTTCTTCGGTTATAATTTTTTGAAAATTAATTTTATACATTGATTATAATTTTGTAATAAATACTCATAATTTTTATTAAATCGAAAAAAAATATTAAAAATCATTGTATTTATAATTGAAAAATGACTGCGCTTGCTTAATCAATGAATTAAGTTACGTTTTCTATGACAAATTAGCATGATTTTTTTAATTTTATAGCCAGATAGTGGTTACGTGAAATTTTAAACTTAATAATTTATAAAAATGCATCAAATTTAGGGTGCATTTTTTTTTTATTATTATTTATATAAAATAATATAGTTAAATAATGAAGATAATTGGAGAACACACACATAATTTTTCTGCATTAATGATACAATTAGGAATGCATATTGACCATTTAATAAATGGGAATCCTATTAATGGTAGAGTCTATAATCATATATTAATTGAACATGATGGTTATGTATATGAAGCAATTGGTCATGGTGTGGTAAAATGGACATTAGCAGAACACAATGCACAACGTAAAGTTAAAAATCATTGTAAACGAATTGAATTTAATCTCGATCTAACTAAAATTGAATTACATAAAGCATTAAGTTATTTAGAAAATCAAAAAGGTAAAAAATATGAATATGCTAATTTTTATTGGCATTTAAAAAAAATATTCACTAATAAATGGAAAGGTGATAAAACTGATAAGAAATTATATTGTACTGAATTGGTTATCCGTGCTATGAATTTTACTGGAAAATATAATATTGACCCATATTTAAATCCAATTGAAATTAGAGAACTACTAAGAATTATTATTTAAAAATGAAAAATAATATAAATTTTTATTATTTTTTTTAAAAAGTATTGTATTTATGATTTTAATGCGTATATTTGCATTATAATTTAGTGTTTAACAATTAGTATTATGAAAAATTTAGTGAACATACAGCATCAACCCGTACAACATCCACAGGATATCGTTGAATGGGTAGATTATGTTCAAACTTAAATTTTTCCGAGAGAAGTTTTAATTTAGGGCAAAAAGTTCCATTCTATTTAGAGTGGAACTTTTTTTGTTATATCTGGGATTGAACGAGTGGTTGAAGTTACCAGCCTTGGAAACTGGTGAGGGCGATAAGATGGTTGTCCTCCGTGGGTTCGAACCCCACATCCCAGACAAATGAATAATGGTAGTGTTAATATTATATATGGAGTAACTTGATGAATCCTTGAAGGAACGCTTGGTGAAAAATAGTAAAAGTATATAACAACAACACGCTAGTCGAAGATGACTGGAGTTATAGGCGAAAATCCTATTCATTGTTTATAAATATGGTGATTGTTGCAGAGTGGTCAAATGCGCCAGATTGTGGTTCTGGTATCCGAAAGGATTTCGTGGGTTCGAAACCCATCATTCACCCAAAAATAATTAGTTACCCTGCTTGTTCCGTATGGGGTTATAAAAATACATCAATTAACGGAACTCATGATGGAGTCCTTGCCAAGAAAGTAGGATAAAGATGTTAGATATTAACTAATTTATAAATATCGGGTAGTTATGCAGATGGCTATACAACGATGCCTTGGACGCATCGGTTCGCAGGTTCGAATCCTGCCTATCCGACATAATATAGAGTAGTAGCGCAGTTGGTAGCGTACTGCATTTGGGATGCAGGGGTCGCAGGTTCAAGTCCTGTCTACTCTACTGTGTTAGTAGCATAACTGGCTAATGCGCCACACTGTGAATGTGGAGAATAGGGTTCGAGTCCCTCTAACACCCAACTTAGTCCTATGGTGGAATTGGTAAACACATCGTCCTTTGAAGGCGACACCCGAAAGGGTTTGTAGGTTCGAGTCCTACTAGGATTGCAAAAGTGTGAAAAACATACTTTATTAAGACGAAAGAAGATTCAGAGATGGTTGACATTCATGTAACCAATAGCTCGATAATGGTAGGGTTATAGTGAAAAGTGATAATAATCTTCTTCCAATATGAAGTACAAGTATTGGATAGTCTTTTTTATTGCCCATTGGTGTAATTGGCTAACACATCTGATTTTGATTCAGAAGACTTATAGGTTCGAATCCTATATGGGCAACTTTTCTCTTGCTACTTATTATTTTTTTAATTATATTTATGAAAAATATAATTATGGATGCAGAAGAACTATTGAAATATCTAAAAAAATGTGTTGAAGACCTAAATTTAGGTTATGAACCAATTATAACTCCAACAAAGTCAGACCCAAGAAAATATCAAACAGATGTGTCTATTATTGTTATGGAAAAAGCATTGGTGGGTAATAGACCAATATTCAAAATAAACGTAAAAGATTTAATAAAAGGATAATATGATTTACAAACTAAAACATGTTCCAACTGGTTTATATTATCAACCACATAGACATCGAGGTAGCAATTTAAGTAAAAGAGGTAAAATTTATCAAACTTCTACTCATGGTCTATCATCAGCATTTAAAAATAAAAGAGCAACATTTACTGTTTATTGTGAAAAAGATAGTCGCATATATAAATTATGTAATAATATTTTAAATTTCGAAGATTATAGATTTTCATATAATCAAGTAAAAGCTGAAACAAAAGTAAGTGATTGGATAATTGAAGAAATTAAATAAAAACAATGAAATATAATTTATTCTTAGATGATGTTAGAAACCCGATTGATTGTGTATACTACATGTATACACCAATATATACTAGTGTTGACTGGGTGATAGTTAGAGATTATAATTCTTTTATTAAAATAATTAAAGAAAATGGTTTACCTGAAATAATCTCCTTCGATCATGATTTATCTGATGAACATTATGACCCAAAAATGTATCATGAATCATATGATGAATTATATGATTCATTTAAAGAAAAAACTGGTTACGAATGTGCTAAATGGTTGGTAGATTATTGTATTGATAATAATGAATTTCTACCAAAAAAAATATTAGTACATTCAATGAATCCTATTGGTAGACGAAATATTGAGTCTTATTTCGAATCATATAATAAATCATTAAAATTATAGTTTAATAATTATTTTATTAAGTTCTTAATTTTTATATTTTCTTTTGTATTTATTTAAAAACACAATATTATGAAACATACAAGAGAAGCAATAGGAGTAACATATGATGAATTAACAACTTTAATTGGGTCTGCTAGTTTAACTGTAGGACAAACATATAAAATTACTGATTATCAAACTGTTCATTATTTAATTGATGGTGATGGTGGTGATGTGGTTTTAGAAGGTGGAACAGGTGATACTGTCGTTCATACAGGAAATACTGAGGCATTAGTTGTAACAGCACTTACTGGTGAAGAATTATCACCAATTGCATATAGTGAAGAATATCTATATGATATTATTCATTATGATTGGAATCCTAATAATTGGTTGTTTGACTTAGGTTTTAGTGCTTATGATGAAGCAGTAGTAACAGGATTTAAAGGTGTTATTTATTATAGAGAAGACACACAAAATAATAATATTTTCGGATATGATTTCCGTAATGTAATGAATCGTAGATGGGTATTGGATTATGGAGAATGGACAGGTACAACAACATATAATTTTGCTGATAAGGTTCAAGTAGAAGGTGATGGTCTTTATATGTCAACAAAAAATAATAACACAGACAATGCAGTTAGTGCTACAACATATTGGGATAAAATTGTTGATTATTCTAATTATTCATATTGGTGTTTAAATTCTGGTGATGCACAAGATATTGAAGATTATATTGATTCATTAACATTTAATGATAGTGAAGGTTCTTATGAGGATATTGTGAAAAATAATATATTCACTACAAATAAAGACAATACAGACATAGGAATGAGTCCAACTAATTCTATTTTGGATAATAATGTGTTTTATTTATTAGATGATGGAGCATTTAATTTATCAGGTAATAAGTTTGGTGTTTATTTTCAATGTAACACTATTGATGGGAATTATTTCAATAATAACTCATTAGGTAATAATTGTAGTTCAAACACTATAAGTCGTAATTTTGAGAATAATAAAATTGAAAATTCATTTAATGGTAATTTTATTGGTTATTCTTTTGATTCTAACATTATAGGAAATTATTTTCAAACTAACACAATTGGAAGTGGTTTTGGTAAAAATTTAATTGGGAATTATTACCAAAATAATATAATTTCTGATGGTTTCATAAGTAATATAATTGGAAATTACTTTTCAGGAAATGATGCAATTGGAAGTGATTTTGCTGAAAACTCAATTGGTAGTGATTTTCAAAGTGTTGAAGTTGGGACTGGATTTACTAATAACACAATAGCAAATAGTTTTAAAAGTTCTTTTACTGTTGATGATTTCCATAATAATACAATAAAAGATGATGTTACTAGCATTAATTTTGCTTCAATGACACATGCTTATGAGGATTATAATTGTGAAGTGTTTTTAACTGCTAATGATGATTATAGATTATCATATTTTAATGCAAGTGATGTGCTTACTATTGTAGCTACAACAGGAATGAAATAATATTAATAGAAAAATAAAATTTTATGAAATCAATAATTGACTTAGATAAAAGAAAAGTTCTTGTAATTGCAAGAGCAACTGCTAAACGTTCAAATATTGCATTACCAACAAAAGATAATATAGTTGAAGACGAGGGAGTTTATTATATTGATCTTAATATAAGTGATTCTGAACAACTAAATTTACCTATTGGTTTAGAAAAAAATGTTTGTGATGCTGATAATAAAGATGATATTTTAGCTGAACTAAAAAAAGAATTAAAAGCTATAGAAAATTTTAATTTAAGTGAAAGTGAAAAAAATACTGTAACTAAAGTTAAATCGGTTAAAAAAAAAACTAAAAGGACTAGAAAGTTTGTAATTAAAACAGCATCAAATGATGAACCATATTTTTCATTGGTTGCATCAAATGGTCAAGTCTTAATGACATCTGAAACGTACAGTACTAAACAACAAATGCAAAATACATTAAACACTTTAATAGGTAAACAAATGCCAACAAAAGTTATTAATGAATTAGAATAATGAAAATAATTTAAAAAAAGTTTGCATTTAATGTAACATTTTATACCTTTGTACCGTATTTAGATTAAAGCACTATAAAAATGTGCAATTAAAAATTAATGATAAAAATAAAAATGATGAAAAACTTGATGAACATATTAGCAATTGTAGTGATGTTGGATGCTGTCCTATTATGGGATGATGCGGAAGAATTATGTAATGTCGGGTTTAAATCTAAAACAGGTGTATAAATAATACCTATAAGATAAATAAAAAACCCGATTTAGAAATGAATCGGGTTTTTTTGTGTTTAAAATTGTTGTTCTTTGAAATGTTGGGAATTTAGTGCGTTAGTTCAGTTGGTTAGAATATCGGTCTGTCACACCGAAGGTCGTGGGTTCGAGTCCCATACGCACTGCCAAAGGTTAGTAATATTGACGATTAACCATCTGATGTATGATGTTTCCTTAATGAAATTGAAAGGTGGACGCTCTTGTGGTGAGAAGTGGTCTCTATGATAAAGTAATTGAAAACAAATTATCGACTGCGTAGTATAATGGCTAGTATGTCGCACTGTCTATGCGAAGGAGGGGTTCGAATCCCACGTGGTCGGCTGGAGGTCGTTTTTTGTACCTTTTACTGTTATTGCAGTAAAAAGTACTATATAATGGTACAATACTGTGATTTTGATAGTATTTTACTGTTATTGCAGTAAAAATAACAAGATATAGTGCATTATAATGTGATTTGTCTGGATATTCCAGAAGTAAACGCATTATTTTACACAAATATTGATTAAAGGTGCAAGATAATGCACTTTACGTCTGGAGATTCCAGATAATAATGGCGCATTCGTCTAGTGGCAGGACATAAGACCTTCAATCTTATCGCAGGGGTTCGATTCCCCTATGCGCTACTAGAGGTTAGCAGCAATGACGATTAACCATCTGATTTGTGAGGTTTCCTTGATGAAATTGAAAGGTGGACGCTCTTGTGGTGAGAAGTGGTCTCCATGATTGAGTAATTGAAAACATAAATGGCACGGTAGACCAATTGGCAGAGTCATCAGATTTAAATCCTGTAATAGTGTGGGTTCGATTCCCATTCGTGCTACGATTAAATTGCAATTAATTCTTAACAGGTTCGATTCCTGCTCGTCATGATTAATTACTTGATGGGATGGTGTAATGTGGTATAACACAAAATGTTCGGGTCTTCTAACGGCTAGGAAGCAGGGTTTTCATCCCTGTAATCGGGGTTCGATTCCCCGTCCGAATACAAAGTAGATTAATAATCTGTCGTAGGTTCTACATGGGTGCGCACCCTACTACGACACCATTTTACCAATTAATTTAGGTGATTAACCTAATAAAATAATACATTAACTATTATTTAATATTTAAAATAGGTTTTATAACATGTTTTACCCTATTTATCATTTCAAATTAAATTATATGAAAAAAATGAAAAGAATTTTAATAGGAATTTTACTTACATTAATTGTTATTATGTGTATGGGAATGTTTATAACTTCAATTAATAATTATGAAAATGATGATTCATTAATTGAGATAGAAAAACCTTTAATGGTTGAAGATTGGATGTTAGATGAAAACTACTTTAATTAAATTAGTAGTTTTGGGATTCAATTTCATACGAAGACAAAATGTGGATTATTTTCCACTTTGTTAAATATTTTCAACAAAGTTTGAGTATTTATAATAAAAAGAAAATGAAAAAATGTTTAATTTATGGTTTATATTGTCCTTTTTTAGATGAACCACATTATATTGGGAAAAGTAGTACATCAATGGTTAGACCATTATCACATTTAAATAAATCACATTCTAATGAAATAAATGAATGGGTGAGACAATTAAAATTTTTAGGTTATAAACCAATTATTAAAATTCTTGAAGAATGTAATATTAATAATGTTGATGAAAAAGAATTATTTTGGATTAAAAAAATATCTAATAATGGTTATTATTTATTAAATAAATCACATAATAAAATTGATTTTATTTTAAATAAAAAGGAATATAAATTCAATGATGACGATATTTTAAATGTTGCGGATATGATTAAACAAAAAAGAAAAGAATTAAATTACACTCAACTAGATGTCTCAAATTTATGTGGAATCAATAGAAGTACATATATTGAAATTGAAAAAGGCAGTAAAAAAACTACGTATGGTAATTTAAAAAAAGTTTTAAATGTTTTAGGTTATAAAATAAAAATTGAAAAAAATGAATAGAATAATTTTATTACCTAAAATTATTTCTAAATTAGAAATAATGGGTGAAAATATTAAATTAGCAAGATTACGAAGAAAGTTATCTGTTGAACAAGTTTGTGAAAGAGCAAACATATTAAATGAAACATTAGTTAATATAGAAAATGGTTCTCCAAATGTTTTATTTGGTCATTATGTTTCAGTGCTTATTACACTTAATCTTGTTAATGATATATATAATATTGCTAATGATGATATATTAGGTAGAAAATTACAAGATATTGAATTATTAAATAATTCCAAAAATTCACCAAATTAGGAGATTTCTGGCAAATTTTTGCTCCCTTAATTCAGTGGTTCAGAAATCCTGTTTTACAAGCAGGAAGTCGCTGGTTCGAATCCAGCAGGGAGCACAATTATTGGTAAATAAACCGATAAAGTATATTTATTGGTAAATAAACCGATAAACATCATCATTGATTCATAGGATTTAGTATATTTGTTATATGAATATAGGGATTCCATATGAATTAATTAAAATCTACAATAATGATGGTATTGACTTGATGATATATCAACCAATAAGATTTATAGATTCATTTGATTATAGTTATCATCATGATTTTTATACTGTTGATAGATTTATTTATCGAGCATTTTAACCTCAAGTGGTGGAACAGGTAGACACGTATGCCTAAGAAGCATATGCCATTGGCGTGTGGGTTCGACTCCCACCTTGAGGACAATATGCGGAAGTGACATTAAAGCGAATGGTAGAGTGACTAGCCTTAGAAGCTAGGGTTTTGTGGGTTCGACTCCCACCTTCCGTACAAAAATTAATAAAAAATTGTAACAATTTAAATATATTTACGTATATTTAAAAAAATTGTCGAAATGCGAGTGAATGTTATTTTTCTTATTTAGCTATATAGATAAATAAATAGTACCAGCAGTAGCCATTGATGTACAGGTGGTGTGTAGTAAAGTAAACAATTATGGGGCAGTAGCTTAGATGGATAAAGCATCTGATTTGCATTCAGAAGACCGTGGGTTCGAGTCCCATCTGCTCCACAAAAAGAGGATTACTAGGATAAGCTATGGCAGTGACCTTATTGTAATGAGTAAAAAACATAAGGTAGTTACCCTTAATATCCTTCCTCTTTTACCTAATTATCATCGGAAGGTGATATTCGCATCAGAATAAAGTTCGAACATAAAACTGATGTGTTTCCGACATAGCGCAGTTGGTTAGCGTACTCCCGTTAGAGGGAGGGGTCACTGGTTCGAGTCCAGTTGTCGGTACAGGAGGGGTAGTTTATAAGGATTCCTATTGATACGGATGAAAACTCAACATGGTGACGTTAGTAGAATGAATGAAACCAGTAGTAAATCTACATACGCTATAAAACTAACAAATGGGGCATTAGCTCAGTGGCTAGAGTACTACGCTTGCACCGTAGAGACAAGAGTTCGATTCTCTTATGCTCCACTAATCCATGAAATAAGGCAGGTAATATGAAATCCTGTGATAATAGGGTAACGTGTCTGTCAATGTTGAGAGATAAAACAGGTATTCCCTGTCACGTCCTATTATCGATTACATAAGTATTTATGTTAAATATAAATTTATGGATTATTTACTTATTTTATTTATCATTTTAGTTACTATTTTTGTAACATATATTTCAACAATTATTTTAAAGTATGGTGTATTACCATCAGTTTCTGATAGTTATTATCATTTACCCAAAAAATATAATTTTTTATTTACATTATTTTGTTGGAGTTTCGCTATACCTACATTAATTATTGGTGTTGAATTAACTGATAATTTTTTAATGTTTCTTGCTGGTGCTGGTATTTGTTTTGTAGGTGCTGCTGCACAATTTAAAGAAGAATTAACAAAACAAGTACATACATATAGTGCATGGGTTGGTGTAATAAGTAGTCAATTATCAATTATATTTGATTTTAAAATGTATTATGTATCAATACTTTTTTTATTACCATCATTATTATTAATGATATTAAAACCAAAAAATTATACATTTTGGATTGAAATAATTGCATTTTCATTAATTTGTTATGTTTTAGGTGTTAATATATTATAATACGCAAGTTGCCGAGTGGTTAAAGGCGATGGTCTCCAAAACCATTCTCGAAAGAGTTCGTGGGTTCGAATCCTACCTTGCGTGCAAAAATTACCTGATATTACCAGATAGAAATAACTAACTGTTTAATATCAGGTAGTTACCATTTATTCTATTGCCAGATATTGCCAGATAGTAGAATTATTTGTAACATTTATTTGTTTTATGCGTATATTATAGTAAATTTGAAAAAAATTAAACATGTATATTATTTCGAAAAATAAAGACTATTATGATGGTGTTGCTGGCTCAACAGGAATTGATAAAACAATTGTTTATGAGAGATATCCTGTTGAAATTGATAATCAAATCAAAATGCCTAAAATATTTCATCATAAAAATACTTGGCAATATAGATATGATAATCAATTTTTAAATATTAGATATTCTGAACTTGATTCGAAGAAATCGAAAAAATATAATAATGTACATAGTTTTATTGTTGGATTTTGTGGAAAACTTTATTTAGGTTGGAAATTTCATTATACAGTAAAAGCTGATAGATTAGGTTTGGAGAAAATTAAAACTGATATTGTTTATGGTTATGATAATGCGAAAAAATATCTTAGAGAAAAACACTGGAAACATAATTTAGAAGATGATGTTAACTTCATTAAAAGTTATGACCCAATTAATATTTTTAGAGAAATTAATGCCCCTGTTTTCATTTATGATAATGAATCAAATTTAAATTTTAGTAATAATGGACAGTTACTTAATTATGGATTATTAATAATTAATCCATTATTAAAAGACTATGAATTTTATAAAGTAGTAGATACTTTTCAAGCATTTCAAGAAATTCAAATGTTTTTGGGCGGTGTGTTAGGTAGAGGTGAAAAAGAGATTATTCAAGTAGCTGATAAATATAAAATTGAACAACACGGTTTTGATAAATGGAGTTTTAGAAAAGAACCAAAAAGCAAATAAAATGGAAATATTAATCAAATTAGATGAAGTATTGGAAAAATGTAATGATTGGGAATCATTTTGTAAAAAAAGAGGTTATTCCGAATATTGTGTTAATGAAGGTGGTGGTGATATTGAAATATTTCTCTCAGAGAATGATGCAAAAGAATTTGGAATAATAAAAAAATAAATTGGGGCAGCACGGTTTTGACAGCGTGTATGAGTGATAATGTAAGCAAGTAGTAGTTGAATTAATCTACTTTAAAAGGATTCAAAACTATAAATGTAGAAGACATTATGTCTATCCAAACTTCTGTAACAAGAGGTGAAAGCGTATTTGCAAGAAATACTGAACTTGCAATTGCAGCATAGGAAACAAGAAAACAGTAGAACCATCTGATGATGTTACGATTTGTGTGATTACGTTAACACCTTAGATGAAAAACTCCACAGCAATCATACTATTTTTGGAAGGTTAGAAAACTTTATCCTAAACTTGTAGAAATCTTATTAATCACATGTTTGGACAGGGGTTCGATTCCCCTCTGCTCCACTAAAATAATTATTATGAGTAATAAAAAAATTAATAACATTAAAGAAAGTCTTGAATATCTTAAAAAGAATAAAACAGTTTCAACAAAACAACTATTTGATGATATTGAGACTGAAACAATTTATGATTTAAAAGCAATGGGATATATTGGTTTTGGTAAAAATAAACATTAAGGTATGCCGAAGTGGTGGAATTGGTAGACACGCCAGATTTAAGCTCTGGTGAGCATTATGCTCGTGTGGGTTCGAGTCCCATCTTCGGTACAAAATTTAATAAAAATGAAAGCATACGGATTAAATAAAAAATTTAGGTTTAATTATCCAGATAATCATCCACCAAAAGGATGGGTTAATTGGTGGGAAACAGAAATGGGTAGTGTTAATAAAGGGAGAGCCAGACAAGAAGCTAAACGTAATTTAAGAAAGGAGATTAATGGTGAAAACGACTAAAAAAGATAATGATTGTGGTTGTGGTAAACCATTAAAAATTAATGACAAAAGAAAGAAGAAGTTTATTAAAAAGAAAAAGAGAAAAAATATGCTCAAGTGATGTAACGGTAGCCATGCTTGTTTCAAAAGCAAGTGTCTAATGACGTGTGGGTTCGATTCCCACCTTGAGTACAAATAATTGAAAAGATGAATAATGAAGAAATTGAACAATTAAAGAGAATGGTTGATAGTTATATTTATAATTTAACTAAAACACCAAATACAGCTAATCCTAAAGAAATTGAACTTGCAAATTTAGTAAGAAATAAAATAAATCAGACTAATTTCAATAAAAAACCAGTTGAACAAAAACCTACTTGCACATATAGAAATCATTTTTCTGATATTGAGGATTATGGTAGATGTAGAAAATGTAGGGCAGGATTTAGCTTTATATAATAATTAAAACTATTTATAAATGATGAAAACAAATAAAGAAAGGGTATCAGTTTTCTAAGTATAAAAACTTAGAAAATATGAAAGCAAAAAGAATTATTGATGAAACCACAAATCGTGGTGATTTTAATCGTGCATATAAAAGTTATTTAGCACAGACAGGGAAAATTCGTTGTGGTTATTGTAAATATAATCGTAGTTGTAATAATCCTAGTCATTATGGTGGTTATGAGGATGATAAAAATGGTTTAAGATATCCTAGTTGGAAATTAGTTTCAAAAAATAGAAAACAATGGATGGAAAAACCGTTAAAGAAAACAACCAGAACAATTATGAGAAATAGTTCTGATTATATCACTTTCAAATGGAAGTGATTTATGGCGAGTTAGCTCAATCGGTAGAGCGTTGGCTTCATAAACCAAAGGCAGAGGGTTCAAATCCCTCACTCGCTACAATTAATCCCAACATTAAAAACTTATAGTACAAGTATTGTCTTTAAAATCAAAATTTAAACTATTCACATATAAACCACCATTTAAACTTAATGTTGCTTCATTTACAACAAATTTCCATTCAATTTCAGATATATCTTTATCATTAGTTTGGTCAACAGCATCAGTTTGCTTGTTATTGTAATTTAATGTGTATGTTCCTTCAACAGTATCACCAACAACAATAAAATTCTCAACACCATAATCATTTAACCAAAAAACAATATGCCAATTAATTTTTACATTACTTTTTTCAATGTTTAGGTCATAATCGTTTGAAAACCCTTCGTAGTTTTGAAATGTTGAATTATTAAATTCTTGACTGAATTTGAAGTTTTCATGTGCCATTGAGATTGATTCATTTAAAAAATCTGATATTTCTTCATTTATTAAATTATCTATGTTTATTTTATTTTTCATTATAATATGGATTTTTTATAAATACTTGTATTCTAGTAAAAAAATATCAATATTTGCATTATGAAACAAGAATACACTTCGGCAAAATCATCAATAAAACAAATACCAGCAGGATTTAATATTGTAGATAAACATTTTGGTTGGCAACCAAACACATATAATTTAGATATTGGTGGTGGTAAATATGATTTGATGACTAAAAAATTAGCTGAGAAAAGTGTAACAAATTTAATCTATGACCCGTATAATAGAAGTGTTGAAGAAAATGAGTTAGCTAAATATTTATGTGTTAACATGAAATTTAATACAGTAACTATTTTTAATGTGTTAAATGTTATCAAAGAATTAGAATGCCAATTAGAGGCTATTAGACTAGCATATGACTCACTTAAACCAAAAGGGTATGTATTTGTTAGGTCAACATATATGAACCCAAAAAAAGCATCAGGAGTAACTAAATCTGGTACATATCAACATTATTTAACACAACAAGATTACTTACAAATAGTAAAACAAATATTTACTAACGCCAAATTAAAATATGGTATAATATATGCAAAAAAATGATTAATAAAGAAGAAATTATTGTTAATGAAAAGCATTGGCGAAATATGACAGCTAACGAGTTGGAAATATTTACTAATAAAATCTTTCAATATTATAGAGAAACTGGTTTTCCATATTATCCAACAGATAATGAATCAAGAGAAAAGGATTTCAATAAATTAATAAAATTTACGGAGTTAGCAAAATCTGACCCAACAATATTAATTAATAATAATATTATTAAACAAACCATGCATGGTTTAGGTTTGGCGTGGTCGTATTTTCCACATGCTTTTAATGTTTCATCGAATAATAAAAAAACACCATATGAAGCATTTATGGATGATGAAATTTTTATGAAGGTAATTAAGAAACGACTTATAATGGGAACATATATAAGTGATTCTGGAATACGAAAAATGTTAAAAATATTTTCTGGGGTTCAAGGTGTTTCTAATTTTAGACCAACGGCAGCAGCAGCAATTTATAATAAATTTGCAAAGAATGGTGTTGTTTGGGATATGTCTGGAGGTTGGGGTGGTAGACTACTTGGAGCTATTGCTAGTGGTGTTGATACGTATATTGCAACTGAACCATCAATAAAGACATTTAATGGGTTGGTAGAGTTAGGTGATGATTTTTCTGGTGATACCGACTTTGAGATTCATCTAAATGGAAGTGAAAATTTTAAACCATTTTACAATAGTTTAGATTTATGTTTCACATCTCCACCATATTTTGATTTAGAAAAATATGCTGATGAACCAACACAAAGTTATGTAAAGTATGACAATAAAGAAGCATGGGTTGAAGGGTTTTTAAGACCAACATTTAAAAATTGTCACTATGGTTTAAAACCAGATGGTGTAATGTTGATTAATATTGCTGATATGAAAGGTAAACACAACATTAATTTAGAATCAGAAACAATTAAAATAGCTGAAGAAGTTGGATTTAGACATGTTGAAACATTTAAATTAGCATTATCAAATGTTAATTTGCGAGATAAAGAAAAAATGTTTAAATTTGAACCGATTTTTATGTTTATAAAATAACACTAATGAAAATACTAGAAAAAATAGATTGGAGTGTCTTAGACACATATATTGAAAATAATTTAATTGTTTCAAACAAACATCCAGATTATGATATTTGGATATTAAATTATTCACCAAAAACACAATATAATCAATTATGGGATGAATATACTTTATCTTGTCGTGGACTTATTATTGATGCAGAAGGTAATATATTAGGTAGACCATTTCAAAAATTTAAAAATTTCGAAGAATATGACCCATCAGAAATTGATATGTCAAAAAAATATGAAATCTTTGAAAAAATGGATGGTTCGTTAATTATTTTATTTTATTACTCTGTGACTAATGAATGGATTGTTGCAAGTAGAGGCTCATTCATATCTGAACAATCAGATGAAGCAAGAAAAATGCTTAATAAAATTGACAATATTTTTAGTAAATTAAGTAATAATTTCACATACATATTTGAAATATTATATGCTGAAAATAGAATAGTCGTTAACTATGGAAATAGATGGGAACTAGTAATGTTAAGTTGTATCGACACTGTTACTGGTATTGAATTGAAACATAAAAATTTAGTTGGTGGATATTCTGATTATTTTTCAATTGTGAAAAAATATGATCTAAAAGTTAATGATTTATTTGAACTTAAAAAACTTGATGAAAATAATAGAGAAGGTTTTGTGATTAGGTTTGAGGATGGTTTTAGAATTAAAGTTAAATTTGAAGAATATGTGAGATTACACGGTATTCTTACAAATGTGTCTAATGTTACAGTTTGGGAACACTTAATGAATAAATATGATTTTGAATTATTATCAGATAGAGTTCCAGATGAAATGTATACTTGGTTAAATAAAACTATAAGTAAATTACAAATAGAATATAATGAAATTGAAAGATTAGCACTAAAAGAATTTGTGAGAATTTATCATATAAATAATATTACAACTCGTAAAGAATTTGCAATGGAAGCATTGAAAAGTAAATATCGTTCAATATTATTTAATGTGTTTGATAGAAAATCTTATGATATCATCATATGGAAAATGATAAAACCAATTCGTAGCACACCATTTAGAGATGGTTATGAATATATTGCTTAAATATAATTAACTGAAAAACAATAAGATATAAATTAATTTAATGGTTTTTAAAAAAAGATTAAAATTTTGTTGTTTGTTACGTATTTATGACATATATTTGTACCTCAATTTAGAGAATAGAAAACAACAATTATTAAATACAAAAAAATGAAAACTAATAAAACATATTACGGTTATAAATCATATAAGAAAAATCTTATTGATATCGGGATTGTTTTGTTAAATTGATAACAAAGTATAAACAATGATTTTATATAAACATTGAGACCCGATTCGAAAGATTCGGGTCTTTTTGTTTTATAGTAAATTGTGAAAATATTGAAAGTTATTTGAAATTGTGATAGAAAATTTAAATGAAAAATTATTAAATGAATTTGTGTAACATACGCAATCGTGAGATAAAAAAACAAGAACAGTGGAAGGTGCTGACAGGCATTGATTCGGGAAATAATTTAGTAGGTTGGGTAAGTATAAAACAAAAGTAAAATAATGAGTAGACATACTAATAGACATTTGTAGCTCAGTTGGTAGAGCAAGGGAACACGTTTGCGTATCTTTAATCCCTGTGCGTAGGTTCGAATCCTACTGAATGTAAGAACCTATTAGTATGAAGTTGGATAGGTAGGTAAGTGGTTAAAACGGGTGGACTGTAAATCCATTGCTTCGGCTTCGGGGGTTCGAATCCCTCTCTATCCACAACAGGTTACTAAATAATAGTAACATTAATGATACACCTGTAGCTCAGATGGCAGGTAGCTACGCCCTTTTAAGGCGAAGGTCATGGGTTCGAGTCCCATCAGGTGTACTTCGAGATATTTTGCAGTTTTTGACTCTTTCAATAAAAACTGAGAATAGTGGACAAGGTACGAAAGGAATTTCCAAATGTCAGAGATAATTTCAATGACGTGAACTAACCAATAATGTTCACAAACGGGTAGGTATGCAAATTGGTGAAGCAAGCGGTCTGTAAAACCGTGACGTAAGAGACAATGGCGGTTCGAGTCCGTCCCTGCCCACATTACTAAAAAATAGTAATAATAGGCATTCCCCTATAGCTCAGTTGGTTTAGAGCACCTCACTTTTAATGAGGGAGTCCTCGGTTCGAGTCCGAGTGGGGGAACTAAATATTTTAATTTTCCTTGCAATTATAATTATTTTTTGTTATTTTTAATTAAAATAATTCTATATAAGTATTAATAAATATGACAAAGAAAATTAAAAAAACAAAAACTGTAGTTACAACAGTAATAGAAGAAAATGTAACAAATGAAAAAACACACATTATTTGTATTTTAGACCGTTCTGGGTCAATGACTAAAATCATGGATGATTCAATTGGTGGTTTTAATACATTCCTAAAAAAACAAAGAGAATTACCAGATGATGCAACTATAACTATTTCAATATTTGATGATAGATATGAAGTATTATTTGATAATGTTGATATTAAATCAGTTAAAGATTTAACTAACAAGGAATGGTATCCAAGAGGTACTACTGGATTATATGATGCAATTGGAAAAACAATTAATAACACCAAAGCAGAATTTGAAAAACTTGGTGATGAAAAACCATCAAAAGTATTAGTTTGTATAGTAACTGATGGACAAGAAAATTCAAGTAGAGAATATCAACTTGATGATATAAAAAAATTAATTGGTGATTGCGAAAATGATAATTGGAACTTTATGTATTTAGCAGCAAACCAAGATGCATTTGCAGTTGGAACATCATTTGGTGTGTCTGCTGGTAATACATTTACATATAAAGCAAATGGAACTGGTGTTCAAAGTATGAGTAATACTTTGAATAACGCAACAGTTAGTTATAGATCAATGTCATCTAATATGAGTAGTTTTGCTGATTCTTCAAAAAATTTAATTGATAATATTTCTAAAGAATAAATATTATATATTTTTTATAACTATAATAATTGGGATGGTTTTTACTATCCCTTTTTCATTAAATAATCATTAATATTATTCACAAAAAAAACGTAAAAGTCTATACCACAAATCCTTAAAAAATATCGAAAAATTAATTTAAAATAAACTCTAAAGTTTATCAAAACCCTTGTATTTATTGAAACAAATAAATATATTTGCAATAATAATTTATAATAAAAATTTATAAAAAATATGGGAAAAAACGTTAAAACTTATCCTAGAAAAGAAGTTGAAAAAGCTACTTTAGAATATTTTAATGGTGATGAACTTGCTCGTGATTCATGGATAAAGAAATACTGTCTAAAACAAAATGACACACTATATGAGCTAACACCAGATGATATGCATCGAAGAATAGCTAAAGAATTAGCAAGAATAGAATCTAAATATCCTAATCCATTAAGTGAAGAAGAAATTTTCCAAACAATTAAACAATTTAAGCGAATTATTCCACAAGGTTCACCAATGTCTGGTATTGGAAATGATTATCAAGTCGTATCATTAGGAAATTGTTTTGTGATTGGAAATAATGCTGACTCATATGGTGGGATTATGAGAATCGATGAAGAACAGGCTCAATTAATGAAACGTAGAGGTGGTGTTGGTCATGATTTATCTAAAATTAGACCAGAATTAACACCTGTAAAAAATACAGCAATTAGTTCAACAGGAATTGTTCCATTTATGGAAAGATATTCTAATTCAACTAAAGAAACTGCACAATCTGGTAGAAGGGGTGCATTAATGTTGTCAGTATCAATCAAACATCCAGATTCAGAAGCGTTTATAGATGCGAAGATGACTGAGGGTAAAATCACTGGTGCTAATGTTTCAGTTAAAATTCATGATGATTTTATGGAATCGATTATTGATAATAAAAAATATAAACAACAATTCCCTATTGATTCAAATAACCCAATTTTTGAAAAAACCGTTGATGCTGGAAAAATATGGAAAAAGATAGTTCATAATGCTTGGAAATCAGCAGAACCCGGGATTCTATTTTGGGATAAAATTATAAATGAATCAATTCCATCATGTTACGGTAAAATATGGACTGAAACAAGTACAAATCCATGTGGTGAATTACCATTACCACCTTATGATTCTTGTAGATTACTTTCTGTAAATTTATTTGATTATGTAGTTAATCCGTTTACCCCAGAAGCATATTTCAATTGGGAATTATTTAAAAGTGATGTTGAAAAAGCATTAAAATATATGGATGATATTGTTGATTTGGAAATTGAGAAAATCAATAAAATTATCGAAAAAATAGATTCTGACCCAGAAGACGAAGAAATTAAATGGATTGAACGTAAGTTATGGAAAAAAATTCGAGAAATGACAAGTCTTGGACGTAGAACTGGACTTGGAATTACTGGAGAAGGTGATATGATTGCTGGAATGAATTTACGTTATGGTACTGATAAAGCAACTGATTTTGCTGAAGAAGTTCATAAACAATTAAAATTAAGCGCATATCGTTCATCAGTTAAATTGGGTAAAGAACGTGGTGCTTTCCCAATATATGATAGTAATCTTGAAAAAAATAATCCATTTCTTTTAAGAATAAAAGATGAAGACCCTGAGTTATATGATGATATGTTGAAATATGGTCGCAGAAATATTGCATTATTAACTATAGCTCCAACTGGAACAGCTTCATTAATGACTCAAACAACATCAGGTATTGAGCCAGTGTTTTTACCAGTATATAAACGAAGACGTAAAATTAACCCAAATGAAAAAAACGTCAAAATTGATTTTGTTGAGGAAGGTATTGCTTGGCAAGAATATATTGTTTTCCATCATAAATTTGAATTATGGTTAAAAATAAATGATTATGATGTCGATGTAGTTAAAACAATGAGCAAAGAACAATTAGATGAAATAGTTAAAAAATCACCATATTATAAAGCAACATCTAATGATATTGATTGGGTTAAAAAAGTTGAAATGCAAGGTCGAATTCAAAGACACATTGACCATTCAATTTCAGTAACTGTTAATTTACCGAAAAATGCTACAGAAGAAATTGTTGGGAAAGTTTATGAAACTGGTTGGCGTACAGGATGTAAAGGAATTACTGTTTATCGTGATGGTAGTAGAAGTGGTGTTTTGATTGGTGTTGATGAAGAAGATAATAAAACAATCAAAGATATTCATGCACCAAAAAGACCGAAAAGATTAAAAGGTGAAATTCATCATTTTCAAAATTCATTAGAAAAATGGATTGCTGTTGTTGGTATTAAAGATGGAAGACCATATGAAATATTTACAGGTAAATATGAAAATGGTCTAAGTAAATTATCAACAACAATTACTGAATGTGAAATTGTAAAGAATATTGTTGATGTCGAAGAAATTATTGATGGAAAGTCGATTAATGTAAGAACAAAACGATATGATATTGAATATCTTGATAGTAATGGTGAAAAACATGTACATACTGGACTTAATCATGCATTCAATCCAGAATTTTGGAACTATGCTAAATTAATTTCAGGAATTTTAAGGCATGGTATGCCAATTAAATATATTCATGAATTAATTAATTCACTTAGTTTTAAAGAAGATTATATTAACACATGGAAAAATGGTGTTGGTCGTGTAATAAAAAGATATATTAAAGATGGTGAAAAAGCCAATGGTGTTTGTCTTGACTGTGGAAGTGGTGAGCATCTTGAATATAAAGAAGGTTGCTTAACTTGCATGGCATGTGGTTCATCTAAATGTGGATAATTATCAATTAATCAAGAAATTTGCTTTAAATTATTAGCAAATTTCTTGATTATATAAAAATTTATTTTAATTTTGTTCTAAATTAAATTAATATGATTAATCTTGAAAACAGAATTTCCCAAAGTAATGATAATGAAATTCGTATTAATGGTTATTTCTTAACTATTGATGATTTAACTGCATTATCCAGAGATTTTATGGTTGATTGTCGTGATGGTTATGTTAGTTATGATATTTCATATATTGAAGCATGGCTAAAGAAACATAAACAAATCGTAAAATAAAAAATGAATAGAGGATTCAATTTTAGGGTTTACCCAACTGAAAAACAACGTGAATATTTTAATGAATGTTTTAGAATTTCAAATTTCATTTATAATTATTCTTTAAGACAACAAATAGACATATCTGAAAGTTTAGATGATATGGGAATTAAAGACAAAGAAGAAAGAAATAAATATATGACAGTTAATAAATTATATTTCAATAAATATAAAATGAGTAATTTATTAACTCAAATGTCTAAAACAGAAGAATATTCCTTTTTAAATATCAATTCTTTATTAAGAGGTTATTCGTTAAGACAAATTGATAATGCTTTTAAAAATATGAGAAAAACTGGTGCTGGTTTTCCTAAATTTAAAAATAGATTATCAAAAAAAACATATTCTAGTCAAATTCAAAAAAGAACTAAATTTCATTTAAATTTAAATAATGAAAAATTTGGATATTTATCGACACATAAAATTGATAAATTAAAAATATCATGTCATGATGAATATTTTAGAAAAAATTATAAAGATAATACAAAAATTAAATTAAATTCATTTACTATTACAAATAAAGGTAATCAATATCATATATCAATTCAGGTAGATGTTATTGACCCAAATTTTAATTTAAAACATAAAGAAAGTGAAATTAATGAAAATTCATCAATAGGAATTGATTTAGGAGTTAAAAGACCAATTACTACATCAAATATTAATGATTTCGATGAAAAAATATTTTCAACTCAAATACAATTATTAAAAACGTATAGTGAAGAATTAAAAAAATTATCATCAATATTAAATAAAAAACGTGATTACCATAAAAAAAATAAAACAGATATTAAATATTGGGAAAGTGTTAATTATATTAGAATAAAAAATAAAATTAGTTCACTACATATTAAAATTGGTAATATTAGAAGTAATATTCAACATAATATAACAAAAAAATTAATTAATTTAGATAATGTTGATTCATATATTCTTGAAGAATTAAAAACTAAAAATATGATGAAACGTAGTGGGAAAGGTTTATCTAATAATAAAAGTGGGTTAAATAGAGTACTTAGTGATGTTGGATTATATGGAATAAGAGAAAAATTAACATATAAAGCTGAACGTATTGGTAAAAATGTTATTACAGTACCACCACAATATACTTCACAAAAATGTTCGAATTGTGGTCATATTAATAAGAAAAATAGAAAATCTCAAAGCAAATTTAATTGTGTTAAATGTGGTTTTAAAATTAATGCAGATTTAAATGCTGCGATAAATATAAAAGATAAATATTTTAAAAAAAATGTTGTTTAAATCGAATATTGTAATTATATTCGCATATTGAAATAAAGTTCTTTGAAAGATAAATATTAAAATCATGTGGGTGATGTGGCATCCGAGATTTAAAAAAATAAAGTTCTTAGTAAATAAAGCAATTTTATCTCCAATAGGATTTAAAAAATGAATTGAATTTATGATTATAGAATTGAATCTTACTACTTTTATAAATGTATTATAACTACAACGATGTCTTCGCATCATTCCATTGACATTCTGGTAGTGTTTACCTAAAAAAGTAAGGTAACTACAACCTACCCATAACATAAACGTTTTCAGATTTCGGTAGTGTTTACCTAAAAAAGTAAGGTAACTACAACCAGCAAATGTTTTATAGTTTTTACCATCAAGGTAGTGTTTACCTAAAAAAGTAAGGTAACTACAACAAGTGAACTACAAGAAATATACAGCGAATTGGTAGTGTTTACCTAAAAAAGTAAGGTAACTACAACATTTCCAATCGTAAGATATTTTGGGTTGTGTTTACTAAAAAGTATGGAAACTACAATGATGATGGTGCAATGAATTGGGGTAGTTTGAAAAAGACAATTGTAATAAAATTGTAATAAAATTGAAATAAAAATTGAAATAAAAATTGAAAAAATGAAAAATGTAAAACTCGATGAAAACTATTTCCTTGTATCTCAAGATGTAAATAGTAATGCAACAATTGAAGTTGCAAAAAAAACAAATCACATCTTTGTAGTTGATGTATCTTATTCAATGTACCAAGACTTACCACTAATTAAAAAACAATTAAAAAACAAGTTATCCAATGTAATGAGGGATGGTGATACCATTTCTATTGTTTGGTTTTCTGGTAGTCGTGATTGTGGTGTACTTAAAGAAGAAGTTGAAGTTAAATCTTTAAAAACTTTAACAGACTTAAATGATGCAATTGATAGATGGTTATCACCTATTGGTTGTACAGCATTTCAAAGACCATTGGAAGTGGTTTATGATATTATTGGTAGAATAAAAACTAATCGTCCAGATAGTATATTCTCAATGATTTTCCTTACTGATGGTTATAATAATGATTGTTCTTGGAATGGGGTTATTGAAGCACTTAAACCATTAGAAAATGAACTAGCATCATCAACATTTGTTGAATATGGTTATTATGCTGATACACGTAAAATTACTGAAATGGCTGCTTTACTTGGTGGCGAAAAAGTAAGTACCTCTGATTTTGATGAATTTGAACCATTATTTGAAAATAAGATTTCTTCTGAACTTATGGGTGGGAAGAAATTAGTAGTTGAAGTACCTGATAATCATCTATATGATTTCGCATTTAGTGTTTCTAATGATGGTAGTGTATTATTATATAATATTAATGATGGTGAAGTAATGGTGAACCCAAGCGTAAAAGAACTCCATTATTTTACACCTAAAGCACTTGGTGAAGAACATGCTCCTACTACAAGTCTTTATGCTGCTATTTATATTCTTTCAGATAAACTTCTGAATGATGATGCTGAGAAGATTTTTTATGCTCTTGGTGATAATTATTATTATAAAATGTTGGTTAATGCTTTCGGAAAACAAAAATTGAATGCATTTAAATCAGCAATTAAAGAATGTGTTGTTGATTCATCAAAAAGATTTCCTTCTGGACAATCAGCAATTCAACCAGTTCCAGATAACGCATATTGTTTGATGAATCTAATCGATGATTTAGGTAATCTTGAAGATTGTCAATTTTATCCAAATCATCCTGATTTTAATTATAAAAGAATTGGTAGTAAAAAAGTTAGTGCTGCTACAGTTTTAACTGAAAGTGAAAAGAAAAGAATTGGTGAAGCAAAAAATATTGATGAAATTAATGAAATAACTAAAGAACTTTCTGAAAATAAAGTTGATGTTAAATTTATTAATAGCAATCCAGATAGAGGTTATCCACTTACTGATTTAGTTTGGAATTCAAGTCGAGCTAATTTAAGTGTTCGCACATATATTGAAGGTGAAGCAATATTACCAAAAAACGAATTTAAGATTGATAAAGTAACTTCTTTTAGGTATAAAACATATACTTTAGTAAAAGATGGTATTGTTAATGTTAAAGAATTACCTTTAAATTTTTCTGATGCATTACTTGTATTGCTTGAAAGGAATAATGTTGAATATAAAGTAGTACCATATTATACTGTAAGGAATAATCATACTGTAGCACCTGATATTGTATTAGTTGACTTAACTTCAATTCCTTTAATTAATAAAGGAATGGTAAATGCTATTTCAGCAAAAGAATTAGCTAAAAAAGAATGGGAACTAAAAAAATTACAAGGCGATAAAAAAGTTTATGATTTTTATAAAAAAGAACTATTCCCTAAAACTAGCAAATCATTTGTTGATTTATTAGGTAAGGATGTTGCTGATTGGCTTAAACTTGTTGGAATTACTGATTATAATGGTTTTGCACCAAAAGTAATATCAGCTAAATCGAGCGATTCATATTTATCAGTTAATCTTGATACAAAAATTAAAGGATTATCTAGTTTACCTAAAGTAGATGTAGTTAAAACTAAAATTTTAGCTGGTACTACATTAAAACTTAATGAATGGGTTATGTCTGATGCGCTAAAAAAATATATGTCACAAACAACATCAGATATGTTTATGTCACTTTCAGGAGAACAACAAACTGAGGTATTGCGTACATATCTTACTACCAAGTCAGATTTATTAAATGTTCGCAGAAGAAAATTATTGCAAGAGATTGCAGAAATTAAATTTGCACTTATTTTATCAAAAAAATGGTTTACTGAATTCAAATCATTTGATGAAAATGAATTAAAATTAGTTTTGGATAGTCAATCTTTAACTTTTAAATTTGATTTAAGTGATAAAGAAGTAGAAATTTGAAAATCCACTAGTAGAAATATTAGTGGATTTTTTTATTGTTTTCTTAATTATTAATTAATTGATGTGTAATGGTAATTCATAATTTATCTTTATTTATTATAAATTGATAATTATGATAAAATTTATATTACCGCTATTAATGATTCTAATGATAAAAAGTAATGAATCAAAATTAATTGGATACGTTATTGATAAAAATACTAATGAAGAATTATGTGGAGTACGTGTTATTATTAATAATGATACGACATATACAGATTTCGATGGTTGTTTTTATATGGAAAATGTACTAGATACTACCAATATTGAATTAAGTTTAATATCTTATGAAAAAAAGGATTTTATTATTGTTACTGATAATCAGCTTATTGTGGAAAAATAATAAAAAACTTCATTTTTTTATATAAAAAAGTTTGGAGTTAATGTAACATTTTATACCTTTGTAACGTATTTATGAACTCAAGGCAGTAAGCCAGTAAGATTTTAACAATAAAAAATAGATTATTATGAGAAATTCAGTTATTAATATTAATATCACTTCGGGAACGACTATTAGTCGCAATGGGAATGGTATATTCTGTTCAATTTTTGGCAGAAATATTACACATGACGAGTCTTTAATAATGGAAGAAGATAGAGGATAAAAAACTCTAACTAAACGAAATTAAAAAAGACTCGATATTAATCGGGTCTTTTTTTTTGTTCATTGACGTGTTGGTAAATTTGTCGGGATGCCTGAGTGGTTGAAAGGGGCGGTCTGCAAAACCGTTTGCGAAAGCACACGTGGGTTCGAATCCCACTCCCGACTCATTGTAATAATTTGCAATAAACTACAAAATGTGGTATTTATCGCAAATTAATATTCAAATATTGTCTTGTAGCTCAGTTGGTTAGAGCATCTCTCTGATACGGAGAAGGTCGTGGGTTCGAGTCTCACTAAGACAACAACAATATTGTCTCGTAGTTCGGTCTGGTAGAGCGTCACCCTGATAAGGTGGGAGTCGTGGGTTCAAATCCCACCGAGACAACAACTCTTGACGAAGATTTTGCATTGGTTTTTCAAACCAGCACGTATTTATTAATATGAAAAAACGTGGTGGTCATAAAATTGGAATTGAAGGATTGTTAAAAGCAGCCGATAAAAAAAGAATGACGAATGAAGAATGTTTTATTGAAAATTCAACATATCCTCGTCATAGATTAAAAGAAAGAATAATTAAACAAAATTTAATTGAATATCGTTGTAAAATTTGTGATAATAATGGAATGTGGATGAATAAACCAATGCCATTAATATTAGACCATAAAAATGGTATTAATAATGATAATAGAATAGATAACCTTAGATTTGTTTGTAGTAATTGTGATTCTCAATTACCAACATATAAAAATCGAAGGGGAAACATAAAAATGGAAGATTAGCCTAATTGGTAAGGCAGCAGTCTTGAAAACTGCCGTGTCATGTAAAAGTGGCTTGTGGGTTCGAGTCCCACATCTTCCTCATTTTGACCTTAATACGGGAACATGAAGATTCTGTGTCATGACACTTCTTCGGGAGGTTCGAAACCTTCAAGGTCAGCTAAGTTGAATGAAATGGATAAAATCATTTAACTTATACATCAAATGAAAGTCATGAAGTTATTTGATGTGAAAGTTCTGGGTGCATAAGACGCTGCTTTAACATTCAGTAGAATTATTTTGTGGACGTATTTGGCAGTACGGATATACACAACTTAAAACTCCGAGATGTTACGAATTAATGGTTGGAATACCATCGGAGATCGTGAGTAGGAGGCTCACACCAGAACTATTTTTAATTTGGCTTGGTTGCTTTAGTGGTCGAAAAGTCTGGACTGTTAATCCAGTGAACTATGTTCCATCGTGGGTTCGAATCCCACCCTTGCCTCAACACAAATTGCTCCGATAGCTCAGTGGTAGAGCAGAAAGCTGTTAACTTTAAGGTCGTAGGTTCAATCCCTACTCGGAGCGCAAGGGACGTAGAAAGGAGAATACGTCTTTAAATAAAGTCCTTTCATTATGGAGTAATTACCAAGTTGGTCAAGGTGCTGGCGTGAAGTCCCAGAAATGTGGGTTCGATTCCCACTTACTCCACATAATGGTGTTATAGCTCAGTTGGTCAGAGCGTTGAGTGATAACTCAAGTCAGAAATTAAATACGAATTGGTTAAGGTTAAAACGAAAATTCTACTGATTTAATTTGCATTGGTTCAAATCCAGTTAACACCACTTGAGCGTGATAAACAATATTTTACAAAATGACGATAATGCATCAATGTTGTTATTTTATGGGTGTGATTCCCATGCTTAAACGAAATTAAAATCTGGTCACACAGGTGTTTGTCCTAACCAGAAAAACATGACCTCTTTAGCAGGTGGTATCTTAGTTTGGGCAACTAAGAGTGTGAAAATATTTATTAGTATTTATAAGAAAATTACACATAATGAAAATATTAATAATGGGATTACCTACTTCAGGTAAAACATGGTTTGCTGAAAGATTACAAAATGAAATTGGTTGTGCATGGTATAATGCTGATGCTGTTAGAACAATGGCTAATGATTGGGATTTTAGTGTTGAAGGTCGTAACAGACAAGCACTGAGAATGAAAACATTTGCTGATTTTGAAAATAATAATGATAGAATTGTTGCTTGTGATTTTGTCTGTCCTACACCAGAAACTAGATTATTATTTAAACCTGATTTAATTATTTGGATTAACACTATTGATAAATCAAAATATCAAGATACTAATAAAGTTTTTATTAAACCAAATGATTCAGAAGGTTTTAAATTAATTGAAATCACAAAAAAAGTTATACTTGAAGATATAATTGAATTAGCAAATAAACATATAACAACAAGTTGAGAATGTAATGCAGCGATGTATTACCAACAAACATTAATTTTATAACCTCTGGGAACTGGCATGTTATAGATGTAAGAATGCTACACTGAAACAAGACGCTAAAAGCCAGTATATAGCCAAGTAGGGTAGTTTGGAGTGATAATGTCTCAACAAAATGGTGCGGTAGCTGAGTTGGTTCAAGCGTTGGACTGAAAATCCAAAGTAGGTGGGTTCAATTCCCACACGTACCACAATTTTATTTTCATTAAATGAAAATCTTTTGTCATTATCATAGTATTTATGTGAAAAATATTATGGAAATACAAATAAAAAAATTATTAAATGAAGGTAAAAGTATGTCTGAAATTGGTATAATATTGGATAGGCATAGAACTACTATTAGTAAAATAGTTAAAGCAAATGGATGGAAACGTGAAATAGTTAAAAATATTAATTGTGTTGTTTGTAATGAAAATTTAGGGATAAATAAAAAAAATAATACTAAATGTATGACATGTGTTACTAAATTAAGACGTTTACGTTTAAAAATTAAATGTGTTGAATATTTAGGTGGTAAATGTGTTAATTGTGGATTTGATAAACATTTAGCAGCATTACAATTTCATCATAGAAATAGTAATAATAAGGATTTTCTAATTAGTTCAATAAATACTAAATCTTGGAAACTTATAATTGAAGAATTAAATAAATGTGATTTACTATGTGCAAATTGTCATGCAGTTAAACATTCAACAAATTATGATGATGAAAATTTAAGAAAATTCTTATAAATAATACATTTAATGGTCACTCGAATGTTAGACCTCCTGTAATTACAGGTGAATCCAAGAGGTTCAGTAAAAAGTCGAGGCTTTGCAGGTGTAGCACAATGGCTAGTGCGTGACCCTTCCAAGGTCGGGATGACGGTTCGATTCCGTTCACCTGCTCCTTTGGTCGTTTTTTGTACTTCTCAGTATTTATGAGAAAGTACAAATTATGGCTAGAAAAGAAAAAAAATATCATTTCATATATAAAACAACTAATGTTGTTACTAATAGATATTATTATGGAATGCATAGTACCGATAATTTAGATGATAATTATTTAGGTAGTGGTAGGAGATTAAAATACTCAATTAATAAACATGGTAAAGAAAACCATGAAAGAGAAATTGTTGAATTTTGTCAAGACCGAAGTTCATTGAAAAAACGTGAAAGTGAATTAGTTAATCTTAATGAGATTGCTAAAAAAGATTGTATGAATCTAATGGTTGGTGGGACTGGTGGTTTTGTTTCTAAAGAAGCAGCAAGAAAAGGTGCTAAAGCACTGAAGATTAAATATGGTGATGAATATAAAAATAAATTGATAGAATGGGGTGCTAAAGGTGGACAATCAACATCGGATAAACATGGTTCACCATTTAATAATATTATGAATAGATGTAATTGGACTAATAAAAGTCATACCGAAAAAACTAAAAGAAAAATGAGTGAGTCAAGTAAAGGTATCGGTATTGGAAATAATAATTCACAATTCGGTACTTGTTGGATTACAAATGAAAAAGATAATAGAAAAATAAATAAAGAAGACTTAATCCCAGAAGGATGGAGATTAGGAAGAAAAATAATATAAGGTCTGAGGGAGTCCTTTAAAGGTATAAATAACCTGTCCCTCTCCACGCCACCCATAGCTTAATTGGCTAAAGCAGGGCACTTGTAATGCTCAGATGCGGTTCGAGTCCGATGGGTGGCTCAATTTTTTGGTTTATTGCACTGGATTTTTCATGTTTAAACGTATTCATTAACTAAATATAACAAAGGCAATAATAAAGGTAACGGTAGAAATAGAAAATAATTTCATTAGATACATCAATTACTTAATATTTTTTCATATCTTTACAATATGAAATACATTCATATAAAAACAGGCAAAATCTATCATGTTCTTTCATTTGATGTCACTAATGCAACAAATGCACAAGATGGTCAACAAATGGTGCATTATTATGGTGAAAAAAAAGATGGTAGTGGAAATAGTTATTTTGTTAGAGAAATTAGTGAATTTGAATTAAAATTCACAAAATATCATAAATTATGAAAAAAGGATACAATTAATAATGTAAATTAACTATTATAATGACCCGTAGCTCAGTTGGTTAGTAGCAGTTCCCTCATAAGGAAAAGGTCGGGGGTTCGAGTCCCTTCGGGTCAACTTTTGGTCTTATAAACGACCACAAAAATAAAAGGGTTGGAAAAACGAAATTGATTACTGCAATATGATAGATTAGTTTTATGCCCACCACATAAGTTTGATTTTGCTGATGATAATGAAAAAGTGGTTATACTTGTTAGTACAATGGATAGTGCACCCTTTCGAAAGAGGGTTATATTGGTTCGAATCCAATGCAGGTACAATATTTTAATTATTCTCAAGGACAATATCTAGGACATAATGTACTTGAGAATAATTAAAAATTATAAGATACATGTTAAGGAACAATTGGGTTCTTTAGTGTTATGAAAATTAATATTTGTTAACCTAATTTATTAGGTGGTGATAGACAAGCCATACGGATTTACTGCTTGAAATATAGCATATCGCAAATAAGTGTTCAACTGAAGGTGGGTCATGCGCATAACAATTTGACCGTAGATTACTCAGTAGCTGACAAATATAATTTTTATGCCAACATAGCTTTAATTGGTAGAGCACAACACTTGTAATGTTGGGGTTGGGGGTTCGAATCCCTCTGCTGGCTCAGAATAATTAATAAAAATTGAAAAAATGGTATTGCAAGAAAAAATTAAAAAAGAAATGCTTTCTGCTATGAAAGCAAAGGAAACTGAAAAATTAAGTTTTTTGAGAGTTCTTAGTGGTGAATTAAGTACAAATAATAAAAGAACTGGAAAAGAAAAATTAGATGAATTACAAATTATTCGTAAAATGTCTAATAACGCTAAAGAATTAGGTAACTTAGTTGAAGTAGAAATGCTTAGTGAATATCTACCAAAGATGCTTGAACCAAAAGAAATTAAAGTTATTGTTAAGAATATCATTGATGTAAATGGTTATTCAACAATGAAAGAAATGGGTCAGATAATGGGGAAAATTAAGCAATGTAAAGAAAGTACAAAAATTGATATGAAATCAGCTAATATTTTTATTAGAGAATTATTAACATAATAAACAAAATGAATTATACAATAACCTTAATGAAAAATAAATTAACATTTGAAAACGAGAAAAGAAAATAGGTTTCATTGAATGGTTATGCCTTTATTGATGATTGGGGTCATTGTATGATTATTGTTTATGGTGAAAATAATAGAGATAAATATATTGAACATTTAAATATGCACCCGTAGCTCAAATGGATAGAGCATCAGATTTCTAATCTGTGGGTCGGGGGTTCGAATCCCTTCGGGTGTACTAAAAATATCTGTGTAGCTCAATTGGATAGAGCATTTCCCTGCGAAGGAAAAGGTTGTGTGTTCGAATCACATCACAGATACCAATATTTATAGTTCAAATGTCGAATATTTATTATTTTTTTCGTAAATTGAACTATTTAATAATATGGAAAAAAATAAATTGAGAAAATATTGTAATGATGGATTATCATCACGAAAGATTGCTGAAATTGAAAATGTTTCACAAACAACGATCAGATATTGGTTAAAAATATATAGTTTAAAAACAATTAGAAAAGCAAAATATAATATTAATGAATTACGTAAAATTATTGCCGAATCTAAATCACGAAATGAGGTCTTTACTAAATTAAATAGAAATAATTCAAGTGGTGCATATAAATCATTAAATAAAATTATTACAGAATATAAAATTGATATTTCACATTTTATGAGTGTTGGTGATAATTTAAAACAATCACATCAACAAAAAGAAATCACTAATGACGAAATGTTTTGTGAAAATGGTAAAAATGGTAGAGCAACAATAAAAAGAAGAATATTACGAGATAATTTATTAAAATACAAATGTTTTAATTGTGGACAAGGGAATAAATGGTTAAATAAAAATTTGGTATTAATATTAGACCATAAAAATGGTATAAATAACGACAATAGATTAAAGAATTTAAGATTTGTGTGTCCTAATTGTAATTCGCAATTACCAACACATTGTAATAAAAAACGCACTTGTAGCTCAATTGGATAGAGTAGTGGTTTTCGAAACCAAAGGTTGTGAGTTCGAGCCTCACCGAGTGTTCAAATATTATTTATTATGGTAAAAGAAAACATTAATGCAATTTATGCAAACACTTGGGAAGGGTTAACAGTGAAGATGTTAGGTTATTATCATGACCATTGTTATCATTTATATACTGGTAGTTGTGAAGATTTACCTGAAAAATATAAGCGATTTAAAAAAAATAATGTTAAATTTGTTTTTCTATATGAAGAAGATGAACCAAATGTAAAAAAAAATGGATGATAAAAAAGAATTTAATATTGATGAAACCAGAAATCTTGATGAATGTGTGGATTGGGTAAAATGTTATATGTGTTCAGGCGAAAATGGTGATGATGAATTAAAAGAATGGTTAAAATTAGATGAAGATGATGCTATGATGATTCATCATGGTTTTGGTACTATTATTAGAAACATACTAAAACTTTGGGATGGCGGTCCTGCCGTTCAATGGTTTAACAAACAAGGAATTTATCATGCTGATGATATGTCTGCAATTATATTTGCTTCATTACATAGAAAAGAAAATGGTGTTGAAATTGAATTAAATAAACAAATTAAAGTTTATAGGGATTATTGGGATAATGAAGACCCAAATATAAATAAAGGAATAATTAACTAATTAAATGCGAGATTAGCTCAATTGGTAGAGTACGACCTTGCCAAGGTCGGGGTTGTGGGTTCGAACCCCATATCTCGCTCCATAAATAATTTTAATTAAAAATAATTAATATGAAAGACGGAAACAAGTCAGGCAAAAATGCTCCTGAACAATCTAAAGAAAAAGAAGGTGTTATTTCACCAGATGGTATTTTAACTAACGAAGATTATAATCTTGATCTAAAAGAAAGGTTGGAATCTAAAAGGAATTCTGAAATAATTAAGTTTAATGAATTAATGAAATTAGCACCAGAATTTGCTAAATGGTTAAAAAATTTAGTAAGATATGGTAATGTTGATTCACAAGCCATGATTTATAAAACTCAATTAGATAATAAAAAAGAGAACAATTTCAGTGTAATTATTTACACTAATGACCATTCTTATTCATTTTATGGTTTTGCACCAACAGATGAAAAACCAAAAGGATATTTAGGTGGTGGTGGTAATACTAGAAAACCAAGAGTTGGTGAAGATTGGAATCGAGGAAATGATTTACCTGATGGTTCATATTCTAAAAAAACATTTGATGCAATAGTGTATCGAATTGTTGCATATGAATTAAAAAATTTACAACTTTGGAGATAATTTGTAACATTTTTAAATAAATTACGTATAGGTTATTATATATTTATTAAATGAATTCAAAAGCAGAGATCAAAAGAATAAGACACTTAGCTGAAACACGTAATAATGGTGTTTATAGAGAAGTGGGAATTAAAAATAAATTTAGTTTATCTTATTTATGTAATTATATTTGGCATAAACCTACCCCAATTACAGAATAAGATAAAATAATTAATGGCAACCGAGTAAACGTTAGCTTTACAGAAGAACGGAGATTAATTATTAATGAAAAAAATAATACAGAGGATTTATCGCTACATGGACACTATCATGGACATAATGTCCATGACTATGTAGAGGAACTTCAGGACACCATTGCTAGACGCAGGAGATAGTAAGTTAAAGCTGTTAGGTTAATCACCTTCGGGAGTTTATATTTTAAAAAAGGTTAGTAGTGAATATAAACGTATGAATTAAACAAACCAGTAACCTTGAAAGACCCGATAACTATCGTTCGTACTGCGGAGGGTGCAAGCTAAACAGACTTAGAGGGAAAGCAACTTAATTATAGTCGGGTTAGTGCACTCCGAAAGGAGCATATCATAAGATATGAGATAAATGATAAAATAAAACAAAATTCTGGGTACGCTCATATTATTTTTTATAGTAAAATTTTTAAAAATACGTATAATAATTACAATTAATTTATTACTTTTGTGTTTATAAATCATTAAACAAGAACAAAATGATAAAAAGAAATGTATTAATTGAAAAATTAAATTCTTGGAAAGCAAGAGAAAACGGAGTAAGTATTCATTTGTTAAAGTTAATCAGTCTTGTTGCTGATGGTGATAATGAAGAATATTCTCCATTAGATGAAATAAAGCTAGTGTGTGATAATAGAAACAATACACCTGAAATAGTTGGTTTCACTATGGAATTTATTGATGATGTTTTAAAAAATAATAAATAAAATAAAAATGGTTAAAAAATATGGATTCATTATTATGATAATTATTGGATTAATTTTAATTTACAGTAATATGTTCTATACTGAATCTAATTTTAATTTAATTTTATGGGGAATTGGAATACTAATTACTTTTATTGGTGTTTTATTTTTTTCATTTTCAAAAATAATAAAAATATTATGATATCAAACAGAGCAAAACGAATAGGTTTAAAAGAATTAGAAATTTTTGATAATTTTTTTATTGATAAAACATTACCTAAATTTAAGATGGAATCCACTAATAATAAGGCAGATATGGGTGGGGTTTCATGGTCAACACCATCTGAAGGTGGTGTTACTGATAGTGGGAATTGGGAAAATGATTCTGGTGGGTTTTCGTTTAGAAGAAAGTTAATTTCGTTGTTATCTCCAAAAGATAAAAAACCGAAACAACCGAAAAGAACATTAACTACTCTTGAATTATTTACTGCATTATCAAAATCATATAAAGAATTATCAAAAATTGGTGAGGTTGCTGAACATTACGAAAAAGCACTTATTCAAGCAAAAACATTAGGTCAAACAGCATTGTTTGATAAATTAAAAGATTTAGTTGATGTAGTTAAAGGTGAAGCAATATTAATTGCAATGGGTTTAACCAAATATGTGACTGAAAAACAAATTGTTGATTTTTATGGGTTAGTTGGTGAGGATAAAAATTTAAAGTTGACATGGATTAAAAACTTCAATAGAATAATTCCTGAAGATATTTACGAAGTTAAAAAAGATGTTGATGGACGTAAAATATTTGATAATTACGTTATTCTTCATTATGACCCAGAAAATAATGGCGAAGAATTAACAAAACAAGAATTAGAAGATAAAAAAGACCCAATATTATTCGGTTTGATTAAAGATAGTAAAAAACTTTATTATGTTGCTGATTGGAAAGATGATTATTGTGATTTAACTCTTGAAGAAATGTTTAATGAATTAGGTGAGAAAACATTAAAAATTAATAACAGAAACGTAAAAACATTCATTGATAAAATTAAATAATGAAAGAAAACATTAATAATATTGCAGAAAAAATGTCAAGACTAAACGCTGTTGAACTTAGTGAGTTATCAAGTGTTTTATTATCTAAATATAATATGAGTGCAACAATTTATCATTTTGGTGTTGTACCAACAATAGAGAATCCTAATAATAATAATAAATGTGATTTAGTATTATTAGAATGTGGTCAAAGAAAATTAATGATTGTTAAATCAATTAAAGAAATTTTCGGATTAGGTCTTAAAGAAGCAAAAGATATTATAGACACAGTACCAACCTATCTTAGTAAATCAATATCAATTGTAAAAGCAGAAAAAATTAAATTAGTGTTAGAGGAAATTGGTGCTAAAGTTGAAATTAATTATTAATGGAAAATAACATTGATGTTTGTACTGCTTGTGGGAAATGTTGCAATAAACATTGGCTAGTTAAATTAACTAGTCAGCACGAAATTGATATGTTTGGTGATGATGTTGTTGATGGTGGTTTTATTTGGACAGATACTTGTAAGTTTCATATTGATAATAAATGTTCAATCCATGATGATAAACCATATAAATGTAAACAATATTTTTGTGAAGGTAATTTAAAATAATTTTTATGTCTATAATTAGTGAAGGAATTGCTGAACAAACAGCAAATAAATTAGAGAGAATAATTCTAACTGCTATAAATAATAGAAAGTATGGCGACCATAGGAGTTCTGTTAGAGATTTTGTTAATAATGAACTTGTTGAATGGTACTATTCAGAATGTGATGAAACATTTGGAATGAGTAAACCAAATCCTGAAATATTGAAAATGTTTCCACGAAAAAAATAAATATCGGAAGGTTGGTAGTGTGAATATTGGTGAGATACTCAAATGGTAAAGAGGATAGTTTGCTAAACTATTAGGCTGTAACAGGTGCGTGGGTTCGAATCCCACTCTCACCGCATTTTATGTTTATTATTTTTTGAATAATATTTAAAAATTTAATTGATGTTTGTTCTTTAAAATATTTTTGCATTGATGTATCAATTATACACAATTCTATATCTTGCTCAATACACGCTTGAAACTTACGATTATCATTATTTTGAATTTGGTTTAATTTATCAGAACCAAAGATTGGTTCATAATGAAATATACCATTAAGTTCAAACGCAAGTTTCAATGATGGAATATAAATATCGAGTTCAGAATTAATAGCATCTTTATGATTGAAATTAAACTCAATGGTTGGATATAATATAGTTAGTTTAGATTCTAACCATTTTTCTAATTTAGATACACGAGTCCCATGTTTTTTATGGGTATTATTGTATGTTGCTGCACAAGATTTAGAACAGAAGTTATTTTTTGTTCTTAATATTTGTGATGGAATTTTAGTAAATTTATTACCACAATTAATACAATGCACTTCAATTTTTGTTTGCATTGATGTATTACATTTTTGAGAACAAAACATACATTTGTCTTTTCCACCATTTAAGTGAGAAATAATCTGTCTTTTTTCAACGAAAAAAATTGATTGACAAGTATAACATTCACATGATAATTTATCACCAATCTTAGCAGTATTCAATTCATCGTCAGTAAATAATGGTTTCATATTATAATTTTAAGATAAATACTTCGAAAAACTTTTTTCGAATCCCTTACCTTCCTCATTAAATTTACCAACATTATTTGTTAAGGGTTATAAAATATGATTGTTTTATAACCCTTTTTTCTTTATATTTGTATATATGAAAGAAAGAAAAGCAATAACACTTCTTGATGAAGATACTGCAACCACATTTTTAAGACCATATTCAGATGAACATAGAAATTGTTTAATTGTTGTCACTGAAGATGCATATGGTGAATTTACTGGAGTTTTAACACCAATAAAAAAGATTAAGGGTAATTTAAACATTACTGATGAAGAAATTGATGAAATGATATTTAAATTGCGTTAAAATGGAGCAGATAAGAGAAAGAGTATTAGGAATTATTGAGAAATATAATTTAAAACCGATTGAACTTCCAAAGGAACATAAAGATGTTTACTCATTCATTAATGAGAATCAAGAAAGAGAAAAAGATTTCAAACCTGAAATTTCAGATAATGAATTAGGTGTAAAATATGCGAGACATATCCCAAGGGGTTGGTATGGTTTTGATATTGGTATTCCAATTGTTCCAGATTGGATGAAAATTATTAGTGAAATCACTGAATTATGTGTTAGCATTGACCCAAAATTTGAAATTCGTCAAGTTAAATTAAAATATGGTAGAATATGTTATTATGCAAGTAGTTTTATAATTGAAGATGCTGATGAACTTGATGATATTTTAAATGATAAACTATATGATAAAGCATTAGTTTATTAGTAGATCATATGAAATGAATAATTTTGAATTATTAAAACGCACATATCCAATTTCACAATATGAAAGACTTTGTGATGGTTATGAGTATATTTTAAAATATACGACACAGAAAGAGAGAAAAGCATTTGGTGAATTACAAAGAACAATTAAAGAAGGTGAGAAATATATTTATCAAGTAGCTAAAGAAGGTAAGGAATTTAAAACAATGTGTATGTGTTTTACAAATTACAGTATAATAAGAAAACAAATATTTAAATTAGAAGACGATTAAATAATAATTTATGGATAAAAAAATAGTTTACGTTATTGGATTTTTTTTAGGTTTCGAATATTCTACACATCATATACCAGTTAAAATAATAAAAAGAAAGAAAAATAATCACATTAACAATCATTATAATGGGTCTAATAAAAACAATAATAAAACAAAAACTAAAATAAGGAGTTTTAATAGAAATTCAAAAGTTAATTTTATTTAATCATTTTTGTAACAATTTTTTCGAATATTCGTATAATTAAAAAACAATATATTATGAATAATGATATTACAATAAATATTGAAGATATTCGAAAATTACCTAATGGTTCTATTACAAATATTGAAACAATTAGACAAATAGCATTAACAAACGACATTTCATTATTCGATAAGATAGATGATAGATTTATGTTCGCAGGTACTTACCCTGTACTAATGAAAATTCATAATATTTTACCAAATAAATCATTTGATATAGTGGGAGAAAAATGTAATTGTGAAACTAAAGGTAGAACTGTTTGGAGTGTATCATCAGATGGAAAGTGTTTAAGATGTGGAAAACAATATGTTAAATAATAAAATAGTGCTCCTGTGGCTGAATGGTTAAAGCAATGGACTCTAAATCCATTTTTTGCAGGTTCGAATCCTGTCAGGAGCGCAAAAAATAAATATAATGAATAAAATTATTGCCGAAGAATTACACAAAACTGAACCAGATAAATTTAAAATTTTCAGAGAATGGGGAAGTGTTAATAATAAAATTAAAGATTTTGAAAATAAAGCAAACCTAAAAACATTTAAATATCTTTTTGGTGAAGATGGGCAAAGATTATGTGAACATTTTAAATATGATTGTGAAACTAATGTTAATAAATTAAAAACATATTTAAAATATGAACAATATAACGATTTGCTTGTAAACATATATTATAATGATAATTTGTTTATTATTTAAAACAGATCAATAGATTTCATGATAAATTAGATGAAGTCAGTAGTAGACTTAAAGTAATTATTGATGATGAAACAAAAAAAGATGAATGTAATGTTTTATCATTAAAATATTTCTTTTTAACTAATTTAGGGATAAAAATTGATGAATCTGTTGAATTTACTGTAAAACATTATCTTGATATGATAGATAATGAGAATCCAATAACATTAATAAATGAACTTAAATAAATAAGATGGAAGTAAGTTATAATTATAATGAATTAGAATTCACTGCATATTATGATGAAGATGGATATTTAAAATTTGTTAAAGATAATATCCATAATAAAGCATTAATGATTGAGAGTATTCAGGAAGGTAAAGGGTTTAATATTTCTAAATCTTCTTTTATGATGGATGGTTTTACTTGTCACGGAATGTATGTTCGAGTTATGGATATTAATTTATTCATACCAAAATTTATTTTCATAAAAAACAAAACTGATTAATTATGGGAATGGATGTAGATGCTATTGTTGCAAGACAAGCAATTGAGAAAATTGGGAAAGTTTTATTAAGTGTAGAACATGGTGAACGTGAGGAAATTACTGATGAAATTATAGAATTTTCAAAAAAACTTGAAAAAAAGTTTGGAAATAATGTAACAAAATAGTAAGTTTGACGTATATATAATTAAAGAAAAGAATTGAAATAATTCATTAACAATTAAATTTAAAAATTATGAAGTAGGTAAAATTAGTTACTATCACAAGAAAAGATATCGATGCAGGATATCAATTAGTTCAATCAGCACATTCTTTAGCTGAATTCGCACACCAATTTCCAAATCATTTTAATGAATGGATGGAAAATTCAAAGTATTTAGTCTCATTATCAACTGATAATGAAGATAAACTTCAAAGATTATTTTATAAATTACAAGACCGTGGTGCTAATGTTGTAGCATTTACTGAGCCTGACATTGACGACCAGTTAACATCTATTTGTTATTTTGGTACGCCAGAGATGATTAAGATTACTAATAATTTAAATCTGGCATTATCATGAGAAAAAATTTATTTAAAACAAGAGTTATGGAATATATATAGATAAGTATTAGACCACCATAATGATGTAATTAATACAAGATTCGCAATTCGCAAATCGCAAATTAAATTAACACATCACAAAAAATTAAATAATAACAAAAACAAATAATAAATATTATGGAAACAATAGTAAAAACAAATATCGCTAAAATGAAAGCAGATATTAAAGAAATGGTTAAGTCACAAAAATTTTACAAAGCTCAAAGAAAAACAGAAAACTTAGTAGGTGAAAGAAAAATGTCACCAAGTGATGCAACTTATAAACATTTAAGTAATCGAGAAGATTTACGCATAATGTATGCAGCATATGGTGTTGCAAGGGGTAAAAGTTTTTCACAAATTGAAAATAAATATCCTGAAGAAAATCATCCATTGAAAAATCGTCAAGGAAGTATTGATAGAATACTTAAAAGATATGAAATGAAAGTGGAAGTAGAGGCTGAAGTTATGGTTTAAGAAAATTAAATAATGTATTTAATTGATAAAAGGGGGAATTAGTTCTCCCTTTTTCTTGTTTATTATAATTTCTTTGTGTAGATTTACAATAAATAATTTTAAACAAAACACGATAAGATGTCAGAAGATAAGAAAAATGTTGTTGAAGAAGAAATTGTACCAAATCCAGTAAATGGTGTTGTACCAAATTTAGTAAATAATGCAGTTCCTGAATTAGCCTCAGATGAAGAACCAGTTGAAGTTGAGTTAACTGATGATGAAAAAAAAGAAAAGGAACGTGAAGAATATGTTAAATTATTAAAAGAATCTAAAATTAAATTTAAACCAGTAAAACATGATGGTAAAGTAACTACCAATCAATTTGGTGCAACTTATAAAGAAAAACGTAAACGTAAGAATAAAGCAACAAAAAAATCACGTAAAGCAAATCGTAAATAAATGAAAAAAGATATAGTATATAACCGTGTTGATGGTGAATTAAAGTATCAGGAAATTAGGTGGACTCCAAAACCAATTGGATATATACCTGATGAAAAAAAATGTGTTGCTGAATGGATTAATTATATGGAATATCATTTAAATAAAGCAAAAAATTCTGTTTATCATCTTCGTGAAGCAGAAGCACTTGCTGAAATTAGAAAAGTAACAGCATTAGGTGTAAGAACTATGATGGTTCATGGTTGTCCAGAAAGAAAAACTCCAACTGATAATATTGATGAACATGGTACTAAAATAAATTAAAAACATGGAAAATATAAACCTAGATAACACCTATTGGGATAGAGTAACTGGATTTGTTACTGAATTACGTGTTGATTCTCGTTGGATTCTACGAAATAATGACGATGATAAATCATATGGTTCATTACGTATAGCTTCACATCCTGATTTACCACCCGGGTATTTACGAGCGATTTTCACTTACGTTCTATCTATTCAGAAAAAAAATAATGCACAAAAATTAAAAACAGTTGAAGATTTTCAAATAGATATTACAGAACTTGAAGTATATTCAATCAATGATGATATTAAAACTGACACTAAAACATATGAAGCACCATTTAAGGAGCTTCAAGAAATGTTTGGTGTAAAAATCTTTGAATAATGAATATATTTAAAGATTTTGTTTTAAATAATGAATTATATGTTAATACGTATAATTGGGAGGTCCTAAAAACTAATTATACGCAAGAGCATATAATTCAACAAATTTCAGATGCTATTGTTGAGTTTGATATTAAACTACCTTATCGTGAAATTACTTTAGATGATGTTAAGGCTGATTATGAGGCATTAAAGAAATTAGATACCAAAAAATTATATGGTATTGGAAAATGGGGAAGTAAGTTCAATTACCAATATCATTTCGATAATGAGTTTATTATAAATAAAAATGTTGGAAATAAAGCCAGCGATTATTTTCATCAAGTTGAACGTTGGAAATGTGATGCAACTGGATACCCAAGTCCTCAAAAAACATGGGAAAATGAAAGGTTTCGTTTAACGCTTTTTAAAGCACTTTTTAGCCTTAAAGTTAAAGAGATAACACCAACAGTCCTAAGAAGTATGATATCACTTAGAAAGTATATTGCTGCGCAATTCAGACCAAGTGCTGCTAAATATATTTATGATTATTTTGAAGCAGAAACTGTTTTAGATTTTAGTATGGGTTGGGGTGATAGATTGCTTGGTGCTCATGCCTCAGAATATGTGAAAAAATATGTTGGGTTTGACCCTAATGTTAATTTACTTAATGGTTATATTGAGCAAATTACTGAATATCGAAAGATTGATAATCCAATGAAAGTTAAATTACTTCCTTGGTGTGCTGAAAATCCACAAATTGAATTACAAGATAGTTTTGATTTAGTATTTACTTCCCCACCATATTTTGATAAAGAAAAATATGACCAAAGTGAACAACAATCATATATTAAATATAAAAAGTTTGATTCATGGATGAATGAATTTTTATTTAAAACAATTGAACTTAGAACACAAAACCTTAAATCTGGTGGACATCTTGTTATTAATGTTAGCGATATTTACACTAGAAAGAAACTATATCAAATTTGTGATGGTATGAATGATTATATTAAGAGCACTGGTCAATTTGAATATAAAGGTGCTATTGGTTTACAAATGCCTAAACGACCAATGAGTAAATCATCTGGAACAGTTGGAATTTACGGAGAACCAATATGGGTATGGAAAAAGAAATAGTTCTATTTGAGTGAGTATTTATATAGAAATTGGGTGTTTTAATTTTTATTAATAATTCTCAAAGTATTTATATGAATAGAAACAAAATGAAATTAATTAATTATTATAATAACGCAAATAAAATTGGTGTATATTGTATTAGAAATCAAGTTAATAATAAAATATATATTGGTAGTACTAAAAAATCCTTTAGTTCGAGAAAAAATAGACATCAACGTGAGTTAAGAAAAAATATTCATTATAATGAACATTTACAAAATGCATGGAATTATTATAAGGAAGAAAACTTTAGTTTTGAAATATTATTTATTTGTTCATCAGAAGAATCCGAAAAATTTGAAGGTGAATTTATAAAATTATATTCATCAAATAAAAGAGAATGTGGATATAATATAGCTAGTGTTTCCTCATATAGGTTTGGTTATAACATGTCAGATAATCATAATAATGAAAAAAGTTTAAGAAAAAAAGAAAGAGCAGTAAATTTAAATGGTTTAACGACAAATGAGAGAGGTATATCAAAATCATTTAAAGTTTATGATATTAATGGAAATTTTATTGAAGAATATAATAGTGAAAAAGAATTTATTGAAAAAAATGGTGGTTCTAAATCACATATATCAATTATACTAAATAAAAGAGAATTATTTTATAAAAATAATATTATATTGTTTTCTGATGATTATTTATCGAATAGTGATGTTAATTATGCAAAAAATAAAGCAATAAAAAAAATCGAGTTATTTGATTTAAATGATGAATATATCACTACATTTGATTCGGCAAATCAATGTGCTGAATTTCTAAAATGTAAAGTTTCTGAAATAAGAATGTGCTGTTTAAATAAAAGAAGTAGAATAAAAAAATATGTAACTAAATATAAAATTTATGAATAATTATAATAAAGACTCTGAAGAATTTCAAACAGGGAGAGGAAAGGGATTAAGATTCAATCAGGGAAAACTAAGATATGACTTAGTAGAACCACGTGCTCATTCTGATATGGTTGAAGTACTTACCGATGGAGCAAATAAATATCAGTCAAGAAATTGGGAAAACGGATTGAGTTGGACATCAGTATTAGCTAGTTTAAAACGACATATTGCAGCGGTAGAATCTGGTGAAGATTATGACCCTGAAAGTGGTAGATTACATATTGCACATGCTGCATGTAATGTACATTTTTTAAATGCATTTTACTATACTTTTCCACAAGGTGATGATAGACCTAAAAGGTTTTTAAAATTACCAAAAATTGGTTTAGATATTGATGGTGTTATTGCTGATTTTTCTGGTGCATGGAATAATTTATACCCTGAAATCCCAGTTGAACCAAATTCATGGCATCTTGATAGGAAAATTGGTGAAAGATTTGAAAAAATGAAAACAGATGGAACTCTTAATGATTTTTATTTGAAAATTAAACCATTAATAAAACCAGAAGACTTACCATTTGAACCACATTGTTATATAACATCAAGACCAATAATTAAAGAAATTACTGAACAATGGTTAGATATACATCAATTTCCAGCTAAAACTGTTTATAGTATTGATATTCGTGAAAGTAAAGTAGATGCTGCTAAAGACGCAGGAGTTGAAATTTTTATTGATGATTCTTTTGATAATTTTATTGATTTAAATAATAATGGAATATTTACATATTTATTCACTGCCAGTTATAATAAAAAACACGATGTTGGTCATATGAGAATTAATACTTTAAATGAACTTCCAATATTAAAATAAATTATCAACTTTTTTAAATGGTATTAATGTATTTATCCATATGAGTAAGATAATAAACGATATTGTTGATGATTTAATGGATGATATTGATATCAAACCAAAAAGATCAAAATTGATTGTGAAATGGACAATTAGAATTTCTGTTTTAGCAATAGTTTGCGCTTTTTTAATTGGTCAACGTGGAGTGAGATTTTTTAATTCTATTAGTATTATTAAATCTGATATTGTTGTTATTAAAGAAGATATTTCAGATTTAAAAAAAACAGATGAAAAATTGGAGAGTTCAATAAAAGAAAACGAAAACGATATTGATGAAAATCATGATGACTTTATAAATTATAAATTAAAAAAACAATGAAAATAGTTTTTATTTCTGATAGTCATAATAAACATAAACAATTAAAAAATTTACCAGAAGCAGATGTGATTGTACATTCTGGCGATTTTTCTTCAATGGGTTATGAACATGAGATTCGTAATTTCTTAAAATGGTATTCCAAGTTATCACAATATAAGCACAAGATATTTATTGCTGGAAATCATGATAAATTGTTTGAAGATAATACTACTTTAGCTAAAACACTAATACCTGAAAATATTATTTATTTAGAAGACACAGGTATTGAGATAGATGGTATTACTTTTTATGGTAGTCCAGTTAGTTTACCTTTTCTTAATTGGTCATTTATGCGACCAGAATATAAATTAAAACAACATTGGGAAATAATTCCAAATGATACTGATGTTTTGATAACACATACTCCACCATTTGGAATTAAAGATTATGCTAGATTTGGTACTGGAAATCATTGTGGAAGTGAATCATTATATCATGAGGTAACTAATAGAATTAAACCAAAAATTCATTGTTTTGGTCATATTCATTCTGAGTATGGTGTGAGCAAAATTGGTGATACAACATTTATGAATGTATCAGTGTTGAACGATGATTACCAAATGCAAAATAAACCAATACTTGTTGAATTAATTGATAATAAGGTAAATATTTTAGAAATATAAATAAGTATGGGATTTAATATAAATGAAAAAATAAAAACTGAATTACATTATAAGGATATTGCATTAATTGCTGTTGCATTAGGTGATTATCAAAAAAGATATAAAGATTCAGCTAAACCAGAAATATTAAAACGAGCTAAAGATTTAGTAAATAGATTAGGAATTGAAATGTATGATTGTCCAGAAGATAATGAATTACTAATTTTCTAATAATTTTAGTATTTATATTCAAAAGAATTTCTAATGAATATTTACAAGATAATTAATGAAGAATATGCTAGATTTTTAAAAGAAGAATACGATGAAAATGTGTATGAAACTTTTTTTGAAAAAGAACAAACTATAAAGAATAACATATTTGGTGATTTTTTATATAAAAATAATTCTGACTTTACAAAACATGTATATTGGAAACTTATACCTTATTTAAGATTAAAAAAGATTTGGGAAGATTATATATCTAAAGGATTTATAAGAGATGAAAAAGGTTTAAACATGATAAAAGGCATTATGATTGCCAATACTATTAAAGTTGGTATATTTACCATGTTAGCTGGTCATACTCAAGAAAGTCCAGATGATGATTTTGAAGAAAATATTGGTTATTTTATTGATGACCAATTAAATTGTTTATTTAAACCAGATAAGAATGATAAAAATCAATTAGAAAATCCTGAGAATCCTAATAAAGAAAAACCTGAACCACATCAAGAACCATGTAGAACTACAGTAGTGCCGTATATTCAAAGATTATTTAATGAAAATAATGAATTAGGTCGTAATGAATTAAAAGAATTAATTAATGACGATTTAATTGGAAAATTTTATGATTATTATGCTGGAGATAAAGATAATAAATTAGGTGGTTTTGTTAGTGATTATGGATTAAAACCATTACAAAAATTATTATTTCAATTAATGAAAACTCAAGAATCAAAAGAAGAATTGGTTTTAATTGATAGAATGTTAAATGTATTACATCAACGTTCAGATATTGCAAGTTGGTTTGTTGAGGGTGGAAGTAACGCATTAAGTCAACTAAGTGGATATGAAACACCTGATGAAGAAAGTGGTGGTTATGACACTAAAAGCGTTATTTCTGGCAGATATAATATGTCTGATTACAATTAATTTCTAAAATTTTTGACTTTATGATATTTTTATTCTATTTATGTGAAAATTATAATAAAAATAAAACATAATGAGCATGAATACCAATGAATTATTTGAAAATATACAAGAAGATTTTATTACTGACGAATCAGATGGTGAATTAACATTACAAAGGAATTCTATTGTTTGGTCATATACACTTGAAGATGATTGTGAGGATATTGATTTATCGGATTGTGACGATGAAGATATATATAACCAATTTGAATCAACAACTGCTGATGAAATATTAGATGAAGTTAGTAATAATTATATTGAAAAACTTAAATTGTTTTTAGATAACCTAAATGAATTAGAAAACTGGACATTTTCAGAACCAGATATTATTGAGGATACAATAAGTTTCAAACTATTTTAATTTTAATGTAACATTCTTTATTTATTTGCGTATATTTACAAAAAATAAATATTATGGGTGGTAAAGCATTAAATAATTATGGTGTGTTCACAGAAAGAAAGAATACCGATGAATTTTTGAGAATTGGTCGAGAAATTAAAAGTACAGTTGAATTTGATTTAGATATCATTTGCAGTGTTGTCACTTGTTATCATACCAAACCAGACCACGGAGATTTGGATTTACTAATTAGGATGACTGATAATTTACAAATTGATTGGAAGAATTATATTCAATCTAAATTTAAACCAAGAGCAATTCATAATAATGGTGGTGTGTATTCTTTTGATTATCAAAATTTTCAAATTGATTTTATCCCTGTTAAGTCAAAAAAATGGGAAACTGCATTAGTTTACTATTCATATGACCCACTTGGTAATATTATGGGAAAAACATTTCATAAATTTGGTTTATCTTATGGTTGGGATGGTTTATTCTATAAGTTCAGAAATTTCTCAGGCGCAAATTCGAAGAATCTCTTAATTTCAAATGATGCTAGAAAAATATTTGAATTTGGTGGATATGATTATGATAGATATCTACAAGGTTTTGAAACGATTGAAGATATTTTTAAATTTGCTATTGCTGGAAAATATTTTGATTCTGAAATATTCCAAATGGAAAATTTGAAAAGTATTGACAAGAAAAGAAACCGTAAACGTGGTTCTTATCATACATATTTGAATTATATTAAAGAGAATGATATTAATGTTAGATATCAATTTAGATTAAATAAACAAGATTATTTACCAATGATTGAAGAAACATTTCCTGAAGCAAAACTTTTGGAACAATTGAATGGATTGAAAAATAACGATAGGTTAATGAAAATAATTTCAATGAAATTTAATGGTGATATTGTTATGTCATGGCTACCAAATCTAAAAGGGAAACAATTGGGTGGTGCTATTAGAAATTTCAGAGATCATCTTGGTGACGATTATAATTCTTTTATTCTTAATAATAATTATGATACAATTCGTGAGTATTTCATGAAAACATACACAAAAAGTAATAACATTGAATAATAATCGGGCAATAAACAACACATTAAAAACTGGAAGTAATAATCTGAACAATGAAAATTGGGCAGTTCATCACCCAAATGGTAAGCATATGTTTACTTGTGGTGAGAAAAAAGCTAAATGGTATTTAGATAGAGATTTAGCTTTTATTAATGATGATAATAAAATCACATTAACATTTATTCCGAAGGGTGATGGTTTTGATGATAATGAAATATTTGGGAAAAGCATAAGGGAAACAATTTGTGTTGTTAGTGGAAAGCCTGATGGATTACAACGGCATCACATTGTTCCCTATTGTTATAGGACTTATTTTCCTGATGAATTTAAATCCAAAAATCATCACGATGTTGTGTTAATAAATCATAAATTACATTCAGATTATGAACAGATTGCATCACAATATAAAGATGAAATAGCTGATATATATGGGATTGGTAAAATTAGTGATTTAAACACTAAATATACTAAAATGTTACGGGATAGTTCATGTACATATTCAATTCCAATGAATTTATTGAATTCATTATTTAATTCATATGGTCTAATTAGTGAAACAGCAAAGTATGATAAATTAATACAAATATCAAAACATACTAATATTCCATTTAAAACAATATGTAGTTATTCATATATCCAACTATATAAAATATATTTATATTTAAAAGAAAAACATAAAATAGAAAAAGAAAATGTCAAAATAAAAAATCGTAAAATATATGACCACGGATATCAATTATCATTAAAACTTGATACTGATAAAAAGATTGAAAATTTTGTAAAATTATGGAGAAAACATTTTATTGATACTATGCAACCTAAATTCATGCCAATTGGTTGGTCAATCGATTTTAAATTTAAAACAAAATTATAAAACGCTTGTAAAAATAAAATATAATAACTAATATTGTAAATAAAAATATACGAAATGAAATTACAAAAAGCATTAAAACTAAGAAAAAGTTTGATTGGTGATATCACTAAACTAAAACAACAAATTAATGATAAAAATTCTTATATAATTACTAGGGATAATTCTGGTGAAATTCTTTCTACTGTAAAAATAAATGTTTCTGATTTATATGAAAAATTATTGGATAAAATCAATCAACTTATAGGATTGAAATATGCAATAAATGAAGCTAATATTGAAATTCAATCAAAAATTTATTCACTATCAGAACAAAAAGCACTTATTGTATTTTGGAATGAAGTGAGTGTATTGGAAGGTGCGCAAGCAATTGGTTATTCTGAAAATATAAAAGAATATGGAGTACAGTTTGATGAAATTCAACGTAATAAAATTGTTGATGAACTTCAAAAAAAGGTGGATGCGATTCAAGAAGAAATCGACACATACAATTATACCACTGAAATTCCTTGGGATGAACCTGAACCTCAAAAAGAAAAACCAATAATCGAATCTAAGAAAAAATAAAGACATTAAAGTGTGTTATATTACTATTGAAATATTTAATTAAACAAACTATAGAAAATGATATTGATTTGAATGTTTAAAAATCACATATTCATGGACTTAAAAATTAAGCATTAAAACTTAAAACTCATTTATATTAATTATTTTAATTCTAATATACACACTTTTTTAATTATAAACGATGATAGACATTAGCGATAAAACTAGAGAAGAATTAAATAATATTATTCGAAAATATGAACAACCATTACTAACATTAAAAGAAACTGAATTATATCCACAATATGCTGTGGTTATTGATATTGCTGAACCAATATTAATAAAAAAAGATGAAGTATTTAATGCACATTGGAAAGCAATAATTTTATTATTTATCGTAAAATCTATTGATAATTTTGAGTTTCAAGCTGATATTGAAAATTTCATTCTTGATTTCGAGAAATATTTTAAAATCAATTATCAAGATTTTTTAGAGAATTCAGTAATTGATGATGAATTTGATAGAGATTTTATATTTGTGAAATTATACATTAATAATAAAACAACATGAAAAAATTTATCAAATATAAAAGAATCGTTAAAGAAGTTAATTCTAATTCAATAAATGATTTATTTAAAGAAATAATTAGTGGTGGTCTTGAAATTATATATTATAATGAGAAATTATTGAAAGATAGTAAGAATTTTACTGTTACAATTGTAGCTGGTAAAACTCAAAGCAATATTCTATGAGCAAAAATTCTGGATACCTAGTTGAAACAAAAAACGGTCAAAAGGGTAGAACATATCATTGTGAAAACTTAATCAATAAGAAAACTATTGTCCATATTGATAAAGAAAATAAGTCAATGAAAATATTATGTGAACCAGACACATTAAAAATCCTTGGTTTTGTTGATTAATAATATCTTATTTAGTATTTATGCAAAAAGGATATTATGAATTCAAAAGATAATATAATAGGGATAATTAATGAGGAAATAGATAGATGGTTTGATGATGATGAATCAAGTTTATTGGATAAATATTATGAAAAAAAATTCGGAATTGTGAAAGAACCACCACAAAAAGAAATTGATGTTAATCCTAATGATATATCAAAAGGAGAATTAATAGGATTTCTTGATAAGTCGTGGGAAACTAAATTGGATAATCCAATTCCTGTATATAAGAATCCAATATCTTTAGATAGTTTTGACCATAGTGCTAGAGGGGTTTTACTTGAAAATGGTGATTTCTTTCTTGGGAAAAGTTCAGAAGCAATGCATTTGAATATTTTACAACTACTTGTTAAATTAGGGTATCTTGGAAGTAATGTACCTTTAACTGGTTATGAACAAAAAAAACCAAAAGAATATGTTGCTGTTGGTAGAATTGGTCGTTCTGATATTTTTAAAGAATCGGGAGTGTTTGACGAATTCCCTGAATATTATCAAGTAATGTTTGATAATGCCAATAAAAAACATAAATATAAGTTTAGAAATTTCTCAGTGAAAAAATGATATTGAAATTAATATGATAAATAAAGAATTTTTACAGGTATTAATTAAAAAAAATGGTAAAGTATTTTATAATGTATTTGCCACATCACACTCTGATTTAATTAATAAATATGTTACTTTTGATGATAATATTAATGATTTTTTCAGGGCAACATATAGTCCAAATAATGGGAATAGATTTGATGATGTAGATAATTATCATTTATTTATAAATGAACAATATATTCCTGATTGGTTTACCAATGGGAAAAAAGAAGCAATCGAAAAGAAATTAAAATTAATTATCCAATCATTAATTATTAAAGGTCGAAAAAAATTATTACTAAATGAGGGTGGTATTTTAGTTAAAAATTCATGTATTGAAGAAGTTAAAAATTCAATTATTTTTGCTGCCTATGATAATTCACACATTAAAAATCTCACAAATAATTCTATTGTACATAATTTAAATGATAATTCAGTTGTTGATGATATGTATGATAATACTTGTGTTTATAGTTGTGAAGGATTTTCTATGATAAAAAAAATGCATGGATATTCTAGGGTGATTAAAATGAATGAACATTCTAAAGTTTGTGAAATGTTTGAACATTCACGTATTTCCACACTTAGAGGTGACGCTAATGTTGAAGAAATGTTTGAAAAATCTAAAGCTAATAGACTCAAACATATGGCTAAAGTTGATGAAATGCATGGTCGTTCAGTTATTGAAGAAATGTGGGATTATTCAATTGTTTTAAAAATGTTTGATGAAGCAAGAATTAATACAATGAACCAAGAATCAAAAGTAATTGAAATGTATGGGAATTCTGTAGTTGAACGAATGTGTGATAACACAACGATTGAAAAGCTGTATGAAAATTCGTTAGTGAAAAAAATTGAAAATATGGCGAAAATTTTAGAAAAACTATTAGATAAATAAAATGGAAAATGTTAAAATTTGTGTTATTGGTTTAGGTTATGTGGGTTTACCATTAGCAACATTATTCGCTGAAAAATATCCAGTTGTTGGGTATGATATTAATTCTAAAAGAATTAACCAATTAAAGAAAAAATATGATACCACACTAGAAGTTGATACAAATAAACTTGATTTTGTTTTGGTTGATGAAATACCAGAACAAAAAGGTTTATATTGTACTTATGATTATTTTGATATTAAATCATCTAATTTCTACATTATTACAGTTCCAACACCAGTTGATGAATTTAATAGACCAGATTTAAAACCATTATTAAACGCATCGAAATTAGTTGGTAGCGTTATTAAGAGTGGTGATGTTATTGTTTTTGAATCAACAGTATTTCCATCAGCAACAGAAGATTATTGTGTTCCTAAAATTGAAAAAGAATCAGGTCTAAGATATAATATTGATTTTTTTGTTGGTTATAGTCCAGAAAGAGTAAATCCAAGTGATAAAGTACATACTATTGATAAAATAATGAAAGTAACATCAGGTTCAACACCAGAAATTGCTGATTATGTTGATAATGTTTATAAATCAATTATAACTGCTGGTACACATAAAGCTAGTTCGATAAAAGTAGCTGAAGCATCAAAAATAATTGAAAATGCTCAACGTGATGTTAATATTGCATTTATGAATGAAGTTGCTAAAATATTTAATAGATTAGATATTAATACAAATGATGTATTAAAAGCATCTGGAACAAAATGGAACTTTTTACCATTTAAACAAGGACTTGTTGGTGGACATTGCATTGGTGTTGACCCTTATTATCTTACCCAAAAAGCACTAGAACTTGAATACACACCTGAATTAATTCAGGCAAGTAGAAAGATTAACGATAGTATGGGTAAATATGTTGCTGATGAAGTTATTAGAATGATGATTATTAATGACTTAAAAATAAAAAATTCAAATACTCTAATCCTTGGATTTACATTTAAAGAAAATTGCACTGATTTTAGAAATACCAAAGTTGTTGATATTTATAATCAGTTAAAATATTTTGGAATTGATGTCGATATTTATGACCCTTGGGCAAGCCCAAGTAAAGTATTATCCGAATATAATATTAGATTACTTGATGAAATAACATACACTTATGATGCTATCATTTTAGCTGTAGCACATGATGAATTTAAAAAAATAAATTTAAATGAACATAGATTAAAAAATACTGTCGTATATGATGTGAAAGGATTTTTTAATGAAGATTATGTACAATATTTATAAATTAGAATTATGGGAAAACAATGTTTTACATGCGCCAATAAATTAAGTAAAGAGTTATCTGCTGAAGAAAAGAAAGATATTGAAATTATTAATCTTGCAAATAACAACCCTTATAAAAGAATTCCAGAAATGATATTTAATTGTAAAGTCAGTGGTGAAAGGATAAATCAAACTGACCCTGCTTGTAATGATTATGAATCAGATAAATTTATGGAAGATATAAGAGTGGAAATTTCCAAAACTGCTAGAAAATTAAGAAAAGAATTATAGTCAATTATCATAGGATTATTATATAGTATATATACTATATAATAATCTGTTTCAAAAAGAACTAGAATCTTGTCGCAAATTCATACTATATTTACGACAAGATTTGTCACGATTATACCATAAATTTGTGACAAAAATAATCATTTTTCTCTTATTCATTACTAAAATAAATATTTTTCATGTAAAGTAAGTTTTTTTCATGAAATATAGGTGCAATCAATTATTTTTTATAAATTATAAGGGTAATTAGTTTGATATTAATTTTTTTTAAATTATATTTGTTGTTGATAATATACATAATATGAAAATAATTAACGAAAGTGGATTAGAATTTAATGATATTAGTTCTGAGGAATATAGAATATATGAATGGGGCGATGGTGAAACTATTAAAATACAAAAACCCACACATTTAAATGTAAGTAAGAGTGGTGGTCATAGAATTTTTGATGATAATGGGATTTCACATTATATTCCATCTGGTTGGAAACATTTAAGTTGGAAAGCATTTCAAGGAAAACCTAATTTCGTAAAATGAAAGATTTAAAAATTATTAAGCTTGGTTATAAAGTGGATTTAAACAAAATCCATGATAGTTATTTCATTACTGAAATAGCAACAATTGCTGAAAATAAAACTGAAGCAAGATCAATTTTGTTAAATAAAATTAATGAATTAAACCAAGATTTAATATATTACACTGGTGAATCAATTACTCTAAAAAACATTCCACTAATAAGAGCCGAAGAATATGATAAAGTATTATTTGAGGATTCTGAAATTGTTAGATGGAAAATTCCAATACTAATAGCATCAAGAGAACGTAATAATAAACACGATGAAATATTGAATAATTATGATATTGAATTTTGTTATATTATTAAAGATGGATTATATTATAGACCAAAATATGCTGGCTATTGTGATAATATAAAGGATGCTGGTGTTTATTCTAAGGAAGCTGCTGTGGATTCAGCGAAAAAATGTGAAGACTTAATAATCATTCCTATCGATATTAATGAACATAATAAAATTATTCAAAAAGAAATAGATAAATTAAAATCTAAAATAATAATAGCTTAATAAATTAACAAAATGAGTAAAATACCAAGTAAAGAAGAAAATCCAAATGGATTACACAAACGATATGTTATTGCAAAAACTAATGGTGAACCAGTTGATGAAAATGCTGAATATTTTATCATGAGGCTTGATTTAAATGGTGATGATAAAAAACATATTGCTGCATGTAGAGATGCTGTCTTAGTATATGCTGATAAAATTAAAGATCATCTACCACAATTATCCAAGGACTTAATTAATAGATATGGGGAATAATGAAAAATTAATTAAGCCACCATTTGGTCTGTTACCTAAATATTATCATGAAAGAAATGTTAAAATAAAAAGATTTTCTGAAATTTGTGATGCTATATCTGATTATTATAATAAGGGTTTAAAAATTAATATCAGTTGGGTTGAAGAATATAATGAATTAGTTGGTGAAACGAAACAATATTATGACGAAGAAAGACTTCAAAAAAAAGATAAATGATATAATCTTAGCTGAAACACCTGAGATTAAATCTGATTTGATTGATGAATTATATAAAAGAACTGTTACTAATAATGTTAAAACTATTAGTAGACTTTCACATATGATAACTGAAATAAATCGATTAGCTGGTAAATTTGATGATTAAATTAAATGATGATATTAAAATTAAACCACTTGATTGTGAATTAAGTGATGATATAAAAAACTATTTAAAAATGTTGGAATGGAGCAAAAATGCACTCGCAGCATACACATATTCGTTATTTATGATACCTAAATAATTATGGGACAAAAAAAAACAGTGTTACATAAAATAATTTCAGACTTTAAAGAAATTCATAATAGAGGAATTGTTTTAACCAATAAAGGACTTCTTATGGCATTAGAAAATTCATTAGAGAATGAACGTCAACAAATAGCTGACGCTTTTGAAGAAGGACAGAAATACGAGAAAAGTGATTCACCATCATTTGATTATCGAACAACTAAATATATAAACTGGACATATGAAACATACATCTAAGATGAAAAATAATATAAAAGATAGTTTTAGTAAACAATTAAAAGGTAACGAAATTGTTACCGAAGAAATATTTAAGAAAATAAAAACTAAAGAATATCATAGTGGTAGAAAAGTTAAAATTGGTGATAGAATGTTATTTGCTTTTTTAAATGATGATGTTAATATTGAACCAGTTGAATATCTTGATGAACCATTATCAAAAGATATCGAAACTCCTGAAATTAAAATAACATTAATCATTATTCATGAAGATGAAATTGATAATTATGTCTTAAATGAAAATAGAAAAATTAGTGGGATTCCAGAGGATGTACCAATTGTATCAATAAAAAAATAATTCAAATTAATAATAAATAATATGGAAAAAATAAAAACCTATATCAAACCATTAACAAATGATGAAAGAGATCAAGCAAGAAAAGAACATGGTGGTAATTGCTTTCTTTCAATGAGTAGTAGATTTCACTTGATTGATAGTCTAAAAGATTTAAAATTTGGTAAACCAGTAAAGTATCAATCATTAGTTGATGAATTAATAGAACTTGTGAAAACTAGAGAAGAAGAAGGTGTTCCATTTACTTAAAAATAATACCATTTTATATTAAATGAATATGAATAAAAATAAAGTAATATCAATACTTGAGGAACTTGCAGATTGTTCTGATTCACAAGATGTTAATGAAAGTGCTAGTTATTATTGTGGTATTCAAGCAGCAATAACTGTGATTAAAAATCATGAAAATATTAAAGAATTACTAACATACGAAGATTTACCAGAATATGGTAAATTTGTGTTAGTTTCAGGTATCGATCAAAAAACATACGGAATTAGAAGATGGCATGTGTGTGAAATGAATGATCTTGAAGATGGAATGTGTTTTAAAGAAAAAGGACTATTTCATTGGCTTACCGAAGATGGGACTGAAATAACTGAGGTAACGCATTGGTGTGACACACCTGAACTACCAAATAAAAAATAACAACAGATGAAAACAAATAATTATAAAACACCACATATAGCATATCAGAATGTTATATCATTTACTTGTTCTGATGGGTCAATTAATTCGTTAATTGAATTTTTAAATAAACTTAGAAGTCTAGGACAAATGGGTAGTAGTAGAGATGTTACTATTGATTGGGATGGTGATGGACGTGATAGAGTTGAAAATATATCAGTAAATGGTATGTCATTAGATGCATGGGATAAAGAACAAAAAAGATTGAAAAATAATATAATTGATGTGAAAAATGATGATATTATTGATGAATCTAATGAAACTACCCAAGAAAAATAATTATGAAAAAACTATTACTTGATAATGTTGAAATTATTAGAGAGTCAGAACTTAAAGGTGATGAAATAATAATTGTAATGAAATTAGGAAAAGCAGTTGGTGTAATTTCTAAAGATAATGATGGTTACTATGGAATGATTGAAAATATGCATTCATATAAAAAGAAAAGTTTTTCTGAAATAATAATGGATGAAAAATTTAAAAATTGTGAATTTGTTATAAGTGAATAATATCACAGATGGAAGATAAGAAAATTGAAATATTAAAAAAAGCTGAAGCATTTATTTGGGGTAAAAGGAAAAATAATGCCGATAATGACCTTCTTGAAGATTTACAGGATTTGAGAGAAGAATTGGAAACTAATACTGACCCAATAGAATTTACTTTACCTGACATCGAAAAAATTAAAGAATATGCTATTGGTAATTTAGATAAATATCATGATAATTGTCTTTATGGATTAGATTCAGGGGTAAATAGTTGTTATGAATATATATGTGAACATATTGAAATAAAAAATAAGTTCTTGGCTTGGCTTGATACTGAAATAGAACGAGACACCAAAGAATTTGAATATTGTAAAATTGTTGGGAATGCTAGTAAGGGAATTCCATTAGAAAATAAAGTGGAAATATATAAAAAAATTAGAAAACAGTTTTTATTAAAAAAATAAATTATGAGTACAAAAAATATTGAATTAAAAGATGTAACTATAATGCCAAAAAATGGTGATATTGGTATGTCATTAGAAGCAGAAGTTTTATTACATAGGCATGATGTGGATGGTAGTCAAATTATAGTATTAAAAACACCAAGAAGGGAAAGTATTGATAAGTTTATTTCTGATGAAATGACTGGGAAAATTAAATAAGTAAGTCTGTTCATTTATTTTTAATGTTCATGTATAATGAACAGACAATATTTGTGAACATTAAAACAATAATTATGGTAAATGTTGAAGGTATTGTTAAAGTTTTTATTATTGATACGTTAGTGTGTTCAGTTCAATTATTACAATTGAAGAAATACCAAATGGAAAAACATAATTGGAAACTAGAACAATGGGAAGAATATTTTCAAATATATAAAAACAATTTAAATAATATTGGATTAATTAAAAAGAAAATAGAATGTAAAAACAGTCCGACAGGTAAACATGTTTTTATTCCTGCTCCAGATAGTTTTGATGAACCATATTGTAAATATTGTCATAAAACAAGTTAAAATGAAAAAGTTATTATTATTAATCTTATTACTGATTTCAATATCAACATATTCACAAAAAAATGTTGGTTATCTTGTCTCAATAAATATTGATTCAATTTCACATACTAATGTATATAAAATTGATTCTATTGATATAGTTAATGAACTTTTTAATCATTATGCTGGAATTGATTTAGATTTATCAAATGTGTTTATTAACGATATTCTCTTTTTTGAATTTAGACATAATCATATTAATTTTTATTGTGAAAAGAAAAGAATTATATATAAAAAAAATGGAAAAGTTGTATATAGAAAAATCAAAATAAATAAAAAGCAATGGAAAGGCATAAAGAAATAGGGTACGATTTATGTGATATATATTGGCATAATATTGATGGTTTTAAAAATTTATGGAATAATACAGATATTAAAACTAAAGATAAATGTGTTAATGGTATTGGTAAACTTGCTTTAAAACTCTGTAAAAAAGAATATGAGGAAAACGATTATAAAGAAACGTTAAATCTATTGAAAAAACGTGAAGACGAATATAATGAAATGGTTATTCATAATATTAGATTGAGGAAACATAGAAATTATTATAGGGTTGCCTCAATAATTCTTTTAATTATTTGTATTATATTAATGATTGGTAATTCTTGTCAAATGTAAAAACTATGTATCATGAAAAAAAGTTATAATGAAGTTAATTATTGTGTATACTTAAAAAATGGTGATGATAATTTTACATTACTGAAAAAATCAATTATATATCAAGAGAAAACCAACACCCCAACTCATGAACCAATTAATGATGTGGAAGTCTTTAATATCTTCACAAAACTATTTCCAATACTTAATAAAATACCAAAAAACATAATTACCATTCATAAAGCATGGGAAACTTCACATCCATTAAGTCCTGATGAAGAAATACCAACTAATGAATATGATGATAATGGTCATAAAATAATAACTAGAAGGTATAATGAATGGCTTAATAAACCAGAAAATAAAAATATTTTAAAAGTGGAAGATCATAAATCATTAATAACAGATAAACCATTTCTATTTTATTATACACCTTGGAAATTAGAACCTCATAGATATATATTAATTTATGGGAAAAATGAAGAAGAAGCAAGAATTAAAGGTGTGAAGATTTTAAATAATACAATTAAACCATCAGATTTAATTTCATGTACACATTTTTGAATGATATAAAGTATTTATAAATAATGATAATATAAATTAATCATGAAAAAGAAAATAAATAATGAAACAACAATATTGATAATATTAATTGTTTCATTATTTATTTTTTGTGTAATATTATTAATGCCTTAAATCATTCTTATAGTATTTATTATTGTGAAAATGAAAAATATAATAAATAACGTCATTACCGAATTCATCAATGAAACCAGACAAGATTATTTGAGATGGAAACGTAAAAATGTAACTCTTAGAGGTATTAAAGAACTAGGAAAACATAATGAAGTTTATGGTTCTTTTGGAAAAGGTCTATATACTGTTCCTCTTAGTAATAAAGCAATGGCTAAAACATATGGGGATGTTTACTTCTTAGTAAATGCAATCCCAAAAAAACCATATGTCGTTCAAGGTATTAATGCTGCTGAAATGTTGAGACAAGGATTAGTTGATAAATTTTGTAAGAAAAATGGAAAAGACTATGACCCAAGATACTTTGATGCAAACACTACAATGGAAAAAGAAATGCAAGATAATGGTTATGATGGTTTAATCATTAAAGGTCGTGAAATGGTTAACTATAACCCACCTGAAGACGTATTATATTTCGAAAATGAAAGACAATTAGAAAACTATTATAATAGTCGTGTTGGTTCATTAAATTAAAATTATAACATGGAACTAAAAATTAGATTTCCAATTTTGGAAACAAAAGAATCCGAAAACTATGCATTAATTCTAAAAGATAGTAATAGTAAATATCATTATTTTAATTTTGATGGTACATATGACGGATATTCTCATGAACCAAATATCGATGGAGTAACTGGAACTTGCCTAAACTAAAAATATTATGGAAAATAATAAAATTAATATCTAACTAATGAAAAAAAAGAAATTTATAGCAGAACAACAAAGAAATAGAATGCTTGAAACATCAGGTATTAATGCAACTGCTGGAGCAAACCTATTCTCAATAGATATACAACCTGAATATGAAAACTCAATTACATTCATCGATACATATATTCAATACCTTAATGAAAACTATAATACATTAAATTCATTAACATTCTTCTTTAATGGTGAAAATACATTGGGAATGATTAGTGAAAATGATTATAGATATTGGCTTATGAGAAATGGTCTAAGCGAAGAAGTATTAGAATATGCAAGTTTCTATGATAAAGGTTATGCATTCTTTAGATACTGTATGGACGAAGGTATAGATGATGAAGATATCGTTGCATTAGTAAAATTTATGATGAATAACAATATAAACGATAGTAGAGATATAACCAAAGAACTATGGAATCAATTCGTAATTGAAAATGAAATTGAACAATCAGAAGCTCGTGACTTATTAGAAGCATCTGATGACATGATTAATGTTCCTGACCTTATGGATTACCTAAAAAACTATTATGGTAAAATAACACTATGCGGTGGTGGTATAGATGAATGTATGAAAGAAGTTGAAATAGCTTTAATGACATTAGATAAACCCTATAACGTTTTAACACAATTCTCATACTAAAAACGAAAAATTTTTTTATAATAAATTATAATAATGGAATACAATAAAATGACATATCTCGATCTTTTAGATGAAAGATTGAAAATTAATAACGCAATTAATGAATATGATGAAAGATTAAAACAAGAGGTATATACTGTTAAAGCTAATGGAGAATCAGAACACTATGAATCACCACTAGAAGCAGCTAATATGGCAATAGAAACCATTCAAAGAGAATTAAATGATGAAGAAGACCTAATCTCATTATTTGAAATGGGTGTTGAACTAAAAACAACTAAATTTAATCAAGCAGAAATAAAAGAATTTGTTATTATGTCAAATCCCTAAGTTAATCCCTATTCCTTTTTACTTCTTCATAGTCATAAGCAATTATCGCAAGAAATAATATAATAGTTAAATTTAAACTTGTATCAACCAAACTATTTCCTAAATTACCAATACCAATAATAATATCATAAATCATATCTATTTTATTTAATTAATTTCCCACAATTAGGACAATATTTTTCTTTTAAAACCTTATCACAATCATATGACTTTCCACATGTGGTAACATACTCATAATCGTGAAATCCAAACATTCCAAAGTCAGAACGTTTCCATATACAATATGTGTTTTCTTTTGTATTCATGTAATGTTTTATATAATCAGTATGCTTACTCATATAACTCAGGGTATTTTGCCTTATCAATAGTTAACCATGATTCATATGCTGGATTATCTCCACAATTTTTTAATATCGACCATATAAATCCTAATCCTAATGGTATTCCAATTATATATTCCATACTTCCCATTTTATTTTTCGCTTCCTAAATCCACCTATACAATAATGTGGTGTTTTTCTAGTAAACTTATCCCTACCACAAAGTAAACATCTATATTTAATTGTTTTCATACTATAACTATTTAAAATTAAAAAATAACTTTAATTTAATTATTACTCTAACTATCCACCTATTTTGATTACAATGCTTACAATAAATATAATCATATAATTTAAGATCATCACTACAAATTTTACATTTTTCAATATCACCCTCAAGTATAATCATGAATTATATTTTAAATCCTTACAATTTCACCACTTGGAGGTTTCGCACTAATTCCATTCCTGTTAAACATAACAAAATTAATAACATTACCACTATCTGGTAAAATAATTCCATCATAACCCATATTATCAATCTCACCTAAAGAATATTTCTCATATTCTTCCCATCCAGCAGGATTATTAATTGTTATATACCTTTTCATTATGTGTTTTGAACCTAAACCACCATGCTCCTGATTCTTTATGCTTTCAATACTATTAGTAAACCATACCACCCCTTGTGTGGCTCTAGCAAAACTAAAGTTAGAAAACTTTTCATTAGTCCCATGATATACTTCATATGTAGTCTCGTTTAACAATTCTAATTCTTCTTTTATTATTTTCTTAAAATCCATACTTAAATTTTATTATAAATACATGATGAAACATATATGGATGCTATCAATATTACTCTCACCGATAGGTGCTCCGAACATGTTTTACTTTCCTTTATCTAAAACATTAAGGCTATCGTACTATTTAAATGAATGGCTGCTTCCAAGCCAACATACCTTAATGTGAATGATATTAACACCATATTATCTTATTACCTGTTATAAAATAATGTGCATGATATTTAGGTGCTTCACTTTTAGTATTCCCAATTGATGGTCTTAATGTAATGAGACCATCATTATCAATTAATTTCCAGTTTTCAGGTGATAATGGTGTTACTGTTTCTAACCCACATCCACAAGCACATAAATGTATTGCAATATGATTTTTCACAATATATAAAATACCCTCAGTAAGGAATTCTTTCTCTGGTATTGAATTACAATATTTAGGTATTAATTTATTTATCATTTAAATAGTGTCACCAATATTAAATAAATTTGCATATTCAGGTCTAATATTTATATCTTTATAGTTTCCTAACGTGTCAAGAATATAAAAATCATAAGCATCAATCGTCCCTACACTATCATGTACAATATTTAAAATAACCGAACCCTTATGGTCGTTTACTTCATCAAACGTAGTCATAGATAGCTGACACGAAATTAAGAAAAATACCAACAATACTAATACTAATAATAACCATATTTTTTTCATAATCTTAATTTAAGTTTATTTGACAAATATATGGAAAATAAATTAAAAACAATTGTTAATCTAAATAAATTTTAATATTTTTAATAATGATTTATAATGAAAATGATATTAAACAAGCAAAACTAAATCTAAAACATCGTGCACCCATCGTTAAAGAATATAATGGCTATATCGTGTTAGCTCATACAATCGATGATTTTAATATTAAATGTAATCATATTTTAATGGGTAGAAAAGATGGATTTTTTACAATAGAACGTGCATTAAACTATAATCCCTAAACCATTATTTTTTTTTCTAAAATTTTTTTAACTTCGAATAATCAAGTAAATGTTTAGTTTTCAGGGTTTTAGATTTTTATTTTAGGAAATTTTTTATGATTGAAAAAGTTATTCATGTAGCACCCCCACCTGTCAGAAGGGGTGTATATGGGGGGTCAGGGGTGGGGGGATACGGGGGTTGTGGTGGTGTTAGCTTAGAGGTGCATTAGCTTAGTTATATTAAACGTTCATGTATATAGATGGTAAAACGTACCAGTTTAACCTTAGTGAGCTAAAAACGTCTTAAATATAGCTCAGAAATGATTTTGACATATCCAAATTTATATATCTATTTATAATTAATATAGATAAACGAATTAGTTAATAAAAAAGGTGCAGAAGTTTGCACCTTTAATAAATTTTACAGTTGGATTATTTAAGTTTATACTGTTCACCTGAAATATTTACACCTGTTAACTGTTCATCATTAACGAGGAAATTTCTAAATTTGGCAGTGGTGAAATTAAAATGTTTTTTAACTGCATTTTGGCACTTGGTTAATTCACGGCTATTAACTGTTTTGTATTCACCTTTTACAATAACATCTTTTGAAACAGATAAGGCATAAATTGAAATTTTACCAGTTTCAAGATGTAAACGAATTGAGTTCGTAATTTTCACATAAGAATCTGATTGTGCTTTGCTTTGGTTGCTTGCAGTTTCTTTGCTTTGGTTTTTAATAAAACTTTGAGTAAGTTTTGCAATGGCAGTATTAACCAATTCAATACTAAAACCTTTTTCACTAATTGCTTTAATATCTTTTTCAGTTGCACCTTGTAACTTTTTCAAGTCTTTTTCAACTGCATTGCCATAACTAAAATTAGCATTAACAACATGGTTTGATACTTCGCCAGTTGATTTGCTTGTATAGCCTTTAATTCCCACAAAACTAGCACCATTTAAATTCTCAAAAGTTCCAATAATTCCTTTAATTGTTTGTTTTGTTTTAGTGTTCATAACAGTAAGTGTTTATAAATTAATAATTTTATTGTCATTATTGACATTACAAAGAAAGGCATAAATATTTGAACCACCAACTTTTTAATTAAAAACTTTATATGTTGGTTAACATGTATCAAAAATTAAAATATCTATACATAGTATAGATAATATGTTATCTTTAATTAGTTATCTATACATATATTGGTTAACATGTTATCTTTAATTAGTTATTATGATACTATCAAATGATACAATAAGACACGATATAATACTATATTGATACTATTTAATAATCAGCCAAAAGTCCTAATTATTTGCTATTTTGGCTGGTTATTAAATAATATTATTGTTTTATAGTTGTGATTATCAGTATAATTAACTTTTGTTACATTTTTAATTAAAAAAGTTTAATATTTATTTGGTGGTCTGAATATTTATTCGTTAATTTGTTAAGTCATTTAATTAATAATACAAATTTAAACACTTACAATTATGAATTTAACAGACAAACAAAAAGCGATTGAAAACAAAGATTTTACAGGTATTTACAATAGTTTTCATTCAGAAATTTTAAGTTATGTAACTTACAAAATGAATAATAGTATGGTTGCGGAGGATATAACAAGTGAAGTTTTTGTAAAGGTTTACAAAAATTTAGATTCTTATGATAGTTCAAAAGCTCAATTTAATACTTGGTTATATTTCATAGCAAATAATTCAATTATTGATTATTGGAGAAAAAACAAAAATACATCAAATGTATCAATTGGTGATTTTGTGGATAGTGAAGGAAAAGAAACTTTTCAAATTGAATCAGATAGTGAGTCAAACGGTGAAATTGAGAGTAAAGAATTAATGAATAATATTGTTAAGGCATTTGAAGGATTAAAACCAAAATATCAAAAGGTTGCAAGACTGTTATTTTTGGAACAAAAGAAATATGATGAAATTGCAGAAATTTGTGAAATGCCAATGAATAATGTTAAGGTAACAATTAACAGGTGCAGAAAAATGTTACAAGCTCAACTACAAAACCAAAAAGTTGAATATTCACTATAATACACAAACCTTAAAAAAGAATGTGGGCAATGTCCATATTCTTTTTTTTTAAAACCTAAAATTATGTTATCAATTCAAGAACATTTACAAAGGGATATTAATAATAATAAAAGTATTGCTTGGTGGGCAAAAGGTTTTTATATTTCAAAAGGTGGTGAACATGGTTTTGATTTAAAGATACCTTTTTTTGCTTTTAATAATAACATTGACGAATTAAAACCAAATGATACAACTAAAGTATTAGTTGATTATTTGGGTTCAATGGTTTGGGTCAATGTACTAGTACATTGGTTGCATTATGGTTATGGTGTTGAAAATTCACCAAGTAAAGAGGGAAAACTTATCAGATACCAATTAGAAAATTTAAAGAATTAAATGTAACAATGTTCATTAAAAAACGTATAATAAGTATAACAATTTAAAACTTACAATAATGGCAAAAGTAACAACAAAAAAAGAAGTTAGACCTTTATATGAGATTGCAAATGACATTGAAAAGGATTGGAAAAATATGTATTTTGGTGCAGTTCCTTATTTTCAAGCCATGCAAACATTAAATAGTATTGAAGATGACTATATACATGATTCAGCTAAAAGCATTGTACTTTATTTCTTATCCAATGCTGGAACTTGGAAGGGTGAAAAAGCTAGGGAAATCAAAAAGGAATTAAAAAAATTAGCTGGTGTTAAGTAAGTGTTTCACTAGTTGATTGGAGGGAAACCTTAAAAGGGGGAAGTATTAATTTACTTTCCCCTTTTGCTTTTAAAATAGTGATAGCACAACAATAAAAATAGTAAGTGAACAATGTAACAATAGTGGTCAATGTCCGTATAATAAGTATGAAATATAAAGTAATGTACAAATAAGATATTAAACTTTTGTTTACTTTTATTGTAAGTGTGTTTAAAGGGTGAATCATTTAACCAGAATGACACCCTTTTTTTTGTAACCTTTTTTAATTAAAAACGTATAATAAGTATAACAATTAAAACATACGACAATGAAAATTTTAACAAAAGAAATCGAAAAAGCATTTAAAAAACAGGGTGATACTTCACAATGTTCAATGTCCGAGATTAAGATAGTAATGAAACTTTTTGGTGGTGGTTCATTTACTTGGTATCTATATGAACATCTTGAAGGTGATATTTACATGGCATTTGTTAATCTTGGTGATAGTGAAATGGCTGAATGTGGTACTGTATCATTGTCTGAGATACAAGCGATTAAATTCCCTCCATTTGGTTTAGGTGTTGAAAGAGATATGCACTTCAAACCATTGTCCAGAACATTAAAAGATGTTTATGATACTGTTAAATCTGGTGGTCATGTGTAATACAATATATCTTAAAATAGGTAAAAAATATAAAACTAGAAATGGTTTAATTACTGAACCATTAATTAAATCCAATAATGGAACTAGTTATATTTTTGAATCAAAACTTAATGAGCCAGAATTTAAAAGTCCTTCAGTTAGGGAGTGGTTAAAGAATGGAAAGTTTCTAATTGCTGGACATAATCACAGATTAGATTTAGTTGAGGAAATATAAAGTATTCAATATACAATAATATTATAAAAGGGTTGCACGAAAGTGTAACCTTTTTTAATTAAAAACGTATAATAAGTATGGTAACAAAAGAAATAAATAGACCAACGACATTAAAGGAATACAATCAATCATTATTAACTGATGATAAATTGTTGAGTGGTAAAGAATTTCGTAGATTGAAACGTAAAAGACTTTAATTATGAAAGACACATTAACAGATGAACAGATTAATGATTTAATTGTAACAGCAATTGAAGGTGGTATTAATTATTGGTGTTGGCAAGTTTCATTAAAAGAAGGAACAATTAAACCAGAACAACAATCAAAACTAAGATATTTATCTGATTGTATTTCCCTTGGTGGTACATTAATATTACATGATGCTGAAAGTTCTGAATCATGGGAATTAACAAAAGAAAAGTTCTTAAAAGGGATTGAAAAGACTTTAGAATGGGGTGGTAGTGCTAATGTTCAAGATTTATTTGATAACCACGATGCAGACGTTGCAGACGTTTTAATTCAATTCTCAATATTTGATAAAATAGTCTTTGGATAGTTGTAACTATTTTTTATTAAAAACGTATAACTATTATGAGCGACAAATTAGATACACAAGAATTTTATGAAGTGATGCAACAGTATCGACATTCAAATGCTAACAATCAGGAACAAGTTGTTAAATCTTTTGAAAATGTTAAAACTTGGATTCGTGATAATTTTCTTGGTGAAGTTGAAAAGAAAGTTGAGGGTTGCCCAGAATGGTTAACTTCTGATGTTCGTAAACTTGTAAAGGAAACATGGGATAGTCATAAGGTTTGTAATGATGGTTTGACCATTAAAGCAATGAGAATAGTTCAAGCAACAGCAAAAGAAGCTGGTTATGAAATTGGTATTTCCAAAGCAATGGACTTAATGAAAGAATATTGTAATATTTACGATTAAAGTCATGGTTAAAACATTAGACAATACAGATAAAAACATTAAAGACTTAGAAAGTCAGGGTTATGTTAAAAGTAGTGTAAGCAAACCATTTAATTATAATAAGGTATTAAGATATGATACTAAACGTATGGTATACTGGTTTAGTTCAAGTACTGCTGCACATATGAGTGATTGTTTTTTTACTAGACAAAATGTTGGTACTATAATTATAGGTTTTTAGTTGTAACCTTTTTTAATTAAAAACGTATAATTATTATAACACACTAAAAGTAAATATCATGGATTTATTTGAAACATTAGGAAAGACATTAAAACCTGTAACAACATTAACTAAAGAATTTAAGGTTGGGGCAGTATCAGTAAATTCCAATTCATTTGGATTAAAGCAAATGATTATGGTTGCCAAAGATGGAACAGCATTTAAGGCATGTTTTAATTATTTGAATGTGAAGAAAGAAAAGGAAACTATTAATGCTTCTATAATTTTAAATGAAGATGGAAAAGTAATATCAACTTCATTTGTTGGTGGTGAATTAATTGAACAAATCAGTGATGCACCAAAAGAAATAATTGAAGAACTCTGGAATTAAAAATAACAGTAATGGAAATTTTAAAAATAAAACAATTAGAACATAGTGGAATAGGTAATAATGCTATTCATATTAAAGTGATTGATAAGTTTAGAAAATCAAAAGAAGATGGATTGAAATATTGTAAACTCAAAGGTTTTGATGTTTCTATAACTGATGTTTTATTAACAGTAAAACAAAATGTAATGTATGGGTTTAAAATGTCTGCATTAATTACTAATTAGTTGTAACTATTTTTAATTAAAAACGTATAACTATTATAACTAAAACACAAAGTTATGAAAAAGCAATTAAAAGAAATATTGAATAATTGTCCACTTTCTGCTAAATGGTTAAATATGAGAGAATGGCAAAAAGAAAAATTCTCTACAGTTTTTGAAATGTGTGAAAATGAAAATATTAAAATTCACAATCGAAATCAAAAAGGTTGTTCAGGATTATTGAAAATATATTACGATTATGGACAAATGAGAGTGATTAGATTTTCAAGCATTAGTAATATTGAAGCTGATTTGGTTAATTTGTATGCACAAAAATGTTTATATTTAGGTGATAAATTTAAAATAACTCACAGACTTAGGAACTATTCAAATTAAAAATATACCAATGAAATCAATAAACGTAAAGAATTTACAAATTCAGTTTGATAGCTTTGACGAAGGAGCAGACAAACACACGGCATTAAACATGCTTGAAGAAATCAATGGTGCATTACAAGAAAGATTCCCAGAGAACACACCTCAAATTTTTGTTGGTGCAGTTGATGACGATGACATTGAAATAGCAGATTGTAAAGAATAATCATAATGAGACCATTTAGCACTGATAATTTCAAACATAAAGAAATTCTAAGGAGTACGACAAAAACAGCAAAATTAGTAGCAAAAAATGCTGATAGGTCGAAAAAGAAAACTGTAAGGAATAGATTAAAAAATGAAATGAATAGGGAATTGGATAATTAAAATTTGTTACAGTTTTTAATTAAAAAGGTTGCATGAAAGTGTAACCTTTTTTTTGTTATTACGTATAATAATTAGGCTGGATAATACTAGGGTGCAGTAATCCACTCCTGCCTGAAAGTCTGACTTTAGAATCATTCTACATTAATACTATAAATCTTTTTAATTAAAAACTGTAACAAATTTTAATTAGAAACGTATAATAAGTATAACATTTAAAGATATACTATCATGACAAAAAAAGTAAAAAAAGGAACAGAAATTTGCACAATTGAAGACTTAATGTTTCCAGTTGAAATGAGGGAAGAAACTATGGCTTGTAATAAAGAGTATTGCCGTAGGATTGTTGGTCAAATTAATGGTGAAGACTTTTTATTGAATCAGTGTTCAGATGTTTATACATTGATTGAAAATAAGGATATCTTTCCAATGATTGAAGAAGTGCTAACTAACAATAAAGTTGAGTTTACACCAACTTACAAACATTTAAACCATGTTCGTTTCTATGCTGATTATGATATTACTGATACCCGTTTTGGTTATCAAATGAAAGATTCATTTGATGTTATTCGACCAATGTTGAGGGTTCAACACAGTTATAACGGTTTAACCAAGTATAAAATTATCTTTGGTTATTTCAGGTTGGTTTGTTCTAATGGTTTGGTAATTCCAATTGAAGAAATGAAAGAATTCAATTTGGCAATTGTTGGAAAACACACCGAAGTAATTCTAAAATCATTTGATGACTTGAATGAGGTGCTTATTCGTTTCACAAATGAAGCTGAAAAAATCACGGGTGCAATTGTTAATAAATTTGAGGTTCTTCGTAGTAGGGTTCGTTCAACAACAAAAAATGTTGAAGATAGGATTGAAGAAATTTTTAAAGCTACAAAAATGTCACTTGTGGATAATAAAAATTTCAGTACAATGAATACCCTAATGTCCATAATCAGGGAAGAAGCAAATAAAACTGAATTAGGTTATGATGGTCAAATAAATGACTGGTTGATTTACAATGCTATCAACCAATATTTAAATGATGACTCACGTAATATTGCAACACCTGAAACTAGAATGGACAAAGATTCAAAGGTGTTTGAATATATGTTACAATATGCTTAATCTGAGCAATGTACAATATAAAAAAGGTTGCAGAAATGTAACCTTTTTTTGTGGTTAATTTTAATTAAAAAAACTTACAATATTTGTAACTATTTTTAATTAAAAACGTATAATAAGTATAACAATTAAAACACACTATCATGACAATTTTTGAAGCACTTCGATTAGCCAACAAAATGATTTTAGAACATTCTGAATTAAAGAATTGGATTGCTGTTTCAAACAGACGTAAACGTGCATTTGGTTTATGTAGTTATAGAAAGAAAAGAATTTCATTATCAGAATATTTAGTTCCAGCAATGACTGATAAAGCAATTAAAGACACAATTATTCATGAAATTGCTCACGCCTTAACTAAAGGTCATGGTCACGATAAAGTATGGCAAAGTAAATGTATTGAACTCGGTGGTAATGGTTTACGTTGTGGCGGTACTGATAAATATTTTAATGGTTCTAAAGGTAAGAATGAAATATTAAATGCAATATCTAAATATTCATTAACATGTCCTGTTTGTGGTCATGTAAGTTATATTAACAGGAAACCAAAAAAAGATTCATCTTGTGGTAATTGTTGTAATTATTTTAATCCTAAATTTAAATTAGTTTTAACTCAAAACTATTAGTTGTAACAATTTTAATTAAAAAACGTATAATAAGTATAACAATTAAAACAAGACAAATGAGAGACATTAATTATTTAATACAATTATTTCCAGATAAAACAGGTAAAGAACTTTTAGCTATTCAAGCACAGGATAAACTTGATGACCAAAAAGAATTTGATGAATTGAATAAAGAAAAATTAGCATACATCAAAGACTTAAATGAAAATGGTGGTTATTTCTGTGGTAGGTTTGGAATTGACCAACATTATTATTATCATGTTTACAATCTGGTAATGGATAATAAAGGTCGTATTACTATGGATGTTGATAAGGTTGTTTTATTTTATAATGATTCTAAAGATACTCACCAAGTTACAAGACCAAACGAAATTCGTATGGAACGTAGAATAAAAGAATATCAAGAATTTGATAAGTATGGTTTAGAACATGAAAAGAGGGTAACCAAAAAAGAATGGGATGCAGTAAATGACTATTTAAACAAAATGTCTGAATTATTTTGGGGTCATATAAAACCTGTTTAATTGTAACTATTTTTAATTAAAAACGTATAACTATTATAACTAAAATTATAATAATGAAATCATATAATTATAAAATTCAATGGGTGTTTAATGTAAATGGAAATTTCATAACACCAATAAATCAACTTAGAAAGGAATTATATTCTGTTATTAGAGCTTTAGGTGCTAAAAGTTTAACAGTGATTAATTTCTTAGATGCTGATTTTAAAAAAGTTGATTCATATACTAGTATGGTTCAATACCCATATAATCTTGCAAATGAAGAAACAATAAAATTCATTAAAAAGAAATTAAAAAATAATCCTAATATAATGCAAATTGAACTATTAAGAAAATAAATATCATGACAAAAATAGACGCAATACTAGCAATGGAACAAGGTCAGAAAATTACACATGTTGACTTTACACCCGATGAATGGATGACAATGGAAGGTAAGCAATGTAATAAAAAGATTGTTCTGGAAGATGGTGTTAAATGTTCACCTATTGAATTTTGGAAATGGCGAACAGATAAATCATGGGACGATGGTTATTCAATTTTTACTGAAAAACAATAAAAACATACTATTATGAATAAAGCAATGTACACTGGTGAAGTAACAGTTACCGACCCAGATTCGAAATTACCAGTTGAGGTATCAATGTTTAAACATGAAGGTGGTGGAATGTTTGGAATAGATAGTTCATATCTTGACCAAACATTTGAAGATGATATTGAACCAGTAATACCTGACCCTTTTAATACTGGTAAAGGGTTAATTTTAGAAGGTTTAGTGTAACCTTTTTTAATTAAAAACGTATAAGTAGGTATAACAATTTAAATCTACTATCATGACAAAAAAAGAATTTAAAAAGTTGATTAGTTTTCACAAGTATGGTAATCGTAGGGATTCAAGCATAATTGCAATTTTCTTCGATTATAATCAAGGTGAACTTGAAAATGGTGATTATTTCCGTGGTTATAAATTTTGTTTGTTTTCAAGATCAACCAATGCAACCAAAGCAGAATTAATTAATATTGCATACGATGCAATTATCAATGAGGTTGAAACACCTTATTACATTCAGCAAATAACTGCTCAGAATGATTCACAACGTTTTAGAGTTCCTATAGTTAGTTCAGGTTTAAATAAATTAATTAAGTACGAACCTGTAACAAATTAGAATAAAAAACGTATAAGTAGTATAACAATTTAAAACAAAGACAATGAAAAATCTATTATTCTTATTACTAGCAGTTTTAACCTTAACATCCTGTCAAGAAGAACTAATTACAGAGTTAGAACAAGAGCAAGAAATTGTTATTGATAATCCAATTCTTGATTTAGTTAATGAAGTGAGGACTGTTGATTATGTAATTAATGGTATCACATATCCAGCAAAAGATGCTTTAGTTTGGAATTCGGATTTAGAAAAGATATCAAAAATACAAACCACTCACATGGATGAAAATAATGATTGGTGTATGGTTTGGGAAGATGGAACTGATTTATCTAAAAGATTTGAAATGGTTGATTGTGATTATAAACCAAGATTTGAGGGTTATGTAAAAATGTCAACACCAACATGTCCATCAAAATTAGCAATTGATGTATTATTTAAATCATACCATGAAATATTAATGAGTGAAAAATATAATATTGTTGCAGTTACACAAACTGGTATATATTGGTCAATTGTCTTAGCCAATAAACCTACATGACTAGCAACCCTGTTGAGAAATGCCCATAGTATTAACCAAAGAAAACCCGATAGTATGAACAAATCTCCCCCGAAAGGGTAAATAATTAATAAATAAGATATTGAAAATATAAACGTAAACGGCAGCAAATTAATTTTGTTGCCGTTTTTTTGTAACAATTTTAATTAAAAAACGTATAATTAGTATAACAAATTAAAACTAGACAAATGAGTACTAAAAGTGATAAAGCAAAAGAAAGTGGTGTTGTTCATTTCTCAATTGGTGAGAATATGGGTGTTAGATTAATGGAAATCTCACAGGAACATCTTATTTATGGTAACGACCCAATTAAAGCATTAAAAGCAATTACAGACAGTTTAATTGGTTGCCCTACTGATTATGCGTTAAAAATTCTTAAAGGTGATATTGTATTGTTTGTTGATACAGCAGACCAAACAATTATGCCAACTGAACGTATTCCAGCAATACATGATAAAATCTTTCCAAAGATTGATGTTGTTGATTACATGAAAAAATGTGACCATAAAATTCAAAAACATTCACTATCATTAATAAACACTTGGAATATATTGAAGGGTGAAATTGCTAAAAGACATTATAGTTTAACGGTTGATTTTGATTTTGAAGATATTTTTAAATTCGTTTCGGGTAATAATGAAGTGATTTTAGAAACATTAAGAGATTTAAAAGAGGTTGACCAAATAACAGAAATAATTGGAGCAACTAAAGCATTTATTGAACATTCAAGTAAAATTCAATCTACTTTAGAATGGATGTTTAATACTTGGAATGAATTTGAAACTTTTGATAGTGATTCAAAAGAAAATCCATATGTTGAATATATTGATATTAAAGAAAATATATCAGATAATTTAATACATGCAATGCGTAAAATGCAAGAAGTTGTTAATTTAGATTTTAAATTTCAACTTGATGCAGAAAGTGAAAGTATTGATAACTATATTAATGCAGTAAAAGAGATTGATGTTGTAATAACAGAAGGAATTGAGCCAGTTGATATATTGGATAATTGGTCAGGTGGTTGGTTAAGTCCAGAAGGTGAGTATTATGCTTTAAATGGTGAAATTGCAAACATGTTACATAATCAAATTGCTGATGCTTTACAAGAAAAAGGAATCATTCCAATGTACGAAAATGATGAAGATAAAAGCGATAAAATTAAACTGAATCCTGATTCATGGTTAGAAGAACAAGGTTGGGTTAAAATTCATGATAATAATGTACACTTTGCTGGTTGTTTAAATGTTAAATTAGATAAACCAAATGTTAACATGACTGATATACAGATTAATATGGTGCGTGACTATATTACTGATTGTCACCAATGTATAATTAAAGCAGGTTGGAGATTAATGAAACAAAGTATTGGAATGTTCACAGCTTTAGCAAAATCTGACCCAATTGCATTTAATAAGAAATATTTTACATTTGATTAAAAAACAATAATTATTGTAACAAAATAAAAAATAATACGTATATTTAAACTCAAAGTAATTAATAATAGAAAAAGTAACAATTAAAAAAACTTTAAAATGAAGAAACAATTTATTTATTTTTTAATGATTTTCGGGATGTTTTTATTAATGTCCAATTCAGGTTGTGATGATTCAACAAAACCAAATGCTGATACTGAACAGCAAAAACAAACAGAATTAGCAGCAACAGAAGGTAATCGTCAGGTTGGTATGCCCGGGATAGTTAACTATCAAGAGAAAAAAATGCTTAAATGGATTTATGAATTATGCGACCAAGAGAATTTGGTTTGTCATGCATATTTATTTAATTCAATAGAAGGTAAAGTTGGTCAATACTTAGGTGAATGTATTGGTTATGGAATTCCTTACAGTACACAATTTAGTAATCCAAATAAAGTAATTGACCCAGATCAACTCCCGGGACAATCGTATTACAATGGTGAAGGTACACCTGTAGTAATGCCACAACCAGAACCTAATTTATTATTTAAACCAGAAGGATTATCTGCTACATGGTTAATTATGCTTGACCCTGATACAAAGAAACCTCGACCCGTTTATGTAGAACCTGAAATTTTAGTATTTCCATATAAATTAAAATAAGATGAAAAATACATTAAAAATTATAGGTGGAATACTTTTGTTCTTTGTTGTAATAATTGGTTTGTCTTATGGTTTAGGTTGGAATAAAGTTTTATTCACTAAAACAGTAGGCAAAGCACAGCAAAATGCAGAACGTGAAGTGTTTGAAGAAAACAAAAGTTTTGTTGACGGTAAACGTTCAACAGCATTTAAATACTACCATGAATATCAAACTTTACCTGATTCAACAAAGCAATCATATGCAAGAACCGTTGCATTAGAATTTAAAGATTTTGATGAAGATAAATATTTCAAAGGTGATTTAAGAAATTTCATTCACAATTGTAAATATAAGTTAATAGAATAGAGAATAAAACAAAAAGATATTAAAAGGTAGTGATTAATTTCACTACCTTTTTTTTTGTAACAATTTTAATTAAAAAACGTATAATAAGTATAATTTAAAACTTATAAATCATGTTAGTTGAAACAAATAGAAATTATGTTGAAAGAGTTGAGGGAAGTAAACATTTCCTGAATTGTCCTAAACATATATTAAACCATACGTTAGACTGTTTTTATCGTCAATTTCATGATAATAAAGCAAAAGCAATTGAAGTAATTCATTCTTATTTAAAAGATTATAATATTGAAAGTCCGAAACAAAAAGCAATTCAATTTGTTGAATGGCGTAGCTCTATTACTATTCAGGAGTTTAATAATATCAATGTTAATTCTTATGTTGATAATTCACCTAAACATATCAATGATATGTTAAACCACCAATGTAACTGGATTGAAACTAATACAACTTATTTTCCTTTTACTGGTATAAAAAACAAACAACCAAGTTACCCATATAAATTTAGAACGTTGTAACAATTTTAATTAAAAAACGTATAATAAGTATAACATTTAAAACATACGACAATGAAAAAGAAAACACTTTACAGAACAGTAATTCAAATTGAAGTTTTATCTGAAACACCTATTGAACATTCAATGAGTACAGCAGAAATACAACAAGAATGTGATGATGGTGAATTTTCAGGAATGACTGATACTACAGTAAGCAACCAACCTATTAGTGGTAAGGATGCAGCTAAACTTGTAATTGCACAAGGTACTGATGTTGAATTTTTCAACATGGATGCTGATGGAAATGAAGTTGAATATTAACATTTAAAACATACGACAATGGCAAAGAAAAGAGTAGTATTCGAAATTGAGGTTGATGCTAATTCAAATATTGAAGGAGCTAAAACTGTTCAGGAATGGTTACAAAACCCAAATGATAATTGGCAATATTATGTTCAAGATATTGAAACATTAAAAATTGTTACTATTGACTTGGAAGAAGATGAATCTTGTATGGAATTACCAGCAGACAATTATTCTCCAATGATTCAAAAATAAAAATTATGAAAATTTATAAAACACAATTAATTGAACTTAATAAAACTGAATTAAATAAGATTACCAAAGGTGTTCCAATTGAAGAACGAATTAAACCTTGTCCTAAATGCAAATGTACTGAATGGTGGTTACTACCAAGATTAAGTGCTAGTGTTCGTACTGGTGGTAAACATTATTGTGAATGTCTTGAATGTGGTTATCAAACACATTTATAAAATCTTTTTAATTAAAAAGGTTATTAAGTTGTAACATATTTAAATTAAAAACGTATATTTGAATATGTTTAACACTTACAATTTAAAACAAATGACAATGAAGTTTACGACAATTCCAAAGGCAAAGAAATTAACAGGTTTAGCTTATTTAGGTGGTGTAAATGTTTCAGCTAAAATAATTAAAAACATGAAAGTTAGCAATAACATTACATACTCAATATATCTTGCACCTGCAATGGTTAGCGGTTATAATGTTTGTCCTAACTCAACACCTGAATGTCGTTTAGGTTGCCTTGCTACTTCTGGACGTGCAGGAATGGATATTCTTTCAGGAAAAGGAATGGTAGAAAGAGCTAGGATTAAAAAGACTAAACTATTCCATGAACACAACGATTTTTTTATGGATTGGTTATATGCTGAACTTAGATTAGCAAAAGCAAAAGCTGAAAGAAACGGTTTTAATTTTTCTGTTCGTTTAAATGCTACTTCTGATATTGATTGGCAAAACGTAAAACGTGATAATAAAAATGTTTTTGATGTATTTCCTGATGTTAATTTCTACGACTATACCAAAAATCCAACAAAGTTTTTTGATAAACCTGAGAATTATCATTTAACGTTTTCATATTCAGGACACAATGTTAAAATGTGTGAAAAATTATTAAATAGAGGTTTTAATATTGCAACGGTTTTCAATGTAAAAAGAGAATCAGACCTACCAAAAACCTTTATGGGTTATGATGTGATTAACGGTGATTTAACGGACTTTAGACCAAATGATGAAAAAGGTATTATTGTTGGTTTAAAATGGAAACAAATAGCTAATAAAGAGAATAACGACAAAATTAAGAACAGTATCTTTGTTGTTCAACCAAATGATGAAAGAAGTAAATATTAATATTTAATTGGCTATAAGTAATAAAAATTAACACTTATAGCCAATTATAACAAAAATTATAGCAATGATAAATTCAAAAGATTACATTATTTCAGAACGTGAAGCAATAAAAAAAGCATTATGTATGCCAACTTCATTACCTGATACTTGGAAACTTAAAGAATTAGAACCAATTGGTCAATCCAAATTTAAAGGTGATAATTTAACTGGTAATTGGTCAGTTAACGACCAATTTGAAATTGGAAAAGTTTACCCAATTTATGAAGGTGAAGAAGATTTATTTGTTGTTGGTGCTGATGGTGGTGGTAAAAAAATGACACCAAAAGCATGGGGTAGGATTTTATATTTTGACTAAAATTAAAGTAATGAAAGAACCAAGAATAACTTTCTCTAATATCAAAACGTTTCGAGGTATGGAGGGAACAGGAATAAATGCACATGTTCATATCAATGGTTTAAAATGTTTATTTATTTATGATTCAGGTGATGGTGGTGATTTAGAAATTGAAAAGTTAACTAAATCAAGTATACCTAACATTGATAAAAGAATAGAATTGCTAAATAAATTTGTTGACCAATTACCAAAAGAAAAATTTGAATTTGGTAAAACTGTGAAATATTATAAAGTCACATTGGAAAGTTATCTAAACACCAAGATTAATGATTTTATGATTGCAAAAGAAAAAGCTAAATTTCAAAAGAAGATGGAAAAGCATTTTTTAACTTGTATTGTTTTTGGTGTTCCTGATTCTGGTAGTTATCAATTTCTAAACTACAAAAAACCTTTAAGTAGTTTACCTGATATGTTTTTGGAGAATCAAATAAAGAATGTCCAAAACAAATATTGTAAAGATAATGTACAAATCTTAAATACAAATTTAGAAAAGTTTCTTTCTAATTGATGCTAATTATGCGGTGATTAAATGATCTATTCACCGCATTTAATTTTTAATTAAAAACTTACTACAATGAATGAATTCATATTTATGATGGGATTTTTTAGTGGTGCTGTTACATGTGCAATATTATATCTTGTTGCAATGTACACTATTAAAAGAGTTAACAGGAGAAAGAGGGAGAAAGAACTGATAAGAAGATATAAATAATATATAGTAACATAATTGAGCAATGTACGTATAATTATTATAACAAAAAGAAAAAGTAATGGGACAAGTAAAAGAAATGAAAAACGCTATTGAGTTTTATCTACTCAACATTTATACCAACATTGGAATGGATAAACCATCAAACCATGATGATATCTTAGAATTCATAGCCAATGATGTAATAGAAACAGCAGACCCAATAAATTGGCATTCAGGTGATGTATCAATAGGATTTCGCAGATGGATTGAGAGCAATGTACAACCACAAGAAACAAAAATTCCAACAGGTCTTAAAGACAGTAATAATAACATTATTTATGTTGGTGATAATGTACAACCTAATATCTGGTCACAAATAAATAGCGATCATGAAGATGAAGGTGAAATTCATATTGATGGTTATCTAACTGATGACGATAATGAAGAAGGAACAGTAATCGCTAAAGTCAGAATGATTGATAATGAGGTTACATATTATGATGAACGTGCAAAGACTGATAAGTATGCACAAGAAGTAATTACTGAATGTTTTAAAAGATTATAATTTTAATTAAAAAATAATCATGGGAGCAATTAATTTACGGGATGAATATATCAATAAGATATTATCCAACGATGATAATGATAATGATGACAATGAAGGATTTTTAGAATCATTACCATTGAGTGAACTTAAAACATTAGCTGAAGATTGTTCATAATTTTTGTAACATAATTGAGCAATGTACGTATAATAATATAACAGTGAATAGCATAATGGAGTACGATAAGCTAAGTACAGGATGCGCAGGACTTTAAGTTTTATTTTTAAATGCATGTGGAAATAAAATTGTCGCTGAGAAGTGGGGTTGAATTCCCCAACACTGTTAAACGGTATTGAGTGAAGTTGTTTTGGAATTCACACCAGTAGGTTCGAAACCTGCCGATACCACACCAAAACCAACCGAAAGGATGCATTCTGTTTCGGCAAGGGTTATACTCTGGGGTTCTGCTTACCCTTTAAAGCAGGAGTATAAAGAAGTTGTGGGCATTATTAAGGGACACTCTTGATACGAAACAACTTCTTTGAAATTAATTAAAAATATTTGTCTGTCACTATACTTTAAATTGTCGTTTAGTTGTGTGAAATGCCGTATAGAAATGTACGGTATTTTTTTGTAACATTATTGAGCAATCTACGTATAATAATTATAACATTTAAAACATACACAATGAAATATCAAGATTTAAAAAACAGACATGACACATTAGAACAAGATATTCTTGCTGCTTTGAGACATGAAGTTAATTCCAGCAAGAAAATGTCTAAACATATTAATGATGTCGCTATTGAAGTTAATGTTTATGATTATCATGAACTTGCAATCATTCATGATGAACTTGCATTCATGGATGAAAACGGATATCAATATTCAGTTTATGCTGAATGTTCGCTTGAAGATTTAATTGACATTTTAAGTAAAATCTAATGATTAAATTATTAAATATTGGAGAAATAGATGGTGGTACTATTAGACTACAATCACAATTATTAGTTGGAAGTGATACTGCTGATTTTATCTTAGAAAATAATGAATTAAAACATTGGGAAAATGGTAATAAAGGTTTTAATTTTTATAAAACCGATATACCATATGAAATTTTCACAGATAAAAAGGATATGGTTAGGCAACGATTATAATTAAAAACAATTATTATGGCATACAATATTAATACACATGGTGATTTTAAAAATTGGTGGTGTAAAAAACAAAAGAGAACATATTGGATTCTTGGTTATTTCGGTGGTGGTTCAATAAGTATATCAGATGCATATGAGTTAGCAAAACAATATGCCAAAGCAAATAATGTTGCTATTGAAACTGTTCAAATTGATGAAGTACCAAGTTCTCGAAGATATAAATATTTCAAATTTATATTTTCAACTGCATTAGAACAAGTTCCAGCTAAAGATAGCACTGAAATGGATAATGTTTATGAATGGTTAAGAGATTAATTTTAATTAAAAATACTATTAAGTTAGGTATTAGTTCCATAATGCCTCCTTTCTTTAAGTGTCAGTCCCGTTAAGACTGGCACTTTTTTTTGTAACATTAATTAAAAATTTACGTATAAATAAGTGGTCGGCAACCTAAAGTTGTGGAAAGAATAAACCTTACTATGGATATAATTGATCTAATAAGCATTATTTAAATTAACTGTAACCTTTTTTAATTAAAAACGTATAAATAATCGAAATCACAATTATTCTATTTAAAAAATGTTTTGATTAATTGTAACATTTATATTTAATATACGTATATTTGTATAGAACATAACACATTAAAAATACTATCATGGAAATTAATTTACTAGAATTAAGTACACAAGGTGTTGAAAGTACAACCACTGCAAGAAAAATGGGAATGTCAAAGAATGCACAATCAATGGTATTCCAATTGTTTACAAAAAATGTATATTCTAATCCAATTGGTACAGTTGTACGTGAAATTACTTCCAATTGTTTTGATAGCCATGTTGAAGCCAAAGTTAAATCTCCTGTACTTATCAAGAAAACCTATGATGAACAAACTAAAACACATTATATATCATTTATTGATTTTGGTGTTGGTATGTCAGAAGAAAGGATTTATGAGATTTATGGTGTATATTTTGAAAGTACCAAACGTGTTGATAATACACAAATTGGTGGTTTTGGAATTGGTGGTAAAACTCCATTAGCATATAAACGTTCAACAGGTCAAGGTGATGGTGAATATGATAATAGCTTTTATATTATCACTAATTATAATGGTACTCGTTATTACTATTGCATATATGAAGGTGCTGATGCTCCTGTAATTTCCCCTTTACATTCTGAACCAACAACAGAAAGAAACGGAACTGAAATTCGTATTCCAGTTTTAGAAAAAGATATGGATGACTTTGCTAAAGAAATGGTACGTCAACTTTATTATTTTGAAGATGTTATTTTTGAAGGTTTTGAAGATGCTTGGAGGCATGGTGAAACCTTATCAAATGAGTATCAAATATTCAGAGGTAAAACATTCTTATTTAGAGGTGACGATTATTTGAGCAATGTACATATATGTTTGGGTAGAGTTGCTTACCCAATTGATTATTCTGTTTTAGGTTTATCTTCTGGTGAATATAATTTACCAGTTGCAATTAGACTTGAAGTTGGAGATTTAAATGTTACAGTTTCAAGGGAAAGTATTGATTATAGTGAGTCTACAATCAAGATGTTAAAAAAGAAATTGGTTGAGGTGAAAACTGAAATTATTGGAATGATGGTGAAACAATATGAAAATATTGTTACCCTTGAAGATTATTTCAAAATGAAAACCGATTTTGGAAACTATACTTTTAGCAATGGGAAAAGTATTTCAGTTGGAAATGTTGTTAAAGAAAAAGATATTGATTTTACAAATTTCAATTTCAGTTTCATGAAAATGCCAACAGATAAACAATTGTTTAATTTGTTCTTCAATGTTAAATCTTATGGTAAAAAACCTAATAGAAGTCGTTATGGTAGTAGTAGTAATGAATTCGAAGGTGGTTATAAAGAATTACTTTCAAGTTCAAACCTTTATCATTTTAATAACGTTTTTAATCGTAAGGTTATTAAACAATCTTATTTAAAATCAGAACACATATTGTACCATATCATTAATCGTGAAAATTTGTCACAACCACATTTGCGTCATAAGATTACTGAATTGTTCAATGTACATTTAGATTCACTTGTTGATGAAAATGGTGTTCCTGTTCAATTTGTTCAATCATTAATGGCAATGCAGGATGAATATTTTACCATTGTACAAGATCAAACTGTATGTTACGATACTTTGGAAGTTCCAGAAGATTTTATTGCAGAAAGAAAGAACCGTAATAAAATCACTGATGATATGAGGAAATTAACATTTCCAATAAAATTCATGTGTGAATATTCTGGAAGTCCTACAAGAGTAAAACTAGATCATTTATTTAAATTTAATATGCCTATCTTTTATGGTACTACTGACGATGAATTTAAATTAGAAAAAGCTAGTAAAATATATAGACATTTGTTTAATGAGAAATTTTTAATAACTGGTTATTCTGAATATGGTTATAACAATAGTGTTGATAAATTTAATAGAGTAGGACATGATTCAACACAAAAAGCTGGAATTATGTTTATCAGAATAGCAAAAGGAAATGTTAAATATATGAAGTTTTGCAAAAATGCAAATCATATTGATACTGTTTATGATAAACTATTCAAACGTAAAGAAAAAGTAGTTTTGAATTATTTTAAAACTTATCAATTATTTAATAGTTATAATAATCTGGATGATTTATATAAAGATAAACATTTTGGATTAATTGATGAAAATTGGGGTGAAACAATTATTAAACTCAATACTGATATTACTAAAATTAAGGATTCTTTATTGGTGAAAGATTTGGAATATATTGAATCATCATTAAGTCATTATTTTAATATTGATAGAAATAAAATTGATAAGAAATACGATAAATTAATAAAAGCTATTGATGATCTGGTAATGTTGGAAGAAGTAAATAAAGATATTGTTGAATTTATTCGTATTCCACATAGTTTAGAATATGGAAATAAAAAACTATTTCCACTATTGAAAAAAGTAATGATATTATAATCATTACTTTTTGTAACAAAATTTTAATTAATACGTATAATAATAAACAAACATTAATAAACAATAATAATCATGAAAAACATTCAAGGTGTAAAAATCGGAAATGTTGTAAATCTATCAATTGATGGTAGACTTTGCAAAAAGAATTGTGGTAGTCCAGAAGAAGCAGATGAACTTTTTCGTTTGGTACTAAAAGCAAAAGAAAACCCAACGGATGAAAATGTGAAAAACATTCGTGTTTATCTGAATGAACAAACTCGTATTGCAATGCTTGCTGGATTAGAATCAGATGTAGATACTGGTGAAGTATTCTTAGCTGGCTTTAATACTCCTGTACCTGAAACTCTTTTGGAAGTTATTAAAGAGTACCATGAAAATAAGTATCCTTTAGATGCTGTTATCAATTTCTGGAAACTCTTAATGATTAATCCAGATACACGTGTTCGAACTTCATTGTTTGATTTTATTAAATCACATGACTTTGTTTTAACTGATAAAGGTTATATGGTGGTTTATAAAGCAGTTTACTTGAAAGAAGCAAAAGTAAACACACCTGAGAAAAAATATGTGGAATTCCTTTCAAACAAATATCTTCATGTGAAAAAAACATGGAAATGTTCACCTAACAAATATGTGGCATATAAAATTCTTGAAGATAATTCATATGGAATTACCAAAACAGTAACTGCTGAAAAATGGGATGAAAAGGAAAAGAACATTGAAATCTTAGGTAAACTTGGTGACTTACATAAAGCCATTATTGAAAATAAGGTTGAAGTTAAAGAAGACCTAGCACCATTGTACACCGATATGTATTCAAAAACTATGAGTATCCAACTTGGTGTACCAGTTTGTCAAGAAAGAAAAGATTGTAATGGAAATCCAAAAATAGAATGTTCTGATGGTTTGCATTGTGGTGCAACAAAATATGTTGAAAACTATGCAAATAGAAGTTCTGCAATCTTAGCTTGTTTTGTTAATCCTGCAAATGTAGTTGCTGTTCCAGATTACGATAAATCAAAAATGCGTACCTGTGAATATTTCCCTTTTGCAGTTGCAACATTCGAAAATAAAAAGATTGACATTATTGAACAATCATATTTTGAAGAAGATTATTGCAATTATGAATCTACCGAATTAGAAAAACAAATTGCAAAGATCAAAGCAAATGAACTTCCAATTGCAACAGCAAAGAAAGCTGAAAAGGAAACCCGACCAATGGTCGAACTTATGAAAATACTTGAAACAAGATTAGTTGATATTGTGTAATGTTTGTGTTAAACCTTCCTGTATAATGTACAGGGAGGTTTTAGTTTATTAACAAACATTAAGGGTAATAATCGTTTTAATTAAAAAAATATGAGTAAAATATATTTATCAGCAGACATAAGGGAAATTAATAGTTTTAACTTTACAGTTGAAGTTGATGATAATCTACCTATAACAAAAGCAGTTGAAGTTGCTAAAGATAAATTAAAAGCACATCTGGATGTTCAATGTCCAAACCCTTTACAAAGTTCACCAGATAAGAATGGAATTCATTGTTATGATTGTGAAGGTTCTGTTGAAACCGAAGACACCGTTTCTATTGATGTAAATAATACATTACATAAAATTCAATCGATAACAACAAAATAATTATCATGGATATCAATACTAAAAGAAAATATAAAAAAATTAGTAAAAATTTATATAAAGCAGCTACTAGTTGTATTGTATTATTTTTTATTGTTCTAATTGTATTAGGAACAAAAAAAATTGACGCATCAAATTTAAATGCTGCTTGGGGTATGGTAATAATTATGTCACCAATATTCATTGGGTTATTCTTTGCTTTCTTTGGTGCTATATATTATGAATATTTCAATAGCTATCATAAAAAAGTTATTGAATATCGTAAACGTTTCCATATTACCAAGATTTATGAATTTATTGATATTGGTGATTTCGAGAAAGCTATTCCTATCTATAACAATCTTAAACAAAGTATGGATAAGGATATGTTGTACATCTATTTAATTAAATCTTCAATGGATTCAGATGACCCCAAACAAAAAGCTAAAGGTTTAGAGAATTATAATGTTATACGCAACTGGTATGATGTTGAAAAAGTTTTTAATTAATAATGGCTAACAGAAAATCAGGAAAAGAACTTAGAAAGGAATATCAAGACCTTCTGGATAAGACCAAGGCAATGCGTAAACGCATTATTAAAAGAGCAGAAGATTTAATTAAAAGATATCCAAATGTTGTTGTAAATGATTTTGATCTATATAAACTAAATATACAAGCAGCAATGTCCATTATTGAAAAAATTGAAGAACATATTGCTGACAAACATCCACATCAACAAACTAAAATGTTTAACACTTAAAAAATACATAATGAAAAAAGCTAAAGTATTAGAAATAAAAACTTCAGAAATAAAAACTTCAGTAAATAGAATTACTGAAAAAGTAATTCTTTTAGAAAAAAAGAATAAAGATTTTTTCTTGAAAGTCAATTCATTATTATATAATCCAATATATAATGGCTTCCATGAACTTAGAAAAATCAATGATGATGATACTGTTGTCATTAGTGATTGTTGTAATTATCTTATTGACGCAACAACAACTATCTCCAATAATAAAGTAAAGGTTGATTATTTAACTAAACTAAAACCAGTTTATAAACTTCATAATTTTATGGAATATTGTAATACTGTTAAGGCGTGGAGAGTTAAAAAAAGTTTAGGACATAAATCATACTTGTTCTATAAAGATATTAATGTTATTAATATCTTCGAACATTAGATAATGTACAGAATATCTAAGAACATAAGAAAGTTTAGCTCAACACCCATTGTACGACCATACAAAGATGATAAGGGTAAAGAGAAAGAACAAATGGTTTGTGTATGCATTGGTAAGAAAAAAGAAGCTGATGCTTTAGCATTAAAAATTGTTGAACTATTAAATCAATAATATGACACACGAAGACTTACTTGAAATTGGTTTTAAACTATATGGTGAAACAGAAAATGACCCATACTATAAACTAATCTATAGACCACCATTTAATTTTGGTATTACTTCTTTATCTGGTGTGTTCTTAGGATTAAATAATACCGAATTTTATCTTTATAATAACAACACTAGATATACTGATAAAAAAGAGTTAAAAACATTAGTTAATATACTAGGAAATGAAATATATGGTATTGATTAATGTTAAATCATAACAAATTAAATAAAATATCATGAACGATAAATCAAGAGACTGGTGGAACATGCAATCTTTAGATAACCAAATCTGGTTATTAATGAAACATGGGTTTGAAAACTTTAATCCTAAGAATGTGAAACTTGAACAAATATCAAAATTATATAAATTAGAGCATTAAACTTATAAACTGAAAGCTCAGACCCTAGTAAGAACAACTTTCAGTTTAATAGAATAATGTACGTTTTACTTACAGATTAATAATTTTAAACTATGATTAAATATATTAAAGGTGATGCAACATCACCAGTAGGAGAAGGAAATAAAGTAATAGCACATATTTCTAATGATGTTGGTGGTTGGGGTGCAGGTTTCGTATTAGCATTATCCAAGAGGTGGATACAACCTGAAGCACATTATCGTGCTGAAGCTAAAAAACTAACCAAAGAGAACCCATACTTAACTCTGGGTGATGTACAGTTTGTACAAGTTGAAAATAATATTGTTGTTGCTAATATGATAGGACAACACCTAACTGTCTCAAGAACAAAAGAAACCCCAATTAGATATGAAGCAGTTAAAAAATGCTTAGAAGAAGTAAATGAATTCTGTATGTTAAATAACGCAACACTTCATGCACCAAGATTCGGTTCAGGTTTAGCTGGTGGTGATTGGAATAAGATTGAAGCAATCATTAATTCCACAATGTCCGTTGATGTTACTATATACGATTTTAATTAAAAAAGGTTACAAATATTATTAACTAAAAACTTATATGAGTAGAATTGTTAATTACAAAGACGATAGATTATGTTTCGTTTCAGGATTAGATCATGTTTTAGGAAAGTTTATTCAACTATATGATAACGAAATTGAAACACCTGATGGTGAAGGAATTGTTTTAGATTGGACTGAACGTTTCGGAATATCAATTAACCTAACTGGAGAATCAATAAGTAATAATGAACATGAAGTTCTAATGATGATTAGTAAATATCTCTCAAAACATAACAAAGAATTAATCATTATTACTGCCGAACAACAAAACAATCTAAATTAATCATAAGCCGAATGTAATTCATATTGATATTTTTATTACATTTACATTACGATAAAATAATTCCAATAATTAGAGAGATATATGACTAGAAGAAAAAAAGAATACTCCCCTGAAGAAAACACAACATTTAATACTACCAATAATTATAACATAGAACTAGAGTTTAACCTTATCAATCATGATAAAGAATTATCAGATGCTGAAGATGCTATCGAAACATTAAAGCTGAAGGTCATTGAAATTATTATTAATGAAACCTTAGACGATAATGTACATGAAGAATTCTATGAGGAAATAATGAGAGTGCTCGACTATACAGGTAGACTATCAATGCAAATATTCGCAATTAATGACTTGCTTGAAGAACAATACCTGAAGAAATATAAAAACGCTCCTGCAATGGCTAAAGAATTATGGCTTAACCATTATGAACAATTACACCAACCATATAACAAAATTAAAAATAGATGCTTTAAACTCTTAGATCGTTTAGATAATGGTTATGTCGCATTGTACGATAAGAACCCTCCTAACTGGAATCCATAATGTACAATCTAAAAAATAATTGTAGTTCATCACATTAATGCTACAGTGTTCTCGAATGTCCAGTTTATTTAATTATTTACTGGACATTTTTTATTCACCATTGTACACAAACTCTACAACACCCATTGTACACCTAATATATTTTACCATTGTACGAAGATACATTCCCAGAGGGTGTTAACCTTTATCTAAAATAAATAAAGTAACCCCTAAGTTTATAGTTATTTATAAAATATTATAAAATTAAGTTTCTATAAAAAATATCTATAAGGAAAGTTTGGCGTGTGGGGACTACATTTTCTTGATTTTACCATAAAAACCATTATTTTTCTTCCATTTCATGACACAATCTTCCATTTTAAACCTTCAATTTACTGAAAGATGTATTGTACACCGTCTAACTACCTGATAATCAGTAGTACCATTATATTATAAAATAGTACAAAATATTACAGTTTTTTAGGGTTATGGTACAGTTAAAGTTAGGTTATGTTTATATTAAATTTTAGATATATTCCTCACCACATTTATATATCTTAGTTTTAAGTCCTAATTCATTATAGACATCATGTTTAAATAATCTACCATTAAAGTTACAATTATTACATTTAGGATGTAAGAACCTCCAAAAATTCATCATAATCACAATGAATTTAATTTTACTTTTCCTTTAACAACATTTATTTTATCTTTATTCTTTTCACCAATTTTGATATCTAAATCATATTCTCTGGAAAGCAGCATATTGTTTGCATCTTCTTTAGTTATTATTTTTAAGAATTCATTAGTCATACCAGAGTGTTCATGAATATCTTTATAAATTTTATCACCTATTAGATACTCAAGATCATATTTAAGTTCTTTATTGTCACCTCTGTCTGCTTTTCTGACATTTCTTATTATACCTAATCCATATGCACCTCTTTCAATATGGTGTACTAGTTGACCATCTTTAATGTATTTTCTATTCATGATTATTAATTAAAATTATATTTATTTATATACCTATAACTACAAAAATTATGAGTTATAGAAGTTAACTATTTTAGAATACATATCTTTAATAGTAGTCCATTTAACTGGAACTTTTTGCATATAGTATTCATTGTTATCGTCATTATTGCAAGTATTACATTCGCCACAATCACAATATTCATTGTTTGCTATTTCGATTGTTTCATTTATTTCTCCACAGAGCAGGTTTTTAGCTCCATTTTCGACAGTTAAGCTAGTGGGTAATAGATTTAGGTCTTTAACAACATTTATTGCGTCATTAATAGCTTTTACATAACCTTCTCTAAATTTAGAGTCTTCGTTATGTTCGTTAACTTCTCTATCTATTTTTAATTGTTTAAATTTCTTTTCTGCTATATTCATATTTTTAATTAAGAATATTAACGAGTAATGAATCTATCTGGGATTACAAAATAGTTATTGATTGGACTTCCAAATATTTTTCTACAATCATCAATTATTGTTTTATCGAATTTCATTTTTACAATTCTTCCAGTTGGGAGTTTATATTTACGTTTAGTTAGAATACAGACGGATAAATCATTTCCAATTGCATCGACTAAAAATGGTTGATTATATTCGATAACTTGGTTTAGAGTTATTTTGCTTTTATCTTCATCTGTTTTATAGAAAAAATCGATATCGTTTCTTGTATGAGCTTTTATAAGACCACCGTTATTTATTGTTTCATAGGTTAGGGTTTTGATGAATCTTTTTAATCCTTCATAATCTATAATGTAGTTCATATTAGATAGTTTTTATTGGAATTATAATGTATCATAAGTTCCCAGATACTTATCGTTTATATGGACTTCTGCCTCTTTTTTATTTTCTTTAAAATAAATTGTTACTTTATCTTTATCTGTACCAACTAATTTTTGTATTGCTTCCAAAATATCTTCCCAGTATTCCATATAGTTTTTATTTATATAATTGAATATAATATCCATCAATACCTTTAACTACTTTACCGATTACCAACCAATCTCCAGTAGGTGCTTGTTCATAAACATATCTTCCTATTTGTACCATAGTTTTTAATTAATAGTCAGCACTAATATGATATTTTTTATTTTTATATTCAATTTTTTCTACACGTCTTTCTATTTCATTTATTTCACCAACTGCATCGGTATTAAAATATATTGAAAAACTTCCTAGAAGGTTTAATTCATGGCAACGAACTAAATAGTTTAGAGTTTCTATTTGTAGTTCAGATAATTCTTTTTCATCTAATTTAATAATATAACCAAAACCTTTATCTGGATTTTTAAATACATCTAAAAAGACATTTTGATTTACATTAAAATATATTCCTTTAAATATTTGCATAGTTTTTAATTAAAAGTTTAAGCACAAAATATTTTTACAAATTATCAAATTCAGGAATCCATCTATTTGGCATTCTTTTAAATTCCATGATTGCTTTACTATTTTCATGTGAATATAAGCACCATTTACTCCATTTCTTTTTATTTGTTTTTCTACTTGGTTGCCAAATAGAATAATCATCATCATTATAAAACTTCCAAATATCTCTATGATTGGTTTTTATTTCATAACTTTCTGTATGTCTTAATGAAAGGTTTACGAAATATTTATAACCTTTTTCTTTTAGTGATTCTAAATATTTTTCAACTTCTCTAAGATAACCTTTCACTAAGAAATTACCTTTATTGGAGTATACATAAGCTAGGGTATATGCACCACCATACCAACCTTTTTTACCATCAGGTTTGATTTCGATTACATTTTTCCAAGTTTTATTTTTCATTTTTTTAAATTAAAAAGAGACATTATTATTGGATTAATTAAGCTTTCTATATTTAATCACTAATGTCTCTTATGGGTTAATTATGCTTTTTATATATAACCACTAATTTATTATACGTAAAACATTAATAAATGTTACAATTTTAACATATCAATTAATTCTGCTGTATTACAACCACCGCCATTATCATTTTCCCACCATACACCATCTTCTTTACTGTATGTATATTTCCAATTTTGTTTAGATGCTTTTGCTAATAAGTGATCGATGAAAACATTTTTTATTTCATCTTCAAGTTCTAACATTGCATCTAAAGTAGTTTGATATTCTGGTTGTTCTTTAATTTCTTCAATACTACAATAACTTTCATTGGTTCTATTAAGCATAGTTTTTATATGCTTATCAAGAATTTCTTTTTTTGTTTTTATTTTAATTTTACTCATGGTTAATAGTATTAAATGCTTGTTTTAAATCGTTTTCAAATTGTTCTTTAGTTCTAACATCAAAATCATCATTCAACCAACATTTAACAAAATTACTCACATCATTATTTGCTTTTGAATAATATGAGTCTGCTAAAGAGTTTCCATATGCTTTAATTGTTATAACTTCAATTTTACATTCAAATGAACCATATACGAATGTTACTTTATATTCGAATATTTCTTCATCCTTATTTTCTTGTTCTTTTTTCCATGTAGTCCATCTTGGAACTATTCTTATGGCTCTACGTATTCCAGTTTGGAAATAGTATTGGGTTTCTTCTGGAAGTTCTATTTCCTTTGAATCAATTTCTTTCTGTACGTATTCGTATTGTTTTAATTTTATTGTAGTCATGATTTAAATTTTATTATTTATACGTAAAAATAGTTATTTTGTTACAATTATTCTTCATAACCACATTTTCTACATTTTGAAATTACACTACCAGTATCATAATCTGGATACATATCATGGTTACACTCTTTAGGTTTACAAATTTCTGCACCACCAAGGCATGATATATAATCAGAATCACCACCATAATCTGTACGTCTTATTGTTTTAAGTCTTCTACTATTTTCACCATTGGTTATTTTTTCATTTATACCAGTGATTAAAATAAAATTTCTATCGAAGATTATATGCCAGATAGCGTTTAGTCTTTGTTTAAATGGGTGAACTTCTCTAACATATGATTTATCATTTATATTAGATTTAGTTGTTGCAATATGATTTATATGGTTTTTATTACTCATGATTATCTTTTTAATTAAGATTTATTGAATATATCACCAAACCCACTAAATGGATTATTTTTATCAAAACCTTTCCCAAAAGGATTATCTTTAAATATATCACCAAACATTGAATTAATTTGACTATTTTCTTTATCACATTTATGGACTATTAATTGTTGAAAGTCTTTATATTTTCTTTTTAGAAACTTTTCAAATTCAACTTGTGCTTCTATGGAGTTTGATTTGTTTTTAACTATAGTTATTCCATTTTTTTTCAAGATGGAATTATTCTTTCCTTTTACGGTATATTCGATTTTATAGTCCATGTTATGATTTATTTCTTTGGTGATATTACATCATATCCTTCACTAAATAACCATTTAATACTATCCATCACATTATTAAATGTTAAATAATGGCTACGCATACCCAGAGCAATTTGTCCTTGATACTGTTCATCATATCCTAATGCTTTACACATTGGGTTTATTTCATCTTCATTATCTAGTTTATGATAGATTGCTTTTAAACTATCACCAGAGACTTCATCTTTAGAATTTAGGTTTTGATCTAATTGAATTTGATTTAGTTTAAACTCAACCTCAGTCATTTTATCCCTAAGTTCTTTTCCTTTATCAATTCTTTCTGGTGTTTCTCTATAGCTATGGACATATGCCATTATAAATGCACCATCATAACATTCACCTAAGTGTTCGATATATTCTCTTTGGAGTTTGATATATTCTTGTTGTAATTTAATTTTATTTTTCATAATTCCATTTAATTATGTTAATACTTATTGGTTTCATTGTAATACTACTTGCCCATTGAATTTTATTGTTAGAATTTGGGATTCTAACTACATGAAAGCTAGAATCAAATTCATCATACCCAATACAGGGAACTAATTCATGTGGAAGTTCAATATTTATTGATGTCGGTTTCATGTTTTTTCTCAATAATAATTTACTTTCCCACAATTCACCTTCATAACAAATTTTATTTAATCCTTTTTCAGCATAATAACTACCAACATTACAATCGTTTATCTTAGTATGGTCATCTTCATAATTAAACCTACAGTTCAAGCAGGTTTGTTTAGATTTCTTTTTGAAATATGATTTAAAATTATTTTTTTTCATTTCGTTTTATTGAGAGTTTATAGCAATTTTCTCTAACTCATTCAATATTAATCGTTATTTAGTCTAATAATCATACTACCCCATTTATTCGTACCTTTTTTATGTGGTAAACCTTTATAATGTAAAGTCATCCCTGTGAATTCACATTCTTTATTATTTAATGACTTTTTAAATAACCAATCTTTAGCTTCTTTTCTGATGATATCATTTTCATTATTACTATACCAACCAATACTGAGAATTAATTTACCTAATCTTAATTGTTTAAGTTTAGATTTCTTTTTATGTCGTTTATTTCCGAATTCTTTAGTAATTCGAGCTAGTTCTTTTAAATTCATCTTTCATGTATTAAAATAAATTATCCCAATTTATTTGCCAGATAGCCATATATATCATAAAGATAATAATTAATAGATGTATTACTATTGGTTTTAGTTTATTTTTCTTATTACTTCTAACTAATTTAATAAAATCATAAACGTTATATAGAATTATAAGTATAAATAATATTAAGCAAATCATAGTTTTAAGTTTTAAATATTAATTTAAACAGACCAATGAAACCAACTACAATGGATAATAATGTTGTTGAAATTAACAAGTAGAAGATAACAGTACCTGCTGCACTTATCTTTACTCTTTCTATCCATTTTTCAAATCTTATGATATATTTTTTCATAGTTTTTAATTAATATTTGTTAGTATTTCTTTAGCTTTTTTCTGATATACATTAGCAAATTTTGATAATTCTTTTTCTTTAACCAATTCCTTTAAGAACTTAATTAAAGTTTTAATGTGTTTAGGTTGGGATGGTAATTTATTAAATTCATCTCTGAATTCACGTAAATCTTTTAATCTCATGTGACCATATGTTGTTAGAGTAAATTCTCCAGAATTTTCCCAACCCTCCAACTTTTTAATTTCTCTATTTACTTTAGTTATGTATTTCATAGATTTGTTTTCAAAATTAATTATCTATTTCGTCTAACTTTATCTCTAGCAACTTGTTCTTGGTTACAAAAGCTAATTAATTCATCAAATTCTTTTTGAGTTAGTTCTTTTTCTTTTACCCATTTAAAGACTAATTTAGTTCTTTCAGATAATTCATCTTCTCTGTAAAGAATATTTAATAAATGTGTTAATCCGTGTATATCCATGATTATAATTTTATTACCAAGTTAAACTCAAAATCTTTCTCACATCATCCTGACTAAATACATAACCATTAAATACTGTTCTAGTATCACCATCTTTCCGAATACTAATACTATTATTAGGTTCTAATTCTTTACCAAAATATGTAACACTATTACCTTCTTCATTCCAATAAATATGTGTTAATCCTATTCGGTCTTTTGCCTTACCATATATTTGATATGGCTTGAATGTACTCTTGGTTTCTGATATTAATGTAAAACCAATTTCATCAAGAAACTCTGGTGTAAATATTTTTAGAAATTCACTCATATTAGCTTCTCATTAAACGAGATTTGAAATTCATCTTTGGTGCAAATATTACGTTTCACATATAAATCTTCATAATGCCACCAACCCTCAACTCTATTCTCCCAGATTATGGTCAATGCTTTTGTTTTATCACATTCCTTAACACAAGGATAGACATTATTTTGTTTAGTTTGAACACCTCTTGAATTTAATGCTTCTCTTTGACTTGACATTTGACACAAATCTCCTTCAAGATAGAATGAATAATCTTCATTTTTTTCTTCTGAAATTGCTGATTCTATTAAATTATACATAATTATTTGTTTTATTTAGTAATTAATTCAATTGTATCGCTTACTTGATATAAAGTATCTGTGTAAATTTTGATATTATTATTATCGTTAATTTCAAGAATTACTCTATATTTATAATCTTCCCAATTAAGTTCTTTTACACTTTTAACAATTACAGTATCTTCTTGTTTTAATTGAACCTCATTAGTACAAGATATTAAAGTTAATAATAGTCCTATTATGAATATTTTTATTAGTTTCATATGATTATTTTAAAAATGGTTTAATTTCTTTCCATGATGTTAATTCAAAATTATCGGTATTCCAAGCATTAGAATCACTCCCAACTTTTTCGGTATGACCAACATCTTTAATAACTACAGCATTGAACTGTGTTTCGCTAGGTGCTTTATCATTAATAACCATAAGAAATAATGGATATTCATTTGTTCTAGCTTTACTTTTAACTAATTTTCCAACTTTAAACATATTATTGTTTTTTCGATTATATTAGTTATACGTGAATATGTTTTAAATGTTACAATTTTTCACTAATATTGCTTTTGGATTCTTCATGTGCTTGCAATATATCAAGTAATTCTTCTGGTGTTAAAGTAAATTCATCTAACATTTCATGAGTTTTGAATTTACCACCATCACAATGAAATAATAAATTAACTTTATCATCACATGTTTTTATTTCAGTACTTATTTTATAATCACTCATTACTTATTAATCTTCTATACTTCCTATGAGAAATAAATTTAGGGTCAGGAGCATATTGCCCAATACAATTAGCTTTAACCCATTTTGATGGGTCATTATAGTTTGCTGACATTTCAACCTCGTCACCTTCTTTAATTTCTTCACCTTTTTTAAGGTAATAATACTTATTTACTGATTCCATAATTTTTAAATTGTTTTATAAATTCATTATATCGACTTCACCATAATAATAAACATAATCACCAAAAGATGAACTAGATATTTTTATGTGTTCTGGTTTTATACCTTTTTTATCTAAATCATTTAGTGCTGCCGTTAAATCTTCAATTGTTTTATACATTCCTTTATATTTCCATTTTCTAATCATAATATAATTGTATTATAATTTCTAACTAAAAAGATGTAAATAATTCACACATTTTACTTTTTTCTTCTTTATTATTCCTTCTACTTGTTTTCTATCACAAGTAGAATAAAACTTACATGAACTAATACGACATAAATCTGAATACTTAATTCGCATCAGATTTACTTGACTTTTTATTTGTGCTTTATTCAACATAATATATTAAATTTTATAATCAACACATTTATCTTTCTCAGATTCACAAACACTAAAACATTCATCCCTGTATTTACAGACCTTTACGCTTTTATTCCATTTTAACTTTAAACGTTTAAATTTGTTTATGAGTTTATCTTTTTTCATTACATCCAAAAATTTTTCAATATTGATATGTTTAATATTTTAACTTGTTCCAATTTTCTTCTTTTTTCCAAATAGTTTTGAATATATATGTGTTCTACTTTTTTCAATACATCTTCCTCAGTATCACCATGATTGGATAAATTAGAATATTCATTGGAATCATATGAATAAGATATTCCTGTAGTAATTCCATTAGTTTTTTCAATAGAAAAGATATTAATCATCATCCTTGATTCTATTCTTAATTTTTTTAATAGTTTTACTTTCATGATTACTTAGTTTAATATTAATTTAGAAGCAGATATTTCAGATTGTTTTGATTTCCTTATATAATCTTTTCTAACATCTTCCATATATTTATTAATGCTTTCAATTTTATTTAAGTCTTCTGGGGAATCCAACACTTTTATCTTACCTTCTTTATTTAATTTAGTTAATATCTTTTTGGTTTTACTTATCTTTTTATACATAATATTTTATTAACTTTCCCAAACGACTGATGAAAATCTATCCATCCAATCTTTAGCTCTATCCATGTTATTTTTGTGAGTACTAATCCTTTTTTTTGCTTCATATAATGTTTCACAAATGACTGAACTTGGTTTAAATAATCGTCCGATTTGCATCCTATTTATATTTAACCATATGCCACATATTTTGTATTGTGCCGTAAAATATGTTTTAGCGAAAGGATGTTCCCATTTTTTTATTCTATATTTTAGTTTCATTATTTTTGTTTTATCATTTTTTCATCTTCCATAATTTTCATCAAACCACAAAATTCTCTCCAATGATATTCAGTTATTTTCTCACCTACTTTATTACTCATTAGTGATAAAACTTTATAAATTCCATCATAAATATTCTGTTTTTTATTTGGTGTTCTTTCTATTGATATAATATTTCTAACACCTTCAACAATATAAAATTGTTGAATGGCATCTAAGATATTACTAGCAGCATAAGAACCTATTTCTTCCGTACCATCTTTATCAATAAATAATATTCTAAATTCCATTATTTTCTAAATTAAAAAATTCCAACCAACTAGTGATATCATGTTCAAGATTACGTTCATCGATTAAAATATATGAGTGTTTATTTTTTACTTGTTTATATAGTTTATTTTTCTTAAAACATATTTCACCATTTCTAACCATTCTTTTTGTTGTATTACAACGCCAAAATGCATCATAATTAATATTAGCTTTAGGTTTATTTATAGAATTTTTAAGAAAATACTCATAATCATCCAATATTTCATTAACATCATCAATATTGAACTCTGGTTCATTTTTCATCCATTCAAGAAGATTAGATAATTTTAAACGTTCAGATTTTTTTTCTTCAATAAATGAAGAAATTTTATATCTAATAGATAATATAATTAATGCTGTAATATATATTACTACTCCTGCTAATATTAAATTTTCCATAATTATTAATGTTTTAATAACAATATAAGGTTTTAGGTAAATAACCATATACGAATTTAGTTACATGACACAGCCACACATCGAATTCATACATATCACTTTTAAGATTATATAACCCACCATCTGCTTCATCTTTTTCAAAGGTAAGAATAAATTTTGGATTTTCAACTTTTATTTCACTGATATTGAGATGAACTACGTTTTCTCCTTGTGCGATAATATCTAACATAGTATCAGCACCATATACCATTTCAAGTTCAGCTTTATCTCCTTTCCATTCAGGTAATACTGCATACCATCTATTATCTTCTTCTCTTTCGAATTTGAAATTTTTATTTATCATAGTATTTCTTGTTAATCCCAATGGTCAACACAAACATCTCTCTGCATTAAATCAATATATTCAGCTTTTTTCCACAATAATAACAACTATTCTTTAGTTTTTTCTTAATTTTTATTCCTCTAATCCAATATCCAATGATAAATGATATAATAATTAATATAACTGAAATATATAATTCCATTTTTATAGTAATTTGGTTTTAATTAACACATATTCTCCAGTATCATACAGTTTATCAGCATGTTCTTCATCTGTTAATACAAAAGTTACATTATCACTAGTTCTGTACATAACATAACAATCAGTACCTTTTTCAAGAAAAGGCAAATCAATTTGTTCTTGATATTCTTTAACAATACTTTTTGCTTTTAAATAATCTTCTTTTTTAATCATTTTTCTTTTTATCTAATAATTTAATAAAATTCTTAACAGCAAATTCAGTATTAACATTACTAAAATATGGTGGAGGTGAATATCCTTGCCCACCAACATGTCTAGGATTTACCATTTTTATTTCATAACCTTCTTTATTTAAGAAGTCAATAAATTCTTGACAACTAACATTTTTAAGTGAATCATTATTTTTCATTAGTTATTTATTTAAACGTACATATTTTTCTAAAACAAAATTTAATTTATCCATGAATCTTTTATCTGATTCAATTTCTTTAAGCATTTCATATTGATAATTCAATTCCATTGAGTTATCATCATATTCTCCATGTGTTAAAAATTGACGAAAATTAGCATTAATAAAATAGTCTACTTCATCAAATTCTTTAATTTCATCAATATCATCATTGATACGTTTTTTTATTTTTTCTCTATCTTTGTACCTCATGTTTTTTTATTACCTTTGTTGTGTCATTTATTTGATATAAAGTATCAACATTAAATCTAAAAAATAAATTAGAATTTCCTATTTTTAGATTAATTTCAGTAACACTTTTAATAGTTAACGTATTTTTAACACTACTACATGAAGTTAAACAAACAAAGAATATTATTAATAATATTTTAACTATTAATTTCATGATTTTTATTTAAAATTTCACCCATAACTGCTCCATCTGTTTTTCTAACAATTAATTTTCGTTCAATTTTAATATTATCATTCATAAATTCAAATATTATTTCATCTTCTGTATATCTTTGTTTTTGTGAAGAATCAACAGAAATTCTGACATTTAATATCATTTTTGGTTTCATGTTTATTAATTATAAATTAAACAACATTTTTTATATTTTTTTCCTGACCCACAAGGGCAAGGTTCATTTCTACCAGCATTAATTGGTTTTGGTTCTTCAAAGGAATAATCTTTAACATCTTCTTCAATTCCATTAAGATGATTAATTTCATGTTGCCAAATTTGTCCTGAAAACCCTTTGAATATATTAACATGTGGTTGTCCTTCCATGTCATAGTATTTAACCTTAACTGCACGTGAACGTTCAGCTACAATTATTTTATCTTTCCAAGTTAAACAACCTTCAACTTTAATATCTTTAAGTCCTAGATATTCAACAATTTCTGGATTAATAATAATTGACCAATCATCAATTACCATACTACGTAAAGCAAATGCACGTAAACTAAACCTATTTCCGTCTAATGCTGTTTGATTTGCAGCAAGACCAACTCCATTATCTTTAGTTTTTGCATATTCAAGAAATGCTGAGAGTTCGACTTTATGTTTTTCAATATAGTCATTAACTAATTCATGTTGAATTTTCCCAATTTCTGGTGTCTGTTCGTTTGGTATGATTGTAAATTTCATGTAATTATATTTTAATTCCAATTATCAAAAGCGAATTCCAAATGGATTTTACCAAATTTAACTATAAAATCTAAAAATGATTTTCCTGTTATTACCCAAAACAAAATATTAATTATAGCTGATAATCCAATTATAAACATCGTCACAATTATTAATGGGATTGAAATTACTTTTGCTAATCGAATTAATATTAATTTAATTGTTTTCATGTTTATTTATACGTAATTTATTCTCAAATGTTACAATTAGTTATCAAGCCAATCTTTATTATAAATCTTCTCTACTTTATTCTTAGCAATATTAACATGATATATGTAATTTGTATTATCAGTTTTAAACACATATATACTATCAAGATAGTTATGAATTATAATACTTTCGATTGGTTCATCCACATATTTTTCAAAAAGATTAATTGCAACAGTAAGTTTTCTTTTACTAATTAATTGTGTTTTTCTATCTTTTAGAATTTTCATTGGTTTTATTTAAGTTTAGTAATTTTATCATTTAATTCATCGACTTCTAATTTTAATAAATCAAGTTTTGTTTTTTCAATTTCATATGCTTCAATTTTCTCTATGTTTTCTTTAGTATTTTCAGCAAATGCCCACCCATAATTACATCGATACTTTTCTCCAGTATCTTTAACTATAAACTCATAACTATTGTTAGGGAGTTTAACTACATTTTTAACTATAGAATTTGGTAGAATAGGGAAACCACCAAGTTCATTGGGTTTCCAAACCATATCAAGTCTGTATATGTATTCCATATCAGATTTTGGGTTTTTATTCTCTTTATCAATTAAGAAATCGAAATATGCCATTATAATTGTTTTAGTTTTCTATCCCAACTTTGGGAAATTTCACCATCTACATGGAATTTATAACTTTGATATGGGTTTTCTTTAATTACTTTATCATTTCTTTTTATGATATGACCTCTATATTTTAATCCTTCAATTTCATCAAACAACACCAATTTTTCAGCGTTTAGTGTATCTAAATAATAAACATTTTGCATCTGTCTAGTCCATTCATTACAAGAGGTTAAAGTGCTGAATTTCAGATGACCATAATTCTGGTATTTATCGATGAATGAATTAAGTTCATTAGTATTTGGTAATTGCTTTTTATGAATCAATGTAGTAATTGTAATATCACTAATAAAATCACATTGCATTGGTAATTCTTTTTGATTATAAAAAGAAATATTAAAACAATCAATAATACCATCAAGTTGTTTTATTATTGAAGGTTTAGTATAATTAGTTGTAAGAATACTTTTAAAACCATATTCTTTTACTAGTTTTGCAATTTCAACAATATTTGGATGTAATGTTGGTTCTCCACCAACTATTAATATTTCTTTTAGGTTTAAAGATTTGGCTTTATTAAGTGCTTTAATTACATTTTCAAGTGTAATATACTCATATCTACCTCTGTACTTATCAATACAAAATCTACAATATTTATTACATTCATGAGTTACAACTAATGACCCAAATTCTGTTGTTTTCACTTTTCCATCAAACATAGTTAGTTGTTTTTATTTATAAAAGACCAATCAATATCAGCAATAATACATTTATCATCTCTATCACCACAAATCATAGAGAAAACAGGTAATAAACTTGGTAATAACTTGGGGTCATTTTCTAATGTTGAAACATATAATGAACATAACACTAGTAATATTCCAGCACTTCTATCATTAATGACTTTAGATTCAAACACTTCAGATTCTAAAACGCATTGAATTTCATTTAATCTTCTCCCAGAGGTTTCTGGTTTAGATGCCTCAACTAATAATTTATGTATTTCTTTTGTTTCCATAATTACTTATACGTAATTATCATTATTTTGTTACAACTGTGAAGCCAGCATTTTCTAATGCTTTAATTCCTGCCGAATCAGTACCATCAATACTACCATTTTTTTCAACATAGTCAGTAAGTTGTTTCATCCCATTAATATATTCCAAGAGGTCAGGATATAACACTTTAGCATCACCAAGAATTTTAATTCCCCATTCATCATCATATTCAGTGGCATACCAATTTTTTCCACCATCCCATGAATGTATCATATAATTGAAAAATTTACCATCTTTTTCTTTATCCCAATTTGGTGGGAAATATACTGATGTACCACCTTGGTGTCTTAAATTAATCTTTGACTGTTCTTCTTGACGTTTTAACATATATTCATAATCACGCAATTTAGGAGCAGTATATAATCCTAAAGCAATTATGGTCAAACCTAATACTAATGATATAATCAATAATCCTTTCATTTTATTTAATTTTAGTTTATTTGTATTATTAAAATTTTTTATAATTAAACATTGGGTATTTCTTATTTACAATTTTATGTTGTTCTTCTGTATATGGAATTATTTCTGATTTGTAATAAGAATTAAGTTTTTGAACTACCCCTGTGACCATTTCACATTGTAAATTATCTGGTTGACAAAAATCAACACCAACATAATAACCTAGATCATAACCGAATCCAGAATCCCATATTATTTTATCATTTTTTTCCATAATAACATTTTTATATTGTTGATGTGCAGGTGGATATTTCCATTAATGCACCAATAAATCCTAGAAATAATATAAGACATATTACACCAAAAAGTATTGTTGAACCATATTTTTCACTAAATTCCATCATAATATTTGTTTATTGATAATTTTCTGTTTGAATTATTCCATATTTATGAAAATACCTAAGTGGTCGCCACTTGACAAGTTTTCCAGTTTTTTTATTTGTTACCCAGAAACCCCATTTATGATATGGTCTACTGCATAATAATATAGTCCAAGCACCACCTTTAGGGATACATAACCAATGTCTATCAGTTGCTTTAGAATACCAAATTGAATCTTGTGGATTGAAAAATGATTTCCATGAATTAAACATTCCTTCAACATGACAGAATGTTTCATTTCTAAAATGATGTGTACAACCTCTTTTTAAATCAGCACTCATATGTTTATCCATTGGTGTATCACCGATGTATGGTGTTGAATCTTCACGTGTCGGTTTAACATTCCAATAATGACCTTTTAATACGATACTAATTAAATCAGTTGCATGGTCATGAAAGAATCTATTATCATCAGATTTAATCCAGTGATGAAGTCTAAAGGTATAACCAAATAGAATAAGTGTCCACCTATAAAGATATGGTGATTCAGGAATTCCCATTGGTTCTTTCCAACGTATTTGAAATATTCTATTAAATTTTCTAAATGGTTTCATGATTACTTATACGAAATTAAAGATAAAATGTTACAAATAATTAACATTTAAATTTCGATATTACTTGTATCTGTAATCATATCAGGAAAAGGTTTAGACCATTGAGCACGTTTCATTGAGTTATTCTTTAACTTTAACTCATATGTTAGATTAGTTACGATCATTTTAGAAAAATCAATAACTTTAGCACTCCCTCGTCTTATATCACTAACTTGAAATTGTGTTGGTTTAATTTCTTTCTTATAAGAAAGAACATTACCACTAAGAGTTTGTGTTGAATCAATTAAATCTAAATACTTTTGAGGAATTCCTTCTTTTGAATTAATTTTTGACATTTTATTTGTTTTTAATTAAAAATGATAGAATTCAAGTGGGTAGTCATACTAACCATCTTAAATATCTATCATTTTATTTTGTCAACCCAACGGGGTTCGAACCAAACGTGACCTCCTGCATGTTAATACCGCCAATCTATTTCCGATTTCATCCAAATTTCATGATATTAGCTTTATATCAATTCATATATTTTACTTTCTTATTTCCACCTTTAGTACCCCATTATCCGTAAACCGCTAAATAAACATTTAATTAGGACAGGCACTCTACCACTGAGCTATGGGTTGATGTTTAAATAAAGTAGATTAGGTAGGCTTTCGCATTATTACTTATGCACTTTCGTAATGTTACCTTGATGGTTTGTTTCGCATTTCTATTGATTAAACAAAACCAGAGCATCATATTATCACTACCCACGAACTATCTTTCACTCATTGTGATGTTCAAGAGTCAGTCATGACTATTGTTCCCTATTTCACGACACAAATCTATGGGTTCTACTACTTTAAATTTTCAATATTTTAAAGAACTGTTTTCTTATAATACTTATACGTTAGAAATAAAAAAATGTTACAAAAAAAGTGAACTATTTTATTTAACTTCACCAATTATTGATTCAATTCTTTTGATTATATTCAACGTATTATTATATGTGTGAATTTTTGCGGTATGACTATATTCTGAAATATTAGGACTATTCATTACATCTGAACGATCTTGATTTTCATTTTTTAATTCTCTAACTAGTTTTTCGAATTCTAATTTCATTCTATTTATTTTAAATTAAAAACATACTTTTCCATGTAGACTCTCCACATATTTCAGTTATAACAACACTGAAATCCATATCTTGTGTTTCTTTCCAGTTCCATGTAATTAGATTAAAGAATATTGTAAATAATAATAAGAAAATCCAAAAACACCAACCTAAAATAAATTTAAGATAATATGCGACAATATATTTAAAAAATTTTCTCATTATTTATTTGTTAATTGTTTTAATGCCAGAAAAGCGATATTCTTTTTTAAATGATGACCATCAGCTTCATAGTCTGATTTCTCTAACTGTTCAACAATCTTTCCTAATGCACCAATTACTTCATTATTTAAATGATTCTTAGCATTACCAAGATATTTGTTAATTTGTTTTTGTGTATTACTTATTTCCTGTACCATGATTCTTAATTTAAATTCTATTATTTAATTCAACTATAGTGTCATTCCATAATGCCCACTTAGGATTTAGATTACCAATATACATTGGGTGACTTTCTTTCACTTGTTCAGCAATCAAAATTGCAACATTAACTATTTTATCATAAGTTAAACTATAATTTAGTTTTGCAACTAAATCTTCTAATTTATCAGCATTTTTTTGGACTTCAGTTTTCATAATCATTATTTTTTCTTCTCAGGATTACTTGAAAAACTTTTAAGTAAAAGCATAGTGGCTTTAAATCCTACTGCACTTTCAAGCATTGATTTAAAAAGTCTAAGTTCATTTTGATTATAATTATTTTTTTCAACAAACTCTTTTAATTTATCTTCAAAATCTTTAGGGAGTTGAGCATTTAAAAACTCATTAGCTGCTTTCCAAAAATCAATACTATCATTTATTTTATTAATTTTTTTTGTGTTCATGATTTCATAATTTATGTTGGATTAAACTTCCTTTTCCCAAATTTCTTGAATTTCTCTCCCTGTTAAAGAGTATAGAGTTCTTTCTTTAAAATATCGTTTCTGTAGATCAATTCTATCTAATAGTCTAAGGTCAGTATTCCACCATTTCAATGCTGTTGACCTTTTGTTATGGTATTCGCTTATCATTTTATAATTATTAACAAATTAATTTATTTTGTACTTTACCACATCTTAAACAAGTTCTTTTTTGTCTATAATCAAAAGAATCTTTACCTTTAATTACCACATTTTCTGTGTATTCTTTCCATTTAGTCCATTTGTGTCTAAAAAAACAATTACCAGAAATACCTTGTTCTTGAACAAGAAAATTCTTATCATTAGCATTATATCCAAATATAACTGCTAACCTAACAAATTCTTTCACCCCACCTTTTGGGTTTATGACCTTTAGTTGTTCAAAACATTCTTGACCTAATTTATCAAAATCAGTTTTATTCATGATTATTCAATTATTTTTACAATAAATATTCTCATTTCAGAATTAGTATCATCTGATTTTTTCCAATATATCTTATCCCAGATTTTACCAAATAAACTTTTTTCAGCAATAACAAAACAATAATCATTCATCTTTTCTTTTTGTTTAATTGTTATCACTTTCTCTTGAATCATTTTATTTAAAAATAATTCTTTTAACTGATTACCATGTTCAGTTAAACCTGTTGCAGTCATTGTATATGCTTTCATAGTTATTTAGGTAACATTTCTTTTTTTAACTCTCCTAACATAGAAATTAAACAATCAATACTATCTACCTCATTAAAAATGAATACTAATTCAGGTTTCATTTCATCATATGATTTGATTGATGTTTCAACTAGTTTATTTATTTGTTTAGATTCTTTTACTGTTTTAAACCCTAACACAGTTTCTTGATTTTCACCTAATTCTGAACCAACCATCCAAACATCACCAGAACCAAACTCACAAACAACCACATTTTGAGTTTCACCAAATGTTGCGTTTTTTGTTATCATTATTTTTTAGAATTAATATATTTTCGTTCTATTTTTTTTAATCTATTTATTTCATGTTTATTATTGATTATTATTTCAATTAGTCTTTCTTTAGACATAAAATCATAATAATTTTTATAATCATTATAACTCATTGAGGATTCACCACCTCCACATTCTTCTACCATAATTATTAATCTTTGTTCTGTTTTAACTGTTTTCGTTTTTTTAAATTATATGAAATAGTTGGAATTATTACCACAACAAATATAACTATAATTAAAATAACTTTCACTATAAATTCTATCATAATTAATATATTTCCCATATTAATTATTGTCAACAGTTTGTAATATTATATTCACATCACATAATAAATTTCTCATTTCTCCTGTTGGTATGATACTAATTGCATCATTAAGCCTTTTCACTAAGTCTTTTATTGGGAGTTCATTATAATGTAATTTTTCAATTGATGAATCTTTCATAAATTCCAATGTTTCACTTGGAATTGTATTATTTTCTTTTCTTAGAAAGATATATGCTTCTCTAATTTCTTTTTCGATTTGTTTTCTTGCATCATTAAATTCATCATTACTAGACTCAACTGTTTTAGGTATAAGTATTTCAGCTTCATTATTTTCATCAATATGTTTAGTTGGTTGGGTTTTTCGCCAAAAATAAAACGAAACATAAATTATACTAAATGATAAAGTAAAAAATCCTATTATTGCAAAAATTATTATTAATATTTCCATTTTTTATTATTTATACGTGTGTATTATTTTTTTGTTACAATTACCACCACCTTTTTATCATTTCTTCATCTGTTCCAAGATCAACTTTAGTATCAAACATTTCGACTTCTACCCAATCACTATATGGGTCATAATTCCATTTCCATTTTCTTTTACATCTTTCACAAATACATTTATCTGGCATATTAGTGAAATTATATTTAAGTTTATGACCTTTTATTTTACATAATATATTATTCTTATCGAATAACCACCAACTAACCCAAAATGATATTCTCATTATCGCATAAAATAATAAAAATATAACAGTTAAAATTACTATACCATATCCGAATTCAATAATTAATAGATTCATAACATTTAATTTATGTTAAATATTCTTTCATAAATTTATAAAACTTATCTTTCATTTCAAATTTTAAACGTACCTTTGCCATATGGTCTTGACATGTTGTTAAGCTTGGTTCTACATGTGCCACACCTCTAATCATTCTAACTGCATTTAGAATTATTTCTACATCTTCTTCACTATAATCTTGTTCTAATGTAACTGTAAATCCTTTAACTTTATGTCCCATGATGAATTATTATAAAGGTGATGTTTGATTTTTACTTGGTTTGAAAATATCCTTAAATATCTCATAAGGGACATTTAACTTATTGTTTTGTGAATTAATTAAGACTGCAAATGATTTTTTATCTTTAATTGAAATACTATCAAGTTCACATCTTTCACCAGCACATGCTGTGTATCTTGAATCTTTATCCCATATTGTAACATATGGTTCGTATATTTTAAATTTGTTTTCCATTCTTAAAATATTTATTGATTTATCTACAGGTACAATTCTCAACTCTTTTCCCACAACCATCACAATGCCAATGCTCACCATACCCAGAATAATGTTTATAGGTCATTGACCATTTATTACAGGTTGGACACATACCTGTTGTGGTATGTTTACCTCTACGTTGTAACTCTTTTTCAAGTTCATTTGTTGATGCTAGTCTAAGATTTACCATTAGGTTCTTTTTTCAATTGGTAACATACAGGTAGTACAAAAATCTCTACCATTTTTAAATCTAACTTGTGGATATGGGCAAATACATGTGTCATGAACTAAAGTAATTAATCTGGTTTCAAGTTCTTTTGCATAAACTTCCCAACCACAAGAGGGTTCATCAAAACCCTTTAAATAATAATTCATTTCAGTTATTACTTCTTTTCTTAGTTCAACTATTCCACATTTAGAATTTTTACCCATTATTCAATATTTTTATTTGCTTCTTCAATAAATTTCATTTGTTCTAATGCCCATTTCCTAGCATCATTATAATCTGACTCAATTGGTTTTCGAAAACATTTACCAAATTTTTTACTTAATAGACGAATGTGAACATCATTCTGGTTTAACTTTATTAATGGAGTTGAAACTTTATATATTTCAGCAATAACTTTCCCATAATAAGGCTCAATTGTAAATCCATACTCTCTATTATTAATTTTCAAGTTTTCACTCATGACTTATTTTTATTTAAAATTTTAATTCAATAACAATCCCTTCAATACCATCAGAATACTTAGTTCTTTCACGCATTTCAACAACAATATTATCAATGTTATCATCTAACATTTTCTTTATTTCTAATTTGTCAACAACAGTACCTTTTTTATATGTTTCCTGATAGGTAATACTATTTTTTGCCATGATTATAATTTTTTAATTTAAATTCATTTACTAGATCATTAACTTTTTTCGGGTCAACAATCTCATAATCTTTTTTGAACTGCATCACATCTTCAATAGTTTTTAACCAACTAAATTTAGCACCTAATATTTGATGTTTGCTTTGATTATTGGCTTTCATCATTCTTCCAACTTCTTCCTTCACTTTAGTTTTTCTTGCTGGTCTAATTGGAAGATAAGCATATCTTTTCCCTTTATAATTAAAACTATAACCTAATAGTGTATTATTGAAAATAGTTTCATTCTTTCTAATTGAGAAATGTTTATGCGTAAATATATAAATTAACAGAATAGAGTTAATAATTGTAATTATATAATTTAATATCATCATAATTTTAAAATTAAATAAAAAGAATATTACCAAATGAAACAATATCTTGCAACATCATCATTCCATTATCACAACGACATTGCTTTAATACTGGACGATTACTGTGTTCAATAATCCAATTTTTAAACTGTTCTTTAGTTACTTGGGATGAACCCCAAAGTGTGTCCTTGTTATTTTTCCACAAGCTCTACATTTTACATCATATTCCCAATTTCTATCTTCCATAACTGTATCTTATTTTATACCCTTAAAGGTATAATTATTAGTTTTTTACTCTCATTATACCCTTAAAGGTATAAATGATTATGATGTTAACATTCTTAATATAGTATATTTCACATCATCAATAATAATGAGATCATCATAAACGCTAACACCCATTAGATTACTTTTACGTTTATCACCATTTTTATTTACCATAAGAAATATATCCATATAACTATCATAGGTTTCTACTCTGACTAAATCATTATCAACAACAGCATTATTTTTTATGTTAGTTGTTGGGGTGAATACAATTTTACTCTTACTCATTTGTTATCGTTTTATTACGTTCAGCACAATATTTACAATTCCCCTTATGTGCTAAACTTTGATTATCACTTGAACCATCACGTAAAATATATTCACAACTATCAATTTCAATTATTTTAACATTGTGAGGTAAATTAAATTCAATACGATTTGATTTATTCTTTTCTGCTTCTTTTAATTCTTTCAATTTAGTTTCATGATATTCAATATCATGAACACATCCAACACTAAAAAATAGTGTAATTAAGAATAAAAATTTAATTAAATTTTTCATTTTATTTATCCTTTTTAATTAATATATGTGGACTATTTTCTGCATTAATTTGACTACACATCTTATCAACCTCATTTAGGAACTCATTCATAAATGGTAAATTGTTCGGAAATATCCAAGTACCATCCGTACCTCTAAAGTGATATTCGAGTCTTTGTTTAACTATATCAGATTGTTTTTTTAAATCGCTCATTATTTCTATTAGGTTATAATCATTAATTCTTTTAAAACTTCAACATATCTTTCTTTACTCATTGCCATAACTACTGAATCATCACTAGTATCAGCATAACAATCGAACTTATTTTCAAAAATCTGTTTAAGTTCATTTTCACTATATTGCTTAATTCTATTTAAGATTTGTTCATTGGTTTGTAAATCTTTAACTGGAATATCTTTCGATGAATTATTAGCTAGAATAGCATCATCTTTACCTAAATAATATGCTTTATGTTTTAAACTATTATTACGGATTCTAAAAGTATGTGATATTAACTCATTTAACCCATCCCTATAACCCCACATATAATATTCCAATAAATCTTTATCTGTTATCATTTTTATTATTATTGATTACATTCACAAGTTTTACAATCTTCATTTAAACAATCGTGATATCTTGTTGCTTTCAGAAAACCACCATTATAACAAATTAAATTATTAATAGTGCTTTTTATTTCAATATCTTCTAACTTCTTTGCTTTATTAAATGAAACATCTGGAATTAAACCAGCGTCATAACATTTCAAGAAATGAATGAATTTATCAACTTGAATAAGATTCCACCATAAAATAATTAATCTTTGTCTTTTAGTTAAAGATTTAAGATATTTTATATATTTCGATTCTTCTTTCATAATAGATTATACGAATACTAATAAAAAATGTTACAAACTTTTAATACCAATTTTTCTCATTGTTTTACATCTTTCAACTAAATCCTTAAAATCAGTATCAACAAAAAAGCATTGAAAATATTTTTGAGGTTCATCAACTAGAATCACCTTAATATAGTTATTATTGGTATTATCAATAATTGCTATTTTATTTGTTCCCTCATAAAAATCATGTACGTCTTGTCTCATTACTCATTATCTTTAGTACGCACAACAATATAACCATATGTATTTTTATATTCATATGCTTCACTTGCATAGTCACAATAAAGATTACCTGCTGGTGTTATTACTGTCCATGCTTTTTTTTCTGTTCTTGATGTTGCCATAGTATTATTTAATTAATATCATAAATAAAAATAATAAGTATCCAACTTACTACTATTAACATTATCAAATGATAACGTAAAAACCATGAATACTTAAAATATCTACGTTCTTTCCTGAAATATTCAATAAAAAAACCAATATATGGAATAAATGAAAGTATGTTTTTCATTATGTTTTTTCATTTAAAATTTCAGCATCAGAAAAACTAATTATTCCAGTTAAAAGTCCTTCATCAGTTTCAACCTTATAACCATGTTTGTGCGTTTCTTTACTAACTTCAACGGTTTTTCCAACTTGATCTCTATACCAATAAGTTGGTTTACTACATTTTATGATTTTAACCAACAATCCCATATATTATATTTAAAATCTTTTTCTTAGTTAAATATCCATCATAATCATAATTATGAAGACATATTATTTCAGTTACATTTTTTTCATCTTGGTCTGATGTTTCAGTGATGAACATCATTTCATTAGGTGTTCCAACAGCAGCAACACTTATTTGTCGATGTCTACCCAATTTATAGATATGGGAATTTGAAACAGTAAAATGTGGAATAGGTTCAAAACCTATTAATACTAAATCATCACTAGTCATTTTAATTTCTTTTAATGAAAAGTCTTTCAACTCTATTATTTACATCTTTTTCATAATATCCAGCAAACCTACTTAAATTTCCTTTTGCTGAATTTTCAGCTTCACTATATCCACAATTATGTGTCATTTGGATATATTGGATATAATCTGCCATATATTGTTTAGCATCAGCTTCATCAGTAATTAACATAGCTGGTTTTAATGTCTCGCTATATGATAATTCTTTTTTGTTTTCTGGATTAAATTTTGTCATGATAATAGTTTAAATAATTGGAATTTCTTTATATCTAAATTTTGGTATTTGTGCTTTATCATAAAAACCAATAGACCAACAATCATTCACAGTCCAGAATCCTTTTGATTCACAAAACTCTTTAGCTTCATCTTCTGTTAATTTATAACCATATGGCTTATAACCATCAGCGTTTCTATTTTCCATTGGGTCAATCCAACCCTTTTCAATTAAGAATATTGATTTGAATTCTCTTTCAGAATTAATTATAGCTTCTTTAATTTGGAATTCAGCATACTCTTTTTGTTGTTCATCTAAACCAACACGTTTGTTAATCCATTCAACCCTTTGTTTTGCATCTGCTTCAATACTTTTCATTTGGATTTATTTTACAACCAATTCAAAATCAACATCTTTTTTACTACATGTAGTATAAAATTTGAATAAATATCCTTTATTAAAACATGCTTCTCTTAACCTATCGGCAAATTCACTACCACCTTCATCATTTTCTGGTTTTAAAACATCAACCTTATCAATAGGTATTGTTAGAAATGGTGGTTCTTTAATTGTTTCATCATATCTTGTTATGATACATTTTTTTAGAATTTCCATGTTGTTTTTTATTTATTATACGAAGATTATTATTTTTTGTTACAACCATTCACCATTTTCATCACATTTTACTAAATCATTAGCAAAATAAGCTGAAACTCTATCTTCTTTACCATATGGTTTAAAATATAATTGACCATCTTCTTTTTTATATATTTTTTGTGCTCCATCTTTCTGCACATCAACATAATCATCTTCGTTTAATTCTCTTTTAAATTTATCATAACATTTAATAAATTTTTTACCTGCTTCACAATCACATTGAATATATTTTTCAAATGGTTCAGAATAACGTGAGCCACTATCCTTACATTTCTCACATTTATATACTGTAGGTATGAAATGAATTGTTAAATTATCTAGTTCTCCATCATCGTATTCATTCCAACTAATTGAGTCAACTGAACATAGGTTAATACCCATATAATTAGGAATTACATGTAATGGTAATGGGCATTTCTCATTGTTATTAATTATATCATCAACTTTTTTTATAATTCTTTTCATTTGGATTTATTTTAGATTTTTTATTGGTATACCAGTATTCTTATCATATTTACTCATAATTGATAGTCTTTCTTCATCAGTTAAATTCTTAAACGCACATACTACAGAATTCTTTTTATGTGATTTAATTAATTCATGAACTGATTTAGCTACACCAGATGAATCAAATTTAAAATATGCTTCTAAATATTTTACATGTTCATCAAGAGTAAAAAACTTATTGAAGTCTATAAATTCTGCATGTTTTATTTTCTTTTCGTCTTTCTTACTCACTTTAAACTATCTTTATTTTTTGCATATTTTCTTGCACCTTTACTTAATGGTTTAACTAGAACATTAATTCCATATTCTGCTTTTCCATTACTTGAAATGCTTGGGATTTTAAAACAAACTTTTTTAACTACCTCAAATTCCCAACCAGTATTATCAGGTAAAAAAACATCACCTTTATTTAGATATTTGGCAGCTTCTGCATCTGCTAAATATTCAAAAGTTTTATATATTCTTACGTGTATACTCATGTTTTATAATTATACAGACCATGCTTCATCCATGTCTGATTTAACGTTACTTAATTCAGTTTGGATATTAATTAATAGTTCGTGATATTCTTGTTGTTTAGCATCGATTTGTTCATCTGCGAACTTAATTTTACCTATGACATCTTCTTTATATTCATAAGCAATACTAAGTTCATCTTTTAGTTGAACCTGCTTTAGTTTCAATTCATCTAACTTTTTTAATCTTTTTAAATATTTTTCTGGAAATCCCATAATTATTTTTCTTTAAAAAAACAACTAACGATATTTGATAATTCATCAGTTATTTCAGTTTGTATTTCTTTACCGATATTATTCCACCAATCATCAAAACCACTTCTATCATTTAATGCAAATATCATTCTACCAACGACTTCTTTTGTGTCTTTAGTGTTAATGTTTTCACATTCTATGAAAGCATATTGGAGTTTCTTTTTATATACATCACCAATAATTTTAAAGAAATATTCATTAGAATAAATCCCAATATATTTACCAAAATCAGCAATTTGTGTTGTATTATCTGGTATATTTATAGTTTGTGTATCTTTAAATTGATTTTTAATTACACATTCTAATCCAACACCACCAAATTTTGCAGATTCAATTTGATTTAAAATACATACTGGTAATTTTTTCAGTAATTCCTCTGCTTTTTGAAATGTTTCAATATCTTGAGCAGTAATATTAATGTTTTTCATAATTATTTTTTTTCAACTTTTTTATATTTGACCATTCCAGTATATTTGTTTGTCTTTTTCATTACGTCACAACAAACACTTATTGGTTTTGATTCATAACCTAAAAATGGATTGGATGTGGTCTTGGTATATCTCTTGTCAGCTTCATAAATTTCCCATTTAGTCCACCTGTTAAAAATTCTATTAAGAAAATTGAAACTAAAGAAACGTTTCTTTATCTTTTTAGGGTTATCAATATCATACCATTTATTAAACAATTCATTCAGCTTATTAGCATCGTTAACTTCCAGACTTAGAGCAACACATGTAGAATTATCACCAATTTCATAAGGATTGCATTTAAAACGTGCTGTAGGTAAATTAGTCCTGATAAAAGACTTTAATTCTGTAAGTCTATGAGTTTTTATATTAAATGTTTGTTCTACCATTTTTCACAAAATTAATCATTATTTGAGTTAGCTCTTTCTTTTATATATTCTTCAAGCTTTTCATAGAATAAACCTACGTCATTCCATTTATTATGAATTTCTCTCACTTGTTCTTCACACATGTCATAATCTCGTGCCGTTTGTTTAATACAATTATCGTTCATGATTATTATTTTAAATTATATTAAATTATACGTATATTTTAAAATAATGTTACATTTTCTCTTGTTTATCTTTATCACTCTCAATTTCGTCTTCAATTTGTTTTTTCATTTCATCCATGAACGTTCCAAAATGATAAACATATGCTGCTTCAAACCCATACATTCTTAATGGATTATCCATATTCAACATTACGTCAAACTCGCTTTTTGGTAATATGTTTGTTTTTTGTAATTCAGTTAGATTAAGATTAAATAAATATTTAGCGAATTCAATTCTAACTTCATTACATTCATCATTACTAATTTCAACACCATCATACATTTTTCTAATGAAATAACGGAATAATCCCTCAGAACATAAAAATGATTCATATGAATCATTCTCGGTTTTTTCTTTTTTATTTTTCATCTGATTTTTGTTTAGCTTCACAATGTTTATTGATTTTTTCTTGAGTTTCCAAATATGTTAACTCACCATTATTGAATTTATCCATGAATTCTTGAGTTTCTGGATTATTTTTCACATAATCAACAACATACCAAGAAAAATATTTTTGATCTGATTTTTTACAATGGGATTTCAATCCTTCTGGACTTGTCCCACCAGAATTACAACCATTACTGTTTATAGTATGTTCACAATCATCACATAATGGAGCACCACATACTAAACCCATTGTTTCAGAACATTCATGAGTTGCTTTAGCACCACAACTACAACACATAATATCTTTATGTTCTTCACAATAACCTGATTCATCGGCATCATTTTTACATTTACCAATCCATGCTTTATCAAATTTACATTTTTTCATGATTATTTGTTGTTATTTAATATTTTAATACAGTCAACCCATTTATTAAATGAAACACATGGTATAGTTCCACCACCGATAATACTTTTCATTTCTCTAATACGGTCATTATCTTGAAGTGATTTCTTCCATTCTTTACCATATAATGCCAACCATGCAGCAACAAGGGTATCATCATCATAAGTTATTGAATTTATTTTTTGTTCCATAATTGATTATACGTAATGATGAATATTTTGTTACAATTCTTTTAATTTTAGTTTAAGTTTATCAACTAACATATTTTCTAAATCAACAAACTTACTTGCCATTTCTTTTGTTGTTTCATCAAGTATTTCATTAGATGTTGTATCTTGTATTACAATTAATACCTCAACAAATTTTTTTCTTGTTGATTCAATAAAAATAATAGTTTCATCAATATCCCTTACTAATTCAATATTTCTATATTCCATAATAACTAATTTTTATTTTTAGGTTTTTACTTTTTGCTAAATCTATCATATGTTTACTTCCTTTACTTTCACCATCCCAGAAAATGATTAATGCGTCAGCATATTCACTCATTTTCTCATTTCGAATATAACCTGCTTTTCTACCGAGTAAATCCCAATTAGCTGGAAATTGTTTTATTGGATATCCTTTTTCATTAGCATAATTTTCACCAAGTTTATCAGCACCATTTGCTGTTCCACTAACTATTTCAATATCAGTTTGGTTTGATAACATATGATTACAAACTTTACGTAGTTTATTATAATCATTAAAATCTCTACCACCAGCAATTATTACTTTCATTTGATTAATATTTAATCAGTTTTACTCCCTCATTTACTCCCTCATTTACTCCCTCATATAGTTATCAGGATAACACAAACAATTAGTTAAAAGCTATAATTGCTATCAGAATAACACAAACAATTAATAGAATATTAATTAATCTTTGTTTACGAAACTCATAATATCCAGTTGCTCGACCACCATAACATGGTGTGCCTGTTTCAACAAATTTATACCAAAAACGTTTCCAAGATTTATTCATAACTATCATTTTTAATTAAAACCATCAATCCAGTTTTTCATTTGGTGAGCATTCGATAAATTACCAGATATTAACAACATAGTACCCATTTCTAATGCAAGATGATTTTCTGTTTCTGGATGTTTACTCATATCACTATGAAAACTAGCAAATGCACCAGAAACATCACCCTTATCAATACATTCATTTGCTCTTTCTTTACACCAATTTAAATGTTCTGCTCTATTCATAATTATTTTTTATCAATTAAACGTTCATCCCATAAATTTTGTGCTTGCTCTGAAATATTTTGAGCCATATGATGTCCATTCCCATGCAATCTTTTACCGTCAGTAAGTTTACCATGTTCCCCAATATTCTCATAAAATTGAACACTTGTCTTATAGATAGCATTACCTAATTCTCTCTTTGCTGTTTCCGAATCCATTTCTTCTGGAATCATTATTTTTATTTCTCTAAATTTTTTCATTTATTTTCTCTTTTTTATTTTATCAATCATATGTTCCAATTCATGATACAACATTGTAAATTTATTTACTTCACTTAATCTATTTTCACACAATAAAGTAATAACAAGTAATTAGGACGATGAAAACATATCATTTGAATTAGCCTCTAAATGCTTAATATATAATTCTAATGCGTTTGAATATTTCTCATAATCATATCCACCAAATGGTGATATCATATTTCCCGAAGTACTAAAATCTTCTAATTTTGGTTTTTTCATTTTATATTGTGTTTTTTAATTAAAATTGCATCATCAAAAGGACATCTAATACTACCATTACCCATCCCACCTGAATCAACCCAATAACCATGTTTTCCAACAATTTGTATATAACCTCTTTTAGGTTCACCGAAAAAATCAAATTCAATCAAATCTTCAACTTCCAATCTTTCTTTTATTGGTGCTGGTGGATATGCCCTTTTCTTTGTCCTAAATTCTTTAAACTCACATTTTTTATTAATATATGGATATTCAGAACAACATCTAGCACCAATACCCAATAAAGAACGTTTAATGTTTTTATTGGTGCACCATGCTCCATTATTATTGAATTTACAATTAATTTTAGAAATCATTTTAGTTTCACAATTAAAATTTACAATTATACTTGAATACCCAATAAGGATATCCAGAACTAACATTACAACCAGTCATAATTCCAACCAGTTCTAACTCTGGTTTATTGTAATAATCACGAAGAAATGCTTCAATTTGTTTAAAACCTCTACCATCCCAATACTGTCCTTGATTACCAAAATGTTTTTCACAAAATTTATCATGTTTTTTTGAATCCCATTGATAAAGTCGATCTGAATAAACAGCATGTTCATACTTATCTGCCTTTTTTGAAACAACATAAGCATCATAGCTATATCTATATTCATCTCGTGTTCTTTTTACAGGATTCCCATCCCAATCTTTATATCTGCTTTCACCTTCGAAAAAACATAAACCATCACTTGTGTATATTCTATTATTCATAGTATTATTTTTACTGCTTATAATTTTCATTAATACTGCTCAAATGTTTAATTAATGAGCAGTATTATAATATGTTTCGATCATAACCTTCAACCAGTCGAATTTTTCGACCACTTTAAATTAATCCATATAATCAACATCTTCTTGAGATATTTCAAGACAATCGATTTTATCTAAACAATTTTCAAGATAAACATGAATAAATGGTTCACTTCTACGTGGCATGAAACCTCTTACGAATGTGTGTCCTTCTTTAGATAAATATTTCCATACTGGTATATTCCACTTATCAAAAATCCAATCAGAACTTTTAAATGTATCATAAATTGTTGGTCTCACATTTTTAAATGCGCCAAGTCTATCAAAACCTTTTGGCATTCCTAAAAAGAAAGACCCAATAAATGAACCAATTGTTCCTGCTGTATGTTTACCACAACCAATTCCACCAATAGTGTTTGGTTCAAAACATGAAATATTCCTTCCACAAATACATCCAGTACACTGGTATTCTTCGATTGCTAATTTAAATTTATCTTCCATTTTATTTTTGTTTTTGAATTATACTACTTATACGAATATAATAGCTTTTTGTTACAAAAATTATTATTTATTTCCTTATGGTAATTTCAATATGAAATAACAATCAGATTTATGAATCCCATCAGTGCAACCACAATATTCACATTTGTTATTAATATATTTCCTCTCAAAATTATTACTATCACTAGAACAACAATCACAATATTTTGGGGAATATGGCTCATGTTTACATCCAGTACAAACTTTTTGTTTATTAATTTTCATTCTTTTTTAATTAATAATAACTGCTTCAATTTCATCAATATCAATAGTGAAGTTTTTATTACCAGTCCAATTCATTGAACGATTAGTGTTTCCACTTAATTTATCAATTGTAAACGTTTTAAATCTTACAGTTATTTTATTCCCGCTTTTCATATAGAAAGTAACCTTAATTTTTTTTCCCATGATTAATATAATTAAATAACTGTTGTTAAGTCAAAGTTTGTTGTTTTTATTTTATAGCAGTTTCTCCAAAAACCAGTAACTAAATCAATTTTACTATTATCTAATACTCTATCATTTTGATTGATTTCATATTTCATTTCTTCTGTTAAGCATTTTTGAACATCAGCAATACCTGCAAAAAAGAAAATAAAGTAATCATCAATTTCAATTGGTGTTGTATTATCTTCACAAGTAAAATCAAATTTCTTATTTGAATCAGAACTATCTACTTTAGTTTTAAAATTTTCCATAATTACTTATCTTTGGTTTTATCTCTTGATAATAATAATCTTAATCCCATAACAGGACGTATTGGTGTCATTCCGAGGTCAACATCATCCAGTAAATGATTACAACAATCTAACAAAGCATCGTAATGAATTTTTTCATCAGATTTTAAAGTTATTTCATTTTGTTCTTCCAAATGATTTATATATTTTTCTAATTCATCGTAATACTTATTAAGTTGTTCACGATATTCCATTTGGTTTGATGTCTGATAATCTTTTATGTTTGGTCGTTTCATAATACATATGTTGTTTTACTATTTACAAATGATAATCTAAGACCAATCTGACCTTCAATTAAATCACTTCGTAATTCCCAATTATTTTTAAAATCTGGTCTTAAAAATTTACAATTATTACACAAATAATGCCCATCACCCCAACATTTACCATTTGGTTCACCAGAAGTGAAATCTTCCGTAGGACAATCAATATGTTCTTGCATGTTCTCCATTAAATTTTCATTTTTTTAATGAAGCACCAATATTCTATAATAACTGGTCTTAAATTTTGATGTAAAAATCGTAGATATTTAATATCTGGAATTGTTGCTTTTTCTTCGAAAGTTGGATTACTTTCCCACCTTTTCATTTCTTCCAATGATACAGGTTCAATATCTTCAATCACCATTTTTTTTAGTAGATGATATCCTGTTGATTGTGAATGATCTGGTAAATTTGGTAAATATAATTTATCACATAATTTATAACAAAATTCATCAAAAGTAAATTCTCTGATGCCCATGTTTTATAATTTAAATAGTTTAGTTTCACCAGTAAGTTTATCTATTCTAAGAATACCACGTTTGGTTTTATCTTTATCATATTCATTATTCAAGAAGATAAAATCTTTAGATTTCATTCTTGAATAACTGGTACAATAATATTCATCAGTTTCAATATTATAATATTTATCACCAATTGAATAAACACAACCACCAATCAAATAAGGACTATCTGATTGAGCAAAAACCTTTTTCTCCACACCATCGTTATCAATAATACAAGCACAATTCGCAAGATGTCTTGGATTGCTATCAAATTTAGTGCCTTGCTTTTTATTGAAATCTTTAGATGAATCCATAATTGATTTATCATAAAAAGATTCAACTTGTTTAAGTATCATAAAATACTTATCTTTGGGATTAAAACCAAAACCACCAACTCTATATAGAGTGTCATTAAGTTTCACACCATTTTTATATAGGTTTACAAAATCAGTTTGATTTACACGCCACTTTTTACGATATTTTTCATCTAATTCAACTGGTTTTACTTCGATTAAATTTTCCATGATATTATCTTTTTTTAACTTATACGTGGTATCTAATAAAATGTTACAATTTACCACCTTTAATTACATCATGCAATAAACCAATGAATTCATCATCCTTTTTAAATTTCTCTCTCCATTTAAGAATACACTCGATTTTTTCAACAGTCGTTGATTCTTGCGACATAATTTTTATATCAGCAATAAGTCTCTTATTTTCCTCTTTTACTTTTTGATATACACTTCTGCTTACATTACTCATAATATGGATTTTAATCGTCAAATACAAACATAATTCTTTGCATGAATGGATGTGCATCATAAAAATTATTAATCCATTCTACACTAAATTCAGTATTGTGAGATGCTTTACTTATTTTTCCAACATAATATGTTTTTCCATCTTCACCAAACATTTTACTATCTCTACATAAATCACATAGTTGATTCCAATCATAATCAGAATTAGCTTCAATAAATTTAACCATATCAGCTTCTGATACATAATATATTGCTTCGTTTACATTAATTACTGATTTCATACTTAAACAGTTATTTTTAATACGTTTTTCACCCAACTTTTACCTTGTAAGTACATCCCTAGATTAAAATATTTATTCATTTTTTTATCGATAATTATTTCAGTCCCATCTTTTTCACTAATCACAACAATTTGAGCTTTCATTATCTCGTTTTTAAATGAATCACCTGTTATAATAAGCGTATCACCTTGTTTAATATCATAAATTGTTTTTATTGATATTATTTTAACTGTATTATTCTTGGGATATAAGAAATCTATACTCTGTTTTAACACATCAATAGTATGTTTCTTTTCTAATGAAAATTCTGGCATATGTTTATTCAATGCCAGAATGTCTTCATCAATCAATTTTTGATATGTTTCTTTATTTAATTTAGTTCCCATAATATTAACTAATTTCTAGTCCTTTTAACCAATTTATTGAAAATCTGTAAAGTACAGTCCCATCAGTACCAGTTATAGCAAAGTTATTACCTCCGTCAACTGGAAATATTTCAGTTTCAGTAAAAGGAATATCATTATATGTTGTCCTATATTTTAGATAAAGTCTTTTTTCATTAATTCTTAGTTCCTTTAACCAGAGTTTATTTCCGCTATTATCTGCTGGTATACATGCTATTTTAATTCCCATAGTTATTTTTTTAAATTAAATTCATTAAGATATACTTTGAATCGTTCTTGTTTTCCATCAATATTAACAACAACACTAATGTAATCACCAAAGGAAGCAAAACCACCACCCATTTCAATTAATCTATTTTTATAATAGTATTTGGTTTCACCCCATAAACCTTGAATATTGTTAAAATGTTTTGTTTTAAGATATTTAACTAATTCTTCTTTTGTTGACATATCATTAAATTTTAATTTCTTTCCAGATATTATACATTTCTTCTGTAGTATGTTTTTTTTCGTAATTATCTCCCCTGTAAGTCCATTGATGTCTCTCTGCTCTAATTCCTTCAACATCAATCCATTCTGCAAAACCTAATACATCATCAATATTACTCATTATTCAAATCTTCGGTATATAAAGCATAATCAACACCCTTTTCACGACCCATGTAATTAAGGAAGTCAGTAAGCACAGCATCAACATGTCGTTGTTGAATCTGTTCACCATCTTCAATTTCATTCATATGGTTATTACGAACTAAACTTTCTTGTGCTTCTTTCCTATATTTAATTGCACTTTTTTTTGCTAAATCTAAATATTCTAATGCTCCCATAATATTATTAATTGTTTATTGATTCCCACCATTCACTAAAATGTTTAATTACTTTTTCACTAGCATTCTCACCACCTAAAAAATATTCATAATAATATGGTGATTTCGTTTCTCCATCAGCATGTCTTAAACCACTTTTGATAGTGCAAAATCCTGCACCTTCATGAATTTCGAACCAATCAATCATTGTCATATGACCATTAAATTTAAACTCAGGTCTTAGTTTAAGAATTTGTTTTCTTGTTAAAATCTTACCCATTTTATATATTATTTGCTTCGATAAACATCTTAGATCGAAACCATCTATGATGTTCAAGTGAATATACATTATCAAAATGCTGAATAATTGGTAAACAATGTGTTGCAATTATTAATTGAACGTTTCTATTCGCAGCATTTTCAATTTCTTTTGCTAATTTATATTGATTCCTAAGTGATAATGCTGCTTCTGGTTCATCTAAGTATAATACACAATCTTTAGTATCTTTAATTCTATTAACTGTAAATTCTTTTAATACTTCACCATGTGACATGAAATGTGATTGCATAGCAGCACCAACACCAATACCTCTTGATGTTCCATTAGGATTAGTATACATTTGTAAATCAACAATTCTTGGATTCATTTTTTCAGCATCAAAATAAAAAGTGTTAATTCCTTTTTTTATTGTGTCTTCATGCAATTCGACTTTAATTATATCTGAATTTTCTTGAAGTAGAGTGAGAAGTGTGCTTTTTCCACAACCCTGTTCTCCAACTAACAATGTAACATGATTAAACTCAATTTTTAATCCTTTGTTTAAAGAATATTTATCAGCTAATAATTCAACTGATTTAAGATGTATATTACTCATTTTCTTTTCGTCTTTTATAAAGTTCAAGAAGCATTTCTAATTGAATCTTTTGAACTTTATCTTTATTTTTTATTTCTAAAAGCCAACGTCCGAACTCAATGATTTCATTATCAAATTCATCATAAATTTTATCAATTTTAGACATGATTGCTTTAGGTTTCCCATAGCTATCTTTATCATCTCTAAACATTTGTTTTGCTTCTTTCCTTTTCATTATTATCTTATACGTAAGATTTTATCTTTTGTTACAATTAATAATAATCACCAACACCAACAAAAAGTATCCTATTATGAAACAGATATTTAACCTTAACATTATTATCAAAAATATCTTCAAAATCACCAATTAAACTTCTACGTTTATCCATTTTTTTTCCATTGAAATGAATTTCTTTGCATGACAATTTAGCTTCATCGATTAATGACATAAAATCTTCAAAAGAATTAGAAATCTTTAGATTTTCTACGGTTTTAGTTTCAGTTAACATATTTTACTTTTTAATATCAAATGGTCTACTATCCCTCCTAATATAATCTTCAAACATTATTTGTGTTTGTTCTGCCGATAATATTACTTGTTCGAATACATCATATATATCCATCCCATCAACCATCATATGGACAGTTTTATTAAAAACAGCATTTCTCCTATATAATTCTTCACCATTTTTAAATTTACTAATTATTTCAGTAATTTTATTGTATCGTTCAGTTTGATTCATTATTTTGGTTCTTTAGGTTCTTTAGATTTCCATTTATTAAATCCAACACATTCTTTACCACAATTAATAGTTTCAGATATATAGTGTTCACATGTTTGACAAGATACCGAAGATATATGTGGGAATTCATCATTATAAAAGAACTTCATTTTAATTGGAACATCTTCATCAGAACCCCAAACAATTCCTCTATCACAACTTCTACATGTTTCAGGTGTTATATCAGTTGTAGAACCACCATAACCACCATTAATTTGATTGTAAAATCCGTTTGGGACTTGACTTGTGCCACTACATACGGGGCAAACAAATGGAATCTTCATAGTTTTATTATTTATTTAATGTTTGTGAAAAACTTGGTTGTTCAGAATGACCTTCAAACCCTCTTAATACACAATCTTGTAATGGATGAACCAAATTTTTACACTCAATAGCATACATACCAGCAGTTACAGTATTAATCTTTTCAAGAACATCATGTCGAAAATGTGCACAATTATTACAATTAAATTCTGGTAAGACTGTTGTTCTTAATTGTTTATTATCTATCATTATTAATTATTTGATGGTTCATATGCTTTTGTAATATAAACTGATTGTGGTTTATATTTTGATGTTAAATATACATAACTTGCACGTTCCATTTGATTTGCGCTTAGTTCGTAATTCATTATTGTTAATCCTTCATTAAAGACACGACTAATTACGTCTTTATTTTCGATCATAAACTCACCAACTGTCATTTCCTCATTGGTTTTTATCGTTTTTGAATACATCACCATTGTGCTATGGGCGAAATAAATCATTAATCTGTATTTTTCACTCATTTTCAAGATTTTTTATGTTTCCAGATAAATATTCAATACACCTTTTAGAATTAATTATTTCTTTTTTAATGAATTCATCAATTTTAGGGTCTTTAATATTTGATTCAAGTAATGCGATTAAATTAGTAATTGGTGTCAATTTATTTCTAATATCAGGAATACTTAACACTTCAACATCATCACCACTTTGTTTGTGATACCACATAATAACATCATCATGTGTCATTCCAATACCAACATTATCTGTATCAATAAATGTTGTAATATGGTCATTATATAATAATAGTGAGTTTAAAATGTTAATATTTTTTTCCATTGTTAAATGAACTTGATGACAATCAACAATACTTTCATCTTCAAGTATAAATGCTTGTTTGAATGAGTGTGGATTTGTTGTAATATTAACAACACGTTCAATTTGTTTACCACCTTTAAATGGTTTCTTTGAATGTTTAATCACATCACAACCAACCCAATTTTCCCAATCATCTTTATGTTTAAATTTATCGACTTTCATCATTTAACCAATTAAGTGAATTACATTCTACATAACTATCGCTACTTAATGCAGAATAACCTTTTATTTTGAACATTCCTTCACATTTAACACTTCTAAATATTGACTCCAGTTCTGGTGAATTATAAACATTTTTGTTTACATTTTTTATAAACTCGTCTTTATCAACATCAGAAACTTCATGAACTACATCAAAAAGTTTATTTACATCAATCACATTTTGTGTGATAGGAGTAAATCCGTTAAAACTTACACTAACTGTAAATTTCTTGCAAAGTTCTTTTAATTTTTCAATATTAATTTTCATTATAGTTTAATTTTAATATGTTTCCTAACGTTTTTCAAACACACAACATCAACTTCAACAGCATGACCCCAAATTTCATTATCAGCATATGTACATAACCAATGTTTAGTATGTAATTTTAAATCATCAATTAGTGTACTTTCTAATTCTTTAAGTTTTTCTAATGATAGTTTCTCAAGTGTCTTATTATCGTAAATCATTATTATTGTTTATTACTTATACGTTGAATTTAAAATTTTGTTACAATATTTTAACAATAGATTTTTGAAAGCTATCTAAAGTATGAAATTGGATGTTATGACCAAACAAATTAGTACTGATAAATTTTAAAGAATTTTTATAAAAAACACCAGATTGTTTATACATTTTAAACTTTTTTTGTGACCCAAGAAACTGTGGTGTTTCAATAACACAGTTAATAACATCAACATTAGGTATATTTGTAATTTTCTTTTTTGTGGTTTTAGTAAAAATCTTTTTAATTAAAAATTTGAAACCAACTTCTTTCTGAGCAGATTCCATTAAGTTTAACACTTGATTAAATGATAACAATTGAGCAGATTCACCCCAATTTTTAACCAAACCTAAGTGTTGTTCATTTATGATGTCTTTATTTGTTTTCATTTTATTCAATTTCTGATAAACGATTAGTCATTGTGTCCCATTCTGAAAGATTGTCAGGAGTTTTTATCCTACAAAATAGTTTCCCATATATTCCAACTAATACAATTTTAAAACCACCACGATGATTTTTATCTAAGATATAAGATTTACCAACAGTAAGCTTTATACCTTTATTTGTTATAATTTCAGTTATTGAATTAATCATCGTCAAAGAGTATTGTGTTGTTACCAACAATTTTAATTGCTTTTAATATTTTCTCTTGGTTATCATATAGAATTTTCATTCTATATTCATTACTATTAAATTCAGCAAGACTTAATTGTGTTAATTGAATATTGTTAAGTTCTTCTAGTGACTTAATAGTTTTGTTTGCTTCATTATCTTCCCTTTGTAATTCTTCCAATACTGTTACAGCAGCAAACATAGTCGCAAAACTACCATCTTCATGACGAATTTCAAATGGACTTTCACATTCAATTATCCAACCATTTCTTTCTAATAATTTAATTTCTTTTTTATCCATGCTATTTTATTTTTTCATTTAATATCTTAATTTCATTTTCAAAAAAATCATTATCAACACCTCGTTTAACATCATTAATGTAAATATAAAGAGATATTGCTACAACCCAAATAACATTCAATTCAGTTAACCAGAATAATATAGAAAACGGAAAAATTAATGAAGTTATGTGCCAAATTAAATTAAAACCTAAATGTTTTATCTTCTTTTTATTGTTTCTCATGATTTTATTATTTTAATCAAGATATGATTTTACATCATTATAATTTATCTAAGTCAAATCTTTTATTTCCTTCATCATCAGTAACTTTGGTACATGCAATAAGACCACAAAGTGTATGGATTGCACGTTCAATTGGTAATTCAGAATCGTTTGATAATCTTTTTTGGAAGGTAGATGAAAAAACATCTTTAATTTGTTGAAAGTTCCCACTGAAATCTTCTTTAATTTTCAAATGAACATCAAGAAGTTTATAGAAAATCACTTGTAGATATTGTTGGTAGTTTTCATCAGGATTCACTCCATATACTTCAAAATACCAAGGTTTAATTGTGTTTTCCCATTTACCTGTTAAAGGATATTTATCAGTTAAATGTCCTTTACAAAGTAAAATCAATTGTTTATCATATTTATCCAGTTTAATCATAATATTGTTTTTTATTGATTATACGTAGATTAATTATTTTTGTTACAATTTTTATCCTGTAAAGTCAGAAAATGTTTTATGTATATCATTAAAGAAATGAAAGTAATTTAAATTCTCTTTTTCTGTCCATAATTTTTGTGCTTGTTCAATTGTTTCTGTATGGTCAACTATTTTCAATCCTTTTGTATTATCATCAGGACAATAATCAGTGAAAAATCTAGTACCCCTATCAATATGTTCGAAAACTGTGTATTTGAATTTCTTTTCCATATTATAATTTTATTGGTTCAACTATATCAAAATCTTCATATTCACAATTAATTTTATTCTTTAGTAATTTATAGGCTAATTTCCCATTATTTTCATTAATTGATTTAAGAACTAAATCATAATAATTGTTATTTTCTTTATATTCTTTTAAAGTATTAATATAATTATCCAATTCAATTCTTGCAGCTTTTTGAATTCCTGCTGGCATTTCTTTAATATCAGACTCTATGAAACCTAATTCATTAAGTTTAATATTTCGTTTTTGTATATAACCATTATCTATTCGTTGTTTTAATACATGAATAGATACTTTATATAAATCATTTAACGTAGGAATTGAATAAATCATGTCGCCATGTTTTTCCCTAAAAATTATAATTTTATTTGTAATGACTTCATCATCAGCAATTCTTAATAAAAATTCTTCAAAGAAATGATATGGTGAAGTTTCAAGAAGTTTTTTACCTTCCTCACATATTTCTTTAGATTTGTTTTCAATTATATTTACCTTCAAAACCCTATCAAACAAAAAATAACCATAATCAGTTTTCTTTAAATATAATCTATCAAGAATCATTGGGTTAATTGACCCAATTCTAATTTTTTCTGTATAGTCTTCCATGATTAACTTTTGATTAATTTTAATGAATAGTTTCTTAAATGTGATAATTTTTTATCTTTTGTTCGACTAATAACACCCTTATTTTTCTTATAGCGAAAACCATAATAAACTATTTCAGGTATGTTGCCAATCATTTCATATCCAATATCTTTGATTTTAATAATTCCAGTAACATTACCAATAAAATTACCAATTTTGAATTCAGCATTTTCTTCAACAAAATCAGTTCTTAATTTATGAAGATTCTTTTCATATTCTAATTGAATTTCAGCTTCACGTCTTATATATACACTATTAAACATTAATTGGTTGATTTATAATATTACGTTTTTCATGTTTTGAAATGTCATATAAACGATATTCCTGTTTTTTACCTCTGAATAAAATTTCACCATCTTTATCACATCTGACATAGATTTCAAAATCTTTATTTAATGAATGTTTCTGAAATTTATTAGAGCATTTAGTTTTATCTAATTCAGATACTTTAAATATTAAAACAGTTATTGGATATTCCTTTCTAATAACAGTTAATACTTCACGAACATCTGGTTCAATCATTACAGTTGTAAAATAATCAACTTCAACATTCCATTCTTTTTCTAATTTCTTCGCTTCTTCATGATTTAAATATGAACCAACAGTTGAATATCCACCAAATGGGTCACCTACTTTTACTTTATATTTCTTTTCCATAACTTAATTATATTAAAACCTACTTATATCCATTATTCCAGCATTCCAATTTTCAATTGCTTTTTGTTTAGATGAACCACTTTCACCAACCTCTCCACAATTACAGCTAATCCAACAGCCAAATGATGGGTTATGTTCAGCTATTCTATCATAATAGGGTCTAGCACCACATTTACATCGTTTAACGTATATTCCAGCTAATTCTGGGTCTTTGTGGTATTTTTCCATGATTCTATATTTATTAATTATACGAAGATAATAAAATATTGTTACAAAAAAAATGGAATTGTTTTCGTACAACCCCATAAACGCATTTTACTTTTGAAAATAATAAAGTCAGCGTGGACTAATCACGATATGCCTACCTGATTCTACAGGTTTGTGTAGTCTTTCTTATTTCAGACAGTCAATTTCTGTCACCTACCGTGAGTTTTTTATTTAATCTTTGGAATATTTCCAGAAAGAATATCTTCAAATGATATTATTTCATATGATTTAGTATCGCTATTAACAGGAACATAATCTTCAGTTAAATCATGCCATCTAATATGATAACATAGTCTTGGAGGAAGATTATCGTCAGGTTTCACTATATTAACACCAATTATTTCAGCAGGTACACCACTTTTATTGTGGTATGGATGTATACCAAGAAAATATGCTTTATCTATATTCATATTAATAATTTTTATTTATCTTCTTCGAAAACTTTTAACATTTCAATATCAAACCATTCACAAATCTCTTTCATTTCAAAACAAAAATATCCATCTTTCATAATACAAGTTATACCATCTTCATCAGTAATATGTACACCTAAAAGTTTATTCCATTCATTAAGTAAATGATTATTTATCATTAGTATAACATCTCCATTATGCCAATGATATTCAATATTGTTTTTTGTTACAAATTTATATAAATCTAATGTTTCCATATCAAATGTTTTATAATTTCATGTTATTTACAATATCTTCAGCTAATTCCATTTTATGTTTTCTAATAATATTGGAAAAATCATTAGGTTCACCAATATCTTTATCATTAAGTTGATTAAATTCTGAAGGTTTTAAATCATATTTAACCACTAAACTATTTTTATAGTTTGATAATTTTTGTAATAAACTAGCAGAACCACCATCAGTATGTGAACCAGAATAACCAGCACTTTCTTTTAAACGAAGTGCCTCTTTTACAACAATATCACTCAATGTAGAATATTTCATATTTAAGGTTTTATTAAATCAACATGGTCAATAAAGACCATTCCATTATTACTTAAATCACGATTCTTATATGCTGTAGCTATTTCAGATGATGATAAATCAAAAACTACTGACTTTCCTTCTTTAAGTGCTTTCACTTTCTGTTCAAAACACAAATTAAACATAAACATACTTTTCCCTACCATAATTTTTAATTAAAAAATTAATGTAAATCGTAAACTTCTATTTTATCTTTTGGTTTTATTTGAATAGTATTAACAATTTTATCCATGTTATATAATACCATCATTCTTTCACCCCACCCAAAAGCATTATCAACAATATCATAATCAATACCATTCGACACATAGAATTCTCTTAGGTATCTAGTATTAGTTGCCTTAATTGCTTTTTCATTTAAAATTATATTATTAAAGACATATGCTTTAACCTTATCACCATCAATATACTCTTGCAATCTTTCCCAAAGCATCTTCTTCTTATTACCAATAATATATGTGTTAATAAAATCTTTCACCTTATTAACATCAAGGGTAGCTTTATTAATATCAACACCATTTTCAACAGTAATTAGATACAATTTCCTACTTCCTCTACTATATTTTGCTGCTGTTTCATAATGTGTTGTAATATATAATCCAGCACCAAATTCATATCTTCCATTTTTTTGGGAAATTATATCATTATAGTTATCCAGATTACCACCATGCCAGAAATTCATCGTATTTGGTATGTTTGGTGGTGTTATTGTGTCTTCATCAATAATATCATTAGTGATATCAATACTATTCAATCTATCTCCAAAACGTGGTAAACCTGCTTGAGGATATTCTGATGAACTATCATTCGTAAAAGTTTCAACTTCTTCTTTAATTATTTTTTTTATATTCACAATAATTGTTTATTATAAATAGTTTTTAAATCTAAAATAAATGTAGATTGGGTAGGCTTTCATTATCATACTCATGCATTTTCAGATAATTACCTTAATGATTAGTTTTGTCTTTTGACCAGATTACGATTACCGATCATTTTACAAAAGCAGAGCATCATATCATCACTCCCCACGGAAATTTATCCATCTTCGCTATTTTGTTCAAAACTCAGTAGCTACATTTATTGTTTATCATAGAAAATAGCCCATCGAAGTTCCTACTACATTATTTTAATATTTAAATATACGAAATTAATTCTAATTTGTTACAAACTATATTAACATTGTTTTAATTATTTCAAAATTATTTTCACTAATTACTTCACCAGAACTATCAGCATCGCCAAACAATTGATATTCAACAGATTTATCTTCACCAATATATTTTCTGATAGCTACGCCAGTTTTTTCACATTTAATTTCAGTACAATCCCAATTAGTTTTACTGCATTTAAATTCTCTAATTTCCATGATATTATTGTTTAAATTTCCATCTCCAAAAACCAAATACTGACATTTTTTTTATATCTAGTAATTCACTTTTTAAATTATAAATTTCATTGTTTTGTTTTAATATTTCTTCGCTGGCTTCTTTTAATTCTGTAGCCATTTTTGCTACTGCATCATCATCAGTATGACAAGTTTGTGTTGTGTTTCCACTTGCAATATAATTTACACAAATTGTATGATTTTTTGTTTGTCTTTCTGCTTCTTGTAATGCATGATACCTTACAAGGGATAATAAAACTGTATCTTTTTCCATATTTTTTAATATTATTTTAGAATTATGTTTTTATTAAATTAAGTGCTTCATATAGACCACTTTCCATTGCTTTTTCATATGATTTATAGTTCTTGTAAGCTGGTCCTTTCATTTGAGTTCCATCTACATCTATTATCGAAATCATTGGAAAATAACATGTTAGACTATTAATAGCTACACGTACTTCAATATTGTATTTAACTCTCAACCAATCACATAGAAAAGATTGAGTTGGTGCTGAATAATCCTCCCAATATGCATCATAATCTCCAATCTTTTCTTGATTATATGATGTGGTTATTGAATTCTTATGATTTCCAGAAACTTTAACACATTCACCTTTTTTATATTCTAATGAAGTACCATAATGATTATAATTATCTTGTTTTGCTTTTTGATAATAATCATCACACCATTCATCAAAACCTTTTTCCTTTGCTAATTTTGCAACTATTTCTCCAACAATTTCTTGTTTCATAACCTACTTCTTAGCATATTTTCTAACTATTGAATTAGCTGATTCATTATTAAAATATAAAAACCAAGGCATATACAATCTGTTTTTATTATTGTTTATTTCTTCTAATACTTTTAATGTTTCAGGATGTTGTGGAACTAAACCAGTTTTTTTACATGCATCTTTAATACAATTTCTATAATATTTTTCTGATGCAGATAACTCTGATTTTTCAGATGATTTACTAGCATCTGCTAACATTTTACGATATTTTTTTATATCACGAATTTCTTCTTCACTTAATCCAGTTTTAGATTTAATCTTTCTTAAAAGAGTACTTTCGTTTTTATTTGGGTAATGTTTAGTTGGGTCATTAGCTATTTTCGCTAATTTTGTGTGATTATGCATATTATTTTTCTTTTTCGTTATACCAATCAATAAACGCAACAACAGTAAGAAATGTGTTCTGCAATCTATTATTATGTGTGTTCATTCTATGAATTATTCTATTATTTTCATCACCACCACTCCAAAGGTTTTTATATGCAGTAGTACCATTACCTGTAATTTCAATAGAATAGGTATGTGTAACTCTTTCATTAGGGTCTAAATCTTCAATTATTGCAATTACTTCCCACAACATATTCCAATCCCTATGAAAAGGTAAACCCTTATGTGGATAATTATTATATTCAGAATATGCAACACGACAAGCAGAAACATCATTTACAAACCAAGTACCTTCTTGATCTTTATCAGTAAACCAACCCAGAAACTTTGCTATTTTATCGTTTCCGCTTTTAATATTTTCTCTGAATATTTTCATTTTTATTTACTTATACGATATTATTGATTTTTTGTTACAAAACTAATTACCAATTACCATAATCAGTAATATCTTTTGACTTATCACCAACACTAATAGTAGTAGTTATTCCAATTCCAGAACCCCTAGAAAATATTAAACTTACTGGCATCTTTTTATATTTATTTGATAAATTACTCATAAATTCATCACATGCCTTATTTTCATTATCGTTTAATTTAAAATGTTTACTATCCATTATCGAACTATTTAGTTTGTTTTTCAAATAAATTTGGATTTAATCTAACAAATTCTGGATTATATGTTGCTTGTGAATAGTGTTCTTTTTTATCTTCACTATAATCATAAACCCAAACAATATCATCAACGATCATGATAAAATCACCAATTTTACAATTAGCAACCTTTTTATGTGAATTATAAATTGGTGTTTTTAGTAATACTTTTTGTTTATAAATTTCAATATGTTGACGAGCTTCAGGATTCATTGATTTTTGAATTCTAATTTTCAAATTCTCATATATTAATTTAATACCAGTTTTTTTTGTTTTCTTTTTAATATCAGCTTTCTTTTTTACTGGTTTTTTCTGTGTATTTTTTTCTTTTTGTATCATTTTTAATGTTTTATAATAAATGTGAATTTATTTCATCAATTATTTCATTAATTTCATCTACAGTGTTATTAAAACCTGTTTGGTTTATTCTCCATGTAATTTCTCTTACAGAAAATCCATCAATATAATCATTATATACTAAATTAACGAATTTATCATCAAGAAATTCAATGGGTGTGAATATATGTTTTTTCACTATAAAAAAGTTTTAATATACCAATTAAGTGGTTTGTGTTTTAAACATCTAATATTTTCAGCAATTAACTGAACTAGTATGACTTCCTCACATGATGCACCAGTTTTATCATCAATATCATCTGGACTAACATGGAACAACCCACATGGAATTGTCACATCAATAAATTCATTAAATTCTTCTTGTGTCATTTTCCAAATGAATTATTTTTATTTTCAAAACCCTTAATAACGATTTGTGGAATTACTTCATTATTATTTCTTGTTTCAACACCAATTGATAAAATTTGAAAATCAGTATTTTCAATCTTATTAGCTAGTTGACGAAGATGTTCACAAATCCAAGTATTATCTTTCCATTTTGAATCACCAGCACCAATTAATGGTAGTTCATAAACTACCAAACTACTATCTTTATGAATTCCTAATCCCATAATATTTTAATTAAAAAGTTGTCTAGTAACAGGTATATATAGATAATGTCAATGTCAAAATCAAGGTCAAAGACCCTTTTCCACAGCAAAGACAAAGGCAAAAACTAAGTCTGTTTTGTAATATAATTATCAATTAAGTAACCTATATTACATCGTGGTCGTTTTATTATAAACCCCAACAGAAACTATTGTTTTTGTAGAAAAGGCGATATATTGCTTTTTAAATTGTAAATTTATATATCATATATATTTTAAAGAACCCATTACTAAACATAAAGTGGGATGAACTCTGCTTGTGCTTTATTCACCCCACACCTAATATTTTTATTTTTCTTCCTTAATTTCATTAAGAAACGAATCAATGGTTTCTTGGAAACGTGAGTCAACATTAATTCGCATTGAAGCAATCTCACTCATTTTTTTCTGACGTTTTGTTTCAAACTCAGCTTGAATATCTCTAATTTTTAGATTTCTTTTTTTAGCTTTCGTTTCATAAGCAGCTTGCAAATCGTTATTAGCTTTAGTTGCATCATTTTGTGCATCAGAATTGAGTTTGGCTATACGGGCATTTTCATTTGTAGTCAGGTTTTTTACTTTTGCCTTAAAATAATTCACCCGTTGCTCATAATTTCTATGTAGTTTTGCAAGTTCTTCGTGAATTGCATGTAAATCTTCTGAGTTATGATGTGTGGTAATTTTAATTGGTGTTTTTTCACCATCTTTAATTGTCATCCACTCCATTGCTGGAATATTTGGTAATTCTCTCCTTAATGTATCAAGGATTGAACCATCGTGAATAAATGAACCAATATGAGCAGCAAATGATTCTGCTTCTAAATATTCAGACATTTCACCAACACTTAATTGTTCCCACCCAAATTCCTCAGTTACTTCAGAAATTTGAACTGGTGAAATATGGTCTGGTCTTTCAACAGTTGGAATTTTAGTTAAATCAGGAGAACTGGTTTTTGTTTCAGAAAGCATTGCTTCTTTAGCTTTGATGTTTTCCATCAAAAATGCTTGACAACCATGTAGTTTTGCTTTTTCTAATAGCAATTCAACTACGTTTTTTGGAATCTTATTTCCAGTAACAGTAGTATGAGTTTCAGGACTAGCTCCAATTAAAACAGTTACTGTCTTACTTGAATTATTGATTTTATTCAAACCATTTTGAATTTCTCTTGCTCTTTGATGACACAAATTAGAAACCGATTGTGCTTGTGATAAGCTAAGACCTTTGTTTACTACTAATGAATTTTTTCTCATAATTTCCAGTGTTTAATGTTTTTATTTTAGATTACAAAGATAAATATATTTTTTTAATATACAACATTTTTAATAAATATCTTCACTATACATCATATCATCACTATATTTTAGTTCGGTAATCTGCCCACAAGCTAATGCAATCTTAGCTCCTTCAAATCTATCAACAAACCTATTTTTATTAGTTAAAAAACCTTGAATTTCTTCACCCACTTCACATTGTCTTTTACCTGTCATTGCTACCATTTGATGTAAACAATGTGGATGTCTGTGTCCAGAAAAAACTATTCCTTTATCAACATTTGTTGGGTTAAAAACTGGTGTTGGTAATTCCTTATACCAAATAGCACTACATATGACTTTCTCTATTTCTACCATTATTTATTTTTTGATTCTACACATCAATTAAATGGAATTTCATTTTCATCTAATTCCACATAACCTTCTTTTGAAAGTTTATCAATTTTATCAGGTGTATCAATAACGAAAACAACAATACTACCAGTGTGTGGGCATCTAAAATGTTTGAACGTATCTGAAAATTCTTCTTTCTTCATATTACTTGTTTTCAATTTTAAATATTTTTCACATAAAAATAATTAAAATCACCATTAATACCATATAATGTATAGACTCTATTTTTCACAAATTTTTGACGATTTTCATTAATTTCAGGAATTGCAATAAACTTATCTGTATCAGTTTCAAGTAAAACTTCACCAATAATAACAAATTCTCCATCACGACTATTATATACTGGCGTAATACTTCCAACTAATTTCTCACTAATTGGAAATGTGTTATCATCTTTAGTTCTTATTTTGAATTCTTCATACCACTTATTTGATACTAAAGTCCCATAAATTATATATTGGTTTTTTTTCATTTAAATAGTTCTTTAAATTCTACCCAAGTTGGTTTAGTGTTTTCTTCAACAAAAAATTCAATCCCTTCTTCATAAATATCATGTTGAGTATCTAAGTAATTTGGGTCTGACTTATCAATATATTTCAATGTTGGGATTTTATCGATAATATGAAGATATGCAGAATCATAAGATGCACCATCCATAAAGAAATGGTCTACACTTGATGATTGAGTGAAATGTGGTTCAGTTTTAGAAAGTTCTGTAAGCATGAATTTTCTCATATCATACCAATCTTTCACAAAATTACCACTATTAAATATTCTCTCACCTATCTTCCCATAAGAAATCTTAACTGATTCATATCCAAGATTCTCTTTATTCCCTTCATCATAATTTATACGAATTATAGCCATTTTTATTTTTATTAAATTTACATTCCAACCATATCCATAAACCAATCAAAATCATCGTTGGATTTATTTCCTGTTGCATTATCACAATAATAAAACTTAGTAAATAATTCTAAACAATCTTCAGTTAGTAATATTCCAATTAATTTAGTTGCTTTTTTATTTGCACCATCCCAATCATTACGTCTATTACCTTTAGACCAAGCATTATAACCATCATCGTGATGTTGAAGAACAGTTAAAATATCGTTTTGAACTTTAAGATAATTTTCAAATTTTTCAGCAAATCTTCTAGCAATCATTCCATGATGATTTTCACCACTTTTTGATTTGCTTCGATCAACCTTATGTTTAAAGGTATCGTGTAATATTGCGATTATTCTGAGTTTAGACCTTTGATAATCATCCTTATAATGTTTATCAATATTTTTTAAGACTTCTCCAATATGATAAACTACTTTACCTTCAGGATGTCCATTTCTTTTTTTACCCCAACTAGCTCCCTCAATAAATATGGGGTCATTAACAATTTCTGTTTCCAGATTGTTTTCGGGTTTTATAATATCTATAATTAATTTGTTCATATTTATTAATACGTAATTTTTGAAATTTTGTTACAAAATATTAGAATTAAAACCAAGTTGTGGTCTAATTAATATTCTATGATGATTAATTTTTGCACTAACAACAAGAAAATCTGAAAAATCATGTTTTGGTTTATTATTATATCTTTCACAATATTCATCATATAGTTTGGAGTAACTTTTTATCATTATTATTTTTCATTATTTAACAAGACATATTTAACTAAGTCTATTGCTAACTGTCTTTCCTCACCATACAAAGGATGTCTTACTCTTGATGGGTGTTCACCTCTAATAATCATTAACTTATCTAATGCTTGTTCTATTATGCTCTCATGAGGTAATGAATATTGAATGCGTAAGTCAAAAAGTAAATTAGCTGTATCACCAATACAATTTTCTCCAGACTGCATCTTTAACAGTAAATCATTTATTTTCTTTTTCATAATATTAACAATTTAAAAATCAATTATATTAAAATTTATATTAATATAATTGACAGGTTTTACAGGTTTAAAATAAATATCAAGAACATTATCATTCAATTTTTCATTTATTTCACCAATAAATTCGTCTTTATGGAAACATTTATTACCATCAATTTTATAATCCTTCGCATTTTGTAAATCATTACAAAGATATGCTAATGTTATATTATTTGTTATCATTTATTAGTGATCTATTTTTGTTGTAAGTACTGTAGCATTAATGCTTGGACGAGTAAATGCCACATATTTTATTTGATTTCTTTCTTTAATCACCCAATTTTCATTAATATCATTTTCCATAACAAAAACGTGCGAATATGTACTACCCTGACTTTTATGACCAGTAATTGCATAACCATAATCCAAGTCCTTCACAATTATATCACCAGAACTTCTATATAACCCATTCTTATGTTTATCTATGGTCACCATTATCATATTGTCACGTCTAAACGCATAATACTTTTTCCAGTTCCTTTTATTTGATTTACCCATATCACGGAAAAAATCATGCATTTGAGCATATAAATGTAAATTTTCATAATCATTACAATCAACAATAAAAACATCTTGGAATTTAAATTGACCTTTAGATAAATTTTCCCTTATTTTTACACGATAACCTAAAATCCCATATTCATTTTCTTCTCTTTTTGACTTATCAGTAATTAGATAATCACCAGAATTTTCAATAATGTTTACAGTTTGTCTTTCATTACTAATTGAGCGATAACCCATTAACATATCACCTACTTCAACAATATCAATATCACCACTAAATAATTCACTACGAATTACCTTATTAGCATCTTTAACTGTATCGTTTTTCCATGCAATAACTTTTGCAAAGTCAGTATCTTTCTTAAATTCACTTGATGAATATTTATCAAGAATTTCAGTCCTAAATTCTTTTTTCTTAACGGTGAAAAGTATACCCTCACCTAAATCGTTCATATTGGTACGTCTATCAAAACCACCATCAATCCTATTAAGATTATTCCTAAGTGCATCATATATGAATGCTAGTGGATTTGTATCATTTTGTCTTTCGATTTTAGTTAATTGATGATACAAATTTGTCATATTATTAAACACAGCACTTTCCTTTTCACCAACAGGTGGAATTTGAGCAGGGTCACCCATAAAGATAACTTTAGTTCTAATGTCTTTAACCTTATCCAGAATCATTTCATATAATTCTAAATTAATCATCGATGCTTCATCAATTATCACAAAATTATAATCACCAATTCTTGGAATTGCTATTGGATTAAATTTGGGGTCATTTGGATTGAAATTATCTAAATCAACATCAGGTCTTAAACCTAGTAAACTATGTAATGTTCTACCTTCTTTACCTGTAGTGTTCATCACTACCTTTTTTGCTTTATGAGTTGGTGCTGATACTACAACACCATAACGATAATTATCAAGAATCTTTTTTATAATGGTCGATTTACCTGTACCAGCATATCCAGCTAGGGTAAATAGTGTCTCACCATTTTTTAACCAATTTCTGATTTTATTAACACCATCGAATTGTTCTTTGTTAAACGTAATAAGTTTACCATTAGGTAGTATTAATTGATTATCTTGAATTTTATTCATAAATTATAATTATTACTTTATTTTAGCTAACCTTTTTTTTAATGTTATTATTCTCATTACACCCAATCGTGCTAATTTAAATTGTTCTTCTTGTGTCCATTTAAAAAAATCTTTTCGAATAGGGGCATTTATTGTATAATATACTTTATTATTTCTCACATATCCCAATCCTGCATTTTTTGGTAGATTGTTTTTTGCAAACTCATGTAATTCATATGGAACAATATAATAAAGTCTTTTAATAAACTTACTATCATGTGAGTGTTTCTTTTTAAAATCTGCCTTAAAATCACCTTTACTGATTTTAATTTCATATTCGGTAGCATAACCAGCAGGTGTAACTTTTAATATATCACATTCATGTAATTCATCATATTCTCTATGATTTTTTTTATTAAAATACCGAACAATTCCATAACTAACATTTGGAACTACAATATTTTGTCGAAAATTGCAATCTTTAATTAATGCAATTTCAATATCAATTGTTCTTAATTTCATTACACAAATATATTAAATTATTCCATCAAAACAAACATACTAACAATAAATACATCAAACTAATTTTTAATTGGTAACTATTTATATTAAATAAAATATTATGAAAAAAATAATTGGAATATATAAAATAACTAATCAAAAAAATCAAATTTATATTGGACAATCAACTAATATTTCTCGAAGAAAATATCAATATTCAAAAAAACAATGTAAAAGACAATATAAAATTTATAATTCAATAAATAAATATGGTTGGGTGAATCATATATTTGAAATAATAAAAGAATGTGAAATAAATGATTTAAATAAATTTGAAGAATTATACATAAATCAATATAATACTTTTAACACACTACATGGTTTAAATTTAACAAGTGGTGGTGATTCAAAAAAACACACAAAAGAAACTATTGAAAAGTTATCGAAAAGAATGAAAGGTAATAAAATTTGGTTAGGAAAAACACATACCATAACTACAAAGCAAAAAATTTCAGAATCAAATAAAGGGAAAACATTTAGTAATGAAACAAGAAAAAAAATGAGTAATTCAGCAAAAAATAAGAAGGTATCTAATGAAACAAGAAAAAAAATGAGTTTAAATAAAATTGGTAAGAAAAAACCACAAAATGAAATTGATAAAATGTTAAAAACTAAATTAAAAAAATATGGGTCATGTACTAATAATATGAAACGTAATCCATATACTTATGAAATTTATGATAATAATAATTTATTAAAATATAAATTTACTGATAATTTTTATAAGAAAACTAAAGAACTAAACTTACCATATGATGGTTTAAAATCAACAATAAAAAATAACAACAAAATGATTAGAGGTAAATATAAAAATTGGTATGCACGAGTTATTAAATAAATCTTACACACCAATTTTTCAATGCATTTGTATTGGTAAGGAATTTAATTGTGCTTCTTTCAAAATAATTTTTGTGTTTGCTTTAATCTTTTCTGATTTTTCTTTAAAAAATTGTTCTTCTTTATTTCGAAAATGAAAACTATTTTTTAAAGAAAAATCAGGGTGTCCTTTAAATGACAACTGAACATCATACCCATTTTCTTTTAATGTTTTTTCTATTTGTAACATTAATGTTGATTTTCCACTATTTACTTCACCTGCAATAATTATACTCAATTCATTTCCCATATTACTTATTTAAAAATAGATTTATAATGTTTTTTTAATTTACGAAGTTTTAATGTTTCAGCACTAGTATGTCTACTTAATTTGTATATTGTTTCAGCATGACAATCATTAAAAACACCAATAGCTTCCATTTTCCAATCTTTTTCTTTTTCATTTGGATTATTAAGAATTTCAGTGAGATAATTTAATGCTAATTTTAATATTTGTGCTTTTGTGACTGGTTTTGATTTAAATTTTTTCCATTCATTACCACATTTATTACAATGGTTAACTTCATGGGTATCAACAGTTGTTAAACTATTTATTTTTTTAAATCCAAATGCATGTAAATTTGTTACATTAACTTTACCTTGAACATCAGATATTTTATCTACAATATCTTTTTCTTTGGCATGACATTTGGGACAATTGTGATTGTGGTAATTTTTTGAATCTTTTTGTTCTTTATTTTCTCGTTGTGAAATTAAGAGACAATTATTTGTAATTATATTAATATCATTAATAATTAATAATCGCAATTTTTTATTTAATACATATATAATATACAATAATAAATTTATCATTTATGCTAACTTTTTTCCACTAATAAGTTCACGAAGAAATACATTTTTTAGTCCTCCTAATGACCTAACCCATTCTTTATAATCATTATTATAATATTCACGAATTTCATCATTAGTGCATCCCTCTAAAATTATTCTAAGTTCATCATTTTTTAATGAATTATTAATATTTTGTCTCTCAATATAAAAATCAATAAAGTCTGGATACTCTTTTTTATTAAATACTCTTTCATCTAAAATAAAACAAAGTGCAGTTAATGAATTATTTAAATCTGGTTCACGAAAAAATGAAAAATTAATTTCGTTTTCATTTAATTTATCACCAATTTGATTTAAAGTTCCCACGGTATTTTCATTAATATCAATTTCATCATTGGTTGTACCACCATTAAGAATAATCCATGTTTTCCAATTCTTAATAAAATCTAAATATTCAGTATTATCCCAATATTTAGCAGCATATTCTAATGCAGCATGACCACACTGAATACCTTTCTGAATACCAGTTAATTGATATATTGTAAAGAAATACATTCTAAGTTCAAGATGTTTTTCTTCTATTACTTCATTCTGTTTGATTTTTTCTTCCATAATTTATCTTATTTTAATTTTTTTTCAATATATCAATAATTTCATCAATTGGGGTAGTTTTTGATATTTCTTCACATCTACTCCATTTATTAAATTCATTAAATTTATCCCAAAGAATATTTTCACATCCATTAGAATAACCTTGAAAATCATTTTTAAATGAACTAAAACCAATTTTCTTACCATAACCATAAGCAATTGCTATTTCACCATCAATTGTGGAATCAATAAAATTTCCTTTACCAGTTATCGCACTTGCAGTATTAACCATATCCATTAAAAATGAACTATTTTTAATAATTCTAACAATAAAACCGTTTTTCCTTAATTCATTTGTTAATTCTTTAGAATATTCACAATTACTAAAATGAGCAGAATAACTAGGTAAATTGATTTGATATTCAGGATTAAAACTATTTTCTTTTTTTACTTTAAATTTAAATGAATTATCAATATTTTTTCCTACATAATACCAACTTTTATTAAAACTAACAGTTGTTCCAATTGGGATGTTTTTACATTTAAGTGTTTTACGAATACATGCTTTTAATGAAATATCTTTAAATCTTGTCCAATATAATTTTGCACTATGGTAAAAATTTAATCCATCTTGATATCTCCCATCAGTGTAATGACAAGGTAATGCATTATATTGTTTTTCTTTTTCAATTTCAGGATTATACACAAAATTATGTGAATCACAATAAGCAAAATCACCATTAATTTCAATAGAATTAAATTTGTTTATTCTACATCCTTTAGGTGCTTGATGACCTAATTTATTAATATTCCTCATTTTTATTATAATTTTTGAACAAATGTATTATTATCTAATGCTTTTTGTGCAACATGTGGGTCTCTAAAATAATTACTTTCTCTTGAATATGGTTCTGATTCATAATTTGATGTCAAATATAATCTACCAATATAATATCCTGCTGCTGATTGTAACACTTTTAACTCACTAATTTTAGGATAAACCACTATTTCATCTTCTTTTAATTCAAGCTCCATATTTTATTTTTTTTCATCGAATCCCAATATTTGTCTTTCTAAACAATCAATAACTTCATTGGTTTTATTTAATGTTGCTTTTCTAATTCTAACATAGTACCTATGAAACCATAACATATTTTGAACTCTAACAATAGTAGCTGTTTCATCAAAAAGTAATTTTACTCTATCACCCTTTTTATATTTAGGTTTATTCATAACGTATCTATATTTTATTTTTTTAATTTTTCAAAATTTTTACAATATTTAGAACAATTATTTTTATTTCTTGATCTAAAAATTTTGAAAAATTCTGTGAATAAAACAGCAATAAAAACAAGACAGCCATTCAATAATATTATAAACCCAATAAAACGCCAGAAACCAGAAAATATGTATTTTAAAAATTCAATTAATTCCATTTCTCATTTTTTTAATTTTTTTATTTCCTTTTTGTTTGATGTTTTTACCTAGAACAACATCCTTTCCTTCATCTTCCAAACAATCCCAACAAACATCATCGGGTGCGCCATGCATGGTTAGATTAATATTACAATCACAATATTTACATTTTTTCATTTATTAATGTTTTTTCTTTTTTTGCCAACTCTAGTGCTAATTTACAACTTAATGATTGATATTCCAATATATTTTTCCTTTTTTCCGTTCTTTTAATAAAATTAATTAATGCTTCTCCTTTTGTGGGATATGCATAACGTTTCTTTGCTGTCTTAGATACCCATCTACCTTCATCACGCAATAAACCATCATTTAGATAACCACTACCAATCCAATAACCTTTTGGTGTTTCTTTAAATAAATTATAGCTATGACAAATTAATGAAGGGATTGGGAATCTATTCCTCAAACTATTACCATATTCACCATCAGTATCTAATGATGCATATTGAATTATTTCATATCTATAAAATTTCATCATTAATTTTCAATTGAATATTTACATTTTAAAACTTTTGTTTTTCCATCATCATCTATAAATGTAATATTATCAGCTTTACAAATATTTTTTCTAGTTAAAGATGTTGCCTTAAAATTAAAGCAATTAATTTTATTTAATGGAGTTAATTTATCTTCCTTTCTTAAATCAGAACGCTTTAATAAAATCCTATAAAAATCACCACCAAAACGTTCAATATATTCTTCAAAAGTACCACCTTTAGCATTACCATGTCCATCATTTCTACATGACCAAGATAACCATTTATTATGTGTTTTATTTTTTTCAATATATAAATCAAGATCATTTTCATTTATAGGAAAAAAATCATAATTTATTGTGAGATTATCAAAAGTAAAATGTAACATAGCATTTGGTCTTGTACCATCTTGATACGTTACTTTTTTTGTAGACCAAGAACGATAACAACCATTTGATTCATCTAAATCAAAAATGTGAAAATCACGTGGTCTTACTAAATATTTAGGTTTGCTTTTCATTATGTTCCTCAATTTCTTTCATTAAATGTTCGGTATGTTTTTCTGAATATTCCATTAACTTAGCTAATAATTCGTCTTCATCAGGAGTCCACATTTTATTTTCTCGAAAACCTAATTCACTTAATAATGTAATGAATGCCATTTCATTTAAAACTTTTATCTTAGTTTTAAGTGGGATTCTTTTCAAAAGATTATTTAAGGTATTACTTTTCATTTAATAAATTTAACCTTTTCTGATTTCACTCAATTTTTTATTACCTGTCAACCATTCACGAATTTCTTCAACACTATACCAACCAGAATTATTATCATTATCACTATAATTAACCCAATACATTATATTATATTTAGTATTGTATTTTTTCTTCTCTGCTTCACGGTTTTCATCATCATCATAATCAATCCATTTTGGTGAACATGCCATAAAATATTTATCACCTTGATAACCGTTTTTATTTCCATGTTTTTCAATAATTTTCTTCATTCCGATTTTTTTCTCATAATCGATACGATCAAATAATTCTTTATCAGCATCAAACATTTCTTTTCTTGCTTCTTCTGGAATACGATCACTTATTAATATACTTAAAGAAGCTCTACTAAATGGATTATTAGGTGTTAAATTAATAAATGCAATTGTGACATTTTTATTTTCTAAAGCAACTTTAAGTTCTTTTAAATATTGAACATCTTTTTCTCCCATGAGACCAATACCAAAACCATCTTCATCCCATGCTGTTACAATATTTTCCCTATTTTTTTCATTTGGATGGTCTTTTATCCACTTGGAAGTCCACTCTAAATCACTAACATAGTTCTCTAAATCACTTGGGGTGTATTTTTCATTTTCCTCAACACTTCTCCAAGACAAACCTGAATATAATAGTGCAAATTTATTTTTTTTATGTGTTTCTTCTTTAAAAATAAGTGGTGAGCACTTAGTTATAGTGCGAGATTTAATTCCCATATTTCTCTTTGTTGATTCAGGAATACCAAAATTTCTTTTTATCCCTTTAATACCCCACTCATGTTCTGCTGTAAAATCAAAACCTAAAGAAACACCAATGAATTTATCATCAATAATTATTGTACCATTATTTTGACCTGCTTTTTTCATTTTATTTTAGTTTTAATGTTTTTATTTTATTTTCAACATTATCCAATTTAACTTTAGCATCATTAAAATGTATTCTAGCATATTCACTACCATGCCTATCAAGTTCACGTTTAGCTTTATCGTATTTTGTTTGTAATGGGTATAGGATTTTTTCTAATTCTCTAATTTCCTTTTTTCTTAAAGCATCAGCAACTCTATCATCCTGATTTAATGGTTCACCCATTGTTGTATGTAATGGGATTACATCTGGAATTCCAAATTCAGGATAATTACCTGCCCAAAATGTGACTTGTCTATTAGCATTACCTAGTTTAGTATATACTTTAGCTTTATTTATGTTATCAACCCAATTATCACCATAACCACTATAGCCTTTAGGACGAAAATACTTTCCTTCTTTATTTCTAATTACGTAAAATGTTAAATTTTCCATCATTTTTATTTTATACGAAAACTGTCCCGAATTGTTACAAAATTCGGGACAAATATTAAATATCTTTAGGTATTCTACTTGTTAGAAAATCTCTATCTTTAGTAAATGTTGGACATTCATCTGCAACCCAAACATTTCTACTATAAGCAAATTGTGCTTTATCTTTACTAACATATGGTGTTTCCATATCAACTTTTACTTTAGAAATAAATCTACCTCGTTTTTGTGTTGCTGGATAATCATTCCAATTTTTACCTTTTTTGTGAATCATTTCCTGCTGAACACTACCATTCTTATTTTTTAATTCTTCGGTACTATACAGACTTTGAGCAACACTTGAAATTGAGTTACGTACACAATCTTGTTGCCTCCAGATAAAATAGTTCTCAACTTCAACATCCATTGGAATTGTAAAAGTGCGTGCATCAAAATCAGCAAGTTTAATTAAATCAATAACATCAGGAGTTAAAATATTATTATTATTTATACATCTTCTACTTATCCTCAATTGATTAAATTTACTTGCAGCAAGACTTGATGAAATACTTACAATTTTCTGAATATTTCCATCAAACCAAGCATCAGTGCCAATTTTTTCGAAATCTGTAACAAGAATTGAAATCTCGTCAGATTGAACATAAGCGAATTTAGCACCCTGAATATTTTTACAAAGGTAACATGCAGTTTCATTCATATCTTCGATCAAATCATCATCAAATGGTCTTACACAACCTTTTGTGTATGTATGAAATGCTTTCCCATCTATACGAATAATTGTATATGTTCTACGAGGTAAAAGGATTCTTGTCCTATTCTCGTAATTTTTTTTCATTCTATCACCTAATTCGTCTTTCATTTTTATTTTAGTAATTTATTTAATATAATACCATTTTCTGCGTAGAAATCTGATAATTCATAACCACGTTTTTTACAACCAACTTCAATTAGTTTATCTTGAGCAGCTTCACCATCATACCAACCAGTTTTACTTTTGGCTGATCTTACAATACTTCTTCTTTCTTTATGTGTCATTAACATTTATTCTTTTTCATTATAATCATTATGGTAACACTCCTAAAAAATATTAATTTTCCACTTTTTCTTTTTTCTTTTTATCGTCCCAAAATTTTTCACTATTTTCGAAAAATATTTCAGAGAAAATTATTAAACCATCTTTAATTGTTTTCATTGATTTATTTTTTCTTTCAAAAACTTTGGAAGCATGAGTTAATCTGTTTTGTAGTGAAATAAATCTCTTATTCTTAGCTTCAATTTCTTGTTCTAAGTCAACAATTTTTAGTCTTAATTTATTAATTTCTTTTTTTTGTAATTCAACAATTGTTGGAGAATTATTTTCTTTTCTTAGAACAACAGTATCATTTTCAAATTCAATTGAACTTTGTGTATCAATATTACTTGATTCATTTGCTTTTTTTTGTTTTAGTTTTTCACATGAAATACGTTTCACATTATAAACATGAGTATGTAATTCATTAGCAACTTTAAGTAATTCATTTTCATTTGATAAATCTGCACCTATCCATTTATAATATTTAACACCATCAATTACTTTTTCATGTAGTAATTCTTTTCTTAAAAATAATTTAAGAGAATAATCATCTGCAATTTTATGTTTTTTTGTTAACAAAATACCATCTGGTTTAAAAATAACATCCCTAAGAACTAAGGATTCATTTTTTGTAACATTAAAAACATCTAATAAGAATAATTCGACTTTTTTTGTCGTACTTTTACGTTTACTACTTTTAACTGTTCTCATTTTATTTTGTTTTATGTTAATCTTTCCAAGTTGTTTTTGGTAAATATTTATCGTATGATTCTTTCTTACCTATCGCACTGTTAACTGCATTCCAATCATCATCACTTAAACCTTTTTTCCAACCATCCCAGAACCGATACCATTTCCAATAATCACCATTTTCTGAATCTTTAGCGGATTCTGGGTCAACACCAAATCGCATTAAGTTATCAACAGCAAATTGTTGAAGTTCCCTAACATTTGTAACATCAGCAGAAATTGCTTCATGTGATTCTACTGGGATTCTACCATTAGCCATATCATGAGTCATTCTCCAAATAAATGCACCACATTCATCAATTAAAAAATACGTATCAATTTCATTCGATTCAAGTATTTTAGTTTTTTCTTTTTCTTCAATCATTTTAATTTATTTTAAAGATTATACACGTTATCATCTAAATATTTAAACCAGAATACTCTAGCTTTTGCTGAAATAGCTGAACCAATTTTCTTAGGGTCAATACCACTTTCAACCATAGTATCACTTTCCTCTTTAATTACATCATGATAAACCCATCTAAGATAATCACCAGTAGTTGTTTCATCAATTGGTTTACCTAATTCTTTCATTTTATCAACACCCTGTGACATTCTGTTCTCAGTTACAGCGTATTCAATAAATTCCTGAATATTTTTTATTGCTTCAACATCAACAGTTACTAATTTTTTTATTTTACTACTTTGATGTTTTTCACCTTTAACCTTAAAAACATATTTAACATCATTATTGATATATTCCCAAACAATTCCTTCTCCCCTTCCTTCAATTCCAAAATATTTTGCAACTGGACATTCATTTTCAACTTGAAGCATTAATTCAATTAAATCATTTTGAATAAGTTGTGGGTTATTAAAATCAATAACCATTTCAAATGTTCCAAATTGAAGTATGTTGAAAATTCTTTCATCTTCACTAATTAATTGCGGGAATTCATCAATATTATGATAAACATCATCAATTCTAATAGCAAAAATAACAAGCATTTTAGGTAGATGTGTAATTCCTACTTTTTTCTGAATACTACTTCCACACCATTCACCATAAATTCCACATGATTCATTAAATTCAATACCATCAAATAGCTTTTTATAATCTTTTGCTAACATTTCTTTAGCAAAATCATAATTATCATCATCAGGTAAATCATTAATATCAATAACTCTTTCCCTTGTTTGGAAATCATAACGTTCAATATTACCATCAGAATCTTTCCAAGCTACAATCCCTGAATTAGTACCATGTAACTTTACTGTTCCTCTAAACCTAAGTGTTGGGTATGGCGTATCATGTTTAAATCTTGCCTTATTATTTTCATCCCTACCACAATAATCATGACGTTCTCTAACTGATTTAATGGTATTTCTAAATTGACCTATATCTGTATAACTTTTCATTTATAATTTTTCAAATAAATTTAATTCTTTTTTTACTGAATTTGGGTAATTCACAAATTCCTTTTCACCCATATCGTTAATTATTCTACTATAAGTTTCATCATCACAAAAAACTAATTTTGGAGTATCATACCTCCAATAACATTCTGATGAACCACCACTAGATTTTTCAATTGGTTCTTTCATTCCTTCAACTGTTTTACCTATCATAAAACCATCAGGTCTTTGACCAAACTCATACTCAGTGCAATAACTAATGTAAATTGGATTATTCATAACTTTTTATTTATTATACGTAATTAATAATATTTTGTTACAATATTAATTATTTAATTGTTTTTTATGCTTTTGTCTTTCCTTATCTTTCAATATTTTTCCGTTCCTTCCTAAATGATATTTATAACATTTTTTACATTTATATGGAACAACTTTATGAATTACATGGTCTTTAGAATTAATGATTTTAGCAACTTCAATTGCTTCATCTTGTGTATCATAACTCTTTTTTTGTCGATATATAGGTTTCCCATCTTCATATCTCTCAACTCTACTACAATCCATTGGTTTATTTCTTTTTTAATCTAAAACTTTTATTTTGTTTCTTAGCTCTTAACTTCCAAGCTAATATAATTTCTTTACCAATTTTTTCTGCCATATGTTGAGCATTTACACAATATGGTAAACATTTATGTTCAATATCCTTCCCATTAGCAGTTGCAGTGGCATAATAAACATTTTGACCAGCATCAATTAAACCTTCATTTTTATGGAGTTTAGCTTCTACAATCAATTCTTTAGCTTCTCTATCGATTGTATACTTCTGTTTATATGCACCTTTAAATACCATTATGTTAATAACTTTGATGCGTTTTCAATTAGTTTAATCTGTTCAAATGTATCTGCAACAGTCTTATCATCTCTAAGCACTTTAAATACTGGATGAAACATTGAGAACTCACCTTTTGAATTATGTGATATCCCACATGATTTAACTTCTACAATGGTATTTAATAATGAATCTTGATTTTCTTCAATCAACTTCATAGTGTATTCATCAATTCCTGTTGGTTTTGATTTAAGTTTACCACATTCGGAAATACATGTTAATGATGAAACCACCTCTGAGTTTTTACCAGTGCCATAATTAAAACCAATAATTTTTAAATCAACATTGATTTCAAGTTTCATTTTAATTTGCCATTTATCTTTCCCATCTTTCCATACTCCTTCAATATCTTTAAGAATTGTACCTTCAAGACCACTACTTAATGCTTCTTGGAAATGTTCAACAGCTTCACCATATGAATAAACTAATTTACTTTCAACAATACGTATATTTTTACAACCACTATCATTGATAATTTTAATCAATAAATCACGCCTATCATCATACTTTACTGTGCTTTTAATTTTACTACCTTTTAAGAAATATTCTTCAATTTCTATCCTATCCCACACAGTATAAGCGATTCTTTTAACAAAAGATTGATAATCACCATGTTTCTTAGTAAAGTTTGCTATTTTTTTATTTGTTTCAGCTTCGGTACGTTTTTTCCTTTTTCCTTCAATATCAACAATTGAAGCTATAATGCCATTTGCTACTAAACGACTTGGTTCACCATCAATAGTTAATTCACCATTGAATACACCATCAGATAATTGTGCTAATTCTTTAAGGAATGTAGCATCACCTACAGGTGTTTCTTCTCCTTGTCTTGTAACCAATTGAACTTGACCATTTTGTATAATTGCGTTTTGATAACGACCATCCATTTTAATATCTGAACGAACTGCTCTACCATTTTTAAATAAATTCCTAGCTAATTCTTCGGTAAATGGTTTAGCACCCATATATGGTGTCTTTTCAATTAGTTCAGGGAAAATTTTATTAATATTACTAGTACCCATTCCAATTTTACAATCTTTTTCAATAATGCGTTCAATAATATATGCATCATCAGACTCACAACACATTAGAATCTCTCTAAGATGCTTAATTGCTTCATGACCAGTAACTGATCTTTTAGTTAATAGTTCTAAACCATTTAACGCACCTGCTAATGGATGGGAATGTGTTTCCAATCTACTATATTCAGGAATTTGTTTTATGTAGAATTTAACTCTAGGTGAGTTGGCTAAATATAGAACACGTTTTAAAAGTTCATTATCCTTATACTTTGAAAGTATATTCATTTTTTCATTAGTGCTTGATTCAGTAGCAATTTCATCAAAAATTTGTTTTATCATTATAGTTGTTTTATTTATTATACGAAATTATTAAAAAAATGTTACATTAAATGTTTTTAATATATGATTTAAACCAACGATAAAACATGAATGGTAAGATTCTATGGTCAGCAAAACCATAAAGACCACATGAAAAGAAGTCATGACATTCGATAACAAAATTTCTATCGTCATGAATTCCAATATCCAATGTATATGCAACTGGTGCTGATTTATATGCTTTAATCATGTTTTCAATATCTTCAACACATGGAAACATTTTAAAATCTCCACTATAATATTGCATACCGACCAATTCACCCATATAAACGAAACAACGCCACTCGCTTTCAATGTCGATTAATTCTGATAGTTGATAGTTTCCAGCAGGTATTTTAGGTATATCACCAATAACTTTTAAATGAATTTCTTCGGTAAGTCCTTTAATTTTATCATTACTTTTAAGAAAAAATTTACCAATTTCATTTTCCAAATCCATGTGGTTAATATTTTTTATGTCACGACAAGCATAGCTGAATAATTCTTCTGGAATATTAATGGGTTTTGGTTTAACACAATGAAATTGATTAAGAAATGCTAAAACAAATTCAACACTACCAATCGGCACATAGTTAATATGAAATTCTTTAAATTCGAAATCACCATTATAATGACAATTCAAATATTTAACACTACATTTGGAATCATTATTAACGTTTACCCAATTAAAATATTCGATTGACTTTAATAAAGTAAAACTAAAATCATGTTGGACTTTTCCATCAATTTTTTGTATTAAAAATTTCATAGTTTTCAATATATTAACATTAATTTATTACAAAACTAATTAAAATATTTAAAAGGTCAAATATTTCTCAAAAACAATTACTTGTATTTATGAATCATTAATCATATCTTTGTTTCAAATTTTAAATAAAAACAAATGGAAAATAGAAATTTAGGTCATCTTATGCTAGACCTTGAAACAATGGGAAATAAGAGTAATGCTGCTATTGTTTCAATCGGTGCTGTTGAATTTGATATTAACACTGGAGAAATAGGTAAAAAGTTTTACGAAAGAGTTGATTTACAATCAGCACTCGATGTTGGTCTTAAAATTGATGCAAGCACTCTTTTATGGTGGTTACAACAAAATGAGAAAGCACGTAATGAACTCTGTAAAAGTGGTTTAAATATTTCAATAGCACTATTACGTTTAGAGAAATTCATGAAATCTCTTGGGAATTTCTTTATTTGGGGTAGAGGTGTGAGATTTGATATTGGGTTAATTGAAAATGCTTATGTTGCCGTTGGTTCTCATGAAATGCCTTGGAATTTCAGAAATGAAAGAGATGTTCGTACTCTTGAAGCACTAGCACCTGAAATCAAAAAGAATTGTATTTTTACTGGTGTTGAACACAATCCGATTGATGATAGTGTTTATCAAATTAAATACTGTACAGCAATATGGAAAAAATTATACAACATAAAATAGTATGGTAAACTGGCAAGAAGAATTAAAAAAATACACAGCAAAAAACATTAAAGCCAAATTAGGTGTAGATGTTTCAACTGAACAGATTGAAAATATTACCATTAGTATTGATGATTTAGATTTACCTAATCTTGAAAACAAAGATTTATCAATGATATATGCTTTTGCTATCATGGATGAAAATTTCGAACAAGCAAACATAATATTAAATGAGTTAAAAAATAGAAATTGTTCAGTAAGAATTGACACTAATGATGTCGAAAAGTCAGCAATTATTGCCTTATTTAAAATTTCCGAACCAAATATTGTTTTATATGACATAAAAATGAAGATTTTACTTGATGGAATGATAATTGATTTCGAAAAACAAAATTTTTAAAAATAAACAATAAAATAAAAAGATAAAAATGGAAAATTTAACAATAGAAAGTTTTAAAGAAAAAGTATTTGATTATAGTGATAATAAAGAGTGGAAATTTATCGGTAACAAACCAACTGTTATTGATTTTTATGCAGATTGGTGTGCGCCGTGTAAAACAATTACGCCTATTCTTGAAGAATTAGATGTGGAATTAGAAAATGTTGATTTTTTTAAAGTCGATATTGAAGCACAAAGTGAACTAGCTCAAGTATTTCAAATTAGAAGTATTCCTTCAATACTATTTATCCCAATAGATGATAAACCACAAATGGCAATGGGTAGTCAAACAAAAGAAACATATATTAATATAATGAAAGACACATTTAAATTGGAATTAATCGGGTAAATTTTGTAACAATTAATTCTGGGATTCGTATAATGAAATAAAAAGATGGCTAAGAAAAATAAAATAACACCAGAAGAACAAGCGAATTTCCTGCTAAAAAGTAGTATTAAAGACATCGAAGAAAGAATCTCATTTGGTCAAATTTCAGACCCAACGAGATTCTTTTCTATTGGTGACCGTGTGCATTATGGTGCTCACAAAGAAGTCTATGTAGAAGAAATTCATCGTAATGGAATGTATTATACGCTACGTTGTAAAAATGTTCAACGTACTAGAGAAGTTAAACGACAGGATGAATTACAGATTGTTGCATGGCATGACACATTTTTATATAATGCACATAAACAAACTTCCTTTAAAAAAGAAGAATTATATAGAATAACACAATCTAATTCTAGTATTGATTCTTTATTATGTATGGTATATAATTCTGGTGTTGATTTTGATGTAGAATACCAAAGAGATCATGTTTGGGAAATTTCTGATAAAGAAAATCTTATTGATAGTATTTTTAATAATATTGATATTGGTAAATTTGTATTTGTTCAACGTAGTTTTAGTGTAAATGAAAAACAATATGAAATTATTGATGGAAAACAAAGATTAACAGCTATTTGTGAATTCTATGAAGATAGATTCCAATATAAAGGTTATTATTTTTCAGAATTATCATTTGCTGATAAAAATAAATTTGAAGGTCATAGTATTTCTTATGGTTATTTAACTGAACCAACCAAAACAATGATTTATGATGCATTTATTAAATTAAACACATGTGGGAAACCAATGGATATTAAACACATCAAAAAAGTAAATAAGTTATTAATGATAGAATTAAATAAAAATAAATAAATGGGAAGATACGTAAAAGAAAATTCAAGAATCAATGTACAGTTTATTGATTCTGACACCGAAGAAGTGTTATTAGAAATAAATAATAGGAATCATTTAGATGTTGGTGAAATTTTTCCATCTAGTACTGTTAATGGAATTCTACAAAGAGAATTAGAAAAGAAAGGAAAAGAATTACCAGAAAATATTATGGTAATAGCAGTAAGTGAATATAAATTAAATGATTAAGGCTGTACCATTTATTGAAACAATAGGTTGTGATAGATTCAAGAAATTTATTTCACAACCATTTAAATTATCTATGTTATGTCAATTAGATGATACTGATAAACCAGTATTTTCACAATGGCGACATAAAAATATGGGTTCTTGGGATAAATTTACTAATGATGATAATATTGTTCTTGAATTTTATTCAAATCAATATGATATAATACTACCTAAATGTAAAATGAGTATTATGTCTATTCCACAAACATTAGATGAATTTGTTTGTGATATGAAAAGGTACAATGTGCAACTATTTTGGGACGATATAATCGATTTAAAGTTTGAACCTAAAGAATACCTTCATAAGGACGAGATAAGTGCTTATTTCATTAATTTATTGGGTCAAATGGATAAATCTAAAGAATTACGATTATGAATACAGAGGATATAAAATTTTGGGATAAGATTTCAACTAAAACTACATTATATCATAAAAATTTTGATATGGTAGTTCCTAGTGATAATATTGTGAGTGAATATGATGGGAATATTTCTAAATTAAGAATAGAAGAACATAAGCGACCATTAATAATGGGAGAATTCACATTTTCGGTTTGGAATATCAATATGTCTAAGATACAAAACACTGATGTTTATGATATGATTAAGAAATATTCAAATGAAGACACATATTTTGAATTTAATAAAATTCTTAATAATACAAATTTTGATTATACTAAATACAAAAAAATCATATTCATTCATTCGTTAATTATTAAACCAGAATTTAGAAAATCTGGTGTTACCGAAGAATTTGTTGAATTTATATATAGAAACTTCTATGATAAAGATAACATTATTTTCGCATTGGTTAAACCTATACAAGACAATAAACTCAACTGTGTATTTTATTCAAATGAGAAAATGATTAGATATGTTACATATGATGAAAATGGTAGAATCCAACACAAAAAAACATCTGCGTTTAAATTCTATTCATTAGATAAAGAATATGAAAAAACAGATTCTGAGATGAATGAATATAAGTTATTTTCAGTTGCAAGTAAATGTGGGTTTACTAGAATCGATGATACATTTTTATTCAAATTTGAACCAGAAAAAACAATAAAAAGACTATTTAATAAAACAAAGATAAATAATTTAGTAATTTAAATAATAAATATGAAAAGAATAATAACAATATTATTAATATTATTAACATCATTAAATGTTACTAGTAATAATTATGAAAACATTATATCTAAAATTGAAGAAGAATCTGATGTTAAAATCCCTAAACACAGTAATATTGATGACATCATTTACATGTATAATACAGCAAATGAGCTTGAAATACCTATAAGAATTGCATTTAGATTAGTCTTTCGAGAATCATCATTTATTGCTGAACATGAAAATGAACAAGGTTATATGCAAGTAATCCCAACTACATTTAATTCTTATTATGAAAAACTTAATTTAACTAATTTAGATAGTTTAAATAGTGAACAAATTAATATATTAATTGGGATGACCTATTTAAAAGAAATGCATAATTATTGGGAAGATAAACAATTTTATTGGAAAAATAAATATGATAAAGAAAATTTATGGGTTAGTTGGGATTCATGGAAGTTTGCTGTTGCTTCTTATAATGGTGGAAAAAATAGGGTAATTGATTGTATAAAATTTGGTTATTTACCCGAATCAAAATTAAGAATTTATTACATTAATTTTATTATAAAAAAGAAAGAAAAAAATGCAGACAAAAATTAGAACAGCACATGAAGAAGATTATAGACAAAGCGATAATAAGACTAAAACTATTGGTGTTTTAGAAAATTATTCAGTAGGTAGTGATAAATTCTGGAAAGAGAGTTTTGTTTATGTCTATAATGATGGAATGTATATCTTTTTTGATAGTATTATCAACATGTTTGATTACTTATTATATGGAAGTGATAAAATGAATAGAGCATACATGGAAGAAGTTGAATTCGATAAATATTATGATGCTGAAACAATTGATGATATTTTCAAAGAAAAGTTAGAATGGGTTAACTAATAAAAAAAGGTGTGAAAAATTTCACACCTTTTTTTATTTATCTTTTTCTTTTAATTCTTTAAAATATTCTTCCCATGTTATTCCACATAAACGTTGATATTCTTTAGTTGAATCAATCAATTCATTAATTGAATAACCCGAAGCAACACAAGATTCTTGCACATAATCAAAATCAAATCTTTCACCATCATTATTAATCCATTCACCCTCGTCTTGTTTAGTGTTTCGATTAAACCCAATTATGAGAAACATTTTCCCCTCTTTTAATGGTTTACTTATTCTAGCAGTATCACATTTCACATAATTCATACATTCTTTAGCTAAATCACTTAAAGAATTATCTATATTTATTCTTGATATAGTCATAATATTAATAATGTCTTAATTCATTCATTAACTGAATCACAAAGTTAGTTTGTGTTGCTGATTGTAATGAAATATAATCTAATGTTTCTTTTTCTTTTTTATTAATATTATTCCAATAATATTGAGATAATTCATCATTAGGCAACAATTCCACAGTTCTTTTAAGTCCTAGATAATCTGATATTAACATCAATGAGGTATTATCAAAACCATTAAATTTCCAAACATTAACGATATCAATTAAACCAGATTCCCAAGGTTTAATATCTAAACCTCTTTTTAAAATTAAAGGTAATTTATCTATTAATACAAAATTACTTCGTAATGCTGCAAATCTTTTAATTAATAATGGAATATCATAGCTAATAATATTATGACCACATAAAGGTGGGAAGAAATGTGGTGTTGATTTAACTGCTGAACTTGATAAATAAGTTAATTCAGTCATAAATGTTTCAATAACTAATGCTTCATTCATATTAACAATCTTCTTAAATTCCCTTTTAAGTTGACCATCTTCGGTATATAATGTTGCATATGTTATTGCTATAATTTTACAAAATTCATGATGTTTAACAGCTTTTGTTAAATAAGTAAATTCCATTTCATCTTCACTATTTAATGTGTCCGAAGAAACATTAAATTTTCTTTTTGATATTTCCAACCATTGTTTATACATTGGTTCATCATTTGCTTTAAGGTCAGCAAGTGTTGGATGTTGTAATACTGCTTTCACATTAAAGAACATCATTTCATAAATGCTACCCTTATTAAAAACTTCTTCGAATAATGCCATTATTTTTTTATTTAAATTATTAGTGTATAAATTAAAGAATTATTTTTTATTTAAACAAATAATTGATAGAGAAAGTTGAAGAATCTTCCAATTAGTGATAATTTCTCAGCTTTTAATTCTTCATAGATATTTTTTACATCCTCAAAACTATATGATTTAAGTTTATTTTCTGTATATTGTCTTGATGAATTTTTTAAAATATATTCAATATATTCGTTTTTGATTGGTTCTTTTAATCGCTTCTTTTCATCAATTTCCAATAAATATGTTTCACCCATTTCCTCAATGTCTAAATGAGTTTTATTTTTTCTTCTTTCAACATCATCATTTAAATGTTTCAAAAATTCGTCATAATTATTGTTATCATCATCACTATCAATTGATAATATGTTTTTCTTGTCTACCAATTATTTGTCTTTTGTTGTAGTTTTTTCTTCGTTTGTTATTGTAATAGTTTCTTTTGGTGGTAGATTATCTTGTTTTTTTGGTGGTCTACCCCTTCTTTTCTTTTCTTTATTTTCACCTAAATCTTTGAATGAATTTTCTTTTAGTTTATCAAGTTCTTCATAAAAACTCTTTGCTTCATTTTCTAAAACATTTTTCATTTCATTCATTTTATCAGTAAACTCTTTTTCTTTTATTGCTATTTTTTCATTTGTCATAATAATTAATTCAACAAAATGAAATAATTCATCAACAATTATTTTATCGTTTTTCGGTGATATTTTAATTATTTTTCCAGCATCGAATTCATTAAGTATTTCACACTTAATATCATCATTCTCACTAAATACCCAATTATTAGGAATTCCTACTTCAAGATCATATCTTCCATTAACTGTGTCCCTAGTCATTCTCATTACATACCCACTTGTAGGTTTTAATGCATTATCGATTATATTACTCATTTTATTATATATGTTAAAAATATTGATAAAGAAATTATTGTTATTATTTTTTCAATATTGGTTTGTTTAAAACGATCATCAGTTTTTAATCTAATTCTACCATAAAGCTTCATTAATAAATCACCAAATACCAACAATAAATATATTATTGATGCTATGAATAAGAATTGATATATTTCATCTATTATTACCATATTATTTTTCCTCTTTTTCTTGTTTAGGTTTTGGTTCTCTGAAATATTGTTCCAGAAGACCTAATTTAATGTTTATTAACGCAATATTAGTTAATACTACATCCATTAAATCAATTTTCTTTTTATATTCAATGTGTGGTTCTTCCGAAAGACGAACTAGTTCAAGTTCTTCGAAATATTTATCATTGGTTAGTTTATTTACAATATCGATTTTAAGACTTCCCATATTTTTTTATTTAAGTAAAAATAGTTAAATCTATCAATAGTTGCAAGGTTTTTTACGCAATTTCTAATATATTTTTTTTCGTATTAATTGTTTTATCAAAAATTAAATATATTTCAACCAATATTGATATAATATTCTTATTTTTCTGATTATCAACATTAAATATATTTCTCCAGAATTTTTCATGGAATTCTAGTGATGTCCCATATTTATTATTATATGATTTATAATATTGATGATAGTAATATTTATGATAATATTCTTTAAGTTCTTTATTATTTTTAAAATCAATACCTTCCTTTAAAAATTCATCACATACTTTATTATAACAAAAACTGAAATGATTATATATATCGTCATCAGTATTAATAGATTCATAATCAAGATAATAATGATCTATATAATAAAGTAAATTAATTGAAAAATCTTTAAATGTTTCAACTCTACCCATTAATAATACATATTGTTGAGTATTACTATTCATTAGGTTAATGATTTTAACATTTCAACTAATTCTTTTTGTGGGTGTATGTCACTTTTATCTTTTCTAAATGATGTATGTGACCACACACCAGCTTTTCCAGATAATGCATCTTGTGATAATCTAAACATATCATGATTATATTTTAATGGTATTTTATATTTTTCACCCCAAAATACTAATAATTGACGAACTGATTCAATTTGAGCATCAGTATATTTTTCATATCCATAAAAACCTCTAAATTTATTTGGGTATTCTACAACATTTTTAATTGGTTTTACTTTTGTGTTGGCTACCATCTTCCTTAAACTAGTATCCCACTTTGCTGGATACCATTTACCTTTTAACTCAACTAAACCACCCCAAGCATCAATTTCAATACCAATACTACCTTCATTTAATGCTTTACTATTTGATGTTTTAGTTCCTAAATGATATGCCCAATATTTACTTGAAAAGCATTGGTATATTTTACCATCCCAACCAATAATAATTGCTGTTCCAACTCTTGCTTTTGTTTTTCTCCACCACGAAATATCACCATTAACACCTAGTCCACTAACTGTATGATGTAATACAATTTGTTTTTTATTTGTTTGTCGTCTAATATATTGATTTATTGGAAAATCGACAACTTTAATTTCTTTAAGATTTAATTTCTTTAAGATTACTCTCTCTTTTGTTTTTATATTATCAGCATATTTAACACTATCATTAAACAAACCCATTGAACATTTATTAGTACTAATCATAACTCATTTTTTTTATAAATACTTAGTATACAAAAAATGGAATGTTATAATAACATTCCATTTTTAATATGTCTTTAATGATTTATGATGCGTATAAAATAACTAAATTATCATATTCATCTTTATCAATATCTAATTCTCCACAAATCTTTTTTATTCTTAGATAATTTAATATTATTATACTTAACACATATGATGATAACCCAAACAATGTTACATTATATATAATACATGGAATTACCAATATTGAATTAATTATATTAATTAAACTACCCAACATTAATATAGCAAGAATTGCGTAAATGATATTATTCTTTATTTTCTCACTATCCGATAATATTGTTTTTGATAAACATTTAAAACCAAATTTAACCCACTTTGATTGTGGATATTTATTACTTGCATCAATAAATTGAATTTTTGTAATTCCAGTAATTTCACTCATAATTAAAACCCTCTATTTTTTTTAATGTTATTAGTATCCACAAAATTATCTGGTTTATAACCAAGTAAATGTTTCATTTTATTAACTTCTTCATTAATAATTGGTTTTGATGTTTCTTCATTTTCATTTAAACTTACAGTTGGATTCTTTGTTGCAAAAATAGCTTTTCCATCTGTGTAGAATTTATGTGAACCAATTGCTGCTGAAACTGTTTCATTTACTTTAACTTTATTGTTTTCAGTTTTTCTATTATATGTATTACCTAAACCAGTAAAATCTAACTCAAACAAATCATCAGTTTTATCAATGTCAACCATTTTTACCTCATTCAATGTAAATTCAATAAGTTTTCTTTTATTTAGAATATTATGGAATCTACCAGTAATCATTGATTCACCTAATCCTTCTCTTTCATTCCATTTTGATTCTTCTTTATTAAACTGTACTTTTTTATCACCAGTTTCCATTGGTTGTGTATCTTTATTATACATAGGTGCTTTACCCCTAAATTTTAATTTTTCTTGTCTTTGTTTATATAGTTCGTCACCCATATCAGCTTTCATTCGTTCTTCAAAACGTTCATCTGGTTTATTATCATAAACCAAATCACCTTGACCTAAACGATACATATCAACTTCATCTTGTTCATCAGTAGTTAAATTACGTTTTGGAACTTCATCACCCTTTTCATTAGTTGAATTACCAACATTCTTTAAAGCAGTCTCTTTATTAATCTTAACAGCTTTTTTCTCAATGTCTTGACCTAATTTTTGTGGGTCTTCACCAACATCTGTTTGTTGATCTTTCCACATCAATTCTTTTTCAGTATCAATAATTTCTTTAGTACCACTATGTTTCAAATCACCTTTAAAATTGGTTTTATTTTCAGCACCTAAACGATCTTTCAATACTAAAGCTGAAGGTTTTCTATCTTCTGACATTTTTTCTAATTTTGCTTGATGAATTGAATATGCATTCAATTCGTTATTTAGTTCTTCTAACATATTTATATTTTCATTCATATCATTTAAACCAGTTTCAACATTACCAGCACTTACTGTTCCAACTGGTGCTGCTGAATTAGACATACTTGTTGGATTATCATCAATCATTGATGATTCGGTTTCATTTATATTCATAGCTTCTCTCCATTTTTCATAATTATATACAATATCTTGTCCAAATCTATAAACACCAATATCAGTTTTTCCATCTGGATATTTAGCATTCACAAATTGCCATTTATTACCACCTAATTCAAAAGGGTCTTCACCATTTCTATCAGATACATATTCAACAGCATCATGCACACTTAATTCATTTAAGACTTTACCTTCTGATGAATTTTCATTCAATTCTTTTCCGTTTTCAAAACTAATGATTGTAGTATCTTCATCATACCAATCTGAAACATTAAAATTATTATCGGAAACTTGATTAACATGTTGAGCCACACCTTCTTCCTTACTAATGCGTTGTGCTTCAAATTTTGCTTGTTCTAAACTACTTTCATTAACCTTTTCTGGTTTTCCTTTATGTTTTGTTGATGCAAAATCTTTAACATCACTTTGTGACATAGAATCAGCAGCATTAGAAACGCTATCACCAACTTCATCTGGACTTAAATCACCTTTTTGAACAGCATGAACCATACCCATAAAACGTTGTTGTGATTTTGATTTAGCTTTTTCATTTAAATCATTAGGTAATTTACCATGTTGAACAAATAGTTCATATGCAATACTTTCAGGAACTACATAATTGTCAAATCTTTTTTTAATTAACGATTCCTGTGAAGATAAAAGATTTGTTACTTCCTCATTACTCATTTTATAAGTGTCTTCCAATATATTCCAAATATTCGCAACAAAATCATCAAATTTAGAAAAATGATTATTTAAATTTGGATTAATTGTTCCTTCTTCAACATGCTGTCCATTAATTGTTCCTGCTTGTATGTCGTTTTTTATGATTTTCTGATTTGTTGGATTCATATTATCAACATTTCCATAGGCATCACTATTATTCAACACAAAATCAGCATCGGTTTGTTCATTTAATTCATCAACGTATTTTTCAAATCCAGTTGATTCAGTTAAATAATCAGTTTCTTGAATTATTTTACCACCATCCCATATAGGTTTACTCATTACTGGTGCTTTTTTTCCTTTCATTATATCACCATCTCCCCAAGCAGCAGGACCAACATACGCACCACTTGATGCTGATGTTGTTGTTTCATCAACTTGTTTATTATAACCTAATGCAGGTGCAAATGCTCCAGCACCACCACCTCCAGCACTAGTTGTTTCATTGGTATTATTTAACACCTCTAAGTTATATCCTAGACCTTCAAGTTCGTTTTTTAAATTTTGATATTCTTCAGGTAATGCATTTCTACATTCAGCAGCATAATTTGGGTCAATAGCAGAATGTTGTCCAATATGTGCATATCCAGTTTTATATTTACCACTAATATCATGATTTTCTTCTGGAAAATAAGCAAACACATCATCATCATTTGGATGAATTAAAAACATTACTTTAGTTATTTGCTCACTATTTTCATCGACATTTGATTTTGGTTGATTTGCCATTTTTTTAATTCCAGTTTTTTTCAATTGATTTATACCGCTTTTATCCCTTCTTTTCTTTTCTTTCGGTATTGCCATTTTATATTTTTGTAGATACTTTGGACTATTTAAAACATAATCATTAAATATCATATTTTGAATAGTCTCATTATAATGGTAACCATATTTTTCTTCACCATTTTCAGCCATTTCTTCATAAACAGATGATAATTTTGGGTCAGAGAATACTAATGACTCCATTTTAGCTAAACTAAAAATTTTCTTTTTTAATGATTGTTCTTTTTCATTTAACATACCAGCTTCATTTAAATTAAGACCATTAATATTCATAGTTTTATTAAAGTCTTTATCAAACTTTTTAGCTTGGTCGCTAACTGGTTTTCTAAACGTTGGTTTCATTGTTGTATCTTCGTTCATTTTATTTAATATCAGCTTTCCAGAATTCTTTCTTCATCCACAATAATTTATATACAGAATCTAAAGCATTTTTCATTGTACTAATTAGCTCACCTCTTGACTGGCTATTAGAATTATGTAAAATTTTCTTCATTTCTTTATCCAAGGAATCGTTAACTAATTTTTTTATTTCACTATTAACAATTGCTTTAACTTCGTTTTTATCCATGTTAAGTACATTCTGTTGGTAATAAATACTTAGTACACTCAAAAAAATAAAAAACTATCATTATAATTTAACAACTGTTTTATTTATTGTGTTAAAATGATATAACTTCCAATACCTAATGCACCACCAACACCAATGTAGACCAATTTTTGACTATTTCTATCAAAAAAACTTGTAAATTTTTGCCAACCAGTTGGATTCACTAATTCCTTCTTTAAATTAGGGATTGCATAACTATCAATATTGGTTGTCTTATAAAAACCATTTGAATTAGAAACACTAAAAGAGATTGGATAACCTTTTTTCTTCTCATTATTCCAATGAAAATCAACGAATTGTTCATTTGGAAAATAAAGAGAATCAACAAATAAAGTTGGTTTGACTAATGGATTTACAGGTAATACATTCCCTATTGTTAAACTATAATTCACATTATAATTAATATCATTAATGGTGTTTTCATATTTATCTGAAAAGACAATTAATTTAGATGTGGTATCAACAACTGTTTCACCAACATGTGATAATGAATCAACAACTATTTTTGTTTGAAGTAATGCTGCTGCTATTACTTCTTTTTCTTTTTTTATTTTCTCCTTTTCTTTTTCAACATTAAGAACTCTTGCCATCAATTCTTTTTGTGATTTAGTAAGTTGTACCTTATCTTTTTCCAACTCACTAATTGATGTCTGTATAGTTAGTTTCTCCGAGACCCATTCATTTTTTTCGTTTTTATAGCTTGAAACACTATCGACTAATGCGTTTTTTAAATTTTCCTCACTAACTAATTTATCCTCTAATTTATTGATTTTATTTTTTTGCAACCCAAATCCACCACCTAATACGATGAAAACAACTACACCTATTAATATAATTGTCCCTAGATTAATATTTAATTTTATGTTTCCCATTTTTTGTATTTTTTTATAAATACTTATAAAAAAGGAAACGGTTACAATTGATATTCAATTGATTATTATTGTTGAACCATATTATTTCTCCAGAACTTATAGAAAATATCGTAATATTCTTCAAGTTTTTTTATAATTAAATCATTTTCTGGATTATCAGGTGAAAAATCTTCAGAATAATCAAAAACTACATTACTAGTATCTTCATTTGGTGTAACAGTATATACAAATTTAATAATTCCATCAACAGTCCCACCCCAAAATACTAAATTATCGTAAACTTCTAATTCAACGAATTTTAAATTCACATTCATTTCCTTAAAAAAGTTTAACATTTTTTGTTCTTCTTCTGTTTGGTCAAACACCGTTTTTTTATTTTCACCAGTGTCTTCATTTAAATTACGTGTGATTTTCATCATATCACGCATATTTAAATCATTTTTTGGTGTATCAGGTGTATTAAATTCAGTAGTATCGTATGTACCTTCACGCATTCTTTTAAGAAAAACCCTCATTTGGTTTGGTGCGTTTTTTTTATTTAAATTGTTGTTCATGTTTTAGTTTAATTATAAATAGTATTATTCACTAGAATCATTAATCTAGCATTTCATGTCGGTCTTCAACTAATTTTTCAAGTAAATCTTTAAGCCATACCCAACAATTCTTTTCATCAGCATCTGTTATTTCTGCTAGTTTTTTATCTTCCTTAGTCATATCATTATCTTGATATGCAAACCAGTCATAATCTTTTCCAGTGTAATCATCATTTTTTTTGATGATTTTATTACCAACTTCTGCTGGTGGAATAATAACAAAATCATCATTTAATTTTGATTTTGGTTTTTTATCTAAGTCCCAAATAAATTCAGGATTATCTCTAAATCTTTTATTACCATAAAAATAATCATGAGTAAATTCTAATCTAAAATACATTACAGGATATTCCCAATCACCTCCAGCTTTCATTAACTCAGCATTAAATTCATATTTGATTGGTTGATCTTTTCTTAGATTTTCTTTGACATAAAAAGTTTTCTTTTGACCAGAACTATCGTTATTTTCTAAATCAAAATTAATTCTTTGAAATTTTTGTGCTTCAAACACTTTGTCACGCCAAACATCATTAATTATGGTATTATAATTAAATATTTCCACATCTTTATCTTTTTTTATTGCAGAAATTTCTTCATTAATAATTTCTATTATTCTAGTCATGTTAATAAATACTAAATAATTTCATAATTAACTAACAATTAAAAGGTAACTGTCTTACACTCTGTTGAACTACTGAACCTACCTATAGTCCCATTTCTATATTTAACTGTGATTAGAATACCTTTATCTATAATTTGAACTGAATCATCATCCCATTTATTTATCCCAATACACCATAGAACAACAAAATCATTAACATCACAATCTTCCAATTTTTTATACATAAAATTTATTTTATAAATTTAACATTTCATTAAATTCTGTTATACTAATATTTGGGTTAACATCGCCTGATTCCTCAAAATAATTACTTCTAAAAACAATACCTTTAAATTTTATTGTGTCCTTATGATAATTTCTAAACTCAATTAAATTTTCAGCAATCCCAAATTCTTTACAAAGTTTTTTACATAATTCAATTGTACTAGCTATTTGTTCATCAGTATATTTCTCCCAATAATTATAACCCATCCATTTTCGTTTAAGAACATTAGCTTCATCACAACTTTCGTTAATCCAATTAGTATATTTCCCATTCGAACTTTCAATTAGATATCCCATGTTTTCCAAAACAATTGATATGGATTGTTTATCTGATTGTTTGATACTTATAAAATCAGTATAATTTTTTGGGTCATAATGCTGGTAAACCAAACCATTTCTTGTTATAGTAAACGTATTCCATTGTTTAGATTTACCAAAATCTTTATGTTTTAATCTTACTAAATGATTACTATCTTTTCTCAAACTAGACGCTAATATGATTTGTGTTTTATTATGTTTAGTTTTATAATAATTCTTTGATTCAATTTGATGTGTTTTAGTATCTATCTTCATTTTTATTCTTATCGATTTGCTTTAAAATTCATATATATAATTTTGACCATACCCTCAATTAATTTTTTCTTTGCAATTATATGGTCAGCAGTCCAAGCATTATCTACAGTCCAATCTGGTTCTTTGTCACAAAATATACGTTTAATTCCAGCATTAACTATCTGACCTGCACAACGACTACATGGAAACCAATTAACATACATATCACCACCAAATGTTTTTTGTCCTTGTCTTGCTGCATTAACAATTGCGTTTTCTTCAGCATGTAAAACCCATGAATATTTTGCTGGTCTTTCATGTCTTTCTTCTAAATCATCATCACAACCCCTTGGAAATCCATTATACCCCATTGATATTGGGTTTTTATCTGATACGATAACAGCACCAACTTTACTAGAACGATCTTTACTCCATTGTGCAACATGGTCTGCAAGTTGCATAAATCTTAAATCCCATTTATTAGGTTCAAGTTTAAAATTTTTTACTTCTTTAGCCATAATTTTTTTATTTTAGTCTCCATAATGAATTTCTTTTTAATTTATTAGCATTTTCAATCAGTTCCTCAATATCATCTTTATCAACATCAATATCCAAATCTGCCAATTTATCTACTAATAATAAACCTTCTTTAATTAACCTTGCTTTTTCTAATTCATACATAACAATAAATACTTAATTACTCAATAGCAACAGATGAAATTCCATCATCACTCAATTGTACATCTAAAATATAATCAGGTTCAATATTAACTCTATGTTCAATAATTAAAACCTTTTTCATGTTTGATTTAATCAACTGTAGAATTTCAATAAATTCTTCAATACTATCTTCACTTAATTTACCCATTACTTCATCTAATAAGAATATTGATGGTTTTGACTTAACATTAATCTGATTTAATGCAAACTTTAATACAACACTTGAAAATGTTCTTTCTTTACCTGATGCACTAATACAATCAATAATTGCTGTTGGTCTATCGTGATATGCTAATTTAGGTCTTAAATCATCAACATCAAGCCAAATTTTAAATGGTGCAACACTTAATATGTTTTCAAGAGTAACATTTATTTTTGGTAGAATATAATTACTTAACATTTGTCTTGGAATACCATCTCTATGAACACATTTCTTATAAAGGTTCATTACGTTATCACGATATTCTTGTAATTTAAACTCAGCCAATAATAACTCATTATTTTTTATTTTAAGTTGTTTTTCACCTATATTAGTCTTTAAAATAAAAATATTTTCTCTTTCATCAGCTTCATTTCCTTCAAGTATTTCTAATTTCTTTTTAGCTGCCTCAATACCCTTATTAATGTTATTATTTTCTTCAATTTGTTTTAAACTATTATCATAGTTATCAATTTTTTGTTGTAATATGTCAATTTTTAATTCCTCATTCTGTATTTTAGTTGGGATTAAATTTGATTCATCAACATATGTTTTTCTTTTCTCTACATCATTTTTATCATTATTTAATTCACCAATTTCTTTTAAAACTTCTACCATTCCTAGTGAATCCTTTTCAATATTCTCATTAATAATATCAATTTCAGTATTTTTATTATTAATATCTTCAACTAATTTTATTTTCTCAATATTATTGATATTTTTTATAGAGTCTGCAACACCAAACATGTTAGTTTCAATTTCACTAATTTCTTCATTTATACCAGAAATTTCTTCATCAATATGAGTTTGATGTTCTTTTGTTAATTCTTGTCCACATGTTGGACAAGTTTTACTAGTTTTTAAATCATTTATTTTAGTCTTTAATTTAACTATAGAGTCTTTATAATCAGAACCACTCTTTTTGAGAGTAAAAACTTTCCCATTTAAAATCTCAATATTATGTTCAATATCACGAATTTCTTGTTCAATTGATTTTATTTTAAGTTTTAATTCGTGTTCATTTGTCTTGTGAGTATCTTTTTTCTTTGTTAAATCGATTAATCTTTGTTCATCATACGTTTCCTTCAAATTCTCAATACTCACTGTTAAAACGCCTCTACGTGCTTCTAGTTTAAGTATTTCATCATTATGTGATTTAATTGTTTCTTTAGTTTCTTTAATATCTAAATTATATATTTCTGGGTCTATTGTATATAATTTTTTTGTTAAATCTTCAACATATTTTCGACCAATTGTAATTTTTTTCTGAACACCAACTAAAGTAACTGTTTCAATTTCATCCATTTCAGTTTTGGTGATACCAATTTCTTCTTTAAGTGTTTTGTTTTGTTCAGTAACCAATTCAACATTACAAGTTACTCTTGTTTTTTCACTAATTCTTTTTTGATATTTTTTAAATACATCAAGTTTAACATCAAAAATATCTAAGCCACTATCAAATAATAATGAATCAATAAATTCAGCCATATCATTAGACAAAATTTTATTCAATGTATCTGATGTGGTCATAACAATACGCATGAAGTTATTATATGTACCAATAATCCTATTAAGTTTTTCTTGTGTTTTAGCTCGTTTATCACCATCTAATGTTTCAAATGAAGTAGTATCATCCATCACTTCATCAGGACTAGACAATAAATAATAACTTAAAGTTGTTGGTGCACCATTAATTTCACCATCTTTAGAATATTTAATTATTGTTTTCTTTTTAATACCATAATACTCACCATTGGCTTCAATTACTAAATATCCTTCACAAGATTTAGCACCATTTCTATTATTAACAAAACGTTTATCACCAAATTTAGTTCTACTCTCAGTTTCAATAGTTTTTCCGAATAATAAATATGATATTAATTTAATTATTGTTGTTTTTCCTGCTGTATTTATTCCAGTAATTTGAAATAAACCATCCATATCAATCCAATTAATATCAACATCACCATAAGACATAAAATTCTTTCCACCAAACTTAACAATATTCCATTCAATATTGCTGCTTTCATCTAATTCGATTTCATTAAAGATTTCTTCATCAAGAGCAATAACATCCTTAATAACTTCTTCATCAGTACCAATTTTACTCAAATACTCATTAAATATTTCATGTTGTACTGTTTTTTCGGTAATATTTTCTAATGTTACACTTTCATTTATATCAACATCCTCAGTTGCAAGGAATTGATTTTTATGGGAAATAACACAATTTGGATATAATTTTTTAATGTAAGTAGATAAAGACCTTTCACTATCTTTGTTTCTTGATTGTGGTAAAGTATTCCATACAAATCTTACCTTCATATGTTTACTTGGATTATCAATTTCAAAATCCAAATCATCAAAATCTATAAATGGAGTAATGTTCACATTTTTAAATGACCAATCATTTTTTATTGAAACTTCTTCAACTGCTTTTGTTTTGATATTCCATAATAAATATCCATGAAAATTATCATCACCTTCAGCAAAATCTTGAGCGATTAATGAACCACAATATGCTTTAGTTTTATCAGCGAAATATTGTTTTTTATGAATATCACCCAAAAAAGAAAAATCACCAATATAATCAGAAATTTTATAATATGATTTACTTTTCATATCAAACCCAGTTACTGATTTACAACCATTAATTGGGTCATGAAACAAATCTATTAACGTACAATCATTTTCATTTCTATATGCATTTATTTTTTTTCCTTCTTTTGTTTTCCAAGGATTATTTTTCGTATCACCGTGATGCCATACTACCCAAATAATATTATCATCAGTATAAAATCCTGTTTTATCGTAATACACAATATTTGAATTCTTAATCGTATTAACCATTGCTTTAATAGAATCAGTCCTTTTGATATTCTTTTTACGCATATCATGATTACCCCTTGTTATCCTAACTGGAGCAATATCAGCTAATTCATTTAACAACATTGAAATTAATTCAATTTGTTCTGGTTGTAAATCCAGATAATCATTAACTAAATCACCAACAATAACAATCCTATCTGGTTTTTTTTGTTTTAATGATGTTATTAATTTTTTTAACACTTTGGTATATTCCTCGTTTCGAGTAGGTGTCTTACGAACATGTATATCAGCAAGATGTGCTATTTTTATTATACTCATATATGATTTTTTTACAAATATATTAAATTTGAAACAATATATCAATCATTTTTATTTTTTAAATGACTATTAAACTATAATGTCATAATTACAGTTAATTATTTATGTATCTGACGAAATTACATGATTTAATTAATTGGCACGAATATCGTAATATTTTAAATCTAAAAATTATAATAATAAAATTTAAAAATTATGTACAAAAATTCTAAAATTAATTTATTTGATGCCATTATGGGTGATTTAGTTACTGATGATTTTTTCACATTCACAACATTTGACATGCCTAAAACAACTAAACCAGTTCATGACGTAATTGAAAATGATAGTGAATATATTATTGATTTCCATTTGACTGGTATAAAAAAAGATGATGTATCAATTACTGTTGAAAATAATGTTTTATCAATTAAAGCTGAACGTCATATTGATGATGAAATAAAATATACACACAAAGAATCATTTTCTGGTGTTTATGAAAAATCATTTGAACTCCCAGATACAGTTAAAACTGATAAAATTAATGCTACGTTTATTGATGGTATTGTTAGTGTGAAAATCCCAAAAAAATCTGAAAAAAATAAGTCAGGCATTAAAAAGATAAAAATAAATTAAAAAAAGGGGTATTACCCCTTTTTTCTTTTATCTCTTTTATTCTTACAACAATAATTTTTACATACTTCAGGTTTTATTTCATGAATATCACACAAACCATCCACTAAATGTCCACAATCATAATTATAAATGTATCTACCATGTATTATTTTTTCTTTATCAAATAAAGCAATTTCTCTAGCATCTTTTAATTTAAGTAACATCCCATTAGTACAACAATCACTACATTTTTCACATTCCATATTTCTTTTTATTAATCTTCAATTAATTCAGTATAATTTCTTTTAAGTTTGGTTTTTATATAGTTAACCTTATTACTAACAGTACTGCTAGTTAGATTAAACTCTTGTCCAATCTCATTATAATCATACCCTTGTAAATACTTCATGTCTAATAATATGAATTCAGAAGGAGTTAATTTTGTTGATATAAAATTAATTGACTTATCATTTTCGAAATCTGTATTATTCGATGTATAATAATCACTATTAATTGTTTGAGTATCAGACACTAATTCTTCATTAGAATATGATGTAAAGGAAACTTCATCACATCTCCATTTATCAATCATATAATTTTTAGTTATTGATAATACCCATGTTTTAAATTTAGATTTTGTTTCATCAAATTTTTTCAAATTTAAAAACACTTTAATCATTATTTCAGAAATATAATCATCAATATCACCACAATGTGTATACTTACTCCTAATAAAATCACTTACCGTTTTTTTATATTTATTATAAATGATTTTTTGTGCTGCCTGATTTCCATTCAAAATACTTTGAATTAGAATCATATCTTTCGTTTCTTCTTTCATAATATGGTTTCTGTACCTTACTCACAAAATAATCGTCAACAACTAAACCTCTTGCACTATATAAAGACTTAATAACAACATCAATACCTTGCTTCTTTCTTAATTCATCTAAATCATCACTGGTTGGTAATTTAACTATTTTGATTTTTTCTTCATGACCTGCATATATTTTTTCTAAAATATAAAACAATTCAATACTATTTTTATATGCATCTGGGTCTAATAAAACAACAACATCTGGTTTTAATTCTTTTAATTTCATAAATAGTGTTGTTGAAATTGTTTTCCCTAACATTGGAATTATATTAACTGGAAATGATAACATCTCAAAAACTCCTTCAACTAAATAAACTGTAGAATCCCAATTTATTAAACCCTCATTATAAATAATTTTATCTTTATCAGCATCAGGATTAAGATATGGTAATTTTTTCTTTATTTTTTTATCACTTCCATAGTATCTCCCAACAAAATAATTCACATCGCCATCATCATTGAATGATGGAATAATAATTCTTTTAGAATATTTTCCAGTAATACAAAAACCAAGCCGATATTTTAAAATTATTTCTCTTGATATTTTACGGTCATTTACTAAATAATTATATGCTTCAAAATGGTCAGGATTTCCAACTTCCATTTGTGAAAATAATATCATTTCATCTGGAAGTTTGACTTCAAGTTCCTCAATTTCTTCATCTTCATTATTATACACATAATCATCTATTGAACCAACAAACGATTTATATAAAACATAATCACTATATGAACCATATAATCTAATTAATTTCTTTAATGAACCAGAAAATCTAGGTTCATCACATTTCCAACATCTAAAAACTCTTTTTGCTGTATTAATCTCAAGATTATATTTTCCATCAGGGTATGATAATCCATCACGTTCCATACACCTTGGACAATTAACTTGTAATTGTGAACCAGTATTTAAACCGTTAACATCTTCAAAAATGTTTTGAATTATACTATGGTATTCCTGACCTTTAATCATATATGACAAATATAAAAAAAAATAGCTTCAAAAGCAATGTGTTTTGAAGCTATTTTAAAAAGTGTTGAAATTTTAAAACTTTTTATATTGTTCTGTAAATGGAAAGAACAATATCATCTGTTTTAACAGATAGTCAATCTTCACAATATCATGTGGTGTTCTTTCAGGATTTCTACCAGTCATGTTATTTTGTAGTTCATTAAACATTGCTAAAACATTCTCAATTAACGTTTCATTTAATAAATCATTTGGTTTACTATTTTTATTTTGTAACTCTTGATAAATTTTAGTGTAGTCTTCTTTAGATTGACCCAATTCACTTCTGAGTAGTTCAACCTGTTCAGATAATAATCCTACTTGTTCTTCAAGCCATTCTTTACCTTCTGTTTTTCCAGTTACAACATCAGTTTCTGTTTTTCCAGTTATCCCATCTTTATTTGGGATTAAAGAAACTCCTTCTAATAACTTTTCAACAGTTTTTTTAGCTTTAATATCTCTTTTTTCTTCAGGACTTTTAACTTTTTCTATTACCTTTTCAGGTTTTTTTCTTGTTGTGGTTTGTCTTTTGACTTTAGCTTTAGTATTACTACCTTTTCCACCCTTTGCTATATTTGCTAAATTTTTCTTTGCCATAATTATTTATCTATTATTAAATTTGAATTTAAATGCGCAATCAATCCAGTTTCATCATTCCAAATAAATGCTTCACCTGCTTTTGTTGCACCAATAAAACCTTTTTTATGATGCCATTCTTCAGTGCCTGTAAGACTTGATAAATACCTTACTGTAACACCTAAATCTTCATCAGTCATCCTATTTTTATCTAGTGTAACATATTTCATATTTCTTTTACGATGAATATGTCCTAAATGCCATTCATGAAATAATGTTTCACTCCACAATGGTTTTGATTCAATATCGCTTGCCATTAATAATGGTAAACTACTTTCTTTTTCCTCTGAACCATGTGTTATCCCTAGTAATACTTTTCCAAATCGATAATATTTTCTTGGTGATGCACCATTATTTATATTTACCATTTGGTCATTATTAAACCATGCACCTAAAAATTCACCCAAATAATAACTTCGTTCGAAATCATGATTCCCGGGAACTACCATAACATCAACAGGCACACCTGTTTCTTTTAACATATTAATTGCATCAACTAATAAACTACAACCAACCTGAAAAGTTTTTTGCCAACGCAAATCTTCATCTTGTGGAGTTCCTTTTGTTGTTGTGTTTAACATAGTATCACTATTAAAGAAATCACTACCAATTGGAAAGAATATCTTTGAAAATTCAAAACCACTTGCCCTTTCAATCAATTTCTTAATTGTTTTTAAATATCGAGTACGAGCAATTTTCGTATCATAATTTTCACCAGTTTCACCACCCCATGCAAGTTTACCAATATGTAAATCGAATAATGTGACTTCGAAAAGATTATTTTCCTTATTATCTTTTGTTTGTTTAGGTGTATAATATGTGACAGGTGGTTTATAATTCTGAGTCATTTCTTGAAATATCTCACCAATTCCTCTTTCCCTAACTGTCTTAATATCTCGTTCTAATCTTGCTTTAACTTGCCAATTTTGGTATGTTCTAGGTATTAACTCACCACCTTCATTGACTTTCATTGTCACATCCCATTTATTTACCACATGAGACACTGGTTTCCATACTTCGGTATCTACATTAGTTGCTGCTAATAATTGCTCTAAAGTCCTTACATGGTCTTTAGGATAGTTACTACCACCAACCCACTCATACTCTGCTTCATTACCATTTTTTTGATTAAAAGTCTCACGATTACCAACTTTAGGAATATCTCTTGGTTTATTCTTTTCGCCTACCATATTTGAATTAGATGTAGTTGTTGAGACTTTTTTTGTTTTTTTATGTAGATATTCTTCATATGGGATTTGAAACTTATTATAAAGATTCACATCAAGTTCACCTACGTCAAATCGCTGATGAACCATTGCTTTTATATTTTTTACATAAGTGTCGGAAAATCCAGCTTTCACAGAAGCTACTTTTACCGACACATCATTTTCTATAGCAAATCCAATAATTTTAACAGCATTATCAATTCTCTCAAAAATTGTTGTTCTTTTTGTCATTTTATATTGATTAGATTAAATTATTTAATTCTTATTTCATCAAAAATACTACGAAATAATCAAAACCACAAGGTTTTATATAAATACATTACCACTTTTTTTCAATAATACTAAGTTTTCTTCAATTTTTTTACACATTTCGATAAAATTAACTTCAACATCAACAGACAAATCAAACCATTCACCCTCTTTTTTATAATGAGCAAATCTTCTTTTTAATGTTCCCTCAATTTTATAAGCTAAATCAGTACTATACACCTCAATTAATTTTAATGGTGATGGATTACCCGTCTGATGTTCAGATAATCGTTTTTGTGGATGTTTAGATACACCAATTTTATAATAACTGTCTTCTAATGATTGAATTAAATATACACAATTCATAAATTTATATCGATAAATATTTATTTTCCCAATATTCCTTGGATATTATCCCTAATTTAATTAAACCTGCAATACCAACAACAAAACTATCACTCATATCAAAATTCATATCTTTAGGTGTTCCGTTTCTTTTATAAAACCATTCAATTTGTGGTTCTAATTTACAAACTTTTTCCCAAATAAACAACTTCTTTTTCTTTCTATATTCAACAGGGAATGATAATGTTTCAACTTTCTCACCTTTTCTATATGATGTTTTAATTAAATCAACACAAAATTCTTTTCTGGAATCATGTACACTAATCTTCATCGAATAATAATTAAATATTTGGTATATTATATATGAACAAATACCATTAAAACCAAATAATAAAGATGCTGTTGTTGGATTAACACTTCCACCTAATGGTTCTTCGATGATAACATGTTCAATTTCTCCATTTAATTCTTTTAATACTCGTTCTTTAAACTCTAACACATATTCCTTAAAAATTTCAGCCTTATGAATAATTCTATCTTTAATTGGTACGTCTTTACTTAATTTCAACTCAAGATGTTTTAATTCAATTAATTTCCCATTAGAATCCCACAATGCGCTACCAATGTTTGTAGTACTTATATCAAGTGACCATATATATTTTTCCATATTATGAATTGTCTTTATATTCATCAATCATTTTCTGCAATTTTTTTGGACTATCTAAATATAATCCAATTAAATCTTCTATTACTCCACCAATTTTCATACTTTTACCTTTACATAAGGTTTTAAAATCTTTATGTAGGTCACCATTAATTATAACAGATTTTGGTTTAGTTACATTAATTATCATTGAGTCTTTCATTTATTATATTTTTTTAGTTAAAATAATTTATAATAAATACTAAGAAATTATAAAAAAATATAAAAATTTAGATTTTAATTAAAAATCAACTGCGAAGACTATTGTTCTTGAAATTGATGAATCTTTATCTATTGGATTATTTAGTTTACCAATTGCAACTAAATTTTTATTTTCATCATAAATACCGATTTCACTTATAACTACTTTATCACCATCCCAAGTCTCATTAGTGGATGAATTAAATTCATTTAATGGTAGTACTACTGATATATTTGTCGTATATGCAATTGCTTTAATTTCAGTAGATACATTTCCTAAGAAAAATTCTTCATCACCAAAAGCCATTTCATCTTCATCATTAAATGTTGGATAATCAATATAATCATGTAAGACATACGTAGTAAATGAATCGTAATTCAATAATGGGATTTTAAATGTTTGTTGTGTTAATTCAGCAGCAGTTAATGCATTACCTTCAAATGGTTCACCAGAACCATGACCATGTATTTGTGTAGTTAAATCGTATTCTTTCCATAAAGCAGGGTCAGATTTAACTTCATCTAATGTTGTAAAACCAGAATTATTAACAATTTGTACTAAAGCATAAATATTATGTATTGTATATCCACCAGTATTATTGTTAATGTCATCATTTAAAAATTTAAAATCATTAATATCATCAAAAGCTATTGATACCTCTTGTAAGTACGGGTCACCAGTTTCTAAATATAATGATTTAATATAATTGCAATGTATTGACTTACTTTGCCCATTATTTGGGACTAATATGTATGTTGTATATACTGTATAACCGCTTGCTGCCATTGTTTAATATTTTCTATAAATACTATCAAAATAATATTTTTTAATTATGCACAAATAGTATCTTTTTTATCTTCACAATTTTTTCATCAGGGAAATTTTTTATGAACTTCTTAACATATTTTGAATCAGCACTATATGATTTAGTTAAATCAATTTGTTGTGATAAATCCCTTCTTGTTGCAAATGCTCCCATATCTATATAACCATCATTAATGCGAGTATTAAAATGTTTATAGTTATATCCATTATGAATCATATCCCAATATATTAGACCAACTTTTTCATTACTAATTATTTGATTTAACTCACTAATAAATGTTGGGACATAATAATTATCATCACCTGTTAAAATTATATAATCACTACTACTTGCTTGTTTTCCAATATTTCTTGGTGTATGACCCCAATCATTATATCTTTTTCCTAAAAACATATAATGAATATTTTTCGAATCAAATTTAGAAACAATATCTTTAACTCTATTATTTTCCACATCATCTACAACAATTGTTGCTTTCCAATTATCATCAATTTGTGCTACTAATGATGATAATATTACATATAATTGTTTTACCCTATTATAGGTTGGAATAATAAATTCAATAGTCGATGGTTTGGTTGTGACAGTATTAGAATCAAACACTAAACCTCTTTCCTTAACAACAATATGTTTCGTAACATTATCTTCAATATAATCAACAATTAAAACCTTGCGAATATTTTTATTAGTATCACCAAATGTATCGTTGTTTGCATGAATTTTTTTATTAGAATTAACTAAAGTTTGTAATTTTTTACTCACATCAACACCACCATATTTTGCTTTAATAATTTTAATCATTCTTAAATATTATTTAAACAAATACATATAATCAGCATGATTTCCCCAATATGAATGATTTTTATAAGTATTGGTTTGTTTATATATTGAATTATGTGATGTAAAATGGACACCATGATTAATATGAATTGCTTCATTTTTACAATTCCATTGATTTCTTTTTAATGTTTGAGTTTCAATCATACCACTATTTGTTCTTAATGCATTAGGCAATATACGTTCACAATGTTTAATCGCATCATTAAACCTCATAGTCATTTGATGAAACGGTTCATCATTTTGTCCTCTACGTTGCCATCCATTAGTGTTTATACCACCATAATTCATGTTAGTTAATACTTGACCATCTTCAAACTCTGGATAATCAAAATAACCTTCTGGATACATTACATCATGTTCTAAAAAAGAAACATATTCATAATTATTCATTTCTTCTGCATTATATAAACATTGCATAATCTGAAGCAACTGATTTAAATGAGATTGTGATGTATACCAACTCTTAATTTCATGGAAAGGATTATTAGGAATATGATTCCAAACACATGATATAATATCTACTTTTTGTTCACTGGCTTTTTTTATTGTATCTAATGATTTATCAATTGCTGTATAAATTTTTGGTTTATTATTATTCGAATAAAATATACCCAAACGGTTAGTGTTTAATTTTGGAATAGTTAATAAACTACCTTCTCTAACTTTTTCATTAAATTCAACACCATTAATTTCACCACTTATTTCAAGAAATTTAACTTGATTAACTTTAGGGTCGCCAATAATTCTATTATCTGCACGTATTACTAATCTATTATTTATTATTCTTGACCGTATGGCAGATAAACAATCCTTATTACCGTATGTTGCTTTTGTTATTTTCATATTTTAAAATTATAAAAGTACTGATTTTTTCCCAACTTTTTGAACATATTGATAATAATGCCAACTTGCTGTATTGGGTTTAATTTTCAAATTTTCATTATATGGCAATTTGTTCATATATGCAGATTTATAAAATAAACCACTTTTTGCATTAACAACACCAGCATTATGGAATATGTTATATTTATACCATAAATTTTCACCTGATGAACCCCAACTAAATTGTAAATCATCATGACATACAGTTTCTTTACCCATTTTCCAAGCATTCCACAAAACTGCCCACATATCTGAACACCAAATTTGTATAGTGTGATATGGTGGTTTTTTTTCTTCAGGATGTGCTTTCCTATATTCTTCGTCAGCAGCTACTTTTATTTTATTTAATTGTGTTATTTCTTTAAATAATTTTTCACTATCTTTTTCAACAGTATCCCAGAATTTCCAATCAATATCTTTTAAAATATATTGAGCACCAATAGCATTTAGTTCATTATCTTTAACTACTTGTTTATCAATATCAATAATTTCACACATTTTATCTAAAACATCAACACCTTTACCTAAAATATAGTCATGCGCAATATACCAACGAGTATCAGAACCATACCATTTATCATCATTTAAAAACTGTTCCCAATTAATTTTATTTTTAAATATTATATCATTATCATGATAAAAAATTGCATCATTTTTTAATTCGGGTCTAGCTAACCAGTGTTGTTTTAATATATTTGGTCTGATAGATGAAGTATAATGTTTAGTTTCTCTAGTATCATTATAGAAAAACCAACGAACATATTTATAATGATTAGCGAGTTTTCGCCATTCTGGTGGAGTAACACCATCTTTAATTTGACATACAATATCAATATTATTTGGAAATATTCCCATTTCCAAAAAATTATTAATCATTACTTCAACCTGCCATGTATAATATGGTGTAGCAGGTTGAGCACAAACAAATCTTAAATTTCTCATACTAATAAAATTATACTTTTTTTTTGACTGTTCAAAGTGTTTTATAAAATTTAATTCACAAAAACAGTACCTGTTGAATGTACTTCACCATCTATTTCTAATACCCATAAACGTGTAGTTGATATTATTACACCATTAACTTTTCCATCCCAAGGATTTTCAACATAATCATTTGTTCTTTGATATAATAAACTACCATCTCTAGTAAATATTGACATTCTATGAACTGGATAACAATCTAAATTCCAAACCTCAAAATAATCATGAATTCCATCATTTAATGTTGGTGAAAAACCTTCAGGTACAAATATAACACAATCGGATGGTTCAGGAGGTCCTTCAGTAGTTGTTGGTGTAACACAATAACTCACATTAAATGTAATTGTTGCTGTATTACTCCAATTTGGATTATTATCTGTTCTAACTTGAAATTCAACAGTATCCACATATGAACCCGTCATTAATCCAGATGTTCTATAAAAAATACGACTATCAAATTCAAATGGATATGGTATTATTTCATTTTCAACAATTGGCACTATCGCACCTTTGCTAAATTCACCATATTGTGGTAAAGTAGTTATTTTTATTGCATTAATTGAGTCACCATCATAATCGCTATATGGAAACCAACTAAGGTCTGGATATGATGATACTGATGATGAACATACCGTAATCCATCTAGTAATAGTAACTGTGTTATCATATGCAACTGGTGGTTGATTAACCCCACAATCAATAATATCATTGCAACAGGTAGTACAAATATCATCAATCCATTCTACATCAAAAAATTCAAAACCTGAAGTCCCATATTTGTATGATGGTTCAATCGTACTACAAATTTTTATTCTAATACCATCAACATATCCACCATCATCTTCAAATTCTACCCAACTTAATGAATTAGAACCACCACCAACTAAATAATACGTAATATATAATTCATCAAACGCTTCGTCTTCTAAATCATCATATGGAATATCTAATGTGTAACAATTAGCTAAATATATTGGTGGTTCAGTTGTTGTTGGTTCTATTGTTGTAGTTGTTGTAGGTTCTAATGTAGTTGGCTCAACAGTTGTTGTTGGCTCTGCTGTAGTTGTTGGTTCAACCGTTGTAGTTGATGAACAAATAACCTCAATCATTTTAGCAACAATATTTGTTGGATTATTAACATCTCTTACAACTGCCCAATAAATACCATCTGATATAGCTAAATATGAATATGGATTAAGACCAACATCAAATGATGTTGTGTTTAATGCTTGAGATTCTGTTAAGCTTAAATAACTTCCAACTTCATAAACACCAGAACCACCATAATAATTTTCTAATATTACCTCAGATAAAAATGGTGTACATTCAAATCTTATATCATAGTCTATTGGTGTTTGTGGTTCTACTGTCGTTGTTGGCTCAATTGTAGTTGTAGTTGGTGGTGTTACATTTGGGTCACACTCAATTGGGTCATATTCAATATTATCATTAACTTGACTTTCATCAATTGAAATTTCTTCTATTTCATTAACATATAATATAAAAATACTCACTAAATTATTATATGTTGTAGCTGACATATATGATAATTCATTATCATTAGGAATTGTATACTGAACACCATGATACGTAAAATATCCGTTAGCAATATCAGTTGCTGTTGGATATGTTTTAGGATATCCATCATCAATAATTCCATCAGTTCTTTTTGTTACTGAAACATATAATGACCTTTTATATCCTGAATATTCTGACATCTAATTCTTTTTATTTTAAATACTTTATTTATTATTATTAAAACAATTATCCACAATTTACATATGATTCATTATTATCATAAGCACAATAACCCTCAGTTGTTAGGTTCTTCCACGCAGTATTATCAGTTACTTTTGTAATTGAATCACTATTAGCATACTGAGTTTCTGCTAAATTTTCAGACATCCAAACTTGTGTACCAATTTTAACTGTTGGATATACCCTACCATTATTTCCAGTCATTGTACCAGTATCTGTTGAATCGTCTTTAATTAACCTTAATGACAGACCATACGCATATAACCATAATGATATATTTGATGTTCCACTAAAATTTACTAATTGTAATGCTCTCGTGAACATTCCAAATTCAGTAGTTGATGAACCAAATATTCCAAACTCATTAAATTTTGTGAAATTTCCATTTACTGTTTCTCTATGACCACCACCAAATGCTGTGAATCCATATTCATCAGTAGCACCAGCATTAGGTGTTAACCAATGAGTTAAACCAACTTCTTTAAGTTTACCACCAGCAACGGTACTACCACTAGCATATGTTTCTAATGTTTGAAATTCTGCTTGTGTAGGTACATGCCATCCAGAAGGTGCGATATTTCTTACATCATTAATTGCATATTGATTATATAAATAACCATAACATTTTACACTACTTGGCTCAACAGTTGTAGTTGGTTCTAATGTTGTAGTTGGTTCTAATGTTGTAGTTGGTTCTAATGTTGTAGTTGGTTCTAATGTCGTGGTAGGCTCAACCGTAGTAGTTGGCTCTAATGTAGTTGTTGTAATTCCAGTTTCACCACAACCAACATTATTATAATCATTATTAAACGCACACATAGCACCAGTCGTTAAACCTGACCAAGTTTCATCATTTTCAATAATTGATATTAAATCATTATTAGCATACTGAGTTTCCGCTAAATTTTCAGATAAATATTCTTGTGTCCCAATACAAATTGTACCATAAACTTTCCCATCATTACCAGTATATGTGCTAGTTTCACCACTACTTAATGTTGTTGAATCTTTAATTAATCTTATACCTAAACCATGATTTCTATCTACTCCAGCATACACATTTGATTGAGTATTAGATGCATAAGAAGTAATTGTCCAATTTTGTAATGGATATCCACTTCTAACAGTTGATGTCCATAATGACCCATTTTCAAGTAAATTCACAAAATCACCAGTTGAACCATCACGTCTACCACTACCAACTAATGTCATTCCATATTCATCAGTAGCACCAGCATTAGGTGTTAACCAATGGTCTAAACCAACTTCTTTAAGTTTACCACCAGCAACACTACCACCACCAGCAAGTGCAACTAACACTAAATATTCAGCTTGTGTAGGTACATGCCATCCAGTATTAGCTAAATCTCTACTATCATTAATGGTATGACCATTATACAAATAACCATATTCAACACAACCAACAAATGGTTCAACTGTTGTTGTAGGTTCTAATGTAGTTGGCTCAACCGTTGTAGTTGGTTCTAATGTAGTTGGTTCAACCGTTGTAGTTGGCTCAACCGTTGTAGTTGGTTCAACCGTTGTAGTTGGTTCTAATGTAGTACTAGGTTCAACCGTAGTGGTTGGCTCTAATGTAGTACTAGGTTCAACCGTTGTAGTTGGCTCTAATGTAGTACTAGGTTCTACTGTTGTAGTTGGCTCTAATGTAGTAGTTACTGTGCCTGATTTTTCAATAACACAATTAAATAAATCCCATTCAGATTCAACACTAAATGTTGGTACAACACCCGAACAATTTTCAGGGTCATATTCAACATTATCATTACTGAATTCAGTACCAAATGATATATCTTCATAACTATTCACATAAGAAATAAAAACATCAACAAGATTATTATATTCGGTTTCTGACATATTTGCAAGTGTATCATCATCAGGTATTGAATATTGGATACCATTAACAATAAAGTATCCATTATACACATCAGTTGGTAGTGGGTATATTTTAGGATACCCAACAGCAATATCATCTCCAATCATTTTAGTGATTGAAACTTTTAGCGACCTTTTATATTCTGTGTATTGACTCATTTATTTTATATCTTATTAATTTTATGCATTATTTTCAACATCATCATAAGCACATAAAGCACTTGTTGTTAATGCATCCCAAGTACTATCACCTATTGGTGTATAAACACCACCATCATAACCATCTATCCATGAGTTATTTCTCCATTGAGTTTCTTTTAAATTATCAGCAAGCCATTCTTGTGTTCCAATACAAATAGTTCTATATAATTTACCATCATTTCCTTGATAAGTACCTGATTCACCATGTGATAATGTCGTAGAATCTTTAACTAATCTTATACAATTACCTATTTTTTTAAATTGTGTTATAAATGATGAAACACCTAACCATACTCTAAAAACTATGGTATTATGGTATAATTCGCCAAAAAATGCTTGTGTTGTATCATATGGGTTTTCTGTTGTTGTCCATAAATTTGAAAATTCATACTTCCCATTATATGCACCACCACTAAATCTTTGTCCACTACCCCTTGCATTAAAACCATAAGTGTTTGTAGCACCAATATTTGGGTTTTCCCAATGTGTTAACCCTGTTTCTTTTAAATGTCCACTTGCATCATTAACATCTCTAGTACCATCAGGGTCAATATATAACAATAATGTACCTAATTCATCATTAGTTGGGACATGCCATCCAGTATTTGCTATATTTCTAGCATCATCAACTGTTAACCAATTATATAGAAAACCTAAATTAACTGTTTCAATTGGTTGGACTGTTGTTGTACCAGTAATTGGCTCTAATGTAGTTGTTGTACCAGTAATTGGCTCAATCGTTGTGGTAGTTGGCTCTAATGTAGTTGTTGGCTCAATCGTTGTGGTAGTGACACCACTATCAATAATACAAACATAATCTAACCAACTACCAAAATATGTTGTTTCACCAGTAAAACATGGCTCAACTGTGGCTTTAACACAGGTGAATGGTTCATCACATGTGTTTAATGCATAATCAATTGGACAAACATATCCATGATATCCATTAGTTGCTGAATATTCATAATGTAATGCTGTACCAACTAAATCAATAGAATCAAATATTTTCTTATCGCCTAAATCTTCATCACTAGTTGCATTTATTAAATCATATGGAGTTGCATCATATATATGAATACCAACACCAGCAACATTAGTTTCATTATGACCAATAACTTCAATAAAATTTTCACCTGCTGGTAATTCAATTGGATAAATAAACCAATATCTAAAAGGTATTCTTCCAGTATCTCCACCACCAGTTGGGTCACCATTTGCTGCAAACATAGTTGCTAGTGCTGAAATATCTTGTTCAAGAATTAAACTACCATTTAGTTTGACTTTACCTAAATTATCACAACCAAAACCTACATAATATGTTTTAGGTACTGCAATATTAAAACAAAAAGAAAAACCAATATCTTGATTATCACGAGTCACATTACCCCAAACACATGAACGATTTAAAGGTCCTTCTAATGAAGGATATGGTGTATTTATCCAATATTGATTACTTGTTGGTATCCTCTCATAATCACCAGTACCATCATAATTCCAATCATCGAAAATTACTGCGCCATAGAGACCATAAGAAGAATGTTCTGCTTTTCTAACTACAGTATATGTTGAAGAATAATATGTTGGGTCAATTGTCTCATAAAGCACACAATCATCACCAATTGGTGTATAACCTTCTTCACATGTTTCACACCATGATAAATTTTCAAATCTACTACAATCAGGAATACCTAAATCAGTAAATACAATTTGATATTCATCACCTATTGGTACATCAGTAAAATAATTAGTTATAGGTGTTGTGTGTTCAAGATTAGTCCCAATAACACCACCAGAACTACCAATTAATTCAACCATAATTGAACCAGTTCCACTTGTTAGCGTGTATGAAACAGTAACAGTACTCCCACTAAATTCATGCGGTAATATCGTATAATTAATATTACATACTGGTGCTAATGTTGTGCTTGTAGTTGTTGGTGTTTCACCACTACAATTTATTGGGTCATATTCTACATTTACATTAATTTCATCATCAATAAATGACACATTTTCAATATCTTCAACATATGATTCAAATGCTGACACTAATTCATTATAATCAGTATCTGACATATATGATAATTCATTATCATCAGGAATTGGATATTCTTCATAATTATATATGAAATACCCACGAGCAATATCAGTTGCAGTTGGGTATGTTTTAGGATATCCAACTATAACCTCACCACCTATAGCTTTCGTAACCGAAACATATAACGACCTTTTATATCCTGAATATTCTGACATCTAATTCTTTTTATTTTAAATACTTTATTATTTATTATATTTCTAATGTTGTTGTAGGTTCTAATGTTGTCGTAGGCTCAACAGTGGTTGTTGGCTCTACTGTTGTTGTTACCGCATCAACAATTATACAATTATATAAATCCCATTCAATTTGCGCTTCTGTTGGAAGTGTTGTTGTAGGTTCTACTGTTGTAGTAGTTCCAGTAATTGGTTCTAATGTCGTTGTTGTCGTAGGTTCAACTGTTGTAGTTGGAACAGGACAATCCATTTTAAAATACCAACCAACACCAGTTAAATATAATTCAACCATTGCTATAGTTGTTGATGTTGATTTATAAAATTCATTAATACCAGAACTATCTGTAATTACCACAGGATAACCATCTGGTTCTAATTCTGGGTCACCAATATTCGGATAAATGAATGTTGATGTTGGGTCTAATTTACCTGTTAATGCATTAGTAAATATATTTCTTGCTGATTCACCATAACCATACGCTGCATCACCAACAAAACCACTATCAATTTCGGTATTATTATCATATTTCACAATAAATCTATCAGGATAACCACTCACATCATAATTAAAGACAATATTTCCAGTATCTGAACCTAAATCAATTTCATAAATATTTTTATATCCAACTTCACCACCATCATATTCTACTAAATCACCACATAATGCATCATATATTGGTTGAACTGTAGTTGTTGGTTCAACCGTTGTGGTAGGTTCTAATGTAGTACTAGTAATAGCACTAACAACAATACAACTATAATCAATCCATTCATAAGTCACAGTATCACCAATTGTGGTTGTAGTTGGCTCTAATGTTGTTGGCTCAATTGTAGTTGTAGGTTCAACTGTTGTAGTTGGCTCACAAGGAATTAAATCTGCTTTAACACAGGTAAATGGTTCGTCACATGTATTTAACGAATATCCACTTGGACAAACATATCCATGATATCCAAAATCATCAGAATTCTCATAATGTATAGGTGTTGTTGGGTTAGTAACTAATTGGTCTGATGTAAATAATATTTTTTCACCCAAATCTTCATCACTAGTTGCATTTTCTAAATCATAAGGTGTTGCATCATATATCTGAATACCAACTGCTGCAACACTATATTCGTTATGACCATAAATTTCGATCACATTCTTACCAGCAGGTAGATGCATTGGATAAATAAACCAATATCTATAAGGTATTCTATCAGGGAAACCACCACCAGTTGGGTCACCATTTGCCGTAAACATAGCAGTTAATGATGGAATATCTTGCTCAAGAACCATCTCACCATTAAGTTTTATTTTTCCCCAATTATCACAACCAAAACCTACATAATATGTTTTGGCAACAGCAATATCAATACAATATGAAAAACCAATATCTTGTTTATTTCGTGTTACATTACCCCAAATAGATGTACGATTTAAAGGTCCTTGGTCACTATATGGGTTTACCCAATATGGATTACTTAAATCAAATCTACTATAATTTCCAGTACCATCATAATTCCAACTATCAAATAATACAGCACCATAAACACCATATGATGTATCATCAGTTTTTTTAACAACATAATATGATGAAGCATAATATGTTGGGTCAATTACATCATAAAGAACACATTCATCATCACCAACTGGGTCATATCCTTCTTCACATGTTTTACACCATGATATAATCTCAAGAGCATTACAACTTGGGTCATTTAATTCTGTGAAAGACATCAAATAATCATCATTAAATGGTACATTAAGAAATGAATAAACACCAGTACTATATGCTATGTTAGAATAATAACTAGTACCAGTTTCACCAGATAGTTGAACAACCATTGGGAATGTACCACTAGTTATTTCATAAAATATATTAACACTATTTCCACTAAACTCATATGGTAATATTGAATAATTTATATTACATACTGGTTCAATAGTCGTTGTTGTATCAACAACAATACAACTATAATCAATCCATTCATAGGTTACACTATCACCAACCGTTGTAGTAGGTGCTACCGTAGTTGTAGGTTCAACTGTTGTAGTTGGCTCAATTGTAGTTGTTGGCTCTAATGTAGTACTAGTAATAGCACTAACAACAATACAACTATAATCAATCCATTCATAGGTTACACTATCACCAACTGTAGTCGTTGGCTCAACTGTTGTAGTTGGCTCTAATGTAGTACTAGGTTCAACCGTTGTAGTTGGTTCTACTGTAGTCGTTGGCTCAACTGTTGTAGTTGGCTCTAATGTAGTACTAGGTTCAACCGTTGTAGTTGGTTCAATCGTAGTACTAGGTTCAACCGTTGTAGTTGGTTCTACTGTAGTCGTTGGCTCTAATGTCGTTGGTTCAATCGTAGTACTAGGTTCAACCGTTGTCGTTGGTTCTACCGTAGTACTAGGTTCAACCGTTGTAGTAGTAGGTTCTACCGTAGTACTAGGTTCAACCGTTGTAGTAGTAGGTTCTACCGTAGTACTAGGTTCTAATGTCGTAGTAGTAGGTTCTACCGTAGTAGTAGGTTCTAATGTCGTAGTAGTAGGTTCTACCGTAGTAGTAGGTTCTAATGTCGTTGTTGTACTAGTAGTTGTTGGCTCTAGTGTAGTTGTTGTACTAGTAGTTGTTGGCTCTAGTGTAGTTGTTGTGGTTGTATCTCCCGGACATGGAGGACAGCATGGACATGGAATTAAACTACCAAACATAGTCATTTCATAATCAGGAATAGTCCAAGACCTATTTGACTTATATGACATAGCAAACAATAATTCTTGGTCTTCGATAATAAACATTTTTAGTGTATTAAACACTTTTCCAACAATGTTACCATCTAAATCAGCTAAATCATAATATCTAACATCTAATGATTTTACTGTGCCTGTTAATATTTTACTACTTCCTGTTGGTATTAAAGTAATACCTAATGTTCTAGTGCTTGATTTATGCCACATAATTGTTGGCATTTCAAGTTTAGGTGTTTTTAAATAAAATTCCTCACCATAAACATTTTTATCCGAATCATTACTATAATGAATTACACCTAATTTTTTATAAACAGGTGCTTGATTTTGAATATATGAAACAAAACCACCATATGTTCTAGTTTCAAAATTACCATATTTTATATCAGTAGCTTGAACACCTGCAACTTCTTCTGTATATATCACAGATAAATCCCAAAATGGAAATATTGTATTATTGGTATTATAATTAGCAAAATAACTAATAATACTATCAGCACTATAATCACCAGTAAAACTATAATTTGATGATACACCGCTATAATATATTAGTGCACCAGCAATTGCAGTTGGTGTGTATAATGAAAAATCTGGCAATTCTCTATCAACATTAACAACAATATTATCATTCAATAAATTACCAGTTTTACTAATAATTTTATATGTTAAATATGGTGTAGGTAAATCCCTATTAATTGTATGTCCAGTAGTATTAGTATCATGAGCATATTTAATAAACAACAAATCCCCAACTAAAGGTTCTTCAGTATTTGAACCATATGTTGGTGCTTTTCTTAAAGATATTGAATTCCCACCTGTAACACCACTCATATACACCATTAAATCAGGCTGTCTAGTGTGTAATTCATCAGTAATAAATGTTGTTCCACTATCACTAAAAAAACCTAAAGAATGTGCATCATTAACTATATCATATGGTTCAGATATTGGTTTAATTTCATTATATTCATCACCTTCATATGTTTTTGGAATAAATGAAATTATTTTAGGGTTTTTATCTCTAGGTCTTAAAATACTAATGTCTGAAGAATTGAAATCTGGTTCAACACTAGTATTAATTTCATTAATAAAGTTATAATCAATCTCACTATCGCCAACAGCAAAGTATTTAAACGTTAAATCACCCTTAGATAGTTGTTCTCTACCTTTGGATGTCAACATTATATTTAATACTACAGGGTCTGTCTTTTCAATGAGTGCCATTATTATTTTTTTATATAAATACTTATTTTCATAAAGTTTTATATCAGTTAATTGATATTACCCTGTTTAATTAAAAACACACTACTATCATCTCCCAAATACTTCACCATTTCACGTCCTCTAATATCAACATTTGTTGAATCTTCAGAATATAAATTAACACCAATACGATACATAAATTTTTGTTTAGTGAACACCGTGTTTCTAATTTCAGACACACCTTCACCATTACCCATTATAATTATAGTAGCTGGTAATAATTGTAAAATAAATTTTTGGAAAAATGAATTATATTTTCCTAAAAATAAATACAAATTATGAAATGAATAACCATTCGATTTTAATGGGTCATCATCAGGTAATTTACTTCTTTTTAAATATTCAATATATATTTTTAATAATGTTGGATACCAACCACCTTTAAAATCAGATATTGTTTTTCTATTTCTAACATTAATTAATCTTTTTTGCATGAATACTATAAATTCAAGAAATGTCATATTTTCAATGTCTTCATCAGGTAAAATATCATCAGCCATTGATGTAAAATAAGCATTATTTGCAACTAAATAATATACACTAATTACACTACCATATTTTAACCCTTTAGGTAAAAATATCTCATATTTATTTTGAGCATTAACAGTATAATCCATATTAGGTTCTAAAGCAATTCCATCAATAAGAATTTTAACATTTGAAGCATCAACTACTTTATAGTTTAATTTATAAACATATTTATTAAATGATGTGTTATAATATATTTTACTACTATTAAAACTGTCAATTCTAATTACCTCATTTCTTGCTGAAATATCATCACTACCAATAACATCAACATAAGCTATTTGTATTTCTGGATTAACCTGTAAAAAAGAAATAACATCAGTATTTTGTATTATTATTTGACTCGAACCTGTTGTATTATTTGGGTCTAAAATATAATCACCATTAAATTGTGATGTTCCTTTAGTAAGTGCAACACCATTTATTGTTACTTGTATATCACCACGTGGATATGATGGCAATGGTACTATTGTACCATTTGGATTTGCTCTAACTCTTGTCACAACATATTGAACAGTAATACCACTTACTGGACTAGTAGCACCACTATACACAAATGTTGCTTGTACAACATCCCTTCTCGATGAATTATTCTTTGCATATGCTCCGCTTGTTAATGTAAATGTTTTTGTAACACTATCAATAGTGTAATCAGCTTCATATGAAGTAATAGTTGTACCAGTTGTATTGCCAGTGCTTGGTGGATTTAATAAAGTCCCATTAAAACGAACTTCTAGGTCACCCTGAACTTTGGGTGAATCGTATGATGATGGTAAAGGGAATGTATTTTCACTACCAGTAAAACTCATTGAAATATTAACATAAGAATAAGGAAGTGTATATCCAGCAGAATTAATTGCATAATCTTTTTTCACATATTCATAAATATCATATTCAACACCACGTGATGCATCAAGAGAAATTCCAACTTCTTTAGTGTTAATAACTAATTTACTGTCTTCCTGATAATATTGTGGTGTTGTATCATCAATTCTTATTGTTTCACCACTTTGTGACCAAGATTTTTTATTATCAACAGTTTTAGTTAAATTAAATCCAGCCATTCTAAACGCATCTAAATATGCTTGACCACTATCTGTATTACCTGACATTTGAAAATAAAAATCATTTGTTTCCAAAGGTGCAGAAGGATAACCATCAGAATCATATGGTAATGAATTCGATGGGAATTCATCTATTGTTAATGGTACAGTATTTGGATTAATTTTTCCTTCAACAGTATAAACATGTTCCGTTATATTAATAAATGGTTCTGGAATACCAATTAATAAAAACATTGCTTTAATTGCTTCTCTAGTACCTTTAGTTTTCCAAAAATAACTAGTGTTCATTAAAATTCTACGCCAAAGTTCAATATCAATCTCACTTGGCATTAAATCAGAATTAAGATTTCTTTCATCTTCATCAATACTAAAAAAACTACTAACTAATTCTTGCTCATTCACTAATGAGAAATAATCCCAACCAAATGTTCTTGATAAGTTTTTTATTAATTGGTCTGGTATATTATCTTTCTTATCATAAGTAACTTTATTAATATTTGCTAACGAATCAATAAACATTCTCAATTGGTCAAATTCTCTACCATATATTCTTAATAATTTAGTCATTTTACCATCTTCGGTAAGATCATAAGCTTTTAATGAGGCAGGTGTTAAAAATCTAGCAATTAAATCGGTTTTAATTTTATCATATTTTGAACCAATCGTTAATAATATTTCTAAAAATTTATTATAATCAGGAGTATTAATATCAATATTATAACCATCACTTGTCTTCCAGAGTAAAGAAGTATCTGAATATATAATATTACCATCATCAAGTAATGTCGGGTCTTTAATTTCAAAATTAAAACCATCAATACCATCTCTTTCAGAAATAATATATCTTTCATATTGAGTTAAAGACATTCTAAATTCCTCAAAAACGACACTATTTGGTTTTAAATGAAAATCTAACGATGATGAATCTGTTGTTATCATTGAAAATGGATTTCCATTAACTTTAAATCTAACATTTTTATCAACACTAGTATTTCCAGTATATCCAATTACATTCGAAGTACTATTATCAGGATTTGATGGAATCCAAATAATATATTTATCATATGATAAATTAATGTTTTTTAAGTCTTCATCATCAGGACTACTTGTGTTACCATAATTATAAACTAAACCAAACGTATTTACAATACAATTAGTTGGCACTGTAAATGTTGACGTGTCAGAAATTGAATCATAAACATAATCATAATATGTAATGTTATTATTTCTTGAAATTTGGGAACTCATGAAAAGACTTGCCTTATAACTAGTAATTATATTTTCAATACTAACCCTTAAATATTCATATCCTGAACCAAATCTAATAAATGTATTTAAATCTGATTTATCGAGATTTAACACAGCATTTGTTGTATAATCGTATATTATTTCTGATTCAGTTTCTGAAACATCCATTGTTTCTAATGTTACAGTTTTAACAAAAGAAGTTAAAGTATCACTATAATCAATAGGAATTCTTTTATCAAAATTTGATGTGACTGTAAATCCACCAAATGAAAATATTGTTTGAGAAGTAGTATTATTAAAATTACTACCATTTAGATTCGAATCAAGATAATTATTATTTACAACTTTAACTTTTCCCACTGTTTTTGTTTTAATATAAATACGTTAAAACAAAAAATCCCAATTAATAACATCGGGATTTTTTGTTTTAATTAAATTGTATCTTATATATCAGAAATAATTTCTTCAAAATCTTGTGATTCATCAATATTTGTCCTTTTTTGTCTTACTTCATATAGTGAAACATCAGTAACATCATCTTTAATTTCAAATAAATCAACTTGCCTTGTAATTACTCTATTTTTATCGTAATATGTTAATATTCCATTTTGAACATCTTTTGTTTGTTCACCAACTACAATATCTGATAATGTATCAATTGTGTTTTCAACTAAATCAACCTCAACAACTAATGGTGAAAAATATGTGTTACTCAATAATATTGTCTGACCAATATTCCCAATAAATGGTGTTGCATTTGGTTTAACATCTGATGAACTACTTGGTGTTAATTGTAAAAATAATTGTGTTCCAGAATCATCAAAACGATATCTTTGTGTTTTTTGACTCGTATCACCAACATTGTCTGAAGATATCGATACTCTATTAGAGGTAACAACATATCTAACAACATTTCTTAATTTAGTCCCATCAGCATTAACATATTCAATACGATAACCCTGTAACGCATTGTTTGTTTTCATTGCTTCTGGTAATGTGTTAATGTCTAAAACAATTCCTTTTACTGTTGGTAATGCGGATAATACACTACAATCATTAATTACTGTTGCAGTTGTTTTAGGTTTAATATAAATGGTATAAATTCCTAATTGATTGAATGTTGTTGCTGGTAATTTCAAATTATATAAACCCTCTAACAAATTTTCAACACCAACAGCGTTTTCATCATCATCAGGTAAATAACAATATTCAAGCATATCGCTAGTATTTGATATTTTAAAAATATCAATATTTTCTGTATATCTATCTGGTGTGTAGTTGTAATAGATTTCAATATCATCTATACTTACATCAGCAGGTCTTGTTATTCCTATTGTTCCAATTGCCATTTTATATTAAAGATATATTTTTTTCATTTATGTATTTTTTACAATATTAAAATAATTTCCACCTGCATACGTATTCAAATCATTTAAATTTTTCACATATTCAAGTCTATAATTATTTTCAAAGGCAGATAATTCTTGTCTTATAATAAATACATCATCATTAATTTTTGGCTCACTAATTATATTTTCCTTATTTGGGTCTTTATAATATGGAACATTAATGAAATTTAATGTATTTCCAGTTCCCAATGGTGTGTATACAGTATATGTCATTCCAGAAGATTCACCAGAAATTTCATCAACATATTTAATACCACCAATATAATAAATTATACGAGTTGTTTCAATTGAATTTCCATAATCAACACCATCATTATTAATATCACCATTAGCTACATATTTATTTAAAAAAACATTAGTTATAGTGTATTTACGTAATTCACTTAGTCTACTTATTGATGTGCCAGTAATTTCCATTTCAAATTATTAAGTTATTGATGAATTTGTTAATCCTACTTGATAATATTTTTTTCCACCATTAATAATATATTCTCTGCTATCCAAACCACTTACTACTAATTCTTCAACTGTCGAACTTGAATATTCTGGTGTTGTTCCATCCCATGCACGTATATTTAATTCATCAGCAACATTATCAATTCTACATGCAATTCCATAAAGAGTTTGACCTAATCCATTTTCACTACCAGCAAAGACTAAACCAACTATTTTTTCAACACCACCAATATCAGCAATTAATGCAGACCCAGAATCACCACCAGATATTGGGTCAAAACAAGCTGAACCACTTGGTGTTGTAGAAGCACTAGCAATAAATTTAATACAATCAGTAAATGAAACAGTTTGACTACCACCTTGTTTATAATATGAAATGTTAAGTGATTGAGTTACACTTGTTGATAATAATTTCATTCTACCCTCACCTTTTGCACCAGTTGTTCTACCAGCACTATATAATCTATTATACATTAATAATGCATCAATTTCTGCTGTTGTAGCAAATGGAAGTGCCGTTGTTATACCAGTTAACCCATAATACTTATAACTTTCACTGGTTGATACAACACCACTATCAATTGTTGTTAAAGCACCATCAACTTTATTCGAAGCAGAAGATGTTAATGGAACATATCTTTTAACTTTACCAATATAATTAATTCCATATCCATAATTATAACCACTCCCCGGTTCACTTGGATGTGGTTGCACATCACCATCACCAGAAACACTAGTAATTATGCTTGGGTTTGTCCTTTCTGTTGCAATAAAAGCATCATCAACTAACACGTGATTATTAGAAACACCAACTAATGTATCATCATCATTATCAATAGCTAAAAACCCTAGTGTCCCAACTGTAGATGGTGCTGATTGATAATTAGTTGTAGAAACTCCCCCTTTTAATGGTCTAATCATTCTTCTATTATCTGGAGGTGTTGCTGGATTCTGCCATGTATAGAATTCAATTGGACAATCTTCTAATAATACAAAATTTCCCTGTACTACATCAGTATTAAACTTTTCACCATAATAAGTAATTTCTTCAGGTATTACTTGATTTGATTTTAATTTATCTATTGGTAATTTTTCCTTCACAGTAAAAGAAAGAACCATTTCATCAGTAATTTTACCCCCAACAATATTATGAGTATAAGAAACCCCAACAATATTATCATCGGTTTCTTTTAAATATTTCTCAGTTAATTTTGATAATGTTTTATTTTTCATTTTATTATATTGTTGGTATATGTATAAATAATGTGTTAACTGTTGGACTTGGTGCTAATGTTGTCGTTGTTGTAGTCCCTGTTGGTGCTAATGTTGTCGTTGTTGTGGTCACAATTGGTGTGTCAGGGCAAGACATAATATAATTCCATGCTGTACCATTCATTGGTGCATAAACTTCAATTCTGGCAGTTTGTGTTATTGTATTTTTATTAAAACTATCATTACCTGATGGACTTCCATCAATCCAAGGATAACCATCTGGAGCATAATTTAAATTACCAACATCTGGATATGTCACACCTAATATTGGGTCAACTTTACCAGTTAATGAATCCGTAAATCTTACTCTATTTAACCCACCATAATTAAAATAAGAATCACCTCTATAACCAGTATCAATTACTGTATTATTATCAAAGAAGACAATAAACCTATCTGGAATTCCAATAGCATTGTATTCTAATATTACATTACCACCATATTGACCCAAGAATACGTTTTGTGTTGTAGGATAACTAATTCCACCACTAAATGAAGTTGAATCATCACACTGAATTAACCCAGATGTTGTTGGTGGTACTGGTTCTAATGTTGTGGTAGTTGTTGTTGGTTCTAATGTCGTTGTTGGACAAGGTGGGCAAGGAGGACATTCTTTTAAACCACCAAAACCTCCAACACCATAATCAGGAAGCGTCCAAGACCTATTTGATTTATATGATATGGCATTTAATATTTCTTGGTCTTCTATAACAAAGACCTTTAAACCAATAAACACTTTTCCAATAATATTTAAATTATCATCAGCTAAATCATAATATTCAATATCTAATGATTTTGTTTCACCAGTTAATATTTTAACATCACCAGTAGCCTTAAACATCGCACCTAATGTCCTTGTGCTTGATTTATGCCACATAATTGTTGGTAAGTTTAGTGTTGGTGTGTCTGAATGAAATTCTTCACCATAGACATTAGCTGGTGAACTATTTGTATAATGGATTAAACCTAATTTTTTATAAACAGGTGCTTGATTTTGAATATATGAGACAAAACCACCAACTGTTCTACTTTTAAATTGCCCAAAAACTTTATCTCCTGCTTGAATACCTGCAACTTCTTCAGTAAAAATTACATGCATGTTCCAATAAGGGAACACATCAATTGGATATTGATAATTAGCTATAAATTGTAATACTTCATCACTTAAATAATCAGTTGAATATTCATGTTGATATGTTAATCCACTATAATATACTAGTGCACCAGCAATTGCAGTTGGTGAATATAAAGTAAAGTCTGGTAATTCTCTATCTACTTGAACCAATAAATCATCATTATTAGTATCACCACTCACACCAGCAATACGGTACATTAAATGTGCTGTTGGTAGTGTTTTATTTATTATATGTCCAGTAGTATCAGTATCTTGAGTATACTTAATAAACAATAAATCATTAATTGCTGGCTCATATCCGCTTGTTCCAAAAGTCGGTGCTTTTCTTAGTGATATTAAATCACCACCTGTGACTCCACTCATATATACCATTAAATCAGGTTGTTTAACATGTAAACCATCAGTAAGATATGTTGTTATTGTTTCATCGAAAAACCCTAAAGAAACAGCAGATGTTGTCGCAGTATATCCAGTTCCAAGTAAAATTGCTGTAGTTGCACTTGTACCAGTAGTTGCTGTTGTTCCAGTAATAATCTCAATATAACCATCAGTATTTCCTGTAGTACCAGTATCACCAGTAATTGGAATTATCGATAAAATCTTAGGATTCTTGTCTTTTGGCTTTAAAATACTTGAATCAACAGAATTATAATCTGGGTCAATTTCATCATTAATCTCATTAATAAATTCATAATCGATTTCACTATCACCAAGTGCTAAATATTTAAACGTTAATTCACCCTTAGATATTTGCTCCCTACCTTTAGATGTTAACATTATATTTAATAAAACCGTTTCTTTCCTATCAATGAATGCCATTGTTTATTTTTTTATATAAATACTTAATTAATTATTTATATAGGCAAGACTTGTATTATCATACTTTGTAAATCACTATTTTTGACTGATGAAAAACTATATGTTGGTGTAACACCATCAGATGGTTGTTTAATTACTTCCACACTATAACGATTTCTATTACCAGAATTTAGACCTTGAATTCTTATCCAACCTAATTTTGATTCATTAATACCTGTACCTGAAAATTCTGTAGGGTCAAGAATATTAGTCTTAAACACTACTTCTAATGAGTTAGTTATTCCACTAGCCAATGATGCTTCTAATGTTGAAGTAGTGTGTGCACTATATGAATAATTTTCAGATGTAACAGTTGAGAAATATGGTGCTGATGTCTTTCCTAATATTGTAACTTTTGTACCCCAACAAGCACTTGCTGTCCCAAAGTTCATAGTTGATGTTGGACTTGATAAATCACTAGCTTCAACAATTTTCCACCATAAAGATAAACTAGGTAAATCACTATCGCTTTCAACTTTTTTAATTAATGTCCAACTACCAGATGGGTCTGAAATTGTTGTGTTATTAACGCAACCAACAAATAAAAACATAATTTCACCAACTGTTGCACCCGATGGTGTTACAACATCAATTGAACTAACTGGTGTAACTATATCAGTATCTGATGATGTCATTACTGCTGGTGTTCTACTTAGAAAATCTAATTCAAGTATTTCCTGTTGAATATCACACTCTAATGTTGTAGGTGCTACCGTTGTAGTAGGTTCTAATGTAGTTGGCTCAACCGTTGTAGTTGGTTCAACTGTTGTAGTTGGTTCTAATGTAGTTGGTTCAACTGTTGTAGTTGGTTCTACCGTTGTAGTAGGTTCTAATGTAGTTGGCTCAACCGTTGTAGTTGGTTC